ATGAAAATAGGATTAATAGGCAGGGGTGTTGACGGCGAACGTATACTCCAGTTAATGAATGGTCATTTTTTTGTGGCGTGGTATGACAAACAACGCTACGGCCATAATGAGATTAATAACCATATACAATATTATTGTATTCGAGACGTTGTAGAGTATGTCGAAGGCGCACCTATCTTTCTATGCCTGCCTGTATCTGCTGTAGATGAAGTTTGCAAAGAAATCAATGATATTATCAGAGATATACAATTCGATAGCGGAATTCCCCGTGGGACTGTTGGTCAAATCATTGTAATCAAATCTACTGTTCCTCCAAAAACTACCGCAACACTCAATGCCAGGCATGAGTATTTACGTTGTGTTTTCAACCATGAAACGCAAGACAGTATCATCATTGGCGGTCCACCTAAAGAAGCATCTGCTATAAAGCAGATATATCAAAAACTTTTTCCTTATCCAAAAATAGTTAAGACAGATTGCACAACTGCTGAAGTTGTGAATTATCTCATAGATGAATTTTTGGACAGAAAGTCTAAGTTTGCCAGTGAAATGTATAAGTTCTGCGAGAAAACTGGAGTGGATTATGATAAAGTTGTGGAATATGCAAAAGATGATACTAGATTAGGTTTAACCAATTGGTAAAGGAAAATATATATGAAGAAGAATTTGATAGTTGGTGGAGATTACGCTAAGAAGTCGGCAAGAATGGTGTCTGGAGCTAAAGCTACAGGTACGTTCATTTTAGTTGAGAAGCTAACGGAAGCTGAGTGTGAGAATACTCCCATTATTCTGCCGAATGGTGAACAGACCAAGAACAGTAATCAAGCATATGTTGTGGATATAGGCCCAGCTTTGGAAAAGGATAAGTGGGGAGTAGCTGTAGGAAATAGAGTGCTATTACAGGGTTCTTTTGTTCCAGTGCCTGTCAAGAGTGCTGCTGGTCGAGAATTGGCTATTGTAACTCCACATGATGTGAAGGCTGTGTTGGTCGAAGAGTCGCTAGAAGCGAATTAAGGGGGTAAATGGATTTCTATAAACTTTTAGAGGTAGATAAGAAGGCTACGGAAGAAGAAATAAAGAAGGCTTATCGTAAGAAGGCAATGGAAAATCATCCCGACCGTAATCCAGGGGATGCTAATGCAGAAAAGAGGTTTAAAGAAGTCCAAGAAGCCTATGAAGTTTTAGGAGACGTACATAAGCGTGCGCAGTACGATAGCACTGGAAGTGCCACAAGAGCTTCCAGTGCTAATCCTTTTCATGGAGGTGGTTGGTCATTTTTTGGGGAAGGTCATGCACCTCATACAGTCACGGAACGTGGTAGAAACATACATCTCACACTTCATCTTGACTTCCTTGAAGTTTTAAACGGTGCAAATAAGAAGATTCCTGTCCCTCAAAGAGAACGTTGTATCAAATGCGAAGGACAGGGTTATACTGATTTCAAGTCTTGTACTGTTTGTCATGGCAGTGGTAAAACAGCTATAAAACAGTCTCCTTTCAATGTTTATGTTAGTTGTGGAGCATGTAAATCCACAGGTAGGTCTGGAACCATAAGTTGCGAGAGTTGCAAAGGTGAAGGCTTTACATCCAAAGGTAACATAGAAATAGCGATCAGCATACCGCCAGGGGCAGAAAATAACCATCAAATAAGAATTGGTGGTTATGGCGAGCCTTCCAAGCATCCTTTTGGCAGTAATGGTGATCTTGTGCTTGTAGTTTCAATTAAAGAACACCCAATTTTCAAAAGAAATAGTGCAACTTTAATATGTGAGTTCCCAATAGGCTTCCATGAATTGTGCTTGGGAACTAGTGTAGAAGTACCGACTTTAACTGGTTCTGCCATGCTTTCAATACCACCAAGAACTGCTGATGGCACCCAATTTCGTCTTCGTGGACTAGGTTTGCCTTATTATCAGGGCGGTAAGGGTGATTTGATTGTGGTTGTAAAACTGGTAGTACCACCTCAAGTTAATATTGACTCAAACAAGGAATTGTTCCATAATATCACTGAATTTGAGAAAGATTATCTGAAACAAGAAAGGGAGAAATTTAAATGAAACTATCAGAGTCCGCAATTTTCGGTGGCTTTGTACTTGTGGCAGTTTTCTTAGGGACCGTACTAGGCACATATGTCACTTCCAGCAAGCCTAACAATGTATCAAAATTCAATCTGACTGAAGACGCAATCGCAAAGGATTTGGATGGCCGTGCCTTGTCGCTTGCACTTGGCCAAGTTTGGCCATTTGATAGCTCACAGAACATCACAGTCAAAATAGATAAAAAGAAGCCTTTGGACGAGTATGTTATCATTGTCGCAGAGGTCAATGCTGTTGCGCCTGTTCAACAGGAAGCAGCATCCACTGCCCCTAAAGAGCAATTTTCGACCAACCCTAGTGGCAAAGACGCGCCAAAAAACCCAGCTAAGCTGCCATCCAAACTTCATTTGAGGGGTATGGTCAAACTGACATATGAGTTATTTGATAGTAACTGGTATTTGATTTCAGCAGAAAACCTTAGTTTAAAGGCTTTTCCAATTGATTAGAACACTTTAATGGTTTGGATTTTGGACGGTGCTTTGGATGCATCGTCCATTCTTCTTTGTAGAACCACAGTAATAGTTCTGCCTATATCTGGGCATGGTTGAATTCTTTTAAAATCATCATATGGAATGTAAATACTATCGGATTCATTTTTACTATTCCTGTATGTGATTATAATTGGGTTTCTTTTTTCATCAATATAGGTGATAATGCCATTTCTTTCGGTGGTTGGTAGTGCTAGGTCGAAGTTATTGTGGCTGAAGTTACTGTCAAAATACCCAGCTTGCCAGGAAGGAAGTTCTCCAGGTTGGCTACCAGTCCATTGAGCAGTTAAGGCCCCAAATATTCCAGGTACGTTCGGGATGTGTGTGCCAACAGGACCAGTATTGGTGTGGTGCATCTGACGCACATTCTTATCAAAACCAAAAGGTGCATAACCTTTTTTCTCCATGAGGTAGAAAAATTCTTTGAATTCCATTACATTATTTATAAGGACGGTGTTTAATTATGATAGAAATAACAGACATTAGGATATTATTACCCGCATTGGTTACTTTCAAACAAAACGATCAAGATTTATCTGTGTTCGCATATATAGATCAGTTAAAGAAAGATGTAGTTTTGCCCGACACTTCAGAAATCGCTAATATAGCTGATTTCAAAGCAGCGTTTGCCACTTTTTATAATTCCAAAAATAAAGCTAACAAAATTCCTCCATTACCAAAGAATGCGATGGAAAAAGTAGACCCAGATCAATTTAGGAGTCAACCATGAAAAAAGGTACTGTTACTTCCAAGGTTCCAGAGACTGAAGCGAACAATTATGTTTCCAGGTTGAATAAAAGAATGCTCACCAAAATAGTAGCAGATTCCCCTGAATTCATCCCTGTCTATGCCACAAAAGGTGCGGCTTGTTGTGATTTAAAAGCTAATATCCCAAGTGGCAGTATTACGATTGGCACGCTAGAAACTGTTAAGATTGATTGTGGATTCTCAATGCAATTGCCAGATGGCTATGAAGCTCAAATAAGACCTAGAAGTGGATTTGGTGCTAAAGGTATCATTACCCCTAATTCTCCAGGGACAATTGATGAAGATTATCGGGGCAGAATGTGTGTGTTGCTTACTAACTTAAAGAATGAGCCAGTCACTATCAATCACCTGGATCGAATAGGACAGATGGCATTAAAACCAGTATGGTATTTCGATTTTCAAGAGGTAGATACTCTTGATAGTACAGATAGAGGTGACGGCGGTTTTGGTTCAACTGGAGTAAAATAATATGAAAAATCATTGGTTAAATAAGAAGAAGGATAAGCAGTTAGATGCAGCAGTAGAGGCAGCTTTTAGTGAATTTGAGCAAACTTTAAAAGCAGAAGATGTACGTCTTGCTCGTCAATTAGAAGCTGAAGGCGTTGAAGGTGTGTGTGAATATAATGAAATGGCAGATGTAGAGCCATCGTTATCTATTGAGGTAAAAGCTTCATCTTTGCCCGATGCATATAACGAAATTACAATTGGTGATGGCTGGTGTGACGTTCCCCCAATTACAGTCACTGACTGTGGGGCATTTTGCATATCTGGTAGTCCATCCCCTCCTCTCGATCCCGCAATTTCTTCTATTACAATCTCAAATGATTGGAATAGTTTCGACCCAGGACAAACTGCATTATCAGAATTAGACATGGAAATTGGTGACGGTAGTATCAAGTATGTAAGAGAAACCACAATTGGTATATTTACTTTTAAGGATGAAGGTGTGTTAGGTGTTGATATTTTTGTGGATGGTAAAAAAGTCGGTTGGCTCAATAGTAAGGGCGAGAAAGCACTAAAGCAATGGCTGAATGATAAACCAACAGATATTTGCACTACGACTATTGGTGATAATAGTTATTATGTTGGCATTGATCCTGCTTATGGTGTGGATAATAGTCAAACTTATGTTTTTAGAAAAGAGGTCTACCCTGATTATAAGAGGTACGATTATAACATTGAAACAGTTTCCAATGAAGTGATAAAAGTGCCTCATGCGGGTAAGTATAATGTATACCAGTTAAAGAACAAAAATATTGTCCCAGGTAGCGTTCTTTTGACTACATTCATCAATGGTGTAGCCGTACAAAGCGAAAATTTAACTAATTTCGGAGTTTTGACTGACAAAAATTACCATTATGCAGAACGCACGGCAATGTCTGGGGCTAAAATAGATTACAGCACTGGCATTGTCACTATAAATTGGATCAATTTTAGTCTAACAGATAATCGTTATCTGAGTGTTTGCTACGAATATAAGCAATACGAAGAATCTAAATTAAAGGAGCGTTGGCCAAAGATATGTTAATATACTGCGTTACTACAGTTGGTCGCCAGGTAGAAGGCGAAATGGTTTCAATTAGATTTGAGAAGGCTTATAAATCCAAGGCCAAGGCTGAGGCATTTTCCAAGGACTTGGCCAAGGTTTATACAGAAAACGTGAATACTCCTACTGGACCTGTTCAATTTGTCTTAGAAAGAGGTGTGCAGGAGGTGGAGTTTGATGAAAATGAGTAAATTATAAGGAGAATATGAATATTACACCGCACAGTCCTTTAGAAGGACCAGCAGCACAGCTAACAATTCCGCTTCACGACGGCACAGAAGAACAAGTCTCTATCGTTGTTGTTCACAACAATAAGCCTGAATATCTTAATCTTTGCCTCCAAAGTATAGCTGTTACCAGCTTTAACAATAACTATGAACTCATAGTTGTCGATAACAACTCTGGCAAAGAATCTCAAGCATTCTTGGATGAAATCGAAGAGGATGGCGTCAAGGTCATCCGTAATGACAAGAATCTTCATTGGAGCGCAGCCGCCAACAAAGGTGCAGAAGCAGCCTCCAAGAATTCCAAGTATATTATCTTCCTGCACCATGACGTTGTAATCCTCAATCCAGCTTGGATTGATCTAATGATTAACGTATCTGAATCACAGCAATCTGGCATGGTTGGCCTTGAATTAGGTCAATACTACATGCAAAACCAGAAGGTTGACTTCGTACAGGAATGGTGCTTGTTGTTTAGCAAGGAATCTTGGAAGGCAATCGGTCCTTTCCCAGAGACTTTACCACAGATTGGTCATTCGTTTATCATGACCATGAAGGCTCAGTTAAAGGGCCATAAACCACAGGTCATGAAGAATCCAGTAGCACACCATTATCATGTATTTGCTCTTGATATCAATGAATTTGAAAGATTCACTGAACGTGCTATGAATGAGATTCCAAGACTGATGAGAGAACTCCAAACAATGCCAGTAATGAGGTAAAATATGGACGATGAAGTTTTAGATATATTAAACAGAATCCAGTGTTGCGTAGATGATTGTGAACTTCGTGTTAAATTGGGTTTAATTCCACTCGGTAGTTCAAAAAGAATGATCTTCAGAGGCACTTATGATGTGTTAGAACATGCGGGTGATGGTGCCATTTATAACAAGATCATGAATGATAAGCTCAATAAGGTTCGAGACTTAGGTTTTATAATTAATGAGTCTGGTCAAAATAATTGGCGTGAGGAAGAGAATTGGAGCATCACAGGTGCTGGCCAAATCTATCTTGGCAGTGTTAGAGGGAAGATACGTCATGAATCTTAAGGAGCCTTTCTAATGTGGAATTGCTGGGAATGTTCGAAATGTTATAGACAAAGCCCTAAGAATAATATATGGGGTTATGCTTGCGATGCGGCAAAGGCCCAAGGATTTTCCAATATCTCCATTCAATATTGGGTTGATGCCGATCCAAATCGTCCCGCTCATTGGAAAGAGCCATTTACACCTGGACCAAGTAGTGTATTTTCAACGCTTTGTTCCTCCTGCCAGGATATGACTCTTGAAAAGTATTTCCAGCATTTAAGGGACATTCATATAAGACATGATTATAGTCATCATGGCGGGGCTGGTTCACATTACACTCTAACTTCCAGGTTTGAGCGAGACGATATGCGAAATACTTTCTATTCTTGCGCAGTATGTAAACATGAAGTGGCTATAGGCAGTTCTAAATACGATGAATTGTATAAAGACCACGGTTTTATTACTGTGGGTGCAGAAGAAAATGGGTCGATCACGGTTTGTTCTGCGTGCCGACCCAAAATCAAAATAAAAGAATTAAGCCCACTGATTAAAGCATGGAAACTTGAGAGTGAAAAAATGTGGAAAGAACTCTATCCAAATCAATTTTAAGCGTAATTCCCATTACGTCTGCTTCTGAATATCTGTCCTGCTCTTGTTGGTTTCTCAATACATCTATAATTACCGCTATGCTTACATACATGGCTTAATAGATAAGAGGAACCTTTGCACTCAAACCAATTGCCATATCGTGCATCGCAATCTTGAATATCAATGGCTGGACCTACCGCACTTGTTCCTTGTAGGTTCAACTTCCACATAACGCCAGGTATAGTTGACCACAATTGGCACTGACCACGGTTTGGTGTGCCATTAGCATTGAACATGTCAGCCGTACCAGGAGATATCGTCCCATTTACAGTTAACGTACTACCGCCTGTGACAGTTATAGTCTTATTGCCAGTCAGAATCAAATTGAATAAGCTAGGTGCAAAAACTGTGTCCAAAACAATTGTACCACCACCTGATAATTCAATCGTGCTTGTTGCACTATTGATTACTTTTGATCCAACAGTATTATCAGCACCAGTGCTTCTCCAATAACCATTAACAGTTAAAACATCATTAACAGTAATAGCACTACCATTATTATCCATCATAGACCCAGCATTAATGGTCAAAGTTTGACCAACACCACTTAAAGTAAATGCGGACAATAACAATAATCGGTGATTGCCAGAATTAGCAACAATTACGTTGCCCCCACTATAAGCACCAGTCAAAGTGAGTAATTGATCCTGTGTGCTACTGTTAAAAGTAGTATCACCACTGGATGGTGTAAGAGTCCCAGCAAGTTGTATCAAATCACCAGCATTAGTGATTGTTTGTGTAGCACCCGTAAAGGTAGCTGCACCACTCTGGAACCAGCCAAGATCATCCAAAGTAAGAGTTGCAGCCTGTGTAATGGTCGAAGTATAATTACTCAAAACGAAAATACCACGAACACTTACCGCTGCATCAAGGGTGCAAGCTATGTTGTTTGTGTGGAAAAATGCCTGGTCAGATGGCCCTGGAGCCGACCCACCAAACCAATTAGTCCCTGTGCTAAAGTTGTTATCAGTTGCACCTGTCCATGTAAACGGATCAGAAGTAAAGCCACCCCAATCTGTATTGTTTCCACCATCAACACCGTTGGTTACACTCCAGGTTGCAACAGGAGTAGCTGTTGAACGCTCAACTATAACATGGTCGCAAGTAATTGTCCCACCACCAGCCTTGGTCAAAGTATGACTAGCGGTAGTAATACTCTTAATGAATATTTTGTTGCCAGCAGTACCATTAACATCAAATGTGGTAACAGTTGTGGTTGTACCTGCGGTAAATAAAATCTTGTGCGGAGCCGTATTGCTACTCTTGAAATCATTAAACGTGTTCGAGCCAGTAAAATTGTAATTCTGTTGAACGGTTCCAACTAATTCTATGTTGTTATAGGTTCGACCATTGCCAGCAAAAGTTTTTGTTTGTCTGGTATCATTGGTGATTATAATAAGTGACGTGCCAGCAGAGATTGTTCCGCCGCTACTCCAGACCGTGCCACGACCCGTTAAAGTAAAGGTTCCAGAACCCATAGTTAAGAGTCCCGAAGAGTTGCTTAACGTATTGCATGTAACATTGAAATTATTGCAATCCAGACCACCACTACTAGATGTTAAATTACCCCTATTATTATCCAAATAACCAGTCTCAGCGTCAATTGTGATATCATCTTGCAGTTGAACAGTGCTAGTGCCAGTTAAATTGAAAGTAATAGGTAATGGCCATGTATTACCAGCAGTCGTCCACTGAAATGCAAATGTACCAGTCAAATATCGAAGTGTCAATGAAGCCACTCTGGTTGATGTAAGTGACATATTTGGGTCTAATATCATGCTACCATAGCAGATATGACTTCTCATGAAGTGCCAAGTTGGATTATTAGTAACGCCAGTCCAGTCAATACTACCCAAACCAACGCCACCGCCAATGTTTGGCATGTCGCAATTAACTGTCACTCCTGGCGAATCGAATGAAGCTGAATCAAAGACTACAGAATCCTGTGGAAGTGGACAACGGCCAGCGCCGCCTGTTCCACCAGAACCAAGGAACCAATAGCCAGGATAGGACCACCTCTTATATCCAGTGCCAGGAGCATAAAAATATTGTGTTGCTCCTGCTGGGAAAGTAATGGCTGAGTTATTGCCTTCGTTACCAACCGCATTGGCTGTTGAAAAGTCTTGGGCTACATTAAAACCGATAGCAAAAAAGTCTACATTTTCAGCAACTACGGTTGCTCCAGTGACGCCGAAAGTCCTTAAACTTGTTCCTGAGTTAGTGTGTATTCTTAATCGGCGTCCGCTGTCATAACCCATAAAGGTTAGAGTACCTGTGACAACTGGAGCGGCACCAGAATTAACTTGATAGCGTGCTGCACAATTCCAAGGTCTGCCGTCTATTGGAAGACCATCATCAATTACAGTAAAGTTTGCTAAAGTGGCAACACCACCAGTTGTTGTATGTAATGCACCAAATCCACGCATAACTAGGGACAGACCGTTATAGTTAAATGTACCACTGCCCCACAGGTTGTTACCTGCGGTTTGCTCTTGTGTAAGTGTGACGGTCGCTGTATTGGCTGTGCATGTTAATCCTGTGACTGTTCTAAAATCCCAGGTCATGGTGCCACTTGGATTTACCGAATGCAATGAAATGTTAGCAGCACCAAGGGTCAAAGTTCTGGTATTAGAGTTAGTGCTAGAGAGTCTGCCAAAATCACAAGTCTGACCATTGAAGTCTAGTGTCCCTCTGGTAAGAGTGACAGTATTCCACCAACCTGCATTTAGCGTGCTGACTAATTGCCACGACCCGCCAACACCATCAAATGTTACGTTGCCAACCTGCCCAACATTATCACTATTGAAATCTACGGTTTGTACGCCGACTGCTGTTGATATAAAGCTAATGGGTCCACAACCAGTGGACAAGCCGCCAACAAGGGTTGGGGCATTACAAGCAACTGTCATTCCTGTGGGGAATAACAGTGCCACGCTACCAGTTGGCAGTGTACTATCGCCAATAACTAATGAATTGGCGTTATTAATGGTTAGGGTGCCGACATAGTTGGTCAAATTGATAGACCTGCATACGGCGGCAGTATCAACGGTTAGATCACCAGATGTTGCTGTTGCTACAACTTCGTCTGCTGCTGTAGGGACAGCGATTTCCACCCAGGTAGCTGCTACGCTCCAATTTCCGCCACCATCTGCTATTGTTCGTGTTGCCATATCCCCTTTTTTTAAGTATAACTTATGATGTAATCCAAGACTCCATCATTATAAAGTACAACTTGTTTATCTGTGTCAAAATAAGCACTAATTGCAGTGTTGGTGCAATACAAATTACCAACAGGATTTACCAGAGTAAACCCACTACATTGAGATAGGTATACTCTATCAGTTATTATCAAAGGCATCCCATTATTAAAAATGAAGCTACCGACAAAATTCTGCACATCTATAGATGTACAGGTTGCGGAAATGTCAATGTTAATGTCCCCGTTGATTGGGCCAACAACAACATCATCCTCTTCTGTCGGTAGAATCCCATCTTCCCATATGTTAGGATCACTCCAATTGCCTATGTTGATTATCCTTCTAGTCATAAGCCCTCCTTATATATAAGGAATATAGAACGTCTCTGAACCGTTGTCAAAGACAGCGACTGACCTATCGCCGTCAAACCAAACACTTACGAGTGAGCTTTGGAAAACAATCTTATCCTGTGGATTGGCTAATACTAATATCAAACCACTTGACTGATCCAAATAAAAATTTGTTACAATCGTCAGAACCGCTCCATTGTCCCAATTCAAGTAACCGTCATACTCCTGTAATGTCATTGTATTGCAAATTGCATTACTAGTATTGATGGTCAAGCTGCCTGACTGCCAAACAACATCATCCTCAGCAGTTGGAACTTCTCCTTCAGCCCAAGTATCAGGATCAGTCCAGTCGCCAGTTTGTATAATAGTTCTTAATGCCATATTTCCTCCATTAAATATAAAAGAACACCTATCCTAGCAAATTACGGTAGAATTCCATTTATGAATCCTACCAACATCCATTGCGCACGGTCTGCATCCCATTCAAGTACAAGAATATCCGTCTTGCCTGCACCTATACTCAGTCCAACTGAGGTTAGTGGGATTAAATCGCTGCCAATAAAGTTTGCGCTCCAAGATGAGATATCGCCGCCACCACCTGCTTGGGTGAGTTCAACTCTCAATTGCATCTTATCTGTTACACCATCAGTGATAGTAAGGTTAGTCATTGTGAAGTTTGCACTGACTGTGCCCTTAATAACAGCCGTAATCGACAATACTGCTTCGTCAAAATCTGGGTCGGCTGCGCCAATATCAACAACAACTGGATTGCCAGAAGCTGAAATCGTCATGTCCTTGTTAGGCCCAGCGGAGACAGTTAATGTAATGCCGCTACCTGCTAGAAGCTTGGCATCCAAATAATCAGCCGTAGAGTCGGCAGCATCAATTTTGACTTGATCGCCGCCACCGCCACCTGCCGAGTTGATTGTAATTGTTTTATTTGGACCAGCAGATGTGACCAAAGTGATGTTAGTGCCAGCGACGAGTTTTTCTCCCAAATAATCTGGAATATCTGCTGCGTCTACTTTTACTTGACCATCGCTTACTGCACGGAGAACATACTTTTCGCCGCCACCACTACCAATGATATAAATGCATGGTAGTAAAGTGCCAGACTGGTTAATATAAACTCTGCGGATATTGTCAAGGTCATATCCTCTTAGTGGTCCTTCTGCACTAGCTGTGCCAGTGCCTTGTGTTGTTGATGCTCCCATATGATTATATATCCTTCATGCAAAATTCCCGTTTAGATATATATCTAAACGGGAATTTATTAGGATTATAATTTTACCGATTGATTAACAATGAATACTAAAAGGATTGACTCTCGCCACGAACTCTTCAACTTGTTGTTTTAGGTCACTCATAATTTCTTCTACAAGTCTTTTATCGCACTTTTCTTTCCAGTCTGGAGTCCACAAACGACCATCGTGTTGGCCATCATACTTCAACTTTAAATCAATATTTAAAGTTTTTTGTGGCATGAATGACTCTGGATTAAGCGTAATTTGCGGGTTTTCTTCAGCTGTAACTTGATAATTGTGATCGAACAATTTCTCTCTACCTGGAATATACTCTCGGACTATATTCCAATCATTACAATGTTGGACTCTATGTTCGGCAAAAACAAAGTTATCATAACCCTGCCAGATTTTATCCAGGCTGATATTATACCAGTTGAGTCCATCATCAGTGCTATACCGATCAGTTATAAAGCCAGTGAGAGTGCCTGTTTCAACATTGACTTTAATATGCTGATTCAATTCATAAAGGAATGGCTTGAACTCGACGTTATAAGGCTTTTTTCTTCCAAAACGAGCTAATTTAAGTATTTTTCTTTCGTCCATTGCGTTCTTTATATGTTGTGTATCAAGAGCATCGCCTTCTTTGATAACATCTTTTATCCAGTGATTTTTCATACACTAATATAGTTATATTTTCTTTATAAATTTAATCCATTCTTCATGATAGTGAATCATAGGCGGATTCTGAGCATAAGTAGCCGCATAACCATGACAGAACAACTCTTCGGGGTTCTGTCTTAGTTTTTCCTTGGTGCCTTTAACAATCTTCTTCCATTTTTCTACTAATTCAGGGAATGGAGCTACGAAATGTTCCCAGACTTTATGTGCTAGTTCATGGAGGAAGGTAAATTCACGGGAATAGCGATATGGAGCGGCCACAGTGATGGTTTTATCATTAGGGTCGATTACGCCAACATGCCCATCATCTCCGTCGAGAACATTATCACATTGCCATTTGAACTTATAGCCTTTGATGAGGTCGCTATGTTTCTTGGGCACTTTGGAAAGAGTCTTCTTAATGTTTTCTTCCTGCTCGGCAGTCTGTTCTAGGAAATATTTAAAACCATCCATAACCTATTTATGGAGTATCTTTAAACAATTATTGAAGGACTGTGCATTTACCGTTTAAATGATTGATTTCTAATGGTTGTTTTCCAGTTTCATGCCATCCTGCCAAAGCCTCTCCATCAACTGGCACTCTAGTAGCCTTGGTAAAAGCCATATTAATCATCTGAGTAACTTCATCACTATTTGCCATATCGAAGTTGTTTGTTCTCTGTACAATTACAAGACCTTCAAATTCGTAACAATAAAGTTTACGTCCAATGCCATCAAAAGTGGTCAGGGCCAATTTTTCATCAGGATAGGTTTTATTTTCTATTGCTTCCACCCAATCAAGGACAGGTATTTTACCGTCTTCATATACTTCGTATGTTTCTAGTGCAATGAACTTGTTAGTCCAGTCTATATGTGCTTTTTTGGTCCAATGACAGTCCAGGTGTTGTCCTGCTATAAGGAATCTGAACTTTCTTACAAATGTTATTTCTTGGCTGGCTAGTTTTCCTACTCCCATTGCAATGCTGGTCATAATTATAATCTCCTTTGAAATAATAGAGTGTTTGTCCATAAATAAATTGTGGCAACTCCTTTTGGTGCATGGGGCGGAATGCCAGGAATCACTGGTACTGGCTTCTCAGATTATTTGGCGAATAAAGGCTATAGTAATGAAAAAGACATTCTATGGTTGCTACCGCGCCTGGATAAAGTTCAACAAGTCGAAATGGATATAAAACTTAATAATAATGGAATGGATGTATTCCCAAAGCATAAGAGCTTGTTGAGTTCGGATATTGGTTGGAAAAAACAACTAATTAATGTATTTAGAGGTAGTGTTAATGACCCTGATTTGATAAATTCACTTATTCAAGTGGTCAAGAGGGGTATCGCAAGTCACAAAAACAGAGTATCAAACCAATTAACGGGCAGTGACCGTTGGAATGAAACTTGGGTTCAGGTTTATAGACAATGGTTAGAAGAATTAAACAAACTTAGGAGCAATGTATGAGAAAAGAGAAGGCAGTAGCCTCTGCGCCAAAAGCTAGAAAAGCGTTTCACATGGAGTTCAAGAACACGGCTCAGAAATTAGCCTGGTCATCTTTTGAACAACATGATGTTCTATTCCTGCTTGGGCCTGCTGGAGTGGGTAAAACATTCCTTGCAATGGCATTTGCAATTAGCGAACTACTTAGTAAGAAAAAGAAGAAGATTATTCTTACAAGACCTATTGTAGATGCGGGCGAACACTTAGGCTACCTTCCTGGCACCTTCCAAGACAAGATTAACCCTTATTTAATGCCACTATATGACTCAATGGATGCATTAGTAGGTATTGATACTCAAGAAAGAGACAAGGTAAACAGTGCAATAGAAATTGCGCCACTTGCTTATCTAAGAGGTAGAACTTTTGTTAATTCGGTGTGCATCTTGGATGAAGCACAAAACTGCACAAAAGCTCAGATTATACTTTTCTTGACGAGATTGGGCGAAGATTCAAAAATCATTATAACTGGCGATCCAACGCAATCGGATTTGCATGGCACGCCATATATTAATGAAGCAACTAAGTTGCTATCTTCGGTGCCTGGCATTAGCATAATGGAGTTTAACGAAGGTCAAATTGTCAGACACCCATTAGTAGGTAAGATTTTGGAAAAATTAAAGTAAAATGTTTAAGATACCAAAAGTAGCAAATGTAATACCAGTAAATGCCTCATTTACAACGTTAAATGTACTCCCAACCTTTAGCATACCTATAGATGAGTCTTTTAACTTTCAGTTTAATATCACGGCATTTATTACAGAACCTTGTAAATTCCCCTACTATGTAGGGGAAGGCCCGCTCTATTGGTATCGAATAGATTGGTATGAGAGTAATTGTACACAAAGTTGCGAGGATATTACACCTACTATAAGTTATATTGCACCAAACTGTCCATATGAAATCATAGAACATTGCATCATAATGCCTCCAATTTGCCCATGTGACCCACCTTGCCAACCAGATGAATGTGTTCAACAAGATGTTGAAGTTTGGCACATGTTAGCAACCAGTGTCACGCATCTGTGTGAGAGAATTAACCAAGAATGCTGTCATAGAAAACCGCCTGGTTATATGAGAAGGGTGCGACAGTACGGAAGACCAGCTTTATGTTGTGATGTTGAAGCTCATGGTGCAGGGTCCGATAAATACTCAGATGTAAATTTCCTTTTATGCGAATGTGGTAACTTGGTTGACCCGTGTATTGCAGAAATTATTTATCCATGCCATATTAATAGATGTGGAATTCATGGTCCAGCATTTTCAGGACCAGACCCTATTCCTGCCGATACTATAAGTTTTGCCAGCGACATTCTTGGTCATCATCCGACAGATATTTCTGAACAGCTAGGTATGTTCCAGACAATAGAGCTTGAACCACCAGTGGCTAAAGAACCTGCACATAGATTCGGGTCAACTATACCAAATATAATTCATTGTTATCATAATTTAAGCGAATGTAATTTGTTTAAAGACTTCCTCAAAAGGACCAAAACCACCTTTAACGACATTGATTTATACTATAATAATGAGTATAAGAGTTGGCAGGGGACAAAGAGTTTTAAGGAATGGAAGTTTATATTCGAGTGGAAGCCTAGCCAGCATGAAGAGTCTGGGGCTGCTTTCAATTTCAATATTTTTGTCGAAAATAAGAATTTAAAGAGTAAGTTATTCCTTATTGTGAAATTGACTAGTTTTTTGAATGACAAGAATATTTTTGAAATTAATCTAAATTTCGATACCAAGACTGGTAAATTAAGTAAGTCCATTTTACAATCTAAGATACTACATGACGACATAGGGATATTCAAAAATTCCTGGGGCAATGAATTAAAAGTAAATATGAGGGGTTAATCATGGAAATCGTAATTTTATTGGTCGTAATTCTGTCGGCAGGCATCAACATCTTTTTGCAGATCAGCAACTCATTGCTCCTGATAAAAACGTTCGAGCAGTTGAAGCAAATCCAAGAAGATAAGGAGCTTGATAAAGAAGCTAAATTGAGAGCCAAAGGTCTGGTAGACATAGCAACAGAACAGACAGTTTACCCACTTCGCTTGAGATAACATTGACTTATTTGTTTCTTTTTCTTATTTTCTTGATATGGAAAAGAAACAAATCATTTACAAACACTTTCGTAACAGAAGATGTGGTGCTGAACTTGAATTTGGTAAGACAATTACCAAACCGCAAGTCGTTAAAACAATTCAAGAATTTTCAAATTACAAAGTAAAGTCTTTGGGTCATGTTGCCTCACGCGGCAATAATCTGTGGCACGTCAAAACAGATTGTACATGCGGTGCTGACGGTTTCGCAGGTTGGGAAGTTGCATCCTTTGTAGGCAAAAACCACCGAGATATCATGCATATTGGTGGGGCAGCTAAAGCACTCAAAGATTCAGGGGCTAAAGTAAACAGGAACTGTGGATTCCACGTCCATGTAGAAATTGCTGATTTTGAAAAAAGGGACGTTGGCGTACTAATGGCCCATTGGCTCAAAATAGAAAAGATCATGCGGCTGGCGGTTTCTAAAAAAAGGTATTTAGATTATTGTCGTCTAGTAAAACGAGATACAGATTGGAGTTGGATCGGGCACTATTACGGCAAATATTATTCTCCGCAAGAGTTATATGATATTTATATCCCACACAATCGAGAAGAAGTGGATGAATTTCGTTATAGAGCCATCAATATAGTTAATTACTACAAGGGTCTTAGAAACAAGAATTACAAGAGGAAGACAGTAGAATATAGACTTCCAGAAGGGACATTGGAAGAGAATGATGTTGTTAATTGGATGAGGCTTTTTGTAAGCTTCACAGACGCAGCCAAAAACGCACAAATGCCTTCCAATATTGAGGATGCGTCAATTGAAGAGGCAATGGGCTATCTCGGTCTTTACCATGAAGATGATAAATTTTACATTTTTAGTCCAGCTTTGAATAAGACTAGAATTTGGTTTCTGCAAAGAATTATAAATAGACTTGACATGACAAAGAAATTAAGTTATTATAACACTCAACTAAGAACAGATGCTGAAAATTTACTAATGAGAATTATCTGATCTTACTACTATATAACATTAACTATTTAACTTTCTTTTTACGGAGAAATACTATGTTGACTAAAGAAAATCAGAGACTCGTCGTTGAATTCATGCCTTTCGCAGATAAAATCGCAGCATACAAATTCAAGAAAATGCCTCCTCAAGTTCAGCTTGACGAATTGAAATCCGCAGCTTATCTTGGTCTATGTGACGCCGCTACTCGTTATGACGGCAAGCAAGACTTCAAACCTTTGGCCGCAATCAGAATAATTGGTCAAATCAAAGATTATTTAAGAAGTCTAAAACGCACTAAGGCTTCAGAAATTCCAGAAGATTATGAAATAGAGGCGAAGGCTGAACCTATACCATTTCAAGACGCAATTGATGAAATTTGCAAAAACAACGTTTCTCCCATTGCAAAGAAGATTTTTGGGATGTACTATGGGCAAGGCTTAACGATGGCAGAGATTGCTGAAAGGATTGATCTTACTCCTGCCAGAGTATGTCAGCTAATCAAAACAAATACTGAAGCACTGCGCAATGTCGCGTAAATACAATTGGTGAGCGAGCTAAGTCTATGTACTACGCCAAACCTACAGAAGTGCTTACTCCACAAGCATTTGAGAATCTTCTTATTTCTGCAATTGCCAAAAGCATGACAGAAATAAGAAGATTTATTGCAGTGGATAAAGAGGGTAAACCAAGATCGCCTTTATCAAATGCAGAAATCGTTGGAGATTTCTGTAATTGGTTAAGGCGTGAACTAAAATGCACTACTTTGGAAAAATTACCTATTGCAAAACCAGCAATGTGGGCTAGAGTAGGTGTTCCAGCGAACTACGGTTGGAATTTTGCATACTCGACAACTGAGGGAGAGAAGAGAATGACCGCTTTGCACGCTGAACAAATTTGTTCGGTCGCAGCACGAAAATCTTTAGATTCCAAATCAATGGAAGAGGAATTCCGAGATATTAATGTACAAATGACCAATTTGTTCACTGAATTGATTCAACTTCAGACTTTGGGCAAGAGAGCAGTTTCCATTAACGATGAAGCCGATGTTGTTTTGGGCAATCTCTGCAAAGTTGCAGAGAAATTAGCTTCTTAAAGGGAGTTTGCAATGGGCGACAATAGAACTAATTCAGACAGGCTACAAGAGTTACTAACTTTTGACGCTGCCAAGAAGCAGAATCTGACACAGGAATTAATGTCAGAGGTCGTCAAGGAAATCACGGAAGAAAGAGTCAAGGAAGCGAAGACTAGGGCCAAAGAGCAACTGGTTAAGGCAATGCAACTGCGAGAGCAGATGGCAAAGGCCAAGCGTGACTTTGACGGTCAGCACCAGAAGATGGAAAAAGAACTTGGCAAAATCATGAATCAGATTCAGGGAATCCTAACAGGAAGGAACCCTGACGAAAATAAGGAAGAAGCCAAGGAAGAAGTGGCAACAGCATAAAAACAAAAAGCCCTAGTGCAAAACACTAGGGCTTTTTCTCTTATAATCATAATGGAGTAGAAAATGTTTGCAATCTATGCGATACAACAGCAACCAGAAAGTACCGATTACAGCCTGGTTGCTCTGTTTACCACAGAGCCAAATGCATATAGATTTATGGCGAAAATTAAAGAGAAGTTTCCTGATGATGACTTTGAAGTTACAGAGTGGTGGCAACCAGTTGTGGACCCAATAGAATTAAATGAAGTTTTCCCATCTTGACAACTTGACAACGAGTTAAATAAGATTAAAATAAGAATATGATTCCACAAGAAGTAGTCGATGGTCTGAAGAAACAGTTTGCTGAGGTCCATCCCATGATTTTCCATCGTTCTCTGGAGCGGGCTAAAACTGCTGGAGAATTGTTTGATATTCTTTCAGAACTGCCGACTGAATATCCCATAATTTGGGATGAAGAAAGCAAAAGATGGGCCACCACCAAGGACTTGTTTCAGTCTAAGACTCTCAAAATTGAGGGCGTTTCATGAAATTGCAGGAAGAATATCTGTCACGTCACAAGCTAACAGATATTCCCTTAATATACCACACGAAGAATAGTAGTGTTATCCTGAAATTGTATGCCAGGCCACAAGTAATTCTGAACATAAGATGGGTAAGTGATAAGGGTGTACCTGGACACTACCAACTCCACTATTTAACACCTAATCATAATGCTTGTTTAGATGGTAAGTATTTCTCCAAGATTAATGCAGAACATGTATTACAGTACCAAGACTACCCGAATTTTATCACCAGATGGGCAAAGAACCTCAATTTCACGCCGATTGATGAATCTCAAATTAAATTCGCAATTATTGAAATGTTCATGTTTTGCTTCGATGGGTGGTTGTGTAAATCTGGCATGGAGGATTTAATATACAGTACGATTGATCCTTCTTTGGACGATGCAACAAAACTCCAGAACATAAAAGAATTTGAAGACAAATTCAAAAGGCATGAGTTCTATGAGGTGTACAAGACAGTATTTTGCAAGTATGCTGATTCTTATGCTAGTTGGCTAGCTAATTTAATAAAATTCTATAATCCTTGAGGTCGCTATGAAACTAAGCTATGAAGTAAAAACTAGATATATCACTAGGGATGATATGGATAGAGTGAATGAGATTGACCATGAAAATAAAAATGATATTGCCAATGTACTGAAAGGCACAGAAATCGTCAACGGCATGGTTGCAGTCAACGATACTGACGATGTTATAGGGTTTTGCATCTATAGTTTGGAGAATCCAGAGACTTTCAATATACTACATTTGGCAGTAGACGAGCATTTTTATAGACAAGGAATAGCTACAAAATTAATAGATAGAATGAAATCCAAGCTCAATGATAAGAGAAACATCTTGGAGTATGAAGTTCCTGAAAGCTACCTGGCTATGCACTTATTTCTCAAGGCAATGAATTTCAAAGCTAAGGTTGTGAGAAACAGGGAAGAGGATATCTTTAAATTTACATATACGGAGCAACAATGATCTTAGAATACACAGATGATAGGTTTGACGTTTCAACTGGTATAGTAGTAGTTGACTTTTGGTCCCCAAGATGTGGACCTTGTGTCATGCTTGCTCCAGTGCTGGAATCCACAGCAAATAAACACCCAAATGTCACTTTTGCCAAGGTGAACGCTGCTGAAAATCATAGTGTTAGCAGCTACTATGGGATCAGTGCTGTGCCAACCTTAATATTCTTTAAGGACGGAGCATTGATGAAGAAAGTGGTTGGATTCCAGTCTGAACAGGCATTGACCAAACATATAGCAGAGTTAAGCCGTTAAACCTGGGAAGGTAAGCGAAGCTTTATCCTGTCCCCCAAAATACTTCTGAACAAATGGCAACACAGCATTAACCCCTGTGTGAAGGTACGCAGCAACTTTCTCAGCCATCATACGAATCTGGTCTTCAATTGGTGTTCCTTCAGGAATGCCAATTTGATTAGCAATAAGCTGTATTGCTGCCCAAATCATCACCGCAGTAATTGGTTTGCCCAGAAAACCTTCTCTCAAATCAACAAAGTTCCCAAAGGAGTAATTTTCTTCATAAGACACTCCAGGGAATTCTTTTGATAACGCAAGTAATTCTTGAAATGGCAAATTTACTCTATACATTTCAACAGGACATTTAGGACACTTCAACATTAAAGCGAACCAGTGGTGATTGCCATCGAAAATGATATTATCCTTCGATAGTATAATTTTCTTGTTTATCAATTTCTGTCTATCAATAAGACTCCGTGCTTTGTCCAAATGCATCACTTGTTGAGCATGAGCTAAAGTTTGATTGCCAGATGGCTGCACTAAGTCCTTGGCCGTACTTGTGATTCTTTCTACATGTACGCCACGTTCTTTCACTAACCAGTTGATAAACTCTTCACGGTTTTTCACTTGTGGCATAGATGCTCTGGGAACGCCTAAGTTTTGGTGAGGGGTAAATACACCTTTTCTAAGGGTGCCAATATCAAGAATCCTTTTCATATGCTTTTTCTTGATATCTGGCGTTGGCTCTAGTAGTTTCCTAGTAAGCTTGGCTGGCACAACAGGTGGTGGCAAAACTGCTGTTTCACCCTCTATAAAATCCTTGAAAGTCATGAAATATATATCGCCTTAACTCCATTATGTCTGGAGGATTTATGAAAAAAGTTGTCGTAACTGGAATAGGCGGATTCGTTGGCGCTCATGTCCTTGAATACTTCCTTGAAAAAACTGACTGGAACATAATCGGCATAGACTCCTTTCGTCATAAAGGAACCTATAGCCGTTTAAACGAAATTATAGGATATAATGCCAAAAGAGTCAGAGTTTTTAATCATGACCTGATCGCGCCAATTGACGTACAGTTAGAAAACCAAATTCTAGAAAAAACACTCGAAAGTGATGGTGTGCCCGTCAATTATATTATTAATATAGCATCTGATAGCGCAGTAGAACGTTCTATTACTGACCCAGGCCCATGCTGGATGAACAATTGTAGTTTAATTTTCAACATGCTGGAATTTGCCAGAAGAGTCAAGCCTAAACTATTCCTCCACTTCAGCACCGACGAAGTTTATGGGGAAGCTGAACCAAATAAATCACACTATGAATGGGACGTAATTCTCCCTTCAAATCCTTATAGCGCAAGCAAAGCTGCACAAGAAGCCTTAGCAATTTCTTATTGGCGAACTTATGACGTACCATTACTGCTACTTAATGTGATGAATATCATTGGCGAATGGCAAGATAAAGAGAAGTTTTTGCCAAAGTTGATCTATAAAGTTGCTACGAATCAGAAGATGCAGATTTATGGAGAACCAGGGAAGATTGGTTCCCGTTATTACATTCATGCTAACAACATAGCAGATGCAATCATTTATTTGTCTAAATTTGAGCCAGCAATGTATGGTAAAGCAAAGCGCCCAGACCGCTACAACGTGGTTGGTGATACGGAGTTAGATAATTTGCAAATGGCCCAATATGTAGCGAAGGTGGTAGGACAGCCTTTAAATTATGAATTAATTCCTTCTGAAATTGCAAGAAGGGGTTATGATAAGAGATATGCTTTGGATGGTGCTAAGTTAGCTGAGATGGGCTGGAAACATCCGAAGTCTACACTAGATTCTATTGCACAAATTGTTCGTTGGACTATGGAACACCCACATTGGTTGGTATGAAAAATTCTGGTTTACAAGCCGCAATTTTGGGCTATAGTGAGAGCATGGAGAAAAATTACGACTTGGGTTGGAAGAAGGGCTACGATGCCCTGATGAACTTTTCTTACTGCGAAACCACTTTCGCAATTCTCGCTGACGAAGCGAAGCAAATCCTGTCTGAGAATCAAGTTCCATATGCCAAGGGCTATGCTCAAGGTACAATTGACGCGATTGCCCAGCGTTTTGAGCGTCACATCGCTGAACAAAATACCAAAGAAGAAACTGACGAGGATATTGTAGCTGCATTGGATGCAGATGCAAAAAGAAGTCGGGAAATAGAACGCCAGAATAAATTACTGCGTTCACTTCCTGTAAATGAACAATATAGAATTATTAGGAGTTTCTGTGATAAACATAGAACTAGGTAAAAAAGTGCTTAACTTTCTTGATTCCCCTGATTGGGCTTTGAGTGTTGATTTAAGCGGTATTGTTTTAAATGTAAATGGGAAGAAACTTAGCATTAGTTTTGAATGTGCCCAATCTATACGTTGGGATAACAGAGCGATTACCGAAAGTATTGATAAATCAATGTTAAAAGAAATTAGAAAAAAAGGTCAAGCGATATTTAGTATACTCAAAGAAAATCGGCTTACAAGAATTGAAAAAGAACGCGATGAATTGATCCAAACCGTTTTGAAGGAAATGGGATAATGGCACAAGTTAAATGGCTTATTGAACCTGAAATTTTTGAACCTGATGCCCAACCTCTGCTAGACACTCTTAAAAAAATGGGCGTCGAACATCAAGTGTGGCCGTTTGGTCATATGTATCAGGATTTCAAAAATAAGTTCAGTGATGACTGTGTAGTTTTCTACGGTAGCTTCCAGTTTGCAAATGTGATTAAAAAACAAACAAGCTGGATTCCTGGCGTATATTGCAATCTGCCTAAATTCGATTGCCTCTATTACTATCCACGGCTGGAGAAGTATCTACTAAATTGGAATTATACCATGATGCCTTTAGGGGTTGTTTGCAGTCCTACTAAATCGCATCAATTAAAACATTTTGCACCCTTGGATAGCATCTTTATAAGACCATCCAGTGGTGGCAAGTCCTTTACGGGCAAGGTGGTTGATCTAGCCAATCTTGACAAAGAGTTGCGACAATTTGCGTTAAGGGCAGACCCTGAAACGCTGGTGGTTATTTCTAATCCACAAAGAATTATGCGAGAATGGCGAATGGTGGTGGCTGATAATAAGGTCATTACTGCCAGCCAGTATAGACACGGCATCCATATGACTCGTTCTAAGGATGTACCAACTGAAGTTACACAATATGCTCAGGATGTATTAAACAATGTTAAATACAATCCCGATCCTATTTGGACATTGGATATTTGTGAGACAGACGACGGTAGGTTGCACGTTTTAGAAGTTGGGTCATTTTCTTGTGCAGGACTTTATGCATGTGACCCAGAAATAATTGTGAACACAGTAAATCAAATTGCTTTAAAAGAATATTTAGAATATCAAAAATGAGGAAAATTATGAGTACGTTTTTTAGTGCAGACTTCCATTACAACCACGGCAATATTATTAAATATTGCAATCGTCCCTTCTTGGCAGAAGAGGATCGACAGGCATTGTCCCGTGATGGTCAATGGCATGATGGTGATTGGAAAGGTGAACGAGCCAGTAAACATCGTATTTCCCGCGAAGGCGTGGAAATGATGAATGACTACATTGTGAACGCCATCAACAAAACCGTGGGCCAAAACGACACACTTTGGTTCTTGGGCGATTGGTGTTTTGCTGGTAAGAACAACTACTATCAGGTTGCCAGAGAATTTCGTGATAGAATTAACTGCAAGACGGTTAATCTTATCTGGGGCAATCATGACCACCGCAACATTCGTGATTTGTTCAATGAGTCTTACGATTTGTTTGAAACATATGTAAATAACCAAAGAATGGTTTTGTGTCATTACGCTATGGCTGTATGGGATAAATCTCACAGAGGCTCTTGGCAATTGTACGGTCATTCTCATAGTAATTTAGAATCATGGATGGACAAGGTTATGCCAGGACGACGTTCCATTGATGTGGGCATTGACAATGCCAAGAAGGTATTGGGTGATTATCGTCCATTTAGCTTTGAGGATTTGCAGAGGCTTATTGGCAATAATCCTGGTTTCTCTTCAGATCATCATGGAATGAGAACTGGTCCAACTGAAGAAGATTTAGCTGATAAGTAAATTTATCCAATACAAAAATGTACAGCGTATGGTAGAGGTATTGGATAAATTTAGCTTCAGAAAATATTTTGGAAATATTTTGTTTTTTTTGTTGACAAAATGAAAAAGAGATACTACTATACACTTAGTCGTTAAGCGGAGAATCTTCACGACAAATAAGAAAGTTAGAAAAAGAACTTGACAAACCTTGAAAACGATAGTAAGATAGGTGAGTCAGATATGGCCAAGTAGCTAAAGAAGATCGCTTTGGTGACTCAGACAAGTGATTGTCTCCAACCCTGAAGCTTACAAGCAATAGTCAGTAAAACTAGAGAATGTTGGTGCAAATCCAACCTTGGCCGCTAGTAGCGTCCCCTAAAGGAAGAACTTACAAACAACAAGGTTATGTTTAAATGATAGTTCTTTAAACTTGGACGCAACTTTTTTTCAAAAAGAACTTGACAAACCTTAAAGACAGTAGTATGATAGGTAAGTCAGGTGAGTGGAAGTCCTTAAAGAATGATTATGGACTATGCCACACAAGGATGGGAAAAGTGCTGAAGACTGTCGTTAGGCAGCGTTCAAGCACAACGCTGGGGGATAAAGAAAGCTTTGATGACTTGGACAAGAAATTGTCCCCAACGGTTTGAGCTTACAAACTTTAAGGTAAAGAAAAGACTTTTAATCTTTTTAAGTGGGTTCAACTCCCACATCCTCCACTAAGGCTTATCACTGAGCCTGGATTTTGTGTGACGGTCGCCTAGACCCAGAGCAAAACGATCAGTGAACACGGGGTTTAAAAAGGCTTGGAGAACTTAGACAGGAAACTGTCTCCCACTTTTTAAGCTTACATACTGGAAAGCAAGGAAACTTGCAAGTTGGTTCGAGTCCAACAAACCCCGCTAACTGTCTCCTATGTTGGGAACTTACAAACATCAAGTGGGTTCGACTCCCATCAGCAGTTCGCTGCTGTAGCCTAACGGTCAGGCAACTGGCTTTTAACCAGTCTTAAAAAGACGAGTTTTCATGACTTAGACAGTTAATTTTGCCAAGGTAGTCTAAAAAACTATTAGTTACAGTGACTTAGACAAGTAATTGTCTCCAATGGTTGTAACTTACAAACAGGTAAGACGTTATCCTCATAAGGTAAAGTTTGTTGGTTCAAATCCAACCCTTGGCACTGAAAGATTCTTCTTGACAAATAAGAAAACTTTTTTCAAAAAGAACTTGACAAACCTTGAAAACGATGGTAAGATAGGTGAGTCAGATACGAGTGGAAGTCCTTAAAGAATGATTAGGGATTATGCCACACAAAGAAGAAAAAGATAGTAGAATGAGGTTGTGGGAGTAGCTCAATGGAGAGCGCCAGTATACTGGAGACGTTGGTTCAAACCCAATCTTCCGCTTTTGTCTGTCACCGATGTTGAGAACTTACATACAATTAGCTCAGTAGATGAGCGTAACTAAGCAGAAGTTAAGGACGTGGGTGCGAATCCCACATTGTTAAAAATCAGTTTTCATGACTTGGACAGACATTTTTTTTATATATTGACGATGGGTGTGGATAAAAAGTTTGAGCAGTTAGGTTGTAATTTAGGAAGTGCCGCAATCAAATTGAGAAAGTTAGTTCTTTTTGATTTGATTGTTAAGTTTGGTCTAAATAAATGTTATCGGTGCGGTAAAGTGATTGATGCTGTCGATGACTTTACTTTAGATCACAAGATTGATTGGTTAGACTCGGCTAATCCTGAAGAGTTGTTTTTTGATGTTTCTAATGTAGCTTTTAGTCATGCTCTTTGCAATACATTGGCTAGACGAACGCCAAATAAGGTTAGAGGTAAAGTAGGTTTTAAGGGTGTTTATTTTGATTCGGGGAGAAAAAAACCTTATAAGGCAGAGTTAGAAACTAAAATCAACGGTGAAAAGAAAGTCTACAGGTTAGGTAGATTTGGTACAGCAGAAGAAGCAGCTTTGGCTTATGATTTGAAAGCCAAAGAAATTTTAGGAAATCGAGCTATATCAAATCATGATATGGGCTTGATATGAGGGGCGGTAGCTTAGCGTTTAAAGCATTAGTCTTATAGACTAAAGATCGAATCCATCCCGCCCCACTACACTGTTTCCAACCTTTGGAGCTTACAAACTTTGGAGGTTCTAAGGTAGCGAGTTTGCTTGGTTTACGACTTACCCATAGTGGTAAGTGGAGCTTCCAAGCAGCGAATCCAGGTGTAATCGCAAGATTGCTAATGGATAGTAAGGTGTGAACCTTTCCCGCGATTTCACGGTCAGTCTTCTACGGAAGCCTGAAAAGGTGGTCGAGAGTTAACATAATAGTTGACTCACTTGGCGAAAGCCAAGGGCCGATTGGCTTGAGTGTAAACGGATGGGCAACCATCACGCACGACCACAAATAATTGCTCTTATGCTCTGGAAACTTAGACAGTGTTATTTTTTTAGCTATAGCCCAAGAAAATTGGGTAAGCATAGATCAGTTGTCAAAACTTAGAAGGCTCGCCCAACCTTCTCCCATGCGGACAACTTACAAACCAACAAAGATTTAACCTTGGAGAACGAACATGAAGATGGACTATGGTTGACGTAGCAGCTTAGGGTTAGACCCATTTGCTGCTAAAACTTAGACAGGAAACTGTCTCCAAACATAGTAGCTTACAAACTTGAAGAATAAATCTTAAATTAGGAGTTAACACCATGCGAAAGATGGATAGCGGTTAATCTTGAAAGTTATCGGGAGTAATTCCCAGCTGCTAAAACTTGGATGCGAAAGCGTCCCCAAACTTAGAAGCCTACAAACTTTTTAAAGATGCCAAGTGCAAATTGTTAGAAAAATGCCCATGTAATGTACAATGAGGCGTGAAAAGGTAGTAATGAAGTTGGTTCAAATCCAACACGCGCTAATTTCCGTCCCCTACAAGGTTAGTTTACAAACATAGCTCATTAGTAGAGCGCAACCATTAGAAGGTTGAAGTAATTGGTGCGAATCCAATTGTTTCTCGATAGCTGACTAAACTTGGACGGAACAATGTCGGTGTAGCCAAGCGGTAAGGCATCAGTCTGCAAAGCTGATTACCGTAGGTTCGAATCCTACCGCCGACTTTAAGGTAATATAATGTTAATCTGCGATAATGGGAATAAGTGTGGGAAGGGTAAAGTGCCATCATGCACTAACCAAGCCATACATATTATCCATACCGTAGATGACAAAGGCAATATAATAGAAGGGCCAGTCATCAATTTGTGTGATGAACATTTTGATGTGGCAATGCGGTTGGGACTTGTTACTGAGCCGTATATGGGATACGAAGTAACTTGACAATGCGGAAAATTGTGGTATAGTAAGAGTGGAGACGACAAAGAGGAGGAAGGGAAAATGGAAAATCAAGTAATTGACGCAGTACCTCAGATTCACATTCGCTACGACGGTCGTAGCATTGACATTCCTTTGAGCGAAGTAGACGTTGGTGTTCTGTCTACGGACGAACAGATTCGTGCTGCTGTCGCTGAGAACCTTGGTGTGCCAGTCGGAAAGCTTCGCGCTTTCGCCATCGACCGCAACCAAGAGACGAATCACCTGACCCTTCGTCCAGAAGCGGTTTGGGGTTGAAATTTTTGATCCCCAGGCATGGGGCTGACTTGGTGGGGAGTTATGAAAAGAATTGCCAAGTGATAATTAGGAACCATGCCAAATTTGCGGGAGTAGCTGAATAGTAAATAGTTTTTTATACTTAGACGGGCTAAACTCCGTCTCCGACTTGAAAAACTTACAAACAAGCGTCAGTATTCTAAACTGAAGTATGTGGGTGCGACTCCCACCTCCCGCTCTTTTTCCTGATAGTGCCAGCACCGACCCCGAAATGTTACCAAACAGGGGTGGTAAACGGCGGGTAACACCGCTAGTCCCTTTGACCGCTCAAGAGTTGGCTGATTACTCTTCGGAGGAAAAACAGCTTTTGGGCAACAACCCTGTTCCTCAACATAAAGTGTTGGGGTGGCCGTTCAGGAAAAATTCCGTCTCCTAAAAAGGAAGCTTACAAACTAGCCAATGTTTAACACAGCTTCCTAAACTAAGACGGATTTATTTTTATTTTAAGTGACTTGTTTTGTCCCCAATGTTGAGAACTTACAAACAATTTGCTCAACGGTAGAGCATCAACCTCCAAAGTTGAAAGTGTTGGTTCAAATCCAGCATTGTTTACCAAAACAGTTTTCAAGACTTGGACGAAACGAGATGGCTAGTAGCTTAACGGTAAAGCACTTGCTAAGTCGGGCGTTAAAACCTGACCTGTAAGAAGAAGTAGGGTTCAACTCCCTGCCTGGCCACTTTCTGTCCCCTATAGGTAAAACTTACAAACATTACCAATGACGATGCTAAAAGTTTTACAAACTTGGACAGACTAATATTCAAGAAAATTTCCGTCCCCTATAAGAAGAACTTACAAACACTCAATTATCGTTTAACAGTTCTTTTGACTTGGACGGATTTTTTATTTGCACAGCAACTTGACAGACGCCAAATTTGTAGTATCATGTATGAGTGACAGAAAATGCGAAATATGCAATGAGCCAGCATCATGTTGGTATTATTGCAGTGAGCATCATAGAAGTATTTGTGTAGATGGTAATAGTCCAAGAGAAGTGAGAGAAAAACTAGGACAGGAAACTGTCCCCAACAAGGAGAATTGAAAATGGCTAATACTGAAATTGATACCCGTCTCAACATCCTTAACACCCTGTTGACCACTCCTCACTGTAAGCTGGATCAGGTTTACCCGATTCACGCTGAGATGATTAAGCAAGACCCGTTATTCTACGGTCGTTTGGGTGCATGGTACAATGACACTGGTGACGTTCGTGACCACAAGGAAATGTTCGTCATCAACATGTGCCTGAGTGACTTTGAAGGCCACCGTGACGCTGGATTGGCAATGCTGCGTGAAATGCCACCGTACCAGCTTGGCCGTGTCGTAGACTTCATCCACGGTCGTAAGGACACTAAGAAGTCCAAGGCCAAGAAGGGTGAAACTCCAACCACGACGGTTGAAAACTACGGTTTGTTCAAGAACATTCCGCGTTCCGTCAAGACGGAAGTGGTTCGTTATCTCCGTGAACGTGAAGCGGAACCAGAGTGGTTCGATTCTTGCGCCGTCACTGCGCGTAAGTATTTGAAGCGTCTCTATGCTCTCATGCACATTAGCCCAAATGAGCGTGCGCAGAAGATTCTCTTTGAAGATTTGCCGCCAGAAGATTCCAAGCTGTTCGCAGTGAAGGAACTCTTCAAGGCGAAGACGCCAGCGGAACAGGCCAAGACGATCATGGCGCACAAGATTCCGTACCGTATCGCTTCGACGGTCGTTTCTGCCATGACTCCGACCGTACTCTTGGCTTTGATTGAAGTTATGTCGGATATGGAGTTAATCAATAACCTTGGTTCTCTCCGTAAGCGTGGTGCATTTGAGAATCCAGACCTCAAGGCACTCATTGAGAAGAAGCTTGAGAAGGCCAAGTCTGGTAAGCGTGTTTCGGCACTCAAGGCAACTGAAGCCGTTAAGTCGGCTGGTGTTGATGATGCTACGGTCAAGCAACTGGAAGCGGTTGCTGACTCGCAGTTGAAGAAGAAGGGCCGTATCAATCGCTCTACTGCACTGCTGATTGATAAGTCTGGCTCCATGAGTCAGGCTATCGAATTGGGCAAGCAGATTGGTTCGATGATTTCTGCTATCATGGATGCAGATTTGTATGTATACGCTTTCGACACGATGGCGTATCCCCTCAAGGCACAGGGCACCGACCTTGCTTCCTGGGACAAGGCATTGCGTGGTATCAACGCTGGGGGTGGAACCTCTTGCGGTGTGCCTCTTGAGTACATGATTCGCAACAAGCAGCTTGCGGAGAACATTATCGTCATCACGGACGAAGGCGAAAACGGTACTCCTGCATTCGTGCCGACCCTGAAGAAGTACATGGCTGAACTCAAGGCAACCCCTTCTGTCTGCTTTGTAAAGACTACGGGTGCATCGAATCAGCTTGAACAGCAGATGCAGCGTGAAGGACTGAACTGTGACGCCTGGCAGTTCAGTGGGGATTACTACAGTCTGCCCAACTTGATCCCCTACCTGTCCAAGCCATCGAAGGTCGATCTTCTGATGGAAATCATGTGTTACGAAATGCCTGTCCGCAAGACGGCATAAGAATAGCCGCTGTTCCGCCAAGAACAACAATATCCACTGTAAAAGGTGGATATTGTTGTTTATAGACACTATAATAAGGATTATGAGAGAATTCGTAATAGGTTTTGTTTGCTGTTTTATTTTCATAACCATGTTTGGTTGGGTGTCGGCATTGATCTTGTTGGTGGCGTCCATTATTGGCTGGTTATTGATTTCTAAGGGAGATTAATGAATAATGATACAAAGTTTTATTATATGGGTCGTGAGCATGGTATAAACGATCAGTGTAATAAGCGTACAAATTTAGTGGAAAATATAAATTCTATGCCTAATCACCCTTGCAAAAGGGTATATCCAGCCAAATATTTGGAAGGATATGCAGATGGCTATGAATTAGCAAAAGATAAATATTGGTATATTGTTTCAGTTGCAAATTCCAAAGTTAGCTCGTATTATGCGGAAGGTTCTTGGGTTGAAGACAAAGACCAAGCTACTAAATATACTACCAGGGCAGCTTTGGAAGCAGTAATTAAAAGACTTCCAGGTTATCGTGCTGGTAAGTGCGGTATGAAATTTGAATAAAGGAGAATTGCCAATGTCACTATAGATTTTAATGAAATCAGGATGAAAATGACCAAGACTATTCAACTATTAGAAGACCAGTTGAAAGGCATAAGAAGATCATCCATCAGTCCTGGTTTTATCGAAACCTTGAAAGTTCCTTACTACGGGCAGATGACTCCCATTCGTTTTGTGGGGACCGTAGGCAGGTGTCAGGCTGGCATTACTATAACACCGCATGACCCGAACTTGGTGAACAGTATTGCTAAGTCGTTACAAGAGGATAATTTGCTGAACGCTTATGCGTTCTCAAAAACAACAGTTGTGGTAAGTGTCCCACCTGCTAACACAGGTGAGATTGAAAGAATAAAGTCGCATATCAGGAAATTAGGCGAAGATGCCAAGATTTCTATCAGGAATTTAAGGAAAAGTGTAAGACAAAATTTGTCCAAGGAAGAACAAAAAGAAATAGATAAGGATTTGCAACTTTTGACAGAGGAACATTGCAATAAAATTGAGGATATTATCAATGACTAAAGAAGAGATTTTAGGGTTGGAAAAACTGGAAACAGAGGCTCAATGGAATGAGGCTGTTGACCTTTTGGATACTTACATCATGGAAAGGTTCAATACTTTGACGAATACTGAACATGATGAGTTAGATAGACTTTCCGACCTTATTTATGAATATGAAGAACGTAATGACATGCTATTCAGCGAAGATTTTGAAGAGGGTGAAGTATGATCGTTAATTATGATGAAGTGGTGCGGCAAATGGAAATTAGGTCTGGTATCAACAGGATGCCGCTTGAGGATATTGAATGGGTCAGGGATGACGGCACCAAAATTGAATTTGATCCCAAACTTGTGGACGAATTCAAGTTTATTGGTTTGAACAATATCAGTTTTGTAGAGTTTTTTCTTTCCAGAGTTGTAGGAGGTGAAGAAAAACAATTATTGGAAGAATTGGAGTGGAAAGAAGAAATATACAAAAAATCCGAGAAGAAAGCTTAGCTGTACCTAGTACATAGATGAAATTGGAGTAAAAATGAATCTTGTCAAGAATTCGATGTATAAAGTGAAACACACTCATCCCGATCATCCAGGTAGGATTGGCAGGTTTGAGTTTTTAGGCGGTCCTAGAGCCGAATTTATTCTTCTATCAGACTACATTGATCCACTGCGTCTTTTTGCTGTTGGATTGTATGACATAGTAGACTTTGATCCCAAAGTTGATAATGTTGTGGAGTAATTCAAATGGGTCGTTTAAAGTGGGAAATTGTTAAGCATCCTGGTCCGCTTCGTGGTGATGATTGGTATAAGGCGGGTCCGCTTATTAACATTGACCTGATGGATTTATGCGAAGGTAGATTTTGGGGTGGGCATCGTATTTATATGCAAATTGGGTTTTCGATCCATAAGCTCAGGGGTAAAAATTATCCAAATATTAACTGGACTCACCAGTTAATAGCTCCAAATGGCGTTCATATTTACGTTACTAGTGTAGAAGAAGGTAAGGAAATTGCCGAAGTTATTTATGCCAGAATCCTGGCACCGTTAATTGCGGCGGAAAAGGAAACACCTATTGTCAGAATGCTTCTTCTGAATAAGGAGAAGAACAAGCAAGCAAAGTTGGAAGCTTTGCTCAGAGAAAGAAAAATTGACGGACGAGTGTATTATTCCAACAAGAATCCAAAGGGCTGGATGCACATTTGGACCCAGGATCATGGGCCACAGAGATTGGGCTGGGATTATGCCTCTGCTGTCGAGCTAATTGAAAAGGGCACGATGGACTTTATGGCCCGTGATAGTGACTTTATGAAGGCTAAATTATGAAAATCCTATATGCAGTTGCTAATCATCCACAACTTTCTGAGGGATATGTAGAATCGGAAATAAGGTTTGTGGAACAGTCGGGCATAGAAGTTGCTGTTTGGTCAAAAAGACCACCTGGCGCGAAGTATCCCATTACTCGTAAACTCTATGAAGGCAAGCTTTCAGAAGCAGAAAGTGATTTTAAGCCCGATTTTGTTCATTTTCATTGGCTTACTTTTGCTGCCGAAAATATAGTTGATGTAAAGTCTCCTGTTACCATAAGAGGTCATTCTTTTGATTATGATGTAAAAAGGATCAATAAGTTGTGTGTGATGGAACAGGTTAAGGGGATTTTTCTTTTCCCGCATCAAGCTGAAACTGTTAGTCATCCCAAGATTGTCCCACTTAAAGTTGGTTATGATAGCAGCAGGTATTCGTTAGAGTTAAATAAGAATAGACGACAAGTAGTCCGTTGCTGTGCCGCAAGACCGATGAAAGGATTGTTTGATTTTTTAAGTATTGCAAAACTGTGTCCAGACTTTGAGTTTAATCTTTGTGTTGCTGAAGTTTCAGGGGCTGCAAGTTTTATTCCAAAGCTTAATGAATTTGCAAAGAAAGAAAATAGTCCAGCAAAGATCAGGATAAGTGTACAACCTCCTGAAATGGCTCAGTTAATGCGAACATCAGGCATTCATGCCCATACTCTTGATCTTCCACAAAACGTTGGCATGTGTATATCGGTGGCGGAAGGTATGGCCTGTGGCAATTATACAATAACGAGAGACACGGTTCCACTAACACAAATGATTACTGGAGTCGGTGACACTTATAATACAGTTGCGGAAGCTGCCAAGTTGGTCAATGCCACAAAAAGCTGGGATGATAAGAAATGGAAAGACATGGCTGATTCAACTGCCTTACAAGCATTACAGTTTGCTGATTTTAATGTATTCCCAGCCATAATTAAAAAGTGGAATGAAGCATGAAGGTAGCGGTTTTCTCAATATGCCATAATGAGGAAGTTTTCTTGCCTTATTTTTTTAGGCATTATAAGTCTTTTGCGGATTATATTGTGGTGCTGGATAATCATTCCACAGATAATTCTTTTGATATTTGTAAGCGGGAAAGTAGTCATGTAGAAAAGCTAGACTCTGATGGTTTACATAATATTGATCTAATGACTTCCTTGAAAAACAGTTATTGGAAGTCTCTCAAGGATTATGATTGGGTTTTCATTGTAGATATTGATGAAATTGTTTATCATCCTGACATGCGTGCTTTCTTGGATAAATCTAGAGCAAGACGGTATACTGTACTGAAGCCTACAGCTTATCAGATGGTTTGTGAAGCTTATCCAACAGGAGATGGACAGATCACTGATATAATGCCATTCGGAGTGTTATCGACAAAGGAAGTGTGCCAGGCATTAATGTCTTGCGATATATTTGATAAAAAGTGTGTTATAAATCCCAAAGAGATTAAGGAAACTAAATACGGGCATGGCGCACATGTGGCTAAAATGACTGGTCGTGTCAAGGGATTGTCTGACCCGAATTTGAAATTGTTGCATTACAGATTTTTGGGGTTAGATTATTCACTTGCCAAAAATAAAATGAGAGCCAAAAGACTTATTGCCGAGTCAGTTGCAAAGGGTAGCAGTGTCCATTACCTGAAATCAGAGGAAGAGTTAATTGAGGCTTTTCAAAAAGCGATGAGCGATAGAGTTAATGTCAAAGAAATTGGAGTATAAATGAACGTTTTTGACAAACTTGCGGCAGAAGAAGCGGCTTTTTTCAATTCACAATTGTTTTCTCCTGTTATTAAGGGGAAGCCGATCAGGGTCCGTATTTCTGGTGTTATTGTGACTTTGAGCGTCACCAAGCCTAAGAATTTTGAAGGCTGGGGCGTCTTTGCACCTTCATCTGCCAAGACCGCCAAGTTTGTCCGTGAACCAAACATGACTGAGAAGCAGAGTTATTTTAACCTGTTTCCATCTTTAAGGCTGATTCTGTGCCGCCGTACTAATGACCAATGGTTTGGTATTCCTGCCAACCAATCTGATAACAGGTTCAAGATTACTGGTACTGTACCTATCAATCTTTGTACAGAAGTGCAGATGTTTGATATGGTACAGGTGCGTTTTGATGGCACCAATATCTGGTTTGAACAAATTGATCCAAGGCACAGTTTGAAAGCTGCGGCCTATCTGCGTGAATCCGTTATCAAGTTTCTTGATGCAGCCAAGCTTGAGCTTCCAGGCTTGACAATTGAGGAACGTGATGCGTATTTGATTGCTTTGAACGACGCATTAGCAGCAGATGCCGAAGCCCGCCGTGACAAGCAAGAAGAACGTATTCAGAAGGCATTGGCATTGACTGGAGCTAAGTACCAAAGTTATATTGAGCGTGGCGACACGTTTACCATTGAGTACATGGTCGGTCGTGAGCGTCACCGTTCTGTAGTCAAGAAGGATAATTTGGCTGTAGAATCAGCTGGTATCTGTTTGGCAGGTACTGATAGGAACTTTGACCTTCAAAGTTTGGTTGGTGTTATCAGGGAAGGTCAGCGTGGCCGTAGGATTGTTCGTGTTGGCGATAACCGTCAATTCGGCAATCCTAATGAATATGGTTACGAACAAGAGGATTACAACCGCCAATTAGACGGTGGCGGCTATGATGAGGATGATTACTAATGAGAATCTGTGATATCATCAAACCCAATATACCTTGCCGCTTGGAACACCCCATTGTTGGTGAGGTATATTGGGGCATCAAGGACGGTTGTTGGGGTTTGTATTTTGCCAAGGGTTATGATGCTCATAAATTCCTTGTCGCTGATGATGCCGTTTTAATGAGTGATGAATGGAAGCAAACAAACAAGTTAAGCTCTGAAGACTTGGCTGGACTTATCGCTGACGCACTCATTCCCAAGTTCTTTATGAAGGAATGGTACGCTAAGGCGGTTAAAGTTATTGCTGAGGAAATTGACGCTAGAAAGGCAATGGGTGACTACTAATGATGAATGAACAGTGTTGGGTTTTGGTTGGGGGAATTAATGGCGACCTTTGGTGGGGTGAGAAGTTTGGTCCTCAACATGAAGGTACGCCTGCCAGTGTTGCTTTTGACCCAGACTTTGTAACTAAGCGTGAAGAGGAACATGGTGATGTGGTAGGATTTATCCACACTCACCCAAGTTTTACTGCGCATTATAGTATGCGTGATGATCGCACCATGAAGGCTTGGGTTTTATCTTTGGGTAAGCCTCTTGTCTGTTGTATTATTGGCACGGATGGGCTGCGCGCATTTTGGTACAACAATGACGAAGACCCGCCAACTGAGGAAACAGTTCACTCTCTTCGTGGTGCGATCTTTGGGCTTACACCACCAGAAGATTTTGAGCCTGAAAAAGATGATTTTTCAGATTTGATTATTGATGAACCACCACCTAGTCTGGGTGTAAACCAGCTTGTAAAGGTTATTGCTGGTAAACATCAAGGGGTAGAAGGTAGAGTACAGTTTTATCAGACTGAAGGTGAAGGCGGGAGAATAAGGGTACGTCTTGCTGATGGTAGCCAAATCTATGTTGATAAAGAAGATATAGATTTTAAGTTTGAGTATATCGACGCAGAGGTAATGATGGATGAAGAGGAACGTGAAGCTTTCCATCAGCAAATCAAGGAAATAAAAGAAGGTGAATATTTATCATGAATATGTTTGAAATAGTTTTACATTGTATTTACATTACAATATGTGTTACCAGAGTCCTTAAACATCCATTATTCACAACGGATTTCGTGGCCCGTAAACTGTGGTTTGATTGGATAAGTTTTCTATGGTTTGCTTTAGGACTTGCAACCTTTATCAACTTGGTTTACTCGCTGTTATAAGGAGTAATCATGAAAGTGCCATACAACAAGGAAGCGATCATTGAGTGTATGTCGCAAGTGCTGCCAGATCAAGGTGGTGACTTAGAAGCGTGGATTGATAGAGAATTTGCAAGATTTAGGCAAATGGGTCGCAAGTTACCTGCACAGATTAGTCTGAATACTTTACAAAGTGCCTGGATTGGAAGATATAAACGACGTGGTGGGAGTATGGGTGGTTGTGTCAATGGGCGTGTCATTCGTTCTGCAAAGGGGTTATAAATGAGCCGTTTCTTTGTCCCAATCACTGTGGATGAATTAAAAAAGAAAGTTGATGATGCTCTTGGCGAAGATGGTTATGATTATCGCCATCTGACTCCAACGATAGAAAAAGATTTAGATAAGGTCAATTTCAGCACAGAGAATCTGGAAGCTGAAAATGGTTATGGCTCAGTTAAAGATTTAGTCGGTTATCATATGTTGTCTAATGGAATGCCAATTTTGGGTATTTCAGCAGGTGGTGATTGGGAATACCCGATGTTCTTCTGCATCTATTTTGATGGGAAGAAATTGAGGGCTTATATCCCAGAAAAAGGCAATACCTGGAACACAGACACCAAAGAAGCCTATGGCAATGATAATGTTGCTGATTTAAAGAACGCAAGGAAGCGTTGGCCTGACCAATATCCTACTGATGTAGAGGCTGATGAAGATGAGGACGTTGAGCCAATCGGCAATACTGATGAAATTGCCAAGGATATCATGGACCGTATCGTTAAGAAGACGGAACCACAGAAGAATGTTGTGGTAAAGTTGACCCTGGAACCAGTTGCAGGTTGGGATAGTAATGCTATTGAAACTTTGATTAAAGCTTCAAATGGTTGCAATATCCCAGGCTTGGGCAATGTTTATCAAGGAACCAGAGTGATTGCTCAGATTACTAAGGTGGAAATTAAATGATTTCTAAAGAACAACTTGATAAAATGGACACGCCTACTCTTGAAAAAGAAATCAAGAGTAGGCGTGAATTAATGGATCAAATGGTAGGGTGGCTTTATCCTGCAATCCTCAGAGATGAGATTATTCAGCTTTCTGAGCGTTTACAACAGAGTGAACTTTCTAGGCTTATCCCTCGCAGCTAACCAAGCCTGGAATTCTTTTTCTTTCGTAACGTCATCTGCTGGTTGTGGTTTCTTTCCAGCGATAATACCCATTGTCTTTAATTTGTCTAAATCAAAAGGTACAGGTGTAGCAGTTTTCTCTCCAGCAACATCGGTATAAGGTGCCAAAGCTGACTTGCCTGCTGCTTTCAAGTAATCTCCGCTGCACATACTTGGGTATTTTCTGCAATAAGCTTCGATTTCATCAAACTTGCCAATGAGTCTTTTATAATGCGGGGACTTGGCAAGTTGCATTTTTTCATAATCGGAAAGTTCACCAGATAAAAGACCAGCTATAACACGCTGTTCATCCTTATACATGGCTTTAGTTTTGGCATAACCACCAGTCATATTCTTTTTACTTAAATTTCTTTTATCAATAAGTTCATTAGCTCTTTGAACGAATGCACTATTCTCTGGGTAATTGGTTATGCTTGGGTCATTTGGCTGTACGACGAAACCACTAGTTCCAATGAATTTATTATCATTGGTGCTATAGCTTTCAAATGCAGATGCGCCCTTAGCTGTTAGCCCAATAACCAATCCTGGTTTGCCTTTTGGTTGTTTTTCCAAGAATCTTAGGTCATGCTTGTCGCCGTTTATTACTTTGAATCCGTTCCATACAGCAGGCAATAGTGGTCTGCCATCTGGATATGTTAAGGTTTCTTTATTATGTGTTTTTCCAGGGCCGAATACTACTGCAACATTGTGACCTTGTTGGAGCATTTGTAATGCTTGTGCATCATTATTTTCTGAACGGGAGAAGGTTAAATGATAATTGTCTGGGGTTGTACCTACCCTCGGTGCTACTTTGGTGTAATCATAGAACATAATGTCTGGGAAACGTTCCATGAGGGTGCGGCCATCTTCATCTCTCATATTTTCCCAATGCAGGTCGCTGGTGCCGTTTAATCTTACAACCAGTTTATTTCCTCTTTCTGTCACTCTATCCCTTAGTCCATAAAGAAATTTAGCCATGTTGGAGATGACGTGAGGCATTTCTTTGGCTAGAAACCAAGTCTTTTTTAACCTTGCTGAAGTTTTATCAGCTAATGCACCTATATTGCCAGAAGTTTGTAAGCAAGTTGATTTACAACCGCCAGATGCACATGGACAGGTAACGAATCCAGATTGAGCGGCAGGTGTTAAATGGACAACAAAGCTTTCATAACCATTTGCATTGCCTAAAGTGCGGTTCATTACATGACGATTAATTCCAGGTAATTTAGACATTTTACCTTCCTGGCTTACAAGGTCGCTTTTACTAGTTTTGGGATTTTTGGAAAAGAAATCTCTAGCTCTGGAACGCCAAGGGGCTTTTTTTCTGCCAGTTTCAAATTCTGAGCGGTCATCTTCAAGTAAATACTCTGAGCCATAAAGACAATTATTGAAATTGGTGTAATATTTAATATCTTCATTGACAGAAGTAAAAAACTTGAATCCTGTGAGCATGAAGTATTTAGTGAAATGCACGAAAAAATGGATGAAGTTGACAAAGTGGGAAAAAGTAGTATAGTAAGCATCATGGAGGGCAAAATGGCAAATAGCAAGTTCCATCACGAAGAGATTTATCGCGGCAAGAATCTTGCAGAAAGACTTGCTGTGCCCATTACGGTATGTGGTGCAGGTTCTATTGGCAGTAATCTTGTTGACAACCTGACTCGTCAAGGGTTCAGCAAACTCACTGTTATTGACATGGACCGTGTTGAAGTCCATAATCTCAATACTCAGATTTATGCTGAGGCCGATGTTGGTGCGCTCAAGGTGGATGCACTCAAGAACCGTATTTTCCGTAATATTGGCGTTGAAATTGAAGCAGTAAACAAGGAAATGACTGCCGCAAATGTAAAGCAATTATTAAAGAAGGCAAGTGTTGTCGTTGATTGTTTTGATAACAACAAGGCGCGTCAATTGGTTCAAACTTTCGTAAGGGAGAAGCGTACTTCTTGTTTACACGTTGGTTTGAATGGGGATTATGGGGAAGTTATCTGGGACGAAAAGTACCGTGTGCCCAAGGACCAGACTGACGGTGATGTTTGTGATTATCCACTTGCTCGCAATATCGCAATGTTGGCTGTTATTGTTGCAACTGAAGAACTTTTGAGTTTCCAATTGGAGCAGCCGCCAAGGTTATCTAATTGGAGCATTACTCTCAAGGATTTGGCGATCAAGAAATTTTCTTGAAATTTTTTTTCAAACATTTACTTCTTTAAGTAGAAGATGATATCCAAAGGGCAACATGTGTATTGATGCTCGTAGGAAGAAGCATCAAATTTTTACAATTAGTGCTAAGCACTAGAAAGGTTTATTACAATGGCTAAGGAAAAGAGTCCTAAGAAGGAAACGAAGAAGGCCCCAAAGAAGGCGGCAACCAAGAAGACCCCAGCAAAGGCACCAGCCAAGACTTGTACAAAGACTTGTAGCAAGTAATGTAAAATGGTAGTATTCAATCTCACTAAGGAATTGTCCTTGGTGAGATTATTTTTTGGAGTTTGTATGAAAAAGTTTTTATTGTCTGTGGTTGCAATGTTAATTGCACCACTTGCCTTACTTGCTGGTGAAATTACTGTTGTAGGCAGTGGCACCGTATCACTGCCAGCTACAACAGGATATATTTCAGTGTCAGTCGTCACTGAAGCGAAGTCACCAGCCGATGCACTTGCTCTTAATAAGGATGCAACAAATAACATTTTTGCACTCCTGAAAAAGCTCAATGTTAAAAAAGAGGAAATGCAGACGCAAGGCATCGAATTGTCCCCAAAATATGTTTACACACCAAATCAAGAACCCGCACTTGTAGGCTATACAGTCAAGTATTCCTTACAGGTGACTGTGTGTGACATAGCTGATACTGGTAAAGTGTTAGATGGTATTGTCAGGGAAGGTGCAAATCGTGTTAATAGTGTAAGATTTGGCCTTACTGAGGAAAAAATGCAGGAAGCATTAGCCAAAGCTAGAGTAGATGCTGCAAAGAACGCTAAAGAAAGAGCCGAACTTTATGCGAAGGCTTTGAATCCAAATGCGAAGTTAAAGCTAAAAACTCTTGCTGAACAACACACATATTCTGGGCCAAGAGCAGAATATGCTATGATGGATCGAAAATCATCCACCAATGTTGAGGGTGGTGAAATGGCGATCAAGGTCCAAGTAACTACGGTTTGGGACTGTGATTAAGTTTAGGTTTTATTTAAAATCCCACTAAGACGATCTTAGTGGGATTTTTCTTTTCTTAAAGACTAAATAAATGAATGAGATTTCGTAATTGGTTTGAATCTGAGGAAGAATCTGGCGGTCCTTGGGCACATGAACATCCTTGGCTTAAAAGACTAGGTAAAGTTGATTATAATAAATCACAAGTAAACCTATTTGTTGATGCGATGGCTGATAAAGACAAAAATGCCGTTGCGTTGTACAATTTCTTGAATCGTAAGTCTTATAGCGATGAAAGATACAATAAACCAATTTCCAACAATTTATTAATTCACAGTGATTTGAGACTCAAGAATGCAGTTGGTAAGATCGAGACTTCTTTTGGCGAATTCAAGTTTATTGCTTCTGGAGAAAATGCAGGTAGTATTTTTATAAAACATCCTCCAGTTATTTATGACGAGGCAGATAAACTTGCTATGTTTGGAGTTGTTGTTCATGAATTGGCACACGCCGATCATTGGACAAAAGACAAAAGATTCAAACCAGCACCAATTTATTCTTTCAATAATGAGAAATATCAAAGGCATTGGACCGAATGCAGGGCTTATTCACAACAACTGATTGCTTTACTACACAATATTCCAGATAGGCAATCTATTTTGAATATTTTTGACAGACCGCCAGAAACAGACTTTTTTGATTTTCAAGGAAAACAACATCCATACACAAAGGTTTCTCCTTTTTCTTGGTCGCCATCTTTACTTGAATTTGCAAAAATGTTCTTGGCATACTACCAAGGAAGGAATGAAGGTGTTATGGCTAACATTGCCGCACCATTAGTAACTGCGGCAGCAATGTTGAATCCACAACCAGGATTGCCAGCACAGTCGCAACCAGTTATGCAGCAACAAGTTGTTTCTCAGAAGAGTGAGGCAGCAGACCTGATAAAGCAAATTGTTCAGAAAATGCTTTTCAGAAATTTCTTGATTCAGGTTTGAGTTTTTGATATAGTAGGGGTTCCTTTCCTTCGGTGGCTTATTTTATTCTCCGCGAAATAAGTTGCCACAGATTGCCCTGGAAGACAATTCCAGGGCAATCACTTTTTCTGGTTGACAACGGGGAAATTTGTGCTATAGTAAGGGAGTAAGACAAACGCAGCCCGAAAAGAAAAATAATTTTCGGATTTCTCTTGCAAAAAAGAAATGGGCTGCGTATATTATCTAGTAGAGATTTATACCAGAGTAGAGAAGCAGTATCTCGCTTGGCTCATAACCAAGAAATCGGTGGTGCAAATCCATCCTCTGGAACTTTAGAAGTGAACTGCTCTTGTTGAGCATAAACAAGGTTTAAAAAATGAACACTATCATCGTGAAACGCTGGTTCGGTATTGAAGCTGTCAAGCAACAGCCATGCGCCGCCTTTACGGGCACAAACCCCGTAGAACAGGGGCATGATAATACGAAGCATCCTTGAGCGATGACGGCTCAGGGATAAAACCTGAGCCAGATTGGGAAGAACACTATAACCTTGGCTCAGGTTAACACCCTGAGCCAAGGTTTTTTGTTTATACCTTAGCTGTACCGAAGGAAATACCGACCGATTGACGTAACTCCCGTAATGTTCTATGACTTTACGGATCGGTGTCATGAAGTTGGACGCGGGTTCTTTGAAAATTTGGTTGGGGATTCATGCCTGGCATTAAGTTGTTGAGGATGAATCCCCCTGTACGGACGATTAGTTCAATGGTAGAATGTTAGCATGACACGCTAGAGAAAAAGGTTCGATTCCTTTATCGTCCACTCTCGAATCAGGGATTAGCTCAGCTTGGCTAGAGCGCTTGTTTTGGAAACAAGAGGCCGAAGGTTCAAATCCTTTATCCCTGACTGTTTATGTCTCCATGATCGTAACTGGATAACGATTCTGGCTCTTAACCAGAACATCTCGGTTCAAATCCGAGTGGGGACACTGTGAGCGAAGCCAAATGGATAGGCGACTGTTTGTGAAGCAGTTAATAGCGGGTTCGATTCCCGTCGCTCACCTTGGAAATTTTAAAAAGGAGATTTTGAAATGATTTATAAACGCAGGAGTCATACAAATATGGCTCCGAAACCTTTAGCTGGATGAGGTCCAGTCTTTTAAACTGGAAAAGAGGGTTCGATTCCCTACGGAGCTACTATGAAAAAATGTAGTAATTGCAACAAAGATAAAGCTCTATCGGAATTCAATAAAAAAAGGCAAGGATTACAACCTTGGTGCAGAGAATGCAATAGGTTGCGATCAAGGTTATATTATGCTCAAAACAAAGACAATCATTTGCAGGTGATTCAATCTCGTAAAGATAAGATTTACAAAGAGCATAATAGAAAAATTAAAGAAATAAAGTCTAATGCCTGTTGTGCATTATGCCCAGAATCGGAATCGGTTTGTTTAGACTTCCACCATTTGAGAGATAAGGATGTTCCTATAAGCAGAATAGTGCATCGAGGATATTCTTGGGAACGTATATTAATGGAAATGAAAAAATGCGTGGTTTTGTGTTCTAATTGCCATAGAAAAGTTCATGCTGGCATCCTAACTGTGAATGAAGAAATGTTATGGACTAATTGAGGATTCGTCTAATGGTAGGACGGAAGGCTTTGAACCTTCCTGTGGGCGTTCGAATCGCTCATCCTCAGCTTGTTTTAAAATTGAGAAAAGAGTATTATAGAAAAATCGGGCTATGGGCTAATTGGTAAGCCGCCTGCGTCGGAAGCAGGACAACATTTCAGTTCGAATCTGAATAGCCCGACTGGATACCTTAGCTGTACCTAGTAAGTTGTTATCTGGCTGTGGGCTAATTGGTAAGCCTCCTGCGTTGGAAGCAGGACACCATCTCAGTTCGAATCTGAGTAGCCAGACTGTAGATGGCTCATTCCGCTAATGGTCAGGCGAGCGGACTTTCAATCCGCCAACAAGGGTTCGATTCCCTTATGAGCTACTAGTGAGTGTCGTAGTGTATCGGACAGCACGCCACCGTCCTGGTGGAAGGGCCGTTCAATTCGGTAGCACTCACTGCCTATCGGGGGTAGTCTATGGGTAGCCGTTGGCACTTGCAATGCCGACTATGGGGATCGTAACCCCATACCTCCACTGTTAAGGGCCGTAATGTTCTCTGGGGAGCGAGGATGCCTTGCAAGCAACCTGGATGAGTTCGATTCTCATACGGTCCACTGAAAGCTTAGCTGTACTGAGTGTAATATCGGCCATTGTGTGAAATGGTATCACGCTTCTTTTACACGGAAGAGTCGGGGGTTCGATTCCCTCATGGCCGACTGATTGATGGTGTCTGTAGTGTAGTGGTCTGCACGCCTGTTTGTGAAGCAGAAAGTGCGGGTTCGATTCCCGTCAGACACCCTTATGCCGCATTCAACTTCTAGGAGGTTATCTGGTTTTCACCCAGAGTAGACGGGAGCGTAACCCGTATGCGGTACTGAACGGCCTATGTTGTAGTGGTTCTGCAAAACTGTCTGATAAGCAGTGAGTCCAGGTTCGATTCCTGGTGGGCCGACTGTTCTCTACCAATGGTAGATAACCACTAAAGGTTTTCCCGTTGAACCCGCCTGGCAAATCAACGGTACTTGCCGCCATAGTCTAATGGTAGAACGTATCCTTGGTACGGATAAAATCTGAGTTCGATTCTCAGTGGCGGCTCTGGGACTAACATTCAAGGAAGGATGTAAAGAGCATGTGGCATGGTAAGGGACAGCACGCCATGTCTTACAGAGTTTGCGGCTGGCATGTTCGTCCAATTCGCGGCATACGCATTGTGGCTGTTGCGCCTGTCTTCCAAACAGGATTTTAGAGGGGTTCGATTCCCCTATGCCGCACTGAAATTTATTCCTGGGGAGTGATTATTGGTAATCACGCACGGCTGTTAACCGTGTAATACCGCAAGGTTATGCTGGTTCGATTCCAGCCCCAGGAGCTTTATTGGAGTTTATTATGTACGGAACAGTTGTATCTTATATTCACCACGATAAACGTGGTGGAGCAATGGTCGAAATCATTACACAAACCGATTTTGCTGCAAATTCACAAGAAGTAAATGACTTTGGCAAGTGGGTTGCAATGATTGCTTATGGCTTTAATCTACCAAGTTGGGATTATTTTCTTGAAAAAGAAGCCAAGATGAATATATCGAGTGCTGGTAAACTCGGCAAGTTAATCGAAGAAGTGAAAGAAAATGTTAAGGTTGGTCGTATTACAATCTTGAAGGTAGAGTAATGTTTGCAATACAATTAACTAAGAATGTAGGGACCGAAGTTATCAGTTGGTGGTGCGAAGATGGTTTGCACAAAACTGGTTATGGGGCAGAAAGGTTTCGTAGACTTTATGCCGAAGAAGGGGAAGCTCAAAGACACCTTGATTATTGTCGTGATTGGGCTTATCGTCATCATAGAAACACTTTAAAAGTTAGTGTAAAGGAGATTTAAAATGTTTTATAAACGTAGGGGTCATTCAAATATGGCCCCGAAACCTTTAGCTGGATGAGGTCCAGTCTTTTAAACTGGAAAAGAGGGTTCGATTCCCTACGGGGCTACTTAATGGAAGCCTTACTTTTTGAATACGGTACGATTGCTGCATTAGCATTACTACTCGTATTATTGATTTGTAGTTTGTTTAGGAAGTAATTGCGGTGGGTCCAGTGCTGGTACTGGAGCCTGTCTTTGAAGCAGGAAGTCGCTGGTTCGATTCCAGCCGCCGCAGCTTAGAAACGTTTCCAACCTGGATGATCCTGTCCCCAAGGAATAACCTTGCCAGGGTCGCGTTCAGAGGGTACTTGTTGTTGATATTGTTTCCATTTATCGCGGGCACCTGTTTCGCTCATATATTGTTTCAAGGCACGAATTAATGGAATTTGTAGAGCTTGTCTTAGTTGATCTACTTCAGCCTTAGCCTGTGGGGTCAACATATCATAATAGCTCTTTAATTTAGGAGGTAAATCTCTATAATCAGAGTTAAATACTCCTTTAATAAATTGACCTACGCCTTCGTCTTTACGGGTGCAGTATTCTTTGAATGTTTCCATGTTTTATTTAGGCAACTGTGATGGATTTCTAAAGCCGCTCTAACATAGTGGACTATGTGCCTGTGTGAAGAACAGGAAATCTGGGTTCAATTCCCAGGGGCGGCACTATATACATTCATGAGTGCAGCAAGAAGAAAATTTGCGTTTGGTTATCCTGATGGATATGGTGCGGCATTATATCCACCTGCTTATGATGCAACAGTATCTGCAACAGCTTTTTTGCAGTATCAATTTCGTGCAGAGCAACAGGATAAAGCGCCACCAGATACAGCATTAGTAGACAAAAGTGGGGATTTAGCACAAAAAGAATACAAGGCTAAATATCCACCAGCTGATTTACCGCCCCATTCTGGTCTTTCTTCTTACAAAGGATTTGGCTATAAAGATGGCATAGGTTATATATTTTTCCAATCAGAGCCTACTGGTCCAGGTGTATACTCTTTTAAAGAGTGGTTGAGAAAAAATAATATAAACCCTGACAAATTTCCGAAATAAGGAGTTAAAAATGAGTTGGGGTTCAAAAATCTTGGCGGCTGGCATTATACACAAAGTCAGCAAAGATAAGAAACCTGCTGGCGGTTGGATTGAACTAGGTTTCACGGTTTTTTGCATTTTGGCTGTTTTGGCTTTTGGAATTTGGGCTATCCTCCGATAGCTTAGCTGTACCGAGTAGTCTGTGGGAAAACTTTGAGTTGTTCATAAATACTACATGATGGATTTCAAGGACTACTGTATGGCAAACACTGTCAATCTGAGTGATATTTCTTTGTTTGAATCACAGTTTTTATTCAAAGAAATGGCGGTTTTGAACCCAAACGCGATTGCGAAGACTCAGAACGCTTTTCAGTTTATTTACGATAATAACATTCGTGGTGTTATCATTGGGGGTATGGCCGTCAGTCATTATACTCAGGACAGAAAGTTGACGCCTGATGTTGATTTTCTTACAGCGGATATCAATGCTGTGAAAGCAGCATTGCAAAAGAATCAGATGGCTTCGCGGCCTTTGGCTTCGACTGGAGATTTCGGTGGTCTTTATGTTCCTCAGTTAGATGCCGATTTTTTGGATGCTAATGAAGGTTCAGATGTAGCATTAAACCACTATATCTTGAAGACTGCGAAGACTGCAACTATCGGGGGAGTAACTTTCCCGATTATTGATCCAGCAGTTTTGATGATTATGAAGTTCGTCATTGGCAGGGATAAAGATCAGGCTGACGCTTTCAAGTTGCTGCCAACTTTGAATAAGGCGGAATTAAAAACGCATTTGAAGGCTTTGAAGGGGGTTTTGCCAAAGGGAATGGCTAAAACCATTTGGGATGATGCTCAATGGGCTGTTAAAGTTTAAGGGGAATTATGTATAATTTTGAATATTATGAAGATAGAATGCGAGAATGGCGTTGGCGTGTGAAGCACCAAAATGGTAATATCATTGCTGTCAGTAGTGAAGGCTACGAAAACAAGCAGGATATGTTGGATGTTCTGGATAACTTGGTCAATTTCATCAAATGCGATAGCGTTCAATGGAACGAAGTAGTAGCATGAAGTATTATTGTGACAAATCCAGACATTTGATTTGTTTACCTTATTCAATCGAGAATTTACACTTGATGGCACTTGATTTGAATATAAAACGGCACTGGTTTCATAAGACACATTATGATATTCCTAAACAGAGGATTGAAGAAATCACCGCTAAGTGTACGGTGATTTCTTCAAAAGAAATAGTTAGGATGATACGCCAAGGAAGCTAATCTGGTGAAAGCGCAAGTCTGAAGAACTTGATAGGTCGGATCGAAACCGACCCTTGGCACTTTCCTGTGGTTTAAATACTGAAATTAGGCGGCTCTAACGAGCGCTGAGAACGCCAACAGTAATTTCATGACTCAGCACACAGGAAATATGGGGGAGTGTAGCGGTTTTCTACACATTTGTTTCATAAGCAAGTGGTAACGGTTCAACTCCGTTCTTCCCTACTATGGTGAGCCTTACCCCAACTGAGAGAGAAATTTCTAGGGACGGTCAATCCCGATGATGAAATAGTATTTCAACTAGGTGACTCAAGGCTGAGAGGGTGACTCCTCTCAATTTACTCCCCTGTCTTTCAAATGGTAGGAAAACTGGCTGTTAACCAGTGAATCTAGGTTCGAGTCCTAGTGGGGGAGCTATGAAACCAATATATTCAAAAGCTGGTGATTCAGTATCTTATTTTTATAAGGATGAACGTTGTCTCGCTGTTCAGGTCGATCCTTATTTGACGATTTACTATTCACTGAAAGACAATGAAATTGTTGGTGTGAAGATCAATGGTGTTGGATGTTTTGAAGAAGATGATGCCGCTATGGTATAATGGTATTACGTCGCTCTTGTAAGGCGAAAATCTGAGTTCGATTCTCAGTGGCGGCTCTTGGAGGTTTCAATGACTCAGGAAGAAATTTTAGATCGTATTGTAGAAATTATTGAAACCTATCCTACTCCACTTCCAGAAGAAGTGAAAAAGGAATGGAGTGATTTGAATGATGCGATGCGAGAACTGCATGAACCGTCTTATGGTATTGGGTTCTGGCATAAAGGTTACGAAATTGAATTATATGGTCACAAAATTTTGTACTGTAAGAAGTCAGTAGAAGAATACAAAGATATGCTTAGAATGTTTGGTGGTGAAATGACTATCGAGCAGTATAATGACAAGTGGAGTGGAAAGGCATGTTAAATGAATTTGAGCAGGAGTTGGTGAAAGAAATCCTTATTGAAGCTCAAATGACGAAAGACACATTTATGCGTTCTTTCGAGCGATTAGAGAAACTGGCCCAACGGTTATTAAAAGAAGTAGATAAGAAAGAACCGACTAATGATTAACTTTGAAGCCTTTGTGTTGTATTATACTGCTTTTCATGAAGGCGAACTTAATATTAAAGAATTTAAGGAAATGTTGCTGGCAGACGTTGGGGAAGAAGGTTTTAAGGAAGCACTCGCTATTTTCAAGCAGAAAAGAGAAGAGAGGCTTGCGGCGGGTGATAAGCGGACGTTATATGATGCAACGAAGGTGGAGAAGAAGGATTGAATTGGGCTTGTACGTCAATGGTAAGACTTCGTGCTTTAAGCCGATACATGGAGTCAATAGGCGTAGCTAACCTATCTTTGTCCATGATGAATGCTAGACATTCTTCAGGCAGGAACTGCACGAAAAGCGGGTTCGATTCCCGCCTAGCCCACTGGATTATGCCCCTATGCTCGTAATTGGTAACGAACGAGTCTCTTAAACTCGGAATCAGGGTTCGACTCCCTGTGGGGGCACTGTTAGTCACGGAACAGTCGAAAGGCCAGGGCCGTGCCAGGGTTAAAATCCTGACGAACACATGTTCGTATTGTGGAGGATTAGATGCTGGCATCTAAACTAGCCTCTGAAGCTAGCTCTCACTGGTTCGATTCCAGTCTCCACAGCTTATATTGCATAGCTCAAAGTTATATGGTATATTTGAACCTGGAGGTTCTATGCCATATAAAGATGTTGATAAACAAAAAGAGTCACAGCAAACTTATTACCAAAAGAATAAGGATTTGTATAAAGCTAGGGATAAAGAAAGAAAAGAAGAAATAAAAACTTGGGTTAGAAATTATCGTATTTCTAAAGTTTGTGAGGATTGTGGTGAAGACCGATGGCAATGTTTAGATTTCCACCATATAGATTCGAGTAACAAGTTTTTATCTATTAGTATGATGGTGCGAAAGAAATATTCTGTAGAAAAGATTAAGAATGAAATAATGAAGTGTAAAGTTATTTGTGCTAACTGTCATCGGTGTCATCATAGCGGTAATGTTTGGGAGAGTGCTAGTCTCGGAGTGTAATGGCTTCGCACACAACCCTGTCACGGTTGTAGAGCGGGTTCGATTCCCGTCGAGACTGCTTTTGGTTCCGTAGTGTAATGGTGTAGCACGGCACCCTGTCAAGGTGTAAGAGCGAGTTCAATTCTCGTCGGGACCGCTTAGTTTTGGCTCTATGGTGAAATGGATATCATCGGATGCTTCTAACATCTGGGTCCAGGTTCGATTCCTGGTGGGGCTGCTAACAATACAGATTATTAAGACTATATATCTGTATGCCAATGTATCCTTGCATTTGCACTCCTTATGCTCCAGGGACTCCTGTAGATTGCAGTATTCCTGGTGTTGGTGATGCAGGTGGAATATTAGAATTACAATTATTAAATGTCCAAATGGGCATGATGGGTGTTTACGGAGGTTGCGGCCTTACTTTCTACACTTATTCAATTGCTTATAATGTGACTTTTGGTCCATCAGGGGCTTTTCAAATTCAACAATTTAATAAGCATTTAGGCGAATGGCAGATGAACATGTTCAGTGGAGTATTGTACCAGACGACTGGTGCATTAAATTCCTATGGTCCTTTTTTACCACTTGACCAGATTCCAATATTTTGGAATAATGTAGTTCTGCCTCCTACGAATGCGAGGTGATTTATGGCAAAAAAGAAGGAAGTAAAGGAAAAATTCAAGTTCGTAAAGATTAGTGAATTGCATAGTGTTTACGAAGTAGTAGAGATTCCACCTGGCGCAACTCACGTTGAATCAGAGACTGATTACAGTGGCTGTTATTACGAGAGTGATATGCCAAGTGTGAAGGTCACTTTCTACAGGAAAGAAAAGGTATGAAAATTGCTGCTATTGTCGAATTAAACGCTCAAGAACTCAAGTATCTTCTTCACGCTCTTACTAAACTTGATGCACACTACAATGTAGGGTCCAGGGATTTTAATCGTGAAGAGATGCATGAGAAGCTACAGACGAAGCTTGAAAAAGCAGCTTCGTCTGGTTTAAAATAGCCCTACTGTTGGTGGGTACAACGGGAAGCCTCCAAAACTTCTGCTTGCGGGTTCGATTCCTGCTAGGGCTGCTTTTATAGGTGCGTAGTGTAATGGTAGCATATCAGTCTCCAAAACTGCTGGTGGGCGTTCGACTCGCTCCGCACCTGCTTATTTATTCCTCAATAGCTCAATAGGTAGAGCGCAAAGCTGTTAACTTTGATGTTCTAGGTTCGAGTCCTAGTTGAGGAGCTTTTTATGCCTGACGACAACATTATTGACATGCGGGATTTTACTCCTGAAGACCATGAACGAGTCAAAGAGAACTTGTTGAAAAGTTCTTATCTTTGTCCCAAATGCAAATCTTTACATTTGACAAGTGAGGATGTGGCTGGTAGAGTCTGCTGTTCATCTCCTGGTAAGTTTTATTGCGAAGGCATCTTATACAAAGTCAAAGATTTGGATGAAATTTATGAAAATTGAAATAGTTTCTGCGGGTCAAGGCAAAGGTCATCCAAAAAAAAGATGTTCTTGGTGTGACAAGAAGCTTAAAAAGGATGAAGGTATCGCTACCTGTACTCACACAGAGTACGTCACACTTTGCGAAAAGTGTTATAGAAAAGCTGGCAATTCAGTTAGGTAATTGGCTTTGCACTTCCAGGGAACTCTGGACTTATATTGCCTAAAGGCTGTGGTCGCTTAATCTTATATTGAGCAACTTGGGTGTCTTTAACAGGCATCATACGATTAGGATTGATTGGCACTTGTTTTGGGTTGGGTCCAACAGGTGTGGTCATTTGTTGTGGGCCAGGGTCTAATCCTTCGAGCCATTGCTTGAAATTCATGCATTATATAGGTTTCTATGATTACTATTATTCGTTGTTCTCAATGTAAAAAAGAGCTTTCGATTGCTTGTGAAGGGTTTGATGGTAAGTCACTATTCATAAGCCTTGATATTCAAAGGCATTACGACATGTGTAAGGAATGCCACCACATCAAGGATGTAAAATATACTCAATGTTTTTGTTCAGTCCAGTGTTTGAAGAATTGGATTGCGAGCGACCTTGACAAATATGTTGAAGATAAAGTAATGTGGGGCCAATAATGGATGAATTGTACTTTTGTTTACGTTTAACGGAAAATGAGCATTACATTGCTTCATGGGACTTTCAAAAAAAGTGTGAAGAGTTAGGGCTGACTTTCGTTTATTACAGGAAGTTGAAGGAAGGTCATGTGCCGCTGTATCGTGAGGTCAAGGTGAAGGGTGATAGGTTGCTAATTAATCAGTTTAAGAAATTCATGAAAGACAAGTTTTATGATTGGCAGGTTGAGAGGAATCCACACAAGGTTGACAGATTAACGCCACCGTAGTATAATGGTAGTACACAACTCTCGTAAAGTTGGAGTTTGGGTTCGATTCCCAGCGGTGGCTCTCACAGGAGACTTTCATGTTCGACTTCCTTAAGAATAAGACCATTTACCACAATAAGTACAAGACTAATTCAAAAGCAGTGATTATCTCCTGCTATTTTAATCCTCAGAAGTCACCTTATAGACTCAAGGCATTTAATGTTTGGTATGAGTCTATCAAGCATCTGAATCATCGAATTGTTGAATGTGTGATTGGCGAAGCAGAGCCACAGTTGCCAGAGAATGATTATATCCAAAGAATTTATACGCCTAACCTTCTTTGGCATAAAGAATCCTTGCTAAATAACATCGTTGAAAGCTTACCCGAAGAATACAGGTATGTATTTTGGGTTGATGCGGACGTGCTGTTCACTAATAACAATTGGTTGATTGACAGTGTGGAAGTATTGCAAACTGCTAACATTGTGCAGCCTTTTGAATATTGCGTCCATATGGAAAAGGATGAATTAACTCCTTCCATTAATGTTGAGGCTCATAAGGCACAAGTGCAAGACGGAACTTATCTTAAAAACCGTAGGGTTTGGCGAAGTTTCTGTGCCAATTATGGCAAGCTTTCCAAGAAGGATAGTGAAACTTACCACCTGCACGGTCATGTTGGGTTTGCTTGGGGTGCAAGGCGTGAAATTTTGGATCGTGTACCTTTGTATGATAAAGCTTTAATTGGTGGTGCGGACCATATTATTGCACATGCTGCGGTTGGTGAAGTCAAGCATAAGTGCATTATGAATGCTTTCGCAGACAATATCGAAGAGATTGTCGATTGGTCCAGGGAGTTTTACTTGGCGGTGCAAGGTAAAGTGGGTTATGCTCCTGGCGACCTGTACCACATTTGGCATGGTGACATTGACAAGAGAGAGTATTTGAAGCGGATTAAGGATTTTACGCCAGAGACGAAAAACATTAACATGAAGGACAAGAATGGTCTTTATGTCACGCATAAGGAAGACCATAAGTATATCAAGAATTACTTCAGGAAGCGTGAAGTTAGTGAATCTGGAACTTACTATGAGGATGATGGATTCTTGGAGTCGATGGCTCTAGGGTACATGACAGATTCGACTATGATGGGTACATTGCTTGGCGGAAATCTGCCAGGTGCAATGATTGGTGATATGCTGAATAATGCGGATGAAGTGGATGAAGCACCAGCGGTTACGCCTTACAATGAAGTGCCAGCAGTGCCGCCTCCACCGCCGATGCCTCCAATACCAGTGCCTATGCCGATTCAAATTCCAGAAACGGTGCAGGAAGCAGAGTTATTGCCGATGCCGCGAGAAGTAGAACCAGACAACTTCTCATGAGATACCTTAGCTGTACCTAGTGGTGTGTTCTGAAACACAAAACAAAGGGGGGCTTCAATGCGGTACTCACTGGCTTTAGTTTGTTTGCTAATTGTTTCGCCTTGCTTTGCTGACAACTTTTTTTCTGTTCTGAAGAAGGACCAGAAAGTTGGGTTGCAAGAAACACCGAATGGCTATCACATCAAGGTTTTCAAGAATTTTGGTGAGGACACAGCACCTTACAAGGTGATTGAAATTGGTGATAATTATATTGTGATTGAAGATGCAATCGGCGTGAATGAGATTCGGATTCCGATTTACTCTATTAAGTCGATTACAACTGTGAAGTTTCCTCAAAAGGCGAAGTGATGTGGGACAGCGAAGGAAGGTTAGAGTATGGGCCTGGATTGAGGGCTGTAGTTTGGGTTGAGCAAAACATTTCAGATTTATACAGAAAGTTGATTCCTAAGTATTATTACGCTCAACCCCAACTATACCCAGCACACATCACAGTTGTCAGGTTGAGACTTGAAACTGCTAAAAACATGGAAGTTTGGAACAAATATAATGGAGAGTTGATTCCATTTAGCTATGATAGTTCAATTCGTTTTGATGGAACTTATTTTTACCTGAATGTCCAGAGCGAGAGAATCGGGGACATTCGTGAAGAGTTAGGATTGCCAAGGTTTCGTTTTGGAGATTTAGGTGCGGACAAACGGTGTTACCATGTGACAATTGCAAATGTCAAAAATACTTAATTGGGCTTTTTCTTTATTCAAGAAGAAAAGAGAGCTTATACATAATGTATATCCTTCATATGAATTGCCCTGTGACTGGTGTTATCGAGTAAGGAGAACAACGATAAACGAAGTGAAGGAACGGATGGTAAGAATTTGTTCGGAGTGTAAAAATGAGAGACGATAAAGCGAGTATCGAACAAGCTGATGGCTATTCTGGTGGTAGTTGGCATCGTTTTCTCAAGAAGAGAAAGTTGAGAAAAGAACGACGCCGTGCTAAAAAGAATCCTGAATGCCAATCAGCTTATCGAAGATATAAAGGTTATGAGTTATAAATTCTACGAATTTATGGATTTTTCATAGTAGCCCTACTACCATAAGATATGGTTTTATGTAGCAAGTGCAAAAAAGATAAATCTGCTTCGGAATTTAATTTCAATAGTTCCAAAAATCGGTTGGAATATCACTGTAAAGAGTGTCATAGTGAATATTTGAAAGAACATTATAAGAAAAATAAAGATTATTATAAGTCCAAAGCCAGCAAAAGAAATAAGTTGGTTAAACAAGAAAATAAAGTTAGGATTTTTGAGTATTTGCAAAATCATGCTTGTGTTGATTGTGGAGAAAAAGAGCCTATATTTTTAGATTTTGACCATGTAAGGGGTAAGAAACGATGTAGTCTTTCTAAGCTTGTTAGGGGAGGCTATGCGTGGGAAATAATTCAACAAGAGATAGACAAGTGCGAAATTCGCTGTGTGAAATGCCATAGAGTAAAAACATACAAGCAGTTTGGTTGGTATGGTTGGTGGGAAGATATGGCCCGTGGGTGTGATGGATTAGCACATCACTCTACGAAAGTGAAAGAATAGGTTCAAATCCTATACGGGCTAATATGAAGCGCCTATAGCATAATGGCAATGCGCGACGTTGCCAACGTCGAAACTGTGGGTTCGAGTCCCACTAGGCGCTCTTTGCGGGTGTAGCATAATGGCGATGCACTTGCTTCCCAAGCAAGATATTGTGGGTTCGAGTCCCATCACCCGCTTTGTCCTTTTAATATAGGGAGTATTAAAATGAAGTGTGCAACATGTTGTTCTGTATGTAAGAAGAAGTGTGCCGAGCTTCATGAATGTGATTGTGCAGAATACTCCGATCTTTGCCCAGAATGTTGGCAGAAAGTTCCAACCCGTCACCGAGAAGAAGTTTGTATAGTGGATTGGTTGGATTACGATAAGGATATGGTTGATTTAAATTAACCAGTGCGGCTATGATGTAGTGGTAGCCTGTCTGCTTGCCATGCAGGACGTGCGGGTTCGATTCCCGCTAGCCGCTTTATGAGAAAAGAAAGTCAAGAAGAATATTTTTCCCGTATGGATGAGGTCTTTTTCCTTCAATATCATTTAGGCATGAGATATGACAAGATTAAGGCAATGTCAGACCATGACCGTAAACTGACTATTGAATTGTTTTGTAAAGAAAACAATAAAAAAAAGTCTACTTTGCTTTTTCCAAGAAAAGGATTGCCAGATGACCCGTCCTAAACTCGAAAAGCCTGTTAAGTGCTTGGGTTGTGGTGGTCAGATGAGGTTAAGGAAAAGACCTAGAGGATACATCCTAGTGTGCAAGAATGCTCCTAAATGTAGGAAGGTTGCAGCTTATGAAGTATGTGAACCTAATAGTTAATGTTGGCAGTCTTGACGAAGATGAATGTGAAGCGATTGAAGCTGAAATCAGTGAATTGCTTGAGCGTCATAACATGAAGCTGCATTCAACTTCATCAACGCCAAAGCAAGGTTACAGAGAAGAGGAATTGCAGTTTTACCCGAACGATATGTAATGGCCCGTTCGACTTCTAGCTGAGGTCGGTAGCCTCTCAAGCTACATAGATGGGGGCAGAACCCATACGGGTCACTTGGAGATTGATATGGAACTTAAACTTTTCAAGTTGAAGAAGTATATATCTCCTGAATGGGGAAATACTTACGACATTGACACTTATTACTACATTTCAAATGATGTAATAAAGGTTCTTGAAGAGATAGATGAGGTCCACGGCTGGGAGTTGAGTGGTTCTGATGGCAAGTGGACTTACGATCATTACTATGATATGGATCGTGCAGAGTTGAAGGTGGTTTTGGAAGAGGTTAAGTGTAATATTGTGATATAATGAGTAGGGTCGAAATTGGCCGTCTGAGAGCGTTTGCACGACGTACTCCTCGGACCTTTCCATAACTGATCTATATGATTTATTTGGGTGCAACTGGATAAATCTCTACTCATTTATGGCCCATTCGTCTAGCGGCTAGGATAACTGGCTTTCAATCAGTTGACAGGAGTTCGATTCTCCTATGGGCTACATTGAAGAGTGGTTTAAATGTTGGTGTACATGTAAAGCCGTGAATTGGGTATATGCTGGCGATCCTATGGACCAGACTATACCCGATGTTCACGGCTTTATTTGTTTTAAATGTGGTGCAGAGAATGAATTTGATAATCTGGACCTATTTGAAGACGATGAAAGGTATTTTAAGGAAGGTTTAGAGCATCCATAGCTATATTAGTGTATGGAAAAAGTAGATTTTGTTATAATAGACACTGACGGAATTCATGAAACTCTGGCATGTCCCAAATGCGGTAATGTCTTCGATATTGACGCTCATACTGAGTTAAATCTAATATTTGACAAGACTTATATGGGTCTGCTTGCAAAATGCACAGACTGCGGAGTTCTCCAAAAGGGTGATGAATGATTTATAAAGGTAAAGTTTGGAAATACCAACTTTTCAAAGAGGTTAGTATATGAATCAGGACTATATGCGTGGTAAACTCCTAGATTACTATTCCACTTTAAACGTGGAAGGTAAGATTACGGAGTCAGAAATGGAAGATGAAATGGATAAAGTTTCATTTCATATGACGGAGCAACAGATCGAAAGAAAGTATAAGCAATTGAAAAAGCTTAAAGCTATATAATTGCATGATTTCATTTAACGTATGGCTAGAAGCAAAACAAGGCTTATATCAGCAGTTATTGGCACTTAGACCGTTGATAGCTCAAGCTGCACAGAAAATTTATAATGAATGGGATCAGGAAGATGAATGCGACGTAGGTGGTATTTGTGACGAAATAGCGAATGCCACGTCTGGTATAATTGTAAATCGCATCAGGAATATAAATGTTACGGATGGCGGGCATGATGGTGACGATCATGCTTGGACGATTGTGTATAATAACTCTGAGTCTTATGGGGTAGACATACCGCCTCATGTCTATGAAACGGGTGGTGGTTATTGCTGGAAGAAGATACCAGGGGTTATTATACAGCCTAACCACGTCGAAGTTTGGGATTTAGGAATTCATCCAAGGGAATTCCAGTAAGACACTTTACAAAACGTAGTTTTGTGTTATACTGAGCGTATGAACAAACTACCTCCACTTTACTCCCGTCGTTCCGATGGGAAAATTCAAATTTGGGAAAAAGAGATTTCGGGCAATAAGTACCGAACTCACTCTGGCATTAAAGACGGCGAAATCGTCGTTTCTGAATGGACAGAATGTGTAGCAAAGAACGTCGGCAAGAAAAATCATATCACCGCCGAACAACAAGCGACCATCGAAGCCAAGGCCGATTGGCAAAAGAAGAAGGACAAAGGTTATAAGGAAGATATCAACGACGTTGATAACTATACTTTTTTTGAGCCTATGCTGGCTAAGGTCTGGCAAGATTACAAAGACGAAGCTGTTTTTCCTGCCTATGTCCAACCAAAGTTGGACGGAATGCGTCTTATTGCCAACAAAGAAGGTCTATGGACCAGGAATGGAAAGGAATATAAGTCCATTCCTCACATCTACGAAGCATTAAGACCTTTATTTAAATTTAATCCGAAGTATATCTTCGATGGGGAAGTCTACGCAGACAAATTTGCTAATGACTTCAATAAGATTTGTTCCTTAGCTAAAAAAACTAAGCCAACAGCGGAAGATATTGCGGAATCGGCAGTCAGTATCGAATACCATATTTATGATTTTCCTTATTGGGAAGATGTTTTTAGTAAGCGACATGCTGAGTTGCTGAAAGTGTCAAAGCATTTCAAGCATGATAAACTAAAATTGGTTGATACGCATGAAGTGAGTTCTCATAAAGAAATTGACGGTCATTATGAGAACTTTGTCGAGCTTGGCTATGAAGGCTTGATGGTTCGTATTGACGCTCATTATGAAAATAAGCGAACCAAGTCCCTGTTGAAATACAAGGAATTCAAGGATGATGAGTATGAGATTTTGGATGTAGTGGAGGGTATTGGCAATAGGAGTGGTGGTGCTGGTGCGCTTGTTTGTAAGAACAAGGATGGCAGCACTTTTCATTCCAATATCAAGGGCAATCGTGAATTTTGCAAGGCAATGCTTATCAATAAGAACGACTATATTGGCAAAATGGCCACTATTCAGTTCTTTAATTTGACGGTTGATGGCGTGCCACGTTTCCCCTATTTTTTGAGAGTCCGCGACGATGGATGAATTATATAAGTATTTTGAAGATGTTAAGTTTTCAGCCATGCTTAATGTTTGCAGTGGTTTTAACTGTGTAAAGCATGGGTTGGATATTGATATAAATGTTAATAAACTGATTTGGGAAATGGATGAATGGGAATTTCAGTTAGAACTCTATGACAGAATCCATGAATTATTGTCTGTTAGTGGTCTTGAAGAGTTTGAACATCCATATGATATGGCAATAACCGCCTATCTTTTTGCATTAAGTAAGCGTAATATGCCATTGGCGGTACTGTGTTCCAGGTTTGTCAAGGACGTTCCAAGGCTTTTCTGGGCCTATAAAATGGCTAAGGAGTTGAGGGTTCGGGATGAATGATTTACCCCCTTGGCGAAGATGGTTTGAAGTCTTTATTCGTTTCCTTATATTCTATAGCATTTTCAGTTTCTATGCAGAAGTAGATTTCGCCAAAGAAGATACAAGTAGTGGGTTCTGGCTCTGGAGTGAGCGAGTTGTAGCTATCATATTCACTATTGAATACATTTTAAGATGGAGTTGGTCCCCGCACGGCTGGAAATGGCCTTTCACTTTCTATGCTGTCGTAGATTTACTCGCAATTCTACCTTTCTACATAGGATTCTTTGTCCCATCCCACCACTTGGGCGTCATACGGTCTTTGCGTGTTCTAAGACTGTTGAAGCTAACTAGGTACAGTTTAGCTTTGGACAGGTTTTTAGACAGTTTCAGAAGAGTTAAGGATGAATTAACGATCATCATGGTGTTTTTGATGATTGTAGTCTTTTTAGGGGCTACTCTTCTGTATGAGTTTGAGCATCCTGTTCAGCCTGAAAAAATCTCCTGTTTAGCAGACGCAACTTGGCTATGTTTCATCACCATAGCGACTATTGGTTATGGTGACATATACCCAATGACTTGGCCTGGAAGGATTATAGTGATGATTGTGTGTGTATTGGGGCTTGGTATTTTTGGTTCATTCGTCAGTCTTTTAGGCAGTTCCGTAATATGCAGGGATAAGAAACCTTAAATTCCAATTTTTTTCATTTGTTCATTATCCCTATCGTTTGGTTTTAGATAAGCACCCATGAAGTAATCTGCCAGAGGAAACACTACGTTGTAGTTTTTACCTGGGTAGGTGTGGTGCATCCAATGATAGCGAGCCAGGAATTTATAGATTGCAGTATTTGAGAACCATGAATATTTTGGTCGGTGCATTTCGCTGTGAACTATATTCCAGATTAAGTGGTGTACTATTACTGTGAAGAAGAAAACAATTGCGAAGGTTGAGGATATAAACCAGAGTGGTATGCAGACAATAAATGCTAAGAACGCGCCGAGTTTTACGTCTAGTTCTATATCTATGTCCCTCCCGTATGGATCGGGTTCATAGTTAAAATCTTCGTAATATTTTCTATGGTGTAGAAAACTGTGCTGCTCATAGGTTTTATTTAAAAAAGGGATGCAGCGGTATATAAAACTAGGTAGTCTGCGTTTGTGCATGAGCCAACGGTGTACAAAGTATTCTATGAAAGACATGATGACGATGCTTAAAACTAGACTAGCAAATATTAGCATGGAGACTCCTTCTCATCCGTATATACGCTTGACAAAGTGAGTTCCTGTGCTATATTATCAATGTGACAGCCAAAAAAGGAGGAGTTATGCTCTAGGTAGAAAATTGCGATTGTGTATTCCATTTCAACAAGGCGAGTCTTGCCGACCCAAACGTTCCAGCTTGGGTGTTAAAGGCAAAGGGTGAAACATATTATGTTACCCATGTAACATCGAATGCTCCTTGGTCTACCAAGGAAACGCCTGACAATTCGCATACGAAGGGTAGTTTGAAATTTAAGCGTGTGAATGTCATTATTCACGAAGATAATTCGGCTGAAATATTTGAAGTTTAGGAGGCATAAAATGCCTAATAAAGTGAAGATTACTGGCGGTCCTAGTTTTTCTTGGTATGTCGTAACTTTCGTTTTATTCATCTGGGATTTTTACTACGGTCTAGTTTGGTTAATCACCAATCTAGTAACCGTAGTTTCCATTTATATTTATCTTCGCTACAAGCATGTCCCAATTATTAAGAGTTTACTTGATACCGACTGGTACAAGTTTACGATGGGGCAGGTAGTTTTCCACAATTTCCCTTACACAAATGTCGAATACGCCTTTATTAACCGTGGGAAGACTCAGTTCCCAGAAGGTTTCGCTGATGCACTGCGTAAAGAACTTAAAGCTCTGAGTAAGCTTAAGTTAAGGTACAAAGAAATCCAGTGGCTTGCTGAGAACTGGTGTATGAGTGGGGATTATGTGGAATTTCTGACTGATTTTAGGTTTAATCCTGAACAGGTTAAGATTTCGCAGAGCAGTGGCGACCTGGATATTAAGATTAGCGGACCTTGGAAGGAAACAATTCTTTGGGAAGTGCCTTTGATGGCAATTATCAGTGAATTGTATTTCAAAATGACTGAAAGAACTTGGGATGAAGATGCCTTTGTCAGGAAGACTGAAAATAAAGGTAACAAAATGCAGAATGCTGGAGTTGCTTGGAGCGATTTCGGCACCCGACGTAGGTTTTCTTTCGCTGTGCAGGATAAACTTAATTCGGTTATGCGGCACTTTCATGAAGGATTCAAAGGCACAAGCAATCCTTACTTTGCCATGAAGTATAATTTAACCCCTATTGGCACTTATGCTCATGAAGCTGTGATGGCTATGCAGATGTTTTATGGTGCCAAGGATTCTAACCGAAAATGGATGGAGTATTGGTGCAAGGAATACGATGGCTACATGCGAATCGCTCTTACTGATACTCTTACTACCGATGTTTTCTTGAGGGATTTTGACTATAAAACAGCAAATGAGTTTGCTGGAGTTCGTCAGGACAGTGGTGATCCGTTTGAATTTGGTGAAAAACTGATTCAGCATTATGAGAAATTGGGCATTGACCCAAAAACTAAGAAAATCGTGTTTAGTGATAGTTTGGATGCTGATAAGGCAGTGGCTTTGCACGAAAGATTTTCTGACCGTATTCAGTGTGTGATGGGTATTGGCACACATTTGACTAACGATTGTGGGCATAAACCACTGAATATGGTTATTAAGCTGACTGCTGTTGAAGGTATGCCAGTAGTGAAGCTGTCGGACGACAAAGGCAAGCACACTGGTATTCCTGAAGTAATTGATAAGGTCAAGGAAGAATTGGGTATCAACAATAAGCTTGTCATTGTGTGAATTTGTGGTATACTGAGAGTAGAACAACCTTAAAGAGAGGTGAAACATGGCGAAGAAGATTCATCTGGTTATCATTGACCCACAGGTAGATTTCTGTGACCCCAAGGGCAACCTTTATGTCAAGGGTGCTGACAAGGACATGGAACGCTTGGCGGGCATGGTCAAAAAGCTGAAGCGTAAGATTGATGACATTCACATCACACTCGATAGTCATCACTTAGTACACGTTGCTCATCCAATCTTTTGGAAGGACTCTGCGGGCAACAATCCTGGTCCATTTACCATCATCAGTGCGGAAGATGTTCGCAAGGGTAAATGGACCACCACGAAGCCAAGTCTTTACAAGCGAGCCAAGGATTATGTTGAAACCCTTGAGAAGAATGCTCGCTACCCTCTCTGTATCTGGCCACCGCACTGTTTGATCGGGTCGGTTGGGCAGACTGTTTATCCCGCTCTTTATGAAGCGGTGATGGAATGGTGTAAGGATTTTGCTGCTGTTGATTTCGTTACTAAGGGCAGCAACATCCTCACCGAACACTATTCAGCTATTGTGGCTGACGTGCCTGATCCAAATGATCCTGGCACTCAGATTAACGTCAATTTCCTCAATACCATCAATGAAGCTGATTTGGTACTTCTTGCTGGTGAAGCACGAAGTCACTGTCTGGCCAATACTGGCCGCGATGCTTGTAACTACTTCAGCGATGATTCGCTGGTGAAGAAGCTGGTATTGCTCACGGATGCAACGAGTGACGTGACAGGTTTTGAGAGTCTTGGCGAGCAGTTCGTGAAGGATATGGTTGCTCGCGGTATGCAGGTGACTACCACTAAGGACTTCTTAGCATAATTTTATGGGAGGTACTGGACGTTTATATGGCGTCCAGTACCTCATAAGGTGTCCATAATGACAATTGAAGAAGCCGCTAAATCTTTGTACGATCATTTAACGAGCAATCCTGATGATGCAGGTGTTTTCTGCGTCTATCCATCAAATGATGGCAGACTTCGGGTGGACGTAAATTTCATTTATAGAATACCAGAAGTAGAGTTAATTAAGGAATGGGAAGGGTTTTCTGTATTTATTGGACGTAGGAGTTGCTGGTAATGACTGCTGAACAATGGATGAGAGATAATCTGCCTACCAACCAGACTATCAGTCGGGATGCGGTAGAGATTCTGATTAAGTTGGCTTGGAATGAAGCAACTAAATCTGTGAAGGAACGGATCAAGGGTTCTGGTTGGCAACCGCCCAAAGAAATCATTGGTCCATATGAGATTGATTGTTTAGATTATTAGGAGAAAGACATGCGTTTCACTGTAAACGAAACTGAAGCAGGGATTGTTGCACCAGCTAAGGACATTTGCAAGGTGCAAGATTGTAAGAATCATCGCTTCGCAAGCAAGCGTCCTTATCCTTTCTGCAAGAAGCATTCTGGATTGCGAACTCAGTTGTCGAAGAAGAAGTTCAGGGAATTGGACGGCAATAACGAGTTGGTAGTTCTATGAAAACTCCAGAAAGTCGCACTAAGACAGAATTCAAGGTTAGAAAGCTTGAATTCTGTATGGGCGACAATGACATTGTTGATATGCAGTGCGGCGGTCCTGCGCGTTTATCCTTTTGGGTGTTTTCTTCACTTTCGGAGAAAGCCCTTAAAGGAGTTGCAGAGAATGCCGAAGTACAGAATGCAGTGAGACAACACGGCGGCGATGGTAGTTTTTATATAACTAATTCTCAATGGGCAGAGAAATTCTGTCAAACTGAAGATGAAGTTAAAGAAAACGTATTACGATTGGTCAAACAATTTTAAAGGAGAACTAACATGCCAAAGTTCGATGAAGTGATGGAAAGTCGTAAGGTTCCTGGTACGCATTTCGGCTATACAGGAACCCGTCTCAATGACCTCACTGGTGCAACCGAGTATACTCTTTGCACCATCGTCCTTGACGAAAGTGGCTCCACTGACAGTTTCCGCACTGAAATGGAAAAGTGCATTCAGGAAATTGTCAAGGCTTGTCGTTATAGTCCCCGTGCCGATAATTTGATGCTGCGTTTGGTAGCATTTGGCACGAATTACCGTGAAGTTCATGGCTTTAAGTTGCTTCAGTCCTGTAATCCACAGGATTATGACAACTGCTATAAGCCAGGTGGCTCCACAGCGTTGTTTGATGCGGCTTGTGACGCCATTGAAGCTACCAAGGACTATGCAAAGCAGTTGAGTAATAACGACTACCTTTGCAACGCTTGTGTCTTTGTTCTCACTGATGGCGATGACAATGCAAGCAAGTTCAACGCCAACAATGTCAAGGATTCACTGAATAAGTGCGTCACAAGCGAAGCCTTGGAAAGCCTGGTGTCAGTCTTGATTGGTGTGAACGTTAATGTCCAGACCATCGCTGACTACTTGAATAACTTCCACAAGCAGGCTGGGTTCACTCAGTATGTTGAGTTGAACAACGCAAGCGAGAAGACTTTGGCCAAGCTCGCTGCGTTCGTCAGCAAGAGTATTTCGAGTCAGTCTCAGGCTTTGGGGTCAGGCTCGAAATCGCAGTCGCTTACGTTCTAGAAACCAATTAATTTCTAGGATAAATTCATAATTTCCTTCCAAAATTAACCCATTCTATCTATAATAGATTGTGGTTATTTGGAAGGAAATTATGAAAACTGGAGACAAAATAAGTCATTGGGAAATCCTTGAATATATTGGCAAAAATAAGCACGGATTAAATCTTTGGCGGTGTCGATGTAACTGTAGTGCTGAAAGAGTATTAACTACTTCTTATCTCAATATGCAAAAGGATAGAGGATATCGTTTTTGCAGAAAATGTCACGGAAAAGAAGAAGATAAAGAATTCATTGCTGAATACATTGGCAAGAAAATTGGCACTTGGACAGTTTTGGCATTGAAAGGCAGAAACAAATACAGAACCAGAAAGTGGTTGTGCAAATGTGATTGCGGCGTCGAGAAACTGTTTACAACCTGCTATTTGTCTGGCAGATATAAACGAAAAGCTACTACTTGCAAATATTGTGAGTTGAAAAATCTGGAATTAGAGAACCGCACGACCGATTATCTACCGCAGCGATTTTGGCAAAAGTTTCTCAATGTCGCAAGGAAAAGGAACATCGCCGTATTAATTACGAAAGAGCAAGCATTTAATAAGTATAAAACACAAGATGGTCGGTGCAACTTATCAGGGTTGCCTTTATATTTCACTAAATTAACAGGCAGGTATTGGAGATACACCAACGCATCTATTGACAGGATCGACTCGACAAAGCCATATACTTTGGATAACATCCAATGGCTTGAGAAGCGAATCAACATGATGAAGCAGGCGTATTCTCAACACGAATTTGTTGCCTTGTGCAAGTTGGTTGCAAAAACGGACAAAGTTCACTTTAACGAAGTTCAATGGGATGGAGAAGACCCACAGTTACTTCGAGATATTGAGAAGCATACAACCCAGGAAAACATGATTTGTTTAAATTGCGGTCAAAACGAAGCGATTTTCCATCCAAGACTATGTAGCGACTGTTGTGATTTATTACAAGCCATGAACAGGTGTTATAATGAGCAAAAAAGAAAAGAAATTGGTAAAACTGATCCGCAAACGGAAAGACCAGATGGAGAATCAGCAATACAAACTAAGAAAAATAAGGATCAAAAAGCATGATTAGTTGTATTTGTGGGCATCCAGTCCATGCTAATATAGGTGGATGTGGCGTATGTCGTAACTCCGATTGTAAGTGTGAAAAACTAACACCATTCCCAACTACGAAAGAGTGGGGACAACGCACAGTTGGGCAATTTCTCTGTCCCCGATGCGGTGAAGACAAATTGGAGTTGGTTAACGAAGGCTTGCTGTTTTGTTATAAGTGTGCTTGGCAGAAAAGGTGTGACACACATGCCTAAACAATTTGAAAAAGGCAAGCGATACCGTTTTGGGGTAAAAGGCAGCTTGGTATATGAAGCTACTTTTGATGGAAGTGAATTTGAGCCAGAAATGTATCGTTGGAAGGATGTGGTAATGTATTCTTATCCTTCCACAACACCACCATCAATGGCCACGGAAATTATCCAACAACCATATGTGAGTTGTCGAAAGTCAATGTGTCCAAGACCACCAGTTACAGATGGATATTGTCAATTACATGAAAGGGAGCTAAAAAATGAATCGTAGATCATGGTTTGTAGCAGCATTAGCATCGGTGGCTAGTCTATTTGGGTCCAAGGCTCAAGCTGTGCCTATTACCAGTCATGGTAATGAGGAAATTGGTTATTGGTTGGAGAAATGGCACGAAGATGTTTGTGACGGTGAACGTGTTATTAGGGGACTAGCATATATTTACCTAGAGCATTATGTTCCATATTGCAAAAGGGTAGATGGAGTTCATAACGAATTTGTTTCTTGCCCTAGTCATATTGAATACGGAAAGGTGTATGGTAAAATGGTTTTTACTATAAAGTATAAATCAGACGGTTCAATTAGTTCGACAGAATTTAATAAAACCAGTGAAAGTCTGATTGTTCCAACCAATGTACACGTTTTCCGTGACAGCTTGATTGCCAATCTACATCAGAGAAAGGTCTTCAAATGAATCGTAGATCATGGTTTAGCGCGGCACTAGCATCGGTGATGGGGTTGTTTGGTTTAAAGCCACTTTTTTGTGCTGAGATAGATGAAAAGTCTCAGCGTATTCTTCAGGTGCATGGCCCATTGATACAAACGCCAACTATAAAGCAAATTGTTGAGTCCATTGATTACACTCCACTATGCGATTATATTGCATGGGATATATGCAAGGGTATAAAGAGCGATAGTATCCCAAATATATCAAGCTATCTTCAAACGTTGGTATCTGAGTTTAGGAAAAATCACACACAAGAAGAGTGTAATCAATACTTGTGGGAATATCATCATTTCCTAAGAGGTGATTGGCCGACGCCAATACCACCTGAATTGGCCCCGCACGCTGTTTTGAAGAAATTCCAGAGTGGTATAACTAATGAAATTTGAAGACCTGACAGTAGAGAGATTCAGGAGTGTGTCGTATATACATTATGATATTCTCCCAATGGTTAGAAGCTAGCAAGAACATTAATGGCTTTGTGACAAACATTGAAGAAGATACAGTTAATAACCAGAACTTCCGAAAGGTTTTGTATACTTCCAAATACAGTCAATTAGTGCTTATGTCACTAAAGCCGAAAGAAGAAATTGGTATGGAAACTCATGGAGTTGACCAATTTTTTCGCATAGAAGAAGGTAATGGGGAAGTAATCCTGAATGGGGAGAAGCACCCAATCAAAAGTGGCAGTGCGATGGTTATTCCTGCTGGCACCAAACATAATGTAATCAATACGTCAAAAACCGAAGCTTTGAAGATTTATACAATTTATTCGCCACCGCACCATAAAGATGGCGTCTTGGTCAAAACTAAATCTGCACAGAGGCCAGAAGAATATGACGGAAAAACAAGTTTCTAAAATTAATGTCGCAGAGACAATGCGTAATTCTCTCAAAAAACTCAGGGCTGGTCTTGATGATATCAAATTCCCCGAAATCAGACCAGAATGTGAGGAAGAATGGGATGAGAATTACGCAGTTGTGCAAAACGTTTATTACGATTACCCCGAATCCGATTACTTTGACCACGACCGATTCCGCCAAGACTATGAAAACATAGTTAAAGCAATTTTCCCTGATTGCAAGGTGAAGTTTTATTGGCAGTCTCAAGAAATTGAGGTTTCAAAATGGTAGCCAAATTAAGTGAATCCGATATCACAGCGGCGATTGATGCGCACAAACTTTATGCTGCCGCATCTCAAAAAATCACTGACCGAATGAATTATATTGTTCGTCGTTGTATTGAAATTGCTGGTGGAAAACTAAGCTGGTGGGATTGGCAATGCGATGGTGAGTATGAGGACAGAACCAGCGGCGATTTCATGGAGTCTTATGATAAAGACCAGCTTACCATTCGTGCTGAGTGGGATATCAAACGAGAGATAATCTTCATTGATAAAAACGGCTCAGAATGGGGATTAGAAGATAGCTTCCCCACTCGTTGGCTCTACGAAGATTTTGAGGAAGAATTTACCAATGGCTTGGAAGCCTATAAGGAAAAAGAAACAGCGGGCCGCTAATGCTAAAGAAGCTAAGAAAAAGAATGAAGAGAAAAAGAAAGCATTGATTGCCGCAGCAGCATCTAAATTGACCAAAGAAGAGAAAAAACTTCTGGGAATAAAGTAATGTGTGCAGATATTTTCTATACAATTGGGGCAACTCATCAAGTCTGCCAGGATTTTGCCCTGACTGATGGCAAATCCTATGTGATCGTTTCTGATGGTTGTTCATCTGCAAAAGACTCTGATTGGGGTTCAAGACTCCTTGCTAAAGCGTTAGAAGAGTCTTTCAGGGAGAAATCCAGACTGAAATTGGATGAGATTCCTGTGTCGTTAATTAACAATGCTGTTAAACTTGCAGAGTGCTATACTGCTTTGTTAAAGATCGACAAGGACTGTCTGGCAGCTACTTTAATGGCAGCTTACAAGACAGATAAAGGCATTCATGCTTTCATTAGTGGGGATGGCAGTATTGTAGCTAAATTTGGCGATAGCCTGCAAATTATTGACCATAGCTATGATAGTGGCGCACCATACTATCTTTATTACACCCTGGATGACGGCTTAAAGTATGGCTATAGCCAAGCTTTTGGCAATGGTGAACTTCACATTGAAAAGAGCATTGTTGAAGTGAATCGTGGTCGTAGAACTATAAGGGAAACACTTTCTGGTCCTAGTATGGTTAGAACGACTTCTCATTATTTCTTTCCCAAAGAAGAATTTACTTGTGTTGGTATAATCACTGATGGCTTGAAGTCATTCGTCAAACAGGTGAAAAAACACACTAGTATTACAAACGAATCAGTGCCTTTTGAGAGTTTTGTTGGCGATTTGTTCAGTTTTAAGACGCATGAAGGTCAGTACGTTCATCGTCGTTGTCAGCGTGCTTTCAGGGAATTTCACAATCAAGGCATCAAGCATAATGACGATTTTGCTATGGGAGTGATAGGACATTGAAAGAAATAAATGAATTAAAAAACCGCCCTATGGATATTGTCGCCCTCGAACAACTAAGGGCGATGCATGATTATTATCTTAGCAAGATGGTTGATTATGCCACAATTGACTATATTGGAGAAAAGGATATCCGTCAACTTAGAGAAATCTATGCCAAGAAGGAAGCAGCAAAGCCATGAAAGTCTTTATCAAGGGTAAAAACAAGCCGATTGAATTAAATAATGCAGACTTTCTTGCTGCTGGTGGTGAAGGCAAGATTTATGTTAAAGGCGACACCGTATATAAAATATGCGAATCTGGCAAAATGATTCCTGAAGGGAAATTTGCTGAACTTTCCGTCTTGTCTGACCCTCATATCATCAAACCCGAACAAATCCTCGTAGATGCCAAGAACCAAAATGTTGGCTATACGATGAAATTCATTCAGGACAGTTACACGCTTTGCCAAATCTTCACCAAAGCATTTCGTCTAAGAAACAATATTAAGCACGATACCGTGATTGATCTTGTTCGACAAATGCAGAGAACAATTCAGCATATCCATAATCACAATATTCTCCTTGTGGATGGCAACGAGTTTAACTTCCTTTTGGATAACAAGTTCAAGGAAGTGTATTTCATTGACGTGAACAGCTATCAGACTCCACACTATCCTGCTATGGCTATTATGGATAGCATCAGGGATAGACACGCTCACAATAAATTCAGTAAACTTACAGACTGGTTCTCGTTCGCTATTGTTTCATTTCAGATGTTTATCGGCATTCACCCTTATAAGGGCAAGCATCCGAAACATACTGATATCGACAGCAGAATGCTCCATAATGTCTCGGTATTTGACAAGGATGTAGGTTTCCCTGTGGCGGCTTGTCAGCCTTTCACAGTGATACCAGACGCTTATTTGCAGTGGTATAAAGCGGTTTTGGACAGAGGTGAGCGTATTCCGCCACCTAATGATTTGATTGCTACGGTCCATGTTATTGTGCCAGTGGTCAAGCTTGTTGGGGGTAAAAGCTTGTCTATCGACAAATTACGCGAGTTTACTTCCAACATTATGGGATATTATCACTCGTCTGGCACGGAAGTTTTTGTGACCGACAAGAAAATCTATGTCAATAAGGACGAATTTGACAACAACGGCAACAAGACCGTGATTGGTTTCACCAGAACCAATATGCCTATTGCTGCTTGGCTTGATGGCGGTTATGTCAAATTGCATGATATTACCAAGAACAAGTTGATTAATTTCTCTTGCTCTGGTAGTAAGATCATGGACATTGAAGGTCGTATTTATGTCCAAAACGGCATGAACATTATTGAAATTGTGTTCACCGAAATTAAGGACAAGATTATTGCCTCACCACATATTGTGGCTAATGTCCTTGAGCAAGCGACACGGTTCTATGATGGTGTAGTGATTCAGAACCTGTTTGATGCTTATTATGCATCTATTTTCCCAATGACCAAGAATTGTCAGCAGATTGCTTTAAGGGAACTGGATGGTCTGCGGGTTATTGATGCGAAGTATGAAGGTAAGATTTTGATGGTAGTGGCTGTTGATAAGAAGGGCCACTATAACCGCTTTACCTTTGCTTTCAAAGATGACTGGAAGTATGATATTGCTAAAAAGGAAAATATCACTTATACTGGTTTGAACTTCACCGTATTGGATAATGGCGTTTGTATCCATATTGATGAAGATGAGAATATTGAAATTTTCAACAAACTGAGCAATGCCAAGGTTGTTACGGATGATGCGATCAATAATGATATGTTGCTATATCATAAAGGTGCAGCGGTTCTGTTTACCAAGGACAACGCCATTTACTCTGTTGCAATGAGAAAACCATGAGAATTTTATTAGTTATATTAGCATTAGCTTGTATTAGTGCTGACAAGAAGAAAGAACCGCGTGTTATCGACATTTACATATATGAAACACGTCAATTAAACAATACAACCACCTTTTACTCATGGATAAGTGATACAGATGGCGGTGATTGTGAAGTAGAAGGCACTTGCCCAGAGATTGAGATTGGCTGGCTCCAATGTGGAGCGATGTATATTGAAAATAAGGGTGGTGCCAAGGGGAAGGGTATTTCTGGGCAATCAATGGTTTTGGTTACTATTGCAGAACCTGATGACAATTGGGTTGATGGTGGCAGTGGTAAGTCAGTCAAAATATGGTTTGGCAAGCTTGACAATGGGAATTGGGATGGTAAGATTTATATAGAGGTTCCTCACAAGTCAACATATAAAGTTCGCAGAACTGTGAATATTAGGAGAGAGCCATGAGTGATGAAACTGAAGAGTTGAAGGCACAAGAAGAGGCTAAGTGGGATTTAATCCAAGCCTTGGAATTAGAGTCTGTAAAAGACCGTATTCTCAAGAAGAAAGGTTTTTGGTGGAAATTAACCAAGAACAATCTGGATAGTGTTGAGTTGGAATATAGACAATTCCTGTATTTAGCTGCGGTCAATCCTACCGAAATAGTTGTGCCTTGGTCAGAAGCATTGGATGAATTCTGGCATAATCATATCTTGGATACAGCCAAGTATGAAAAGGACTGTATGGCCATCTTTGGTAAGATGTTCCACCATAATCCTCACTTGCCAGTTGGAAGCAAAGAACAGGTTGAGGGTTATAACAATACTAAGAAGATGTATAAGGAATCTTTTGGGGGCCGTTCTTCCTCATCTGAGGTTCCTGGTTGTAGCTCTATGTTTATTGCTGTGTTCTGTGGAAGCGATCCAGTAGTTCATGAGTCTAATAATCATGAATCTAATGGCCACGAATCTAGTCATAGTCACTCATCTGATTGTAGCCATTCAAGTCACTCTGATAGCGGCGGTCACTCATCTTCTGACAGTGGTGGGCATTCAGACGGTGGTAGCAGTAGTGCAGCAAGTTGCGGGGGTGGGTCTTGCGGGGGTGGAGGAGGTTGCGGTGGGGGTGGCGATTAATTTTATTAAATTTTACTATATAAGTATATGACAAAGGAAGAATGCAAGAAGTTGTTGGTTGATAAAATTGGTGCTGTTGGTGGCGCACGGGCTGATGAATTGGTAGCTTGGCATGGTTTTTACCAAACTCCAGGTTTCTCTGAAATTTTTCATCCTGACTTCTTGCAGCAAATGATTACAGAAGGTATGATTATTGAAGTGAAGTATACTCTTCCAGGTGACAAAAATTTTAGTTTTTTACTTCCCAAAGGAACTAAAGTTATTATAATAGGGCATCATGAAAATTGAACCTTAACATGGGTTCAAAACGGGGATTAGCTCAGCTTGATTAGAGCGCTGGTTTTGGGAACCAGAGGCCGTGAGTTTAAATCTCACATCCCCGACTTGATTTTAACCAAATCATATGGATAATTTCCTTAATAGTCATAAATAGTTGTATGAATATATTAACTAATTATTTCTATAAGGGTACATTTGCTCAGGACTTAACGTCCACTGCTGTAACAGTCAATGCTGTTAATTACTGGACCCTGGTAGCGGAAGTTGCAATTTTTTATGGTCAATATCAAGGGGCAGATCAGCCTTTGGCTATACAGCCAATCAACATGCCCCCTATAACCAATGTTGAATTTACAGCAGATTTCTACAGAGTGGGTGGTTCCAAGTATGCACCAGCAAGATTAATTAATGTAGTGCCGATTTATGAAGTTGATAATATGAGGAATTGTTTGGGCACTAAGTTTACATTTGTGAGTCCAATCGTAGCCCCAGATGACTGTGTTTATGACTATCAATTAGTCTGGTCTACTAGTGGGATTGAAATGTCCTATGGTCCTAACCTTATTAATATTGCCGCACAGAGCGGTACAACAAACCCAGAATCGCTTTGCTAAAGAGAGGCAAGCTCGATTAATTTTAAGATTGCGATCATCCTTATTGTCTTGTGTGGTCTACTAGCAATATTGAAATGCCGTATGGTGCCAATCTAATTGTGATAGATGGACAAAGCAATTACAGTGACTCCTGGTGGCCTTGTGACTAAATAGAGGACATAGGACATGCGAATCTCTGGTACGCCTTTCAGTGATACTGACCCTATAGGGGATGCAAGAAAGAAAATCGGCCCAGAACTTTTTGAATTTTTGTCCAGAGTCGGTGCTATAACTAGAGCCGACCTGGACAAAAATCATTCTATCGACATACTTTTCGCCAATACGGTTGAAGAACTTGGTGAATATGCTGCTGCCAGAACCGTAGAGAAAGGTGTCAAGAAGAAGAAGCTCAAGGAAAATTCTACGGTTGAAGCGGTAGACCTAATCATTTGTTCATTATCTCTTTTCTTCGCCAATGGTGGCACAATGCAAGATTTGTGCAAGATTGGCCAAGAAAAGTTGAATAAGTGGGAAGAGAGAGTAAAATGACACCGTTGGACAAGCTCAAACAATGGGCCAAGACGCTCAATTTTGATCCAGATTGGCAAACAAAAGTCGATGCACAAACATCAATTGAAGATTTAGAAAATATGGTTTGCCATCTTACTGCTGAAATCGGTTATCTAAATCTACAATACCTTTCACAGTTGATGTAATATGAGTTGGAATTATAGAGTGATGAAGCATGTTGACAAAAACCCGCTTCATCATAAAAATACAGAAATACCAGAAACAGAAACTTGGTATGCAATTCATGAAGTCTATTACCATGAAAACAAGGTTGGTTATACAACTAACCCCATTCCTTTAAGTGCCGATACTATCGAAGACCTGGAATCTGTTTACAGGATGATTGGCGAAGCTTTCAAAAAACCAATTTTAGATTACAAGGAGAACGACAATGGGTGAGAACACTTTGAAGGCGGGCTGTTTTACAATAGTTGGGGCAGGTATTCTTTCTGTGTTGGCGTTCGGTTTTTGGTTTTTGAACAGTAGTAATCCAGACACACCAGCAGGTTATGTTGGGTATCAGACCCAAGGCGCGATGTTTGGGCAAGGTTCTTTCTATGGAACTCAGAAAGGTCCAGCATCCCCAGGCCGTACCTGGATGCTTAAGAGTTTCCCTGTAAGTATTACCCCTTATACTTATGGTGAAGATTTTTCTGGTGAAAGTGAAGTCCTTTCTAAGGACAATTTGAAAATCAATTACAGAGTCCATTTAGTCTGGCGTATCAAGGAAGATGCTGTAAAGGATGCAGTTGAAAAGTATTCCACCATTGACACAACTGGCAAGGCACAAGACCCAGAAAAAGTTGTCAAGGATATTTACAACAACTATCTCAAAGAGCCATTCAGGACTTTTAGCCGTGACGAAGTGCAGAAGTTAGAATGGCAGAGGATCAAAGAACAGCAGGTTGTTATTGGCAACAACATTAAGAACAATATGCTTGCTCTGACAAAGGACGCACCTTTTGAAATTATTAGCGTGAATGTAGGCAATATTCAATATCCCAAGGTTGTATCCGATGCAGTTGCTGATAATCTCGCCACTACTCAGCATTTGGAGAAGGAGAGAAAGGATGCGGAGCGTCGTATTGTGCAGGCTGAGGCTATCGCAAAAGCTATGGATATCATCAATCAGAAGTTAACTCCTAATTACCTACAGCATGAGGCTATTGAGGCACAGAAGGCTATGGTTAATAGTCAAAATCACACTGTAATCTACATTCCTGTGGGCAATATGGGTGTCCCACTTGTTGGAACCTTGGATATGAGTAAAAAATGAATGAAGAAGTAGAAGCTTTGAAGAAAGAGAATGCACAGTTAAAGGTTGTAATCAAAGAGTTGAGAAATCAACTCGAAGCCTACAAATATCAATCCAAACGGAATTATTACTTGGAGCAAGACCATGTGTCCTATCCAGACGAAGACAGAGGTAGAGAATAAGAGGGATACACAATATAATGGAATTTATGTTAGATTCCATTATATAGAAGGTAATGGCGGCTTTATTAAGATCAGAAAGAAAACCAGAAAGGCAGAAATTTGTCCAATCTGCCTCAAGGCATTAGAAGAATCTGACAATCTTTATCTGGTCATGAGCAACCAAGCTGGTATTCCTAATCGGGTCTTGCACGAAGACTGTGTGACTTCTCCACAGGAAACGATCAACAAACTTGCTGATTTGTATAAAGAAGCAAAAATTATGCACAAGCAATTTTGGCATTGGTTCTAAATAATGTATGGCAGAAACTAGAAAAGCTCATGACCGTAGGGTAAGAGAAAATTGGTTTGAGAAGTATGCCCCTCCTTATAAATCAGGGATTGATTTAGGATGTGGGCATGACCCATTAAATCAAACATTCCGAAGATTTGACTGTGCTTTTGGTGATGGTGATGCTCAATTAATGCATGGAACGATGGATAATCAGTTCCATACGGTGTACGCCAGTCACCTTTTGGAGCATGTGGTAAATCCTATTGAAGCAGTTTTTAACTGGTTCAGGATTTGCAGGAGTCCAGGGCATGTAATCATTTGTGTGCCTCATAGAGATTTATATGAGAAGAAGAAAACCCTTCCAAGCAGGTGGAATGGCGACCACAAAACATTCTGGTTGCCAGAGAATGGGGAAGGGCCAGTAACGATGGGCTTGAGGAATGTGATCTTGCAAGCAGTGCCCAATGCTGATATAGTTTCTTTGAGAGTGTTAGATGAAGGTTGGGTCCAAAATGGGGATGGTCATTCTGGTGGAGAATATAGCATAGAAGCTATTATTAGAAAATGAAACATTTAATATTGGTTTTGGCTTTGTTTACTGTAGGTTGCGGAGATGTTAGAATTCCGCATAGACAAATTATAATACAAGGAAGGGATACAGTTCAGATCGCTCCAGCCCCTGAAGTTTCCGTTGAAATAGAAACTTTGAAGACTGAGTACAAGGAAGTGTGGCAGTTGATTAAAGAGACTGATGAAGAATGGGTTCAAGTTCGTAAAAAGATGGATGAAGTTGCAGTAAAGATGGTGATGGCAAAAACCGCTGAAGAATCTTTTGATTATGCTAAAGAACATGCGGAACTCAGTCGGCGTGAAAAGATTCTTTGGAAACAATGGGGTGATGCCCTCGAAAAGAGACGCAAGATAATTGAAAGAATAGAGCGATTGGTTAAATAAGGCTCGCTAGTGTAATGGACAGCGCACAACGCTTCGAACGTTGAGGTAGGGGTTCAATTCCTCTGCGGGCTACTATGACGTTAGTGCTTAGTTATGAGATTGATTTTCAAGATTCGGCTGGTAACTTACTAAATGCCGATGCGGATGTTAATTTCCCAAATATACTAGAAGGGCCACAATTCCCAGAAAACGCTTGTGATGAAACCGCCAGAAGGTACTTAATTAGTAAAATTTTGGCTGAAGGTGGTCGAGTTATCAAGTTGAGTAAGGCTGGGCATAAGTGGAAAGAATATGAAGAAGGTGATTAAATGGAACAAGGTACTATTTTAGCGGTTCATTTTAAATCTGATGAATATTTGCAGTTTATAAATTTCTGTTTTTCTAATGTATTAATATCAGGGGCACAGGTCAAGGTTATTAATGCGATTCCTGTAGAAACAGTTGTATTTATAACATTAGCAGCACCAGGCATTGATAGGATTGACCGAGCGGTTGTAAAATTTCACGGGCACATAGTCCTATGAACATCCCTTATACAATTAAAAGCGGACCAACTACTGGTGAAACTGAATGGCATTACATCCATGACTTCTTTAATGGATTTGGATACTGCAAAAATGAACAACATGTTTGGCTAAATGACTTGCATTTTCTTGGGCTAACAAGTGTTAGGGCTGAGGAATTAGATGATATTTATTTAAAACTTCAGCCTTTTATTGAAGAAAGATTGGGAAAAATACAAAAATGGCATGAGGAGCATCCTTTTAAGATTCCGACTACTTTCAGGGTGCCAAATATCAAAAAACAATATCCACAGTTACTTGCGGAGGATTTGTGTAAGGATAGTTTGAAACATGATCTTGACTGAGAAGTTTGTTTGGTTTCACATTGGCAAGACAGCAGGGAAAGCAACCATAAGACTTTTTAAATATGTGCTGGATGAAATAGGAGAAAGTTATGAGCAGCTTAAGTTTCATCATATATTAACATCAGATGATCCGAGGGTTGAAAATAAATTACTTGTAAGTAATATAAGACGTTTGCCAGAATGGTACTTAAGTTATGCCCACCATAGAAGAATCATTGACAACGTTCCAGTTCCTCCAGCCGATTGTTTTGTAGAAGGAGACTACACTAATTGGTTTTATGGTGGTAGTGGGCACGACATGACGGGAAATGATATACATGTTCCTTTTCGTATTTTGGCTGATTCATACTTGAAACACATGCGTTTATTGGGCGAGCATTTTCATTGGATTAGAGCAGAGTATTATCCAGAAGATGCTTTAAAGTTTCTGAAGAAACTTTATCCAATTGGTGAGGCTCTTAAAAAAAGGGTTTACGATAATTTTGTGGTAAAAGAAGAACATGAATATGCCCACAATGTACGAGATTTTTTCACCAATGAACAAATAAATATGATGTATATCAATAATCCTTCATGGGCGGAATTGGAACGACAGTATTACGGAGATTATTTCGCCTAGTTTACTCTAATATCATCTGGGGGTCTAGCTCATTTGGGAGAGCGTCTGGTTTGCAACCAGAAGGTGAGGGGATCGTAACCCCTGACCTCCACTATGGAAAAATTAAATAGAAGAGAATTACTTAGTGCTGCAATTCCTGCTGCACTAGGAGCTACAGCAGTAGCAACCGTCTCAGAATTACCTGCGGCAATTATAGGAACACAAGCTGTTCCCCCTATTAATATGGGTCTTGGCGAACTTGGAAGTGCTAAGAACACTTTTGTTCGAGAATTTAGATTCTTGTTTTGGTTCGACCATATGGGTTCAGAATTTAATCATTCTATAAATTTCGATAGAGTGAAGAAAGAGATTAAGTTCAAGAACTACGAAATATACAGGGATGGCAAGGTCTTGCTTCAGGATTGGCTTGATGCTATGGTAAATGGTGCTTTCCGAAGTGAAACAATGACTTTGGCAACGTATGATGGTTGTGGTGTAGAACTGTATCGTAAGAGATTTACAGGTTTAAAAGTCAAGGGCTGTGTTAGCACTTTTAATTGTGCTTCATCTGAATGTTCTATGCCAGAAATATGTTTGTCTTATGAAACTTATGAGGACGTTCCTGTTGGAAGTGAAAAACACCCGACACAGGTAAAGCCAATCCAGGTAGACCATTTGAACGGTAGGACTTGGAGAGATTAATGGACCTTGAAGAACAACTTGCCGAAAGTTTCAAAGCCTTACATGATTTCATAGAACACAGCATGTGGGTGTATGATAATTTAGGTGGCAGGCTGATTGTCGAAGAAATGAAACAAATCAACCCAAAGTTTGATAGTGGGCGCGATTAACTCAGCGGCTAGAGTGCTTGCTTTACACGCAAGAAGTCGGGGGTTCGAATCCCTCATCGCGTATTATGCTAGACGATAAATTAGATCGGTTTGACTCAATAGCATTGTTCTGCTGCACGAATGATTTCTATAAGAGATTGCCTGTTGGTCAAGCTGTAGAGAAGTTGCCTGAAGCCACAAAGGAATTCCTTAGAACGCTGAAGTCCGATGACTTCAAGAATCTAAGGTTTGATTATGTGAAAGGATTGCTGTAATGCCAATGGTTTTATTGTGCATTTTGACCACTCTTCTAGGTCTTGCTGGAATAATTTGGCTTATTTTTTGCATTATTGATCGTAATAAAGACCAGTTGCCTTTGCCATCTATGATGATAATTGTGGCATTGGGCGGTCTTATATGGGTGCTTATTAGTGCTACCATGCCGCTTGAAATTGCCCGTGAAGAAATCTACAATCCTGTTGTTGCCAATTATGAAAACGGTACAAGAATCCAGACAATCCGTGTTCACTCAGAAATCATCAATATTAACAACATTTTTGGCGGCTATCTCGCAGAAGATAAAGCTGTTAAAAAGGTTTACTACCGAGAGTGGTATGCAGGTCTGTGGTATCAGATCGAAACTAAGTATTTTATAGTAGATAAGAAAAAAGAGGATGTGGGTAAGGAAAGTCCTAAACAACCTAAACTTGAAGGTCAGTCTTCTTCACCGTAAGTGTATACTTTTGGGTGAAAATGCTGTTCATTATGAAAAGCACATCAACTAAATCATAATCAACATTGACAATAGTGCCGTACATACCGAAAAACCTTAGATCATTACCAATGTATTTGACTCTTTTACCTATTTTATAACGGTCTAACCAAAAGTTTTTCATATGTTTTTCAATCCACTGCTACCAATTGAAGAAGCTTGTACCCTTCCATCTATTTATTACACCAAGCCTCTTGATGAGTCCAAGATTTTTAACAGGTCTTGGCAATTTGTTGGACACACCTATGCTTTACAGAATATAGGTGATAGCTTCACTTCACAGATAGCCAATGAACCACTCTTAATTGTCAAGAACGAGAATGGCATTGAAGCCTTGTCAAATGTGTGCAGACACCGTGGCACCATACTATCCGATGGTGGTAGTTGTAAAAAATTAGTATGTCCTTACCACGGCTGGACCTACTCACTGACAGGTGAATTGTTGGGCTGCACTGAATTTGAAGGCGTCAATATCAATAAACACAATAATGGCTTGCCTAAGTTTGAAGTTCTAGTGCGGGAGCCGTTTATATTCGTCAATATAAATAACAGATATGGAACGTCATTCGATTTGCCAGAGTTGGATTATTGGTTCCATAGTACCAAGACCTACGACATAAAATGCAACTGGAAGGTATATGTTGATAACTATTTAGATGGTGGTTATCATATAAAGTACGCTCATAAGTCTCTTGCCAAGGCTGTTAATGATGCTGAGTACAAGACTTCCATTAATGATATGATTGTCACTCAAACCGCACCGTTAGATGGTAGTGATTTAAGAAAAGGCACTGCTCAATATATTTGGGTGTTTCCTAACTTCATGGTCAATATCTCCGATGAAGCAATGGACACCAATTTGGTCATACCTGTCGATAAGGATAATTGCAAAGTCGTATTTGATTTCTACTTTAAATGTGCAGGGAACATAGCTCAAAGCTTAGAGCTTTCAGAGAAGATTCAGCAGGAAGATATTGAAATATGTGAGAGGGCACAACAGGGAATGAAGAGTAATTTTTATGAATCTGGGAGATTCGCAAAAAGAGAAATTGGTGTTTATCACTTCCACAAACTTATAAACTTATATTTATAATGGTATACTACTTATTTTTTCTACATTGGGTCGGTGATTTCGTATTTCAACATCGCTGGATGGCTAATAATAAGAGCCATAATCGGTGGGCGTTGATGCTACACTGTTTTGTGTATTCTGCCACTTTAGGTGGTGGCTTATACTGGTTGCGGCCTGAATATGTTACTTTGCCAGAGTTTGGTTTGTTTATATTCTTTAACCTTTGCGCTCATTACTTGACAGATTCGATTACAAGCAAAATTACGTCTTATTTGTATAGTAAACAGCAATTTTATTTGTTCTTTGTTGTGATTGGCCTCGATCAATTAATACATATTTCAACTCTATTATTGAGTTGTCAGTTTATAATTGAAAGGGCGGGTCACAAATGGCTAATATAAAGAAGTATAAGAGGCTAAGGAAAGTGGGCTATACCATACTTGGTCTTTATAAGATGGGTAAGTTGGATGGTATGACCCCAGACGAAATAGTAGCGATGTTAGACAAGGTATTGACGGATTACGGCCATGATAGAATAGTTAAGTTTATGCGGAGAATGGAGTTTGGTGAAGAAGATTGCATGATCTGCCAGAAGATTTTTGTAGATAAGCCAGGAGAATGGTGTAGTCAAAATTGTCCAGAGTGCCAGAAGAACATTAATGAAATGTGGGAAAAGATTCATGATGAGTTGGGGGATGAGGAATTAAATTCAGAAGAAATGGGGAGTATGTTTGCTCTGGTTACACTTGGGGCAATTGCGAAATCGGTGGAGCGAGATAGCTTAGCTGTACCGAGTGAAATAAAGCCTCCTGTTGCATAAATAATTCATGAACTTCCATGAATTCGTTAGAAACAAAGATGTTGAGTTTTGCGAAGAACGCAAAAAAGGTGCTGCCAAGATAGCTAGAGAAGCGACCGCAAAAGGTGGATATGCTCGCTTGACAGGATGGCATTTTAGTGCTAAATTACCAGAGTACACTCAATGCACAAATGACATTGGTAACAAGAACAAGGATTACTACAAACAAAAGATGATTAGTTTCCTGAAAGCGGCAATGTCTTCGACTAATCAGAAACATTTTCAGGAATTAATGGGGAAGGCAGAAGTTTGGGGCGAAGTGTATTTTGAGTTGAAGCACTAATTGTCTGCGTGGTCGAGTGGTTGATGGCATCAGACTGCAAATCTGACGGGCGCAAGCCCCGCGTAGGTTCGAATCCTACCGCAGACTTTATATGGAAAAGAAGTGTCCCAAATGTGGAGAGGTTAAAGATCAGTCACAATTTAGGACAAGTGTAAGCAGAAAGAGTGGGTTGCAGTCTTATTGCATAATTTGTGACAAAGAAAAACAGAGACTTCATTATTTGCAAAACAAGGAACGGTATATTAAGAAGTCTCACGAAACTGCAAGAAGGAAAGCCAATTGGTGGAAACAGTATAAGAAAACTTTAAAATGCAATAGGTGCCCAGAAAGCCATCCTGCATGTTTGCAATTTCATCATGTTGATCCTTCTAAAAAAGAGGTTGCTATATCAAAAGTGGTTAGATTTTGGAGTATTAAACGTATTATGCAAGAATTAGAAAAATGCGAAGTCATATGCTCTAATTGCCATTTTAAGGAACATTGGATAGATATACCTGACGACTCTTGAGGAATAGCTATGAAAGAATACTATTTAGTGCCAGTAGAAATGATTAAGTCGCTTAATGAATTGAAAAAAAGCATGTCGTACATGCGAAGTCATAACACTGGCTCTGGTGAGCATAGGGGAGATGTGGCTGCTAGAATTGAATTATATGAAAAAATTAAGCAATGTAAAAAGATTGAGTTAGAGGATTGAAAATATGATTCCAGGTGAAGCTCAAGCAGCGATGCGGGGCCGTGATGCACATGATGCGTTTTTGAAACGCCACCACCGCGTTGAATTCTTTAATAGCATAAAAGAAGTAAGTGTAGATACCCTAAAAGGATACATCGCAAGAATCCAAGAAGAAATTGATTTACGAGAAAAGCAGGAAATAGAACGTCATAATTACAATATATAGGGTTTGAAATATGAAGGTGTTTATATTAGATAATCACGATGCCAGGTGGGTGCTATACGGTAATGATGTATTGCAGTCGCTCGGATATGAGTTAGAGAATATGGAACCTGGCGACGATATCAGTATTGAATGTAAGGAAATGACGGAAGCAGAAGTAGAAGCAATACCAGAAATGTAAGAATGGTCCCGTAGTCTAATGGAGAGGCAACAGTTTCCTAAACTGTGGCGCAAGCCAATGCAGGTTCGAATCCTGTCGGGACTACTTGGGGTAACAATGGGCGGTAAGATCATAAACCGAATAGGATTGATTTTATTGAGGGTTCGATTCCCTCTTACTCCATTATGAAACTTGAAAACGTTATAAGTTCCTATGTTGCAGCAGACCTTATAGCAAAGGTTTATGATGCGCCAAAGGACGCTGTTACTTTTGATAAGATGATTGTTGTTTTTAGCAGTCCTGCTTGCAAAAATATCAAAATGGTCACTCTTTACGACACAAGAACTCAAAAAGTGACTGGCTCCTATTAATGAAAATACTATCAGTAGAACACGATCCCAAGCATTTGCTTTTGGTCGATGGCAAATGGGTAATCAATGGTGCCTACGATCTTATTCATCATAAAGATGGTTCATTTGGCAATCATGTCAATGATATTAAGGCTTATTTTGTGATGGATGCTTTGCCGACATGGTTAAGGGGAAATTGGGATTATAATACGGTACTGGACAAGGCTGAGAAATACATTGAGTCGCACAAAAGCCAATTTACTCACTTGAGGTTTGAAATGTTATGACTAAGCAAGAAATGGAATTGTCGCAAGCTTTTACTGATTTAGAATTTAAAATGAGAGAATTGAGAACGGCGTGGACTATTAGTAAGACTTTGGGACCACAAAAACATGCTTATTGGGATTCTTGGTTGGAACCAGCAGAGAAAAGTCTGGCAAATTTCAAGGCAAAGTTCTATAATATCATGCTAGAGATTGAAGAACCTGAATAAATAGTGTATTGATGAAGCATGGCCTACCCAGGCTCACAGGGGAACGCTGCTCTGCGGGATAAGCAGATATAAAACACCCGCAACGAATGGCCCTATGGCGTAATGGACAGCGCGACAATCTTCTAAATTGTAGGTCCAGGTTCGATTCCTGGTAGGGCTACTTCTAACAAGTTATGGTCAAATTCCCAATGACAATTAGGACATAATGCTAAAAGGTTGCTGGGGTGGTTTATGACACTAACCATAGTTTCTAGTGCAAAAGAACTAATACTCTTAATGTGAGCGACTTCAAAATGTTTACAATAGCCACAGTTTTGACAATTTTTAATACCTAATTTTTTCATCACCGCCCTGGCTCTTGTGCGTACTAAAGCAAATGCAGAAGATTTATGATGTTTAATATAAATGACTTCACCTAATGTTTTATCAGTGCGTTGAACTTTACAGTTTTTGCAGTATCTTCTATTTGTAGAAATCATGCATCGACAACTTTTGCATGTACCCTCTAATTTACGTCTAGGGAATTTTCTATTGTTGAAGGATACCGAACAGTTCATTGAACAAAATTTAGGATTTTTGGTTTCTTTTTGGCAATTTGTACAAATCATTTTTCACTCCTTGGTGAATAATTGTAGCAAATTGCCAATTGTTTTGCTAGTATATATCATATGTCCCTGTAGCTCAGTGGAATAGAGCAATGGATGAATCCCTGCCAGGGATACTGATGATTTCTCCAATTCAATCATTTCTTGCACATTGGTTCGGTTGCAGTGTTCTATTAGCTGCAATTCTTGGGCTATGGTTTGGCGACGAACAATTTACTTGGTCCAGAACAACTCATAATTTAGTCTTTGTCAGCTTGCTTTTAGTTGGCTTTACTGTTGCGACTTTGTTGAATTTCAAACGTATAAAGGAGCAAATCATGGGCGTAGACTTCTTCCCTTGTGATTCTTGTAGTGAATCAATCTGCGACTGTGGTGATTATGTTCAATGTAATGATGGGTGTTATCGTAGATGGTGTGATTTGAAGTGTGCCAAAAAAGATGGTTTTCGGTACGAGGATGAAGACCATGAAGAAAAATCTTGTTCATTTTGCAGAAATGAAGCAGCGGAAGATTCTGACCTTTTCAACTTCTTACTGAAGAAGTATAATCTCAAGAGAGATACAGTTCTCAGTGAGTATTTAGAAAAACAGAAAGAGGCTGAAAATGGATAGTCCACTGTACATTAAACTTTGTGACAAGCCATTTCACCACAATATTGATGTAAATGATCGTGGCAGTGTTATTCTTGACATTGCCGAAGACGGGGATATAATAGGTGTTGAAATCTTGAATCGTGGTTATAAAATAACCACTGATGATGGTCTGTCACTTATAAGTGACTATTATGGTGGGAACAATGAACAAGATTGAAGTTGAATTAACGGAAGCATTGATTAAAATTGAGCATGATGCGGCGAAGATTGCTGCTTATCATGGCAGTGGCGGTCTTGTCCAAGCGTTAACCAAAGATTTGGCTGATTTTAAAGTCATATTATTTAAGTTGTTAGCAGAGGAGAATGAATAAAATGTGGCCAGGTTTTCCAGCACCAACAGCACCGCCTGCACAAACACCAAAACCTAAAACGATAGGCACACCTATCTATCCTCCTAGTGGGCAGATGCCGCCTATAATACATGTTACGCCGATTAATATACCTCCAACTATAACAATCACTAGTGATCCAGCACCACAGAGTATGAAGTCTATATTTCATGAGTTTGCTGGTATTAAAGAACCTGACAGATGTACTTGTGATATCATGAAATTAATGGCGGTTGGTTGTAAGTGTGGTCAATTTCAAAGAGAGCAGAGCAAGAAATGAAAGTCACACCTGAAATTCTTTTAAGCATGGGGTTTTATGAAACTCTCGATGGTGCAGGTGGCATAGTTTACTCTTTAAGATTACACCATGCTTTATTTACTGTTGAGAAATTTCACGATTATTGGAAATTTTGCAATCACAGTAATGGGCACTGGCACTCTATTACTGATGTAGAAGAAATGATCCCGTTTGCTTTCCATGACGGTTATGATGCTGGCGTATATGACACGAAGAGGCAAATGCGGGAATTTCTAGGCTGCAAATAATCCACTTTACAAAGTCGGAATTTGTGGTATATATAAAGTAGACGGAGCGAGCTTCGGTAAGCACGCGAGTCTTATAAACTCGTAGCCTCTGATTAAGGCGCGGTTTAGGGTTCGACCCCCTACGCTCCGATTCATGAAGAACTTTTGGTTGGATATTATAGATCGGGCTTTAAGATGCTTAGGATATATGCCCGATACAATTAGTAGCTTAATGCCCGATGAAAAGGAAGCTATTATAATTGAAGAATATCTCTTTATTTTAAGAGAAGATGACGAAGATTGTAGCCCGCTTTCTTTGGAAGAAATGGCGGAATACATAGTCGATTATAAAAGGGGCGCAGTTTAGATGGAAGGTCTTACGAAGGAAGAACAGGCCACCAATTTTGACACCTGTTTACACATTCAGAACGTTCAGCACTATATGCATATCCTTATCAAAGATATGCTGGATCGTATCGAAGAACACGATCAAAGCAAATTAAGGCATCCTGAAGTCGAAGCATTTACAGAACACACTCCTAAGTTAGCTGGTCTAACCTATGGCAGTCCTGAATTCGAGGCTTGTAAAAAGGCTATGGGACCAGCTTTAGCTCACCATTATGCTAATAATAGACACCATCCAGAGCATTTCAAAAATGGCATCATAGACATGAATTTGGTTGATTTAATTGAAATGTTTTGTGACTGGAAAGCAAGTTCAACCAGACACAATGATGGCAATATTCGCAAGAGCATTGAAATCAACGGCAACCGATTTAATCTGTCGCCGCAATTGATTAAGATTTTTGAGAATACAGCAGAACTTTTTGATTAAACCCTAAATAGAGTATGAGTTTCAAACAATATCTCTTATTCCATGAAATGTCTTATGCTTTACTACCAAGGAAAGTAAGTGTTAGTGGAATGGATATGCCGTGTCCTGGTAAGATTGCTGTTGATTCCATAGATATGCGTTTTGAGGATTATGAGGAAGGCAGGCGATTTTTACCTGATAAGCCATTTTGGGCTATTTTGCCTGGGTCTGACACATATTTAGTTTACCACGGCAATAAAGCACCATTTGGTTCATCAAAAACAGATTTGATGAATGCTATGACAGCCGCTCCATATATTGAAGAGTATGAAGCCGCTCCTAGAGATTGGTGGAAATGGGCAGAAGGTTCTTCTGGCAATGATCGACTAAAACTAGCGTACAAGCTACGCGATGGGGAGAAAGCGAGTCAAGACGGCTGTGAACATGAACCAGCTATAACACAATATGCATACTAAATGGTGTCTTGTTAATCACAATGGCAATCGAGGATTTGGTGGCGATATCGCTACCTTTGCGTCATTTCTAGGTAGAGTTTACCCCTTGAAAGTGGGTCTGTGGCGTTGGGAAATCCGTGAATTGCCCAGCAGAAAGCTAATCTTCATCGGTTCAGCCAAAACGAGAGAGTTAGCTAAAACAATTGTAGAAACCAAGGTGAAATCATGATGAATCGCAGAAATCTGTTTGGCGTTCTGTTTGGCGGCATTGCATCAGCTTTAGGTTTGGGTTGCGGCCCAAGAACTCCTGATAAACGCAGAGTAGAAGAGTCGGTTACAGAAGAAACAGTCCGTAGAATTCAAGCTGCAAATCATTTAAGAGATGCCAAGTTAATGTCAGACCATGACATACTGACCAAGTGGCTGAAGTATTCAGATGAAGAAGCAACCGAGATGCTTGCTAAACTCAAAATTCAGAAGTTGGAAGAACTCAAGTTACAGATTCTCGCACAGAATCCATGTGGTTTGATGGTTAAACTCCCTGGTGAAGCATAATGCTAAGCAGAGTAGCTTGGAAATCGTATAAAAAGGATGGAGGCATAGGACGTGCCTCCATCAATCATTATACGGCTGACAATAAGAAGACTTTGTGCAATAAGGATATTCCTGGCACAAGTGAAGTGCATTGTTATGATGCATTCGGCCCGACTGATTGCGAGCGTTGTCTTAACAGAAAGTCTTTGGCAGAAGATGCAATGAAGAAGGCATCTGAAAAGCCTGCTCATTTTAAGCAAGTTGTTGAAGAGTGTGGTGGTAACTATGAATTCAAGGATGGTGTTCATAGTGCATGGTGGGACGCATACGGCGACAAAAAGAACCTGTATATTGCCTACGGGCGTCTTACGTCAATGATTAGTGTTGGCGATAGTCTTAGCTTAACTGAAAATTGGTTGTATTTCAAACAATGAGAATTATGAAAACCAAAGTAAAATTAATTCGACTCAGGCAGGAAACAACGGAGGTCGAGGTTGAAGTTCCTGACATTCTCTCTATTGAGGGGGATAATGACCAAGAACTTTATTATAATTTGTCCAAAGCTATTCTTGAACGCGCAAGGGCAAATGCCAAGGATTGGAAGTCGGGCGATTGTTCGGAAGCTTCTTTTAACAACCAGTACATTGACGAATTGGACGTTAATGAGAACATCTGTATTTGTGGACATACTTATCATAGGCATTTCGATTCATATGAAAATATGCGGCCCGTTGGCTGCAAATATTGCGGTTGTGATTGTTTTGTAGGAAAATCCGATGAATGAGTATGATAGGCGGCAAGTCTGGATGGAACGTTTGAGTAAAGAATTCAGGGATTATGAGAATCACCACGATTCTCATAGATTTCTTTCTTCCATTGCACAGATGTTGACTTTGAGGGACAAAAGAGTGTATGATTTGACAGAAGCAATTAAGGACATGTTGGATAAATAAATCATGCGTGACCCACAAAGAATTCCAGAAATCATGCCTTTACTCCAAAGTGTCTGGGCGGAAGCACCCGATTTAAGATTAGGACAATTACTCTGTGCATTGTGTTATTTAGCATCAAGCACAACTGACGTGTTTAACATGGAAGAGGATCAACTGTTACTTGGAATTCAAAGATTTCATGAAGCTCGCCTCAATCGACCCACAGAATAGGAATTCGATATGTCAGAAGACCCGCGATATGTAGTCAGCTTACAGACCGTGGATGATAGGTCTTGTTATAAAGACTTTTTCGAAACTAATAAGCTTGAAGAGGCAAAAAAAGAAGCTGACGAAACTGCCGAGAGAAGCCAAAGATCAACACTTGTGTTTGACAGGAAATTTGGTACGATATACAAGAAGGAAATCGTCAGACCAAATGATACAGTTGTCAAACCTGTTGCAAAGCCACAACCTACCAGAGTTGTTAAGAAATCACCTGTAGAAGAACCGCTAGAGACTCCTCCTGCAAAGAAAAGGGGTCGGCCCAAAAAGGAAGTTAAGGCTAAAAAGCAACAAACTCCTAATGAAGATTACTTCTAATGCTTCAAGCCGAAAAAGACATGTTGAAGAGTATAGTCGAGAAAATTGTTTCACCAAGCACAGAGACTATACCAGATGAAGAAAAGGACATGTTGAAGAGTATTTTGGTTAAAATATTATCACCAAAAGATGAAGATGACATGCCTGTATTACGGGACGCAATACAAGGTGCTAGAAATAAAGGCAGTCTTATGTCAATTGACCAAGCCCTGAAAGAAAGATTAGAAAGTCTTCCTGCGAAAAAATGGAAGTCGCATGAGCATTTTAAGATCATTTGTGAGTTTTTGTTGTCACCATTGTTGCCTGAATTAATCGAAGCCAACAATGTCATGCACCGTGTTCATGTTTCAAAGACAGAAGGTCGTATTCTATCTGTATCTCTCCAATATGAAAAACCTAAGAAATCAGGGATGCTTTATCGTCTATTCAGGTACATTAAGCCTTGGGCAACTGGCTTAAGCATCAAGAATGATGATTATCGCATGTTTGTATGCGAATATTACAAATATAGTTATTTTGCATTGGCAGAACAACTAAAAAATCTTTATTATGAAAAACTTCATGGTGCGTTCCATGTTGGTTTTGCTCTAGTTGATAAAACTAAGTAAGGAGAGACTTATGACGCAGGAAGAAATTTTCTCAAAAGTGAAAACTGTTATTGTTGAATCTTTGGGTGTGGATGAGGATGAAGTCACTTTAGATTCCAAGCTTGCTGCTGATCTAGGTGCAGAATCCATCGACTTCTTGGACATTACATTCAGGCTGGAAAGACAGTTTGGATTCCGAATCCCTCATAATGAACTCTTCCCAACAGATATTTTCAAGGATGTTGATGATTGTGTAAAGGATGGCAAAGTCACACCTAAAGGCATCGACCTGTTGAAAAGCAAGATTCCTTTTGCCAACTTTACTGAATGGGAATCTAATCCACAGTATAACACTGTCACAGACGCTTTCACTGTAAGCACTTTGGTTAAGTATATTGGTCTTCAGCAAACTGTCATTAGTTAAGGAGAACTTTATGTACTACTTATTTACGGAATGTCCTGATGGGGATTGGGAACTGATTGCTGAATCTCGTAGCTTGCAATATATTTCTAAATTGGAAGCTAAATTGGAAAGTCAAGGTATTATAACATGTATGACGGGTTGGTAAACCAAATACATTGCTGTGATTACCTTGAACTACTGAACCAGATTAATGATAACTCTGTAGATGTTATCATTAGTGATCCTCCTTTTGGTATTAATTATCAAAATAATTATACCAAAAGCCAGCATCAAGTCTTAAAAGGCGATGAGGCTAAGTTCTCTTATTTAGAATTCGGTAGGGAAGCTTACCGAATTCTAAAAGAGAATACTGCCATATTTGTCTTTACTGGTTGGAGCGAGTACCCAGAACACTACAAACAGTTAGAATCTTGTGGTTTCTCTATGAAGGAGCCACTGATCTGTCAGAAAAGGGCTTCTGGCAAGACTGATTTGTATGGGTCTTTTCAAACCAATTCTGACTGGATTATATTTGCCCATAAAGGCAGATTCAAATTCAAGAAAACCAATCTAATTAAAAATAAAAAAGCTGGTGTTGTGCCGAATAAGGGTAGACAACCAGTGCCAGAGTACAAGACTAGGTTTCCAAGTTGTTGGTTTGGTGAAGAATATCCCTGGTCGAGTGAAAATTCTGCTTATCAGAAAGCGAACAATATTTACCATCCAACGATAAAAGGCTTGGAATTTTGCAAGTGGTTAATTCTATTATCTACAGAGCCTGGCGATCTGGTGGTAGACCCATTTGTGGGATCGGGCACTACTGCGGTGGCTGCTTCTATATTGTCAAGGGACTTTTTGGCAAGTGAGATAAATACTGATTTTTTTGAAATAGCAAAAAAAAGACTTGGTTCCTTGACATTGTGAAAATTCGTAGTATATTTACTTAGGTGCTTTATGAAAATGGAAACTTGCATTGAGGTTGCGGCGAGAGTTTGGTGCGATAAGGCATTTCAGCATGTTGTGATGGACCCTGATGCAGCCATGAAAATTGCAAATATTTTGTATTTTGTGGCGAACGCGGACGAATCGAGACGTGTCAATGCATTATTGGAAAATACAACTGACGCATAGTGAAGTGTATTGGTCTTCAAGCATATGCTATAGTCTTTCTTCGGTGCCCAAAGAAGCAGTTCTTGACGGGCATATGCTCAACGCATTTCTTCCTACTGTCCTGAGTGTTGAGAAGATTACAAAAGAGCAATACAACGAATTCATGTGGGACTGATATATAGTTTGCGCCACTTTGGCAGAGCGGTGATGCACTGGTTTTGTAAACCAGACTAGCTGGGTTCAACTCCCAGAGGTGGCTCTATGGATTTTAAGAATAGGAAATACCACAAATTGAAAATTGTAGCCAACGAACCAAAGGATATTTGGTTGAGTGATGGTGAGGGATTCTTGGTCCAAAAGGAAGATGAAGTGATGGACACTAGCCTCATCCCTGGCAATTACTTTGTGGAATTCGGTCTTGGTAACAAGCGATATCCCATCAAATTGGATGGAGATTTGGAATTTAAACAATCTGATTTTGGGGAATAAATGGAGATTGACGCAACAGAAGTAATTGATTATGATTCTTGGCGAGAAGGTTTATGTGGTGCTTCGGAGCTAGTGGGGCGTGCATTAGTGGTCATGAGTCAGTCTATCGTTGAACCAAACAATGTTCAAGGGGAATTGGCCCTTGCGTTTTTGAAAAAAGCGGTACAAGAGTTAGAAGAAACTGTGAACACGAACATGAGCAAGCAAGGAGTTGCAACGACCGATTAATTGCCTAAGTCGCAAAGGAGCGATTACCATGTCTGAGATGCTTTTGGATGAGCAAAAAACCATTCCTGTTACCGAGAATTTGAAGACCGCCATTCTTACACTTCTTGAGAATGGTGGGCAGTTGAACATGGATGCCGATCTAGCGTGCTATTCCACACATGATGGCTACTACTTCGTGGAATATTTTTTCAATGAGGATACAGTCAAATCATTGAATCTTACTGCACACGAAAAGAAACTTCTGGAAGAGGAAGAAGAGTTGATCGAAATCTTCGACAGCCCAAGTGAAGCTGTTGATTTCTACCTCAGATTGACGAATGGCCGAATGATTCCTCTCCCAGACCATTGCCGTAACAGGAATGGCAAGAAAACAATCAAGGAAAGAATTCAGGAAGTAGAAGTATTGGAGAAGGATAATTACTTCTAAGTTACTAAATAAATACAGCAGGTAAATCCTGCTGTATTTTGCGGCTGTAACTCAATGGTAGAGTCCGAGTTTTCCAAACTCGTTGTTGTGGGTTCAAGTCCCATCAGCCGCTCTTATGAGAAATCACTGGACCGATAAGATAGCAATCAAAAAATATTTAGAGTTACTAACGAAAGAGATATCAAGTCTTTGCGGTGCAGACCCTGTTCTAGTCAGGGCAACCCTTGAAAAAGAGGTTGCCGTCAATCCATTTACCCCTGAAGAAATAGATCAGTTTATGAAGCTCAGTGATGACGAAATCATCGCTGAAGCTAGACGAATACATGCGTTTTTAACGACTGATTCGAGTTGCGGACTATGGTAGGAGTATTAAAATGCCAAAAGGTAAGCAGCTTTTTCAACTAGTCATTGTTGGATTAAGTTTTATTGCTCTTGTGAGCAGCGCAATAGTAGCATGTGTTCTACATGATAAAGACATATTTATTGGCACTGCTTTTGGTATAGCCGCAGTTGGTTTTTGGTCTTGGATAGGCGATGTTTGGAGTTAAGCTACTTTACGTTTTCTGTATCTAAGTTTCATCATTGCAAATCTTGCCCAGAGTCTTTTGGCTGGTCGTAGGAAGTAGTGGCCGACAAAACCACCTATCTTCTTCATGCCCAGCCTTTTTCTTATTACATTCTCCAAATTAGTCAATTGACACTCAACTCTTGTGGTTGAGAAGAACCATATAAATGTCATGGAAGGCAATGCAAGATACCAAGGTGCATAAATTGGTAGCAGAAAGAATGAGAATAATACGCCGATAACCAACAAGATATGAAACACAACAAGAACATAAAAGCAAATCCAAAGCCATAAAGGTGCAGGCGGTAGCGGCTTATCAACAACTGCTCTTAAACCAGAAAGGAACTTTTTAGTAATTTCGTTTTCACTATTTTTACCAATTTCCTCATCGAGTTTAATAAGCAGTTCTTTAAGTTTGTCTTCTGGTAGAAATGTTTGGGTAATTGTTACGATACGGAGAGAGTCATCGTTTACAGCCATTTGGTTCTCCTTTGAACTATATAGTAATATCACCTTGTTGTTTTTGGCAACAGGAAATTGAAAAAATCCACTTGTGCAAATTTTCAATAAATGCGACAATTCAGGCATGGACAAAATCATTATAAAAAACCAGAAACAAATAGTTGGTATTGATAAAAGTTGTCGGTTAGCCGCAGCTGTGCTTCAACATGTCAAAGGGTTTGTGGTTCCTGGCGTCACCACCGAAGAACTTGATAAAATAGTAGATGACTATATCAGGTCTAAAGGGGCTACGCCAGCAACTTATAATTATAGAGGTTTTCATCATGGACAACCCAACTATCCAAAAAGTTCGTGCATTTCAGTAAATGAGGAAGTATGCCATAGCGTACCAGATAGTAGAATTCTTAAAAATGGTGATATCGTCAGTATAGATGTGACCACTATATTGAATGGTTATTATGGTGATACCTGTATTACATTTCCAGTAGGTGAAATATCTGAAGATGCCAAGCATTTACTTAAAGTGACTGAAAAATGTTTAGATATAGGAATTAGACAAGTTGCTCCAGGTCGTAGAACTGGTTTAATTGGCCATGCGATTCATCAATATGCAATTTTGCAAGGCTGTACGGTTGTAGAGCAGTTTTGCGGGCATGGTGTTGGGTTGGAATTCCATGAAGCGCCCCAGATTCTTCATGTTGCAAAGAAGGAAGATGGGGTTATAATGGTGCCAGGGATGGTGTTTACTGTAGAACCCATGATAAATCTAGGTGGCCCAGACGTAATTATGGATGACGTAGATCAATGGACTGTCAGAACAACAGATGGAAGCTTGTCAGCGCAATTTGAGCATACAATTTTAGTCACCGATTCTGGTTTTGAAATTTTGACCTTACCATGATCTATTGCATACTAATAGCTAACTGTTTAGCAATGACATTGGGTTTTTATCTGGCATATGACCAACAGTTCACCACAGGGATCGTTTGCTTTTTAATCTCATTTATCGGGTTCAGACAGCTTTGTATAGAACTAGATAAGCCCAAGAAAAAACGTAAAAAGAAACCCAAAATGGTAAGACCAAAACAGAAAATGTCTATAGAATCACAAATTAGACTCGATAAGTTCTCCATGAATTGAGGATGATATGCTAGAAATTATTGGTTTAATTTTGATCGTCCTGGTCAGTGTACATTTAGTCGTCTCTGCAAGGAGAGGTGGCAAAACTGTCTTTATGGGTAAGTCTGAAAGCATAGACTTCAATAAAGATATTACAACAATGGTTCCATTGCCGTTGGCTGCTGCCACTTGTAGTCATCATTGGGATATTATTGATGATAAAATGCTCGATATGCCTCATGAAAAAAAACATGTACTAGTATTACAATGTCGCACTTGCGGCTCATTAGACAAGACAGTGGCGGTGACAAGTGCGGCTCCCAAACCTTTGCCGCCTCCTCCACCGCCACCATGCAACCACAATTGGATTGCTAACACTGATAGCACTCTTGACGTAGCCCATGAGAAGAAAATCGTTGTAATCTTGACATGTCAAAATTGTGGTGCTATAGATAAGACAGTAGAAACAACTAGTAAGCCTCCTGCTGTGCCACAACCGCCATTGCCGAAGAGTGAATGTCGGCACAAGTGGGAAGCCGAGAAGAGGGTGGTGTTGGATTCTGCTTACGAGCAAATGCTTGAGAGTATTAAGGTCAAAACAAACAATTACGGTAGCTCCAAGAAGGTCGATCCTAACAAGGAATTGGACCTGGACCTAAATAATGCTCCAACTTGGATGTTTAAAAAAACGTATGTTTGTGTTAGGGTATGTACGGTCTGTGGTGAACTAGACAAGACCATCGCTTCAAATTTTGAAGAAGGAGAGGAACCAGATGAATGAGTTTACTTGGCCTTGGGAATGGGATTGGAATTGGTGGCTTGTTGGCATTTTTGCCGTAGGCTTGTTTGTTCTTGGCTTACTCCTATATCTTATCAGTTTCCCTGGTATTAGTGCTGTGGTAATTGGTGGTGTCCTTGGAGGCTTTGCCTCTGCATATGATTGGTTTGAACGATAAATAGGTGTTTAAATGAATTTTCATAAATTTTTAGATTTAGTAAAAAATAGTCCATCTATGGATATGCATATTATGCTTCCTGATGGGACTTTTGTTCCTTCTCATTTCCATGTAACAGAAGTTGGAAAAGTAAATAAAAAGTTCATAGATTGTGGCGGTACACACAGAGAAGTTAATTCCTGTGTCCTACAAGTATGGGTTGCGCACGATGTTGACCATCGTTTAAAATCAGATAAATTAGCAAAAATACTAAACCTAGCTCAGCCAGTGTTAGGTGCAGAAGATTTGCCTTTAGAAATTGAATATGGTGGTGAGTATGTATCGCAATATCCTGTTGGAAGTGTTGAAATAACCCCTAAAGGACTATTACTTTTACTTGGCTCAAAACACACAGAATGCCTTGCACCTGACAAGTGTGGGGTTAGCGGTTGCTGTAATTAGGAGTTTGTAATGCAAGATTTTAGCAGAAATATGGGCGACCATATTCTTTTTACTCTGTTACAACTATCAGACGATAAGAACAACAGAGATGGTCTGTCAACCGAAATGTCTGGCCATGTAAAAGAAGATATAGAAGCTTTCGCTGCCAAACCTTATTCAGATCAGGAATTGTACGATTTTCTTGATAAAATCTCACAAATTCCTGTAACGAAGTTTAAGGATGGCGACCGACAATTCTGCATTGGCCACATAAGCAGTTTTATGCAGGCTGTGTGTTCTGTAAAACAATTTTACATAAGGCCAGAAGCTGGTGAAAAGAAACCTCTCGACAGAGAGGCTTGTAGAAAGAGTTTGGAGAAATCATGAACACTACAATGATCCTTGGATTTAATAAAGAAAACAGATTCCTGTCTAATTTCTACCCAGCTACGGTTGAGCTAGATGGCCTGGAATACAGTTCGACCGAACATGCTTACCAAGCAGCAAAAACCATTGATCCTGCTGAAAGACGTAGGATTCGAGAGTCCCAGAAGCCTGGTGATGCCAAAAAGCTTGGCAAACAGGTCAAAATTCGCACGGATTGGGAACAAGTAAAATTCCAGGTTATGGAAGACTTAGTAAGGCAAAAATTTACTAAACACAAAGAGTTAAAGGAAAAACTCTTAGAAACAGGTGACAAATACTTAGAAGAGACAAACACCTGGGGTGATGTAATTTGGGGAGTATGTAAAGGAAAAGGTGAAAACCATCTTGGCAAAATCTTAATGAAGGTAAGAGACGAGCTTAAAACTCCCTGAGATACCTTCTCTTGAGTTCTTCATAATTCTTTTTAGACCTATAAGTTTGTCTTAATAGGCTTAGAACTATAGTTGTGAAGAAATTATATGCCACGCCTTTGGTTCTGTCATATCTTGGCAGTTTCTCCCAGCATATCATGACACCTTCTTGAATGGCGTCATCATTGTCAATAATTTTGGTATTGAAATATTTAACAACATGTTCAGCGAGCCAATAAAATGCCTCGCTGAGCTTTTCTTTATCTATTTTACCATCCAGGTAATCGCAAACTGCTTTTTCAAATTTGGCATCTGTCATTCTTAACCAATAATTTTTCATAACTTAAGAGAGTTTGACTATATCTTTAATTACCTTTTCTAGCAATTTTCCTCTCTTTTCTTCTGATACATTATGAATTAGACCATTGAGTTTAATGACCCACTGTTCTAATTGATTAACAATTAAGGCGTAATCTTGACTGACATTTAATTCTACATTGCTGTTTGTGAGAGCGGCTACCTCTTCATCTTTGTTCTGCGTGAGCCATTCGTTAAATTTCATATTTTATATATTAAGCTTATATATTTTAAATGAAGAATTTTTGGCTCGACCGCAGAAAAGAACGACAAAGTAAAAGAAATAGAAACATTAATCTTGCTGATTTCAACAAAAAACTTCTTGCAAAGATGATCCAAGCCAGGAAGAAACCTTAAGCGAACACAAGTGCAGCAGAAACAACGTTGAAATAAAGTGGATGTTTTAACCCCATAGCAATATCCTCATTCTCATTTGCAGTTTCACGAACGTCTATTTCATGATACATAATTTCCAAGAATATTTTTTTCTTCCAGAGTGGTTCCCTGGTCCACTGTACCAGTTTTTGCAACATGCCATTAATATGGTCCTTATTCTTGGCGATTGCCGAGCCTTTTGCTTCAAGATTTAGTTGTGTGCCTTGAGTAGCTTTTTCTTCGTTGATAAGCTCAAATTTGATTTCATTGATGCCAAATCCATTAACTCTTGGTGTTTGACTCAAAGTTTCGTTAATAACAATCTGTATTTCCCTCATTGCTTCTCGGCCATCTGGGGAAATACCCTCTGTTAATATCTCATTTCTTTTATCGACATAATGCTGGAAGTCCATATTGAATATATACTATTGACTCGCCTCATTTTTTTTGATACTATTTGATTATGAATGGTATTTACAAAACAGAAATTCCGAATTACACCTCCAAGAGAGGCAAAGTGCGAGACACTTATTCTCTTGGTGACACCATGTTAATCATCATAACCACTGACAGAATCAGTGCTTTTGACCATGTATTCCCTGAAACCACTATCCCTGATAAGGGGAAAGTTCTTCAGGGAATTTCTTGTTATTGGGCTGAGGCTTTAGACCTTAACTACCATTTAATTAGTACAGATTTAAACCGCCTCCCAGAAGATTTTAGAAAACCAGAATTTGAAGGCCGAGCAATGTTGGTGGAGAAGGCTGAAGTAATTCCTTTTGAGTGTGTTGTGAGGGGATTTTTGGCTGGGTCCGCTTGGAAAGAATACCAACAAACAGGCTCAGTCTGTGGTATAGCTTTGCCAAAAGGCTTGAAAGAGAACCAACAGCTTATTAAGCCTATATTTACTCCAGCAACAAAGGCAGACAATGGACATGACCAAAATGTGACTTTTGATTATATGTCCAGTAAAATCGGACTTGATCTAGCTGCCGAATTAGAAGCCATGAGCTTGGAGATTTATACGGATGCAGCACAGGTAGCTTGGCAAAACGGCATTATAATAGCTGATACTAAGTTTGAATTCGGTGTCATGGCTCATGCAAGCAATACTTTAATGCTCATAGATGAGGTTTTAACACCTGATAGTTCACGTTTCTGGCCATTAGAAGACTATAAATTAAACGCCCCTATTAATTCATTTGATAAGCAATTTGTAAGGGATTGGGTTGAACAATCTGGTTGGGATAAGAATAGTGAGCCACCTCCACTGCCAGAAGAGGTAGTGACTAAAACTAGGGATAAATACTTAGAGGCTTATGAGAAGATTACAGGGGTGAGTTTATGCAAGTAATAAAACCAGTCCAAACAACTGCAATTGTAGATGTTATTTGCGACATTTGTGATAAGAGTTGTTGTGGTGTGGGTGGTTATGAATATGTGGCCATAGAACATATGTGGGGTTACTATTCTAATAAGGATGGCACGAAGACTGAGTGTGATATTTGTGAAAGTTGTTTTGCCAAGGTGCAAGATTTTATTGTTAATACTTTAAAGGGGAAGGTGAGAGAAATCTCATTTGATTAATTATGTTTATTTGTACATTTTGTAGAAAATCAGTTCCAGCAGGCACACACTGTAAAAAAGTAGTTACAAAGACAGTGATGTTCCAACATCCACATCGTCCAAGGGTACACAAGAGATGGGGTGTGGATAAGCAAGGAAAACCAAGGATTGAGTGGATTGATGATAAAGGTGGTGTAGGTCCACAAATCGTGCAGGAAGTCGCTGCATGTCCAGAGTGTGGTGCAGAACAAGAAAGGAAGAAAGCGGCAGCACAACAAAATTTGAGGTTAATATGAAAGGTGTAATACTTTGTGGCGGGTCAGGAACCCGTCTTAAACCGCTCACTAACATTATAAATAAGCATTTATTGCCAGTTTATAATCAGCCAATGATTTATTACCCTATTCGTACATTAGTGAATAGTGGTATAAGAGACATAATGTTGGTTTGTGGAGGAAACAATGCAGGTGATTTTCTAAGAGTTGTAGGCAATGGCCAAGAATTCGGGCTTAAACATGTAGCTTACACCTACCAAAAAGAAGCTGGGGGCATTGCCCAAGCTCTATCCTTGGCAGAAGATTGGGTTAATAATGAACCTGTATGCGTAATTCTTGGTGATAATATCATTCACCAACCTATTTCTAATTACGTCGATATGTTTACAAATAACCCAGATTATGCAAGGATTTTCTTAACTGAAGTAGATCACCCAGAATGGTATGGAGTTGTTAGTCTTAATGACAAAGGTGATGTAGTCAAGATTACTGAAAAACCAAAGTCTCCAAAGTCAAACTTGATTGCGGTCGGGTTATACATGTACGAAGAAACAGTATGGAAATACATCAAGTCTCTTACTGTTTCAGCTAGAAAGGAACTAGAAGTAACTGATTTAAACAATGTTTACTTAAAGAATCGCAAGTTGAAGGCTCACAAACTTGATGGTTTCTGGGGTGATGCTGGGGAAAGTATTGATACTTACCTTAATACTTGCATTAAGGTAAGAGAAATATTTAAATAAGTTTAAATATAGGTGTGGATATATTAGACGAGAAGATAGTTCACCAGAACGGCCCTTACAAAAGGGTCAAACGTTGGATTAGAGGAATATATCCAGAATTAGGCATAATACACAAAGGACTCACAGGCTGGGAAACAGTTGTTGAGAAAGATGTGATTGTGCCTAATCACACTTTTATTGTGGTGGAGAGTAAGTGTAACTCGCAGGAGGCGATTGCCAACCATGAAGATACCACCCAATGATATTGCCTTCGTTGCTAAAAACTGTAAGAGGCGTCACTATTACGCCTCTTTCTTGAGCCTCTTGAATAGCAGCAGCGCAAGTTTTCCAGTTCTCTTCTAAGTCGAATCTTGGGTCGAATTTTAAGGTCACTTCGGGAACCAATGTCATAATGGTTAGTCTCCAAATACAGCCATAATTAACAAACACACAATTACAACGACACCTAATACCATAGCTATTTGAACTTCTTTGTCCAAAGCATGGAATGCATTTATAAGTTCAGTCATGTACTAATAGAGTTTCAAATCTCCAGTTATTTCGTTAATTTTAGACTCTTCATGAGGCCCAATTGCCAACGCAGTCCTAGTAGGCACCCCATCAAATTCAGTCTTGCCAGCATCCGTAACCATATGCACAGTAAGACCTTTCAACTTAGCCCTATTGAAAACATCCAGTAGTTCCTCTTCGCTATTAACTTGTAGGGTTATTTTAGTGAAGGAACCATCGAGCCATTCTCGTTGTTCATTGGTTAAGTGTTTCTTGCTGCGCATAGCTTCGCTCATCCAAATCATGGCAGCGTGGGCACCTTGGGCAATTTCCTTGCCTCTGCGCATTTTCAGATCACGGCGTATCACTATTACTTGTTTGACTTCCTGCATCGTTCACCCTTTTTGCAAGACTTTCGATATGGGCATTCAGCCTTTTATCTAGTTCGTTCTTAGCTTTTTCTAGTTCTAAAGCTTGCTTTCTAACCACTTCTAAACCTTCTTGCTGCCACTCATTGACACGTTTCTGTGCTTTTAATAGCAATAATGAAGGCAGGGCTTCAACCTTTTCACTATCAACGCTTATCCAACTGACAGCAGCACCATGATGTGAACCACCATCACTACGGACTGATTCAACATGGAAAGCCCAATTATCTTTTTGTTTTTTGAAGACAATACGATAAGTGGTTTCTGGGAAAATACCTTCCAAGAAACTGATAATTTCAGCGCATTGTTCTTGCCAATTCATGAAGGTATCCTTTACCAATCGTCCCCAATTTCTTCAGAAAAATCACAGCCGCCAAGCTGAGTCCATTTGCATTTCAATGTAAGACTTGTACCCATATTCCAGTTTCTTTGCTCAAGAACCAAACGCCCACTACCACATTTAGGGCATTTATCATAGTTTGGAGCTTCGTTATATTTAGCCATTCGTGCATATTCGGTTGGAGTAGGGATGAACATCCAACAGCGATGCCCTTCTGCTTCACGTTTTGCAGTTTCACACTGCTCAGCAAGCATCTTGGCAAATTCTTTTTGTGTTTCAGTGTCTGCTTCTTCAAGCAGAATTGCCTTCAACTTATTAGGATCATCACTCATGGTTGTCTCCGTATTCTTCCGTTACCAGTTGTTTGAGTTCCATGATGGCGGGCGGGCCATACTTCATAAACAATAGATTTGCAAAATCAATCACTACATTGGGATGACAGTCATGCACTATCATTGAAGCAACTATCTTTTTCTGACAGGGAATATCCAGAGTATGTTCATCTTCCCATGTTAGTAGTAAATCACTTGCATTCATTATTTTTTCCTGACTGCTTTAGCCCATTTCGGTAGTTTACTTAAAACTAGGTCTTGTACTTCCTTGAACTCATTGGGGATTGCCCAAAGTTTATATAAATGCTGAAAACAGACATAGATTCCTATTCTAAATAACCTCAATTCTTCTTCCAAGAGCATGTCTTTTTCATCCCATAGTTTATATTTGTCTGATAAACTATGGGATATGGCAACATACTCTTTTACTCGCTTATGATGCAAAGGTGTCATGGGCCAGGGCTTACGGACAGTTTTCCATCTAATTACCAGACAATTCTTGTAGTTCTGTGGGCGTGTGTAAATAAAATCATATTTAATAATGAACTGATGCTGAGCTTCAGAAAGTTCGCGTCGATTTTTAATCATATACTCAACGCGACTGTTCATTCTCTTGCATCCTTTCGGCAGTCTCCCCAAGCAAGCTTGTCCATTCAATATATACGCCAAGTTCTTCACTCATCCTTCCCAAATCTTCCTCTTCAAGGAAAGCAAAATCCCCAAAAGATGATTTGTCGCTAATCCATGCATTCTTGACGCCAATAGCCTTGAGGATTTTATCAACATAAGGCTTTAATTCAGGTTTATTGACCGTTTTCTGCGGTGTTAACCTGATTTTTTTACCTTTTATTGACTTTTCCTTGGACAGCATTTCAATGATATCGTCAGGGGTAATCGGTTCGTCTTTCATGTTAATAATCTAGATAATTCCCTTTTTCTGTCTCGTAAAACTTACCATCAAGGAGCTTGATCTTTAAGTCATGGTGGGTGATTTTATAATCTTTGAATATTGTCCCACCTTTTTCGTCCCGCTTATGCTTGCCATTTTCATCGTATTCATAGATGCGGAATGCAACGATGGTGTCTTTACACTCTACAATTTCATTGCCGTGCTTGTTCTTTTTGCCCGTATGAACGGCTGTAGAAAAATCTGGATAGATTAGGAGGAACCCTTCTTGCCCCGTTGCGTCTTTGCCTTCTGGCATTTTTCACCTTTGATTACTTCTTTTGTGTAATCTTCAATCATTTCAGTCACTTCAACAATAAACTCTTCGGCAGATTCTGGATCGTAGTCTTCATAACCATTGAAGGTCCAGGCAATTTGTTCGGCTAATTCTCTAGGGGTTTTCACGGATTATTTTCCTTGCTCCCTTTTCAGTTTATCAAAATCCCACTTCAAATTATTATGGTCTGCTTCCAACCAATTAAGTCGTTTTTCTAAGGCATCCACCCTACTACAACCAGCCAATACGAGTGACCCAAGCAAAAATAAAACCACAATTAAACCACAACCATCGTCGTTACGCATTTTAGTACCCTTCATCTACAAGGTCTTCTCGTAGACCAGTCAAAACTTCACCGAGCCAATTAGTGCCACGCCATTTATCCCTATCCCGTGCATCAGGGTCATCTTCACTCAAACCAATGCCCCAAATACAATCGTATGGACTAGCTTCTACCAGAGTCGTTCCTCTGGTAGCTATCAACTTATCCAACAACTCAGGATTTTGAGTGAACTTGGCATAGTTTCCTTCGTAAACATATTCTCTAGCCACATTATTCCATCGTTCTGCATCAAAGCCTTTAACCCTTCTCCCTAGTTTCTTTTGTTCCCTTGGGTGGTCAGCTTCCATGATACGGTCAAGCGTATCATCATCTTTAAACAGTTTGGCTTTCATAGCCATCATGTATTGTTCAGCACAATTGTAAGTTATGCCATCAATTTCAAATTCGCATTCTTCCCATTGGGAGAAAGGTCCATCCCAAAAGAAAGTGAATCTCTCAGCCTGCTCGCTCTCCATAACCTTCTCTCATATGATAATTAGGGTCATAATTAGGAATGCCACACGCTTCCGCTCTTAATCTATGCCATTCTGGTGAATTGACTGGATGTGTCAACCACTCGCCAATAGGCTCTTTGTGAAGCCAAATCTCATTGGGTGTATCAGGGCAATGTGAATCCAACACAGTTAATTGTAAACCAAAGTTTTCAGCTATAATCCTGACTTCATCAATATACCAAGTCTGCTCTTTGGTTGGACGTAGCATACAAGCTTTGCATACGCCTAGATACACTTTTTCAGCTTGACCAGCAGCAAAACCATAACAGAAGTATTTATAATGCTCTAAAGAGCCATTATAACGTTCTCTTAATGGCTGTGTAACTTTAGCTAGAACTTTCATCTAAATTTACCTCACCAATTCCCTTGTTCCTGGGAATGTTAATTGCAATTGCAGTGTTTTCGTTATAATCGGGGTGTATGTCGTTAATCAAGTACCGCTTATTGCTACCCATTTCCATCAATAAAGCGTGCCAGAATAAACCATGCGACCTTAATTGATTTTCAGTTGCTTCTCTGGTGCTATTAGGTCGGCCAGTGGTTAAAACGATCTTATAACCGCCTTTATCCCACTCGTTGAACTTTTCAACAACACCTGGCAATAATTCAATGCCAGGTGCTATTAGTTTTGTACAATTGCCTTTTTCAGCAACTTTAAATATACACCCGTCTATATCACAGAATATTACCGACTGCTTTGTATTTTTCATTATATATTCCTTATTAAATGGGCTGTGAGGGATTCGAACCCCCGACCAAGGGATTAATCGTGGGTGATAGCCCCGTTGAGTCCCCTGCTCTAACCACTGAGCTAACAGCCCTGCCTTTTACTTCTTTTCAAGTGGCAGACTTGTCACTTTAATGGTGAATTGATACTTATTGATTGTCAAAGCTCGATCATTTCTCTCATGTAAATTATTTGCAGCATTGAGCAACTGCATTGTGCCAACCTCATATTCGTAAAGAGGATGAAACTTACTAATAATCTGCTCAAGTATTTGGTTCATATCTTCCTGATACAATGTTCTAACTGTCAAAGTATAGAATATGCAGATGCTGGGTGCAGTAAAGTTGAAATCACCACGATAGATGTTAATAAGCGGAAGCCTTAATATATCAGGAATTTCAACTTTTACAGTTCTGTCCCGTAAAGCTTCCATTATAGGATCATTTTTCAACTTCTCAAACTGTGGATTACTCGTATGCCCAATATGGGGTGCAGTAATAAAGTCGGTAGTAATAAAGTCTGCCTTCTCATCTGTTGCCCAAATAACAGGAACAGTGTGTGCTTCACCACATTCATCAATCACAACCGTATCTTTAAAGGCATTCATAGTGTGTTCGTCACACTGACGAAGCCAACGGCACCATTTCTTAACATCAAATTTGGATTTTTCCTTGGCTGGCAAACTTTGACCTAAGCCAAACATGCCAAGGAAAGAAGCCAATGCCTGCATGAAAAATCGTCTATCCATCATAAAGCGTCCTTATCCGAATAGATGCCTGTACCATCACAGACAACACATTTCCTATCTATCCCCCAAAACTTATCTTCTCTGTAGTCGCTATCAGCTTTACAACGAGGACAAACATCCCCATTTTCATATTTGGGGTCAATTCTTTTTATATCAGTATTCCAGCCTTGCCGAGTCAAAGGATATCTGGACTCAATACCACATGCTTCGCGTGTTTCTGCTTTCCACCAGAAAAAAGAGCCACAGAACCCACACATAAACTCAACTCTACTCAAATCATCCAGGTTCCTCATCAAAGTCGTTATCTTATTAGACTTCGTGTTGCCCATCCTGCATACAGGACAGGAAGAAGGTTGCATTACTCTGCCCAAGTTTAATCCCACCACATTCTGACAACGGTTTTGCCGTTAATTATGTTAGAACTGAATTCGTTGGGCCTACACCCATTCACATACTCGGTAAATTGCAACATTTCAGTAAATGAAGTTTCTGGCAATACGAACACAATGGTTTCGTCATTATTACACCAGGAACTAAAATCCCTATCTGAGCGGTGAACATCAACATATTTGATGTTCAGTCCTTCAAACATTTCATTAATATATTTGTGGTCAGGGTTACAATTGACATTCTCTTGAATCTTCAATTCCGAGTCTACAAGAGTGTATTCAACCATATCCTTACCCATCAGTATGTCTCTAACTTTCAAAAGACCATCATTGCCCAGGTTATCATTGATGACTTCTTCTATTTCAGAAATCATTTCTTGATAGTCTTGGACAATGCTGATTAATTCTTCATTGGTTAATTCTGTCAGTTGCTTTTGCATCTTTTGCTTTCTTCCAAAATTCCGACCGTTGCCAACCCTCACGCCACCCAGCATTCCAAGCAATATTCAACATCGTCAATATTTCTGCTGGATACTGATTGTAGTGAGGCTGTCTTTCCAGCCATTGTGCAAAGCAACTGCACGGTTCTTGCTTGTCCATTAAGCAGCCTTCTTATATTCCTTGAAGATTTCATACAGACTTCTGTTGTCGTTCTGCATTTCAATTTCATGAGGCTGGACTGCACCATGCTTGATAGCATACGACTTGAACTGTTCCTCATTATTGAGGATCATCAAATATCGCATAATGAGGCTATCCGTTGGAGGGAAGCCACCTTGCAACACTACACAGTATCTATCAACCATGATACCACGGTTATAGACCTTTGTAAAGTCATGACCAGGGAATATCTGATAGATCAAACCACTCTTGGCTATAACAGATATAAAGCCCTTTTTAAGGAAGGATTTATAACGATCATCGCCCAATACTCTATGCAAGGTTTCCCTTGCACGAATCTCACGCAAATCCTTGGTGAAGCCCAAAGGCTTGGCATGAGTGTAGATTGGTGGGGCAATTCTTTGACGCAGCAGTTCCTTGATACGTTGTTCAAGGGTCTTGGCTGGTGTGGCAAAATAGCCAGGAACGCTGGTATTATAATAGATACCAATTGTTGGGATTGTAGCTGTTGCTGCGCCAGAACCGTATAGTAATCGGTAGGTGGTTCCACTGCTGCCAATTGTTGTTGGGTATGCTAATGCGTTGGTAGCAGTACCGTCTTCATATCTTATATCAAAATTGACAGTACCACCATCTGTATTGTTATAGCCATACCAATTGGTGTTGGCATTTTGTATTTCGACTTCTGTATGTATAAGACCTGGAATATAGGTAGTCCCACCCTCAAAAGTGGTGTAAGACGTACTGCTATTCCAGGTTCTTATAGTTGCGTTCGTTCCTGTATAAATTGCTGGCATTATCCACCTGCTACTTGTTTAGCCACCACAAACCTGCGCAATGGGCAAAAAAATAACTTCTTCAGCTTCCGCATCGAACTCATCCATGACTTCGGAAGTGGCACGGCCATTAGTACCAACCCAATATGGCACAAGACCTTTAGCGACACATTCATCAAACATAGCCTTGGCGTCTTCAATCTGGTCTATATCACGACTATCCCAGACGATACGCTTATCGCCATCCTTGGCGGTTAGAATACGGAAGATACCTTGTCCCTTTTTGGGGACTTCGTTATCTTTCAATACTCTCAGTGTAGCAGGAATTCCAATTTTTTCAACTAAATTTGAGTTTTTAATTACGGGTGCTTCAATATAGTCTTGAAAAGCGGTGGTCATCACTCCCCCTTTTTAAGTAGTTTGTCCAATTCTTTCTCAACATCATCAAAGTCACATTCCAAGTTATCAAGCTTGGCGGCAGCGGCATTTGACCTTTGGATAAAATCTTCCAAAGTCGCTTCTAGATTCTTATCAAATTCAACCACTTCCAGACATGCATCGTCTAGAACTTGCTGGATGGAACTTTTCAGTTGCTTATTTGCTTTTTTGCTGAAGTCATTAGCATTGACTAGCTTGAAGGAATAAGAAGCATCAAACAAATCGGACAACCTTAAGTCGCCGTAATTGTCTTTAAAAAGCTTCTCAGCTTTGATTCGCGGTTTAAGATTGATTTCAAGATCAACTGCGATATGAACTGTGCTGCTGAGTGGTAGAGACTTGAATTCAGCTTTCAAATCTACCAATTTCTGAGCGAAGTTCTTCGCTTCTTTGGATTTCAAATACTTCTCTTTTGCAGCTTTTTGGTCTGCAATGTAGATCAAACTAATTTGCTCAGTGACTTTAGAGCGAAGTTCATCTAGTTCTTCAGCACTCAGTTTGGTTAAATCTAGGTCCATTGACTCATACTCCTTGGTTAAGATTCTCTGCCATGAATTTCAATCCAACGCTCACGCAAAAGATTATCTCTTATCAAATCTTTATCGGACTTGATAACAACACCATCTCTGGTGCCATATTTGGCTTTATCCAGTTGCTTAGTGATTGGTTCTTTGCTACAAGCAGACTTTGGCGGGCAAATATCTTCTACTGGATCACCGCTACTAAAGCGGCCATCTTCCTTAATAACACCATCTTTGATACATCTTTGGTGTTTATGGTGGCATAGAGGGCATTCAACCCAAACTACCCGATCCCAATCCATACTTAAACGGAATCGGATGTAGGTAGAGCAGTTGCCACAATACCATTCTTGGAAAACCTTTTCATCGTACATATTTATTTCTCATTAGGGGTTAATGGCTTCCGCTGCTTCCACTCTTTAATCTGTTCCTTGGTTCCAGCTGGTGTGTTGGTCTTTATAAAACCAGAATTTGAATAATCGGGATATCCACCCTTCATATTCTTTTTAATAACGAAGTTATAGCCACTTTCCCAATCAAGGGCTGACCATGTTTTCGGCTTTCTGAATAGCCAACGCCAGAAGCGTTCAAACCACCCTAATTTTGGTGGAACAGCTTCGCAAATCCCTCTAACGATCTTTTCGTGGAGAGTTTTGCCTACTGGAAACAACTTAACTTCGCCTTCACTAATCACATTGTAGAAGTATCTTTCAATGGGCTTTAACTTCCTGGCTTCGACCATTAAAGCTGTTTTGGTATTATAGTCTTGGGTTTCTTCTACTAAACGCCAGGTATCACGATACTCTTCGCATAGTGAGCATGGCTTCTGGCAAACTGTTTGCCCAGAGTGGTATTTGACAGGGGTGAAAAGTGGTTGCGTTGGCATGATACGGATTACGGTATCACCCAACTTTTCAATTGTGAACATTTCACTTCCTCTTGGAGAACGTATTCAATTTGCCATAGTCTTTACTAACTTTGATTGCCTGGATAGAGACTATAACATCGAATTCGTCGTTTTCAAGACGAGTTTCCACAGAAATGTTGGTATTGTTGGTGGTGTCGATATATTGCCAGATTGCTGGCTCCCCACGCAGTTTATCCCAAGCTTTGTACCAAGCGCCAAGGGGAACAGCGGCTTTTAGCTTGTTCTTGTCGTCATGGAAATGAACTTCGCCATTACTTTCATGAATGCGGAAACCGCCAAAGGTAGTGCCGCCTTCTTTTTTGTCTTTTTTTTCTACGGTCGTCTCACGTTCACCACCCATTTTCTTACCCCTTAGTTTGTTGAGTAGTTTTTTTAACATTTTCCAATATCTTGTCTAGATTTAATGTTTGGCAAGCTGGGCATAGGTCAGCTTTATAGGTGCCGATATATCCATTGGCAAGAGAATTGATTTCTATGGCTAACCAGCCTTCTTCATAAAAACCGTAATATCCATTATGGAGTTCACAGGATTTTTTACAAATCAAGCAGGTTGCCATATTAAAAGTAGGGTAGGTAGGATTTTAACCTACTTCTTCTTCCTTATCGAGGAAGCCGTGTTATCTCGAAAGTAGTTTCCAGAGCCTATGTACACTTGGTTCTGGGCTTGCTTTTACACACCACTACCCCATAAAATGTTGGTTCCCGTAGCCAGCCTTCTGTTTTATTCCTGCATTTATCTCATCTTTCGATGGGCAGTCTATTACGACACGCCAGCACCAACCCGACCCTCAGACGCCCCACTCACGGGCTAAGGTCTGTTTGGCTTGCACGGATTGTGGTACAAACGATACTTGCATTTCTGCTTTCTCTCCCACAGCGAGTGGATGTGGGCTGAACTTCCTCTAGCTTTACAGCCAGCGCAGGATCAGAACCAACAAGGTCATCATAGCACGAATTTGGCAGTTGTCAAGACTCCTTCACAACCTTCAAATCTGATTCATCAAGAGGGACTAAATTAAACCTTAAACGGCCATCCACCAATTCTGGGTCTAGAATTAAATGAAAACTAAACCTTGTTTTAGCTTCCATTAATGAATCAAAAAGTTTCTTGTGATCCAAAACCTCTTGACAATATGCGTATTGGAACCCACCCCACTTGGCCGCTTTGTCATATTTTTCTTTTGTGGAAAACAACGGTATCAAAATACCGTCATTACAACTGATCGCAACCAGTTGTTGTGTAGTTGGATTTACAGGGAACCAAGCCCCCGTCAAATCTGACCGTATGAAAGTGTCTCCAATTTTTATCATGGTTGATACCATACCTCTGGATTGATCCTTCTTGCTACTCTGAGAGCTATAAGCTGCTGTGCCCGATGTACAGCATCTACAAATTCCTTATTGTCAGCGTCAGAGCGATTCTCCAAATTAGTAAAAAGACTGAAAGCTTCAACCAACTTTTTTAGAATCTCTTGTTCTTGGACAGTGAGCTTGACACCAGCCAGAATATCAATTTCTGGTATTTTGATTTCTGGGAATTTATAACCCTCAGATGGCGGTGTAAAATAAGGCCAATGTCCAGGCCAAATCGGATTTACACAACAACCTAAACAAACTGGCTGTTCTGTTGACATTATACCATTTTCCTTTGCTTTGTAAAGCCACTTAAGTCTTTGGAGCGAAGACAGTTACGACATTTTCTACTCCACACCAAGAACATTCGATGGTAAATTTCTTTTCTTGGGCAAATTTCTTGCAAGCAAATTCATTACGTCCAGAACATAGCCAGCATTTAAAGTGCAGAGCCTTAAATCCTTCAGGGATTTGTTTTTTTGGCGTGACTTTTGGTTTTTCATCTTTTTTAGAAAAAAACAAGCTGGCTAGAAAGTCTGAAACAGCTTTATAAATTGATTGCATCCATCTATTTATGCTTATCTCATTCGCCTTGTAAACTTTTTATTTTTTGTTGATGCTCTATACTTTGGATGTTCATATTTGTCACCACAAAGGTCACATGCAAATGCAAGAATAGTCTGATTTTGCCATGTTTCTCTGACAAATTGCGCATGAATGAAGCCGCCACATGCGCATTTCATTGGGTAGTCCTTGAAGCATTCGGAGCATCTACGATCCCCTGCGATATGTTGTGCATTATTAACTAAAAAAGCCATGTTTATACTCCGCTCTAAATTTATTTAGTTGGAAAGAACTACCTTTGTATAAATAATATACTGTAATTAGATGGAAAAAACAATGGGAAGTTTCAGAGAATTCTTGCAGGGACAGAATATTGACGAGTCCCAAATTGATGCAATTTACAATAAAGCTCATATAGCCGTTGAGCTTGCCAAAATATATGACCGTACCGTAGACAGGCGAGATTTGCTTAATAACATAGCTGTTATAGCCAATTTAGCAGCAGGAGCTTATGGAGTATATAATTCTGGGGAGAACCGCAAGATTATGCAACCACAGCTGCAACAATCATTAATCTATTATGGTAAAGTTACCCCTCAGAATCTTAATAATATACCAAAAGCAACAATTAAAAAGTATTACCCACAAATAAAAGACGATCAGATTAAAAATACAGACACTATCCATGTCAACATTAGAAGAATCCTTAATGAGTTGCCTAATGATGAAGATAGAATTATGGAAATAGCTTCAACTATTTTACATGAAGCGACTCATGAATGGGAAAGAGAAAACCAAGGAGTAACATCAGAAGTTGGACCTTTGAAGACGGAGGCAGCTTTTAAGGCATGGATGCAGGGACCAGGCAAACAGGTATTGCAGGGTCTGATGGCTAAAAATAGAAACTTGTTTCAACCGCAAAATAGTGGTTGATTTTACTATGTTAATAAAATGATTCCACTTTCATGTGAGCAATATGCAAATGACGCAACGACCGCATTAGCTGCGCCTGTGTCTTTGATAGATTTATCCATAACGGTTACATCCGTTGCTGGTTTTCCAGCCACTGCACCTTTCCGCATCATGATTGATAGTGAAGTCATGATGGTTACGGCTATGGCTGGGCCTGTTTGGACCGTAACTAGAGGTATTGAAGAGTCAGTTATAACGACACATCCTATCAGTACCGACGTACATCAAACTTTGACTAATCTTGGTCTTTGTGCATTTAGTGAGTGCAGGTTTGCAACGGATACAAGGGTTAATTTGCCACCTCCAGAGCTTGAGGGCAGGTTATTTATAACACAAAATCCAGGCTGGTATCTTTATAGAGAGAATGGTGTTGCTTGGCGAGCATGGGGTCCAATTTTTCAGTTATATGAAGGTATAGATTACGAGGAAGAGTATTGGGAAATCATTAATTTTAACGATGGTACTAATCCTTCGGCTGGATTGGGTAATGAACAAGGGGGCGTAGTATTTGGTGTCGATCCTAATATTGGTTTGGGCGAAAACGTTAGATTATTGGTTCAAGATGTTAGTGCAGTAGCTCCAGCATCACCACCATATACAGTTACAATAGCATTCACACCTTCTATAGACCCGATCAACCAGACCTATTGCGGCATGGTTTTTAGGGAAAGTACAACAGGTGCATTCATCTTCTTTAAGTTCATGTACGACACAACCAGCGTGCTTAAAAGAGACATTGTAATGTCTGTTGACAAGTATACAAACCCCATTGCTTTAGTAAGTTCTTATGCGACTTTGAGTGCTGGCACTCTGACTTCACCGATGGTATGGTTCAGGATGGAAGATGACGGTGTTGATTTAAGTTGGTATTTCTCTAATGATGGACTTAACTTTATGCTAATCACTACCCAAACCAGAACTGACTTTTTAGGAACAGGCCCAGATCAAGTTGGTATTGCAATTGGTACAAATAATACTACTGGTGGCGCAGCTATGAATGTTCATTCTTGGTTAAAGGAATAATATGGCATTTACTGAATATTTTGCTAATAATGCTGTCACTACACTCGCAGCACCTGTGACTCTAATTGATGTTACAATAACAGTCAATGCGCCCACATTTCCATTTCCTGTAAATTTTCCATATAGAATAAGAATTAACAATGAGTACATGCTGGTAACATCGGCAGTGGGACTTGTCTGGACTGTTACAAGGGGGCAAGAAGGCAGCACGATTACCACTCATGCAACAAACGATACGCTCGCTAATGTTTTTACGCGCGAGAGTTTGATTAATTCTGCATTCATATATTGTCAAGTTGGCACAAGAGCAGCATTACCTCTACCTGAATATGAAGGTCGGTTTTATTTTCAGGATGATCCAGGTATTTATATCAAAAGAGATGATGGTGACGCTTGGGACTCTTGGGGACCAGTTTTTGAGTTATACGAACCTGATGAAGTGGGTTACGCATGGGTGAACCAACAAAGTGCAACAACTTCAATTACTTATGGTGGTGTACTTTTGAGTAGCCCACCACCTGGAGGTGCTGGGGATAACATAAACATTCGTGTTAAGACGGCACCAGCAACACCTTACACGGTCAAGGCTGGGTTTATACCTACTCTTTATCCAGTTGACCAGACAAGCTGTGGATTAATTTTCAGAGAAATTGCTACAAGCAGGCTTATATTTTTCAGGTTGATGTTTGATACAACATCAACTTCTAAGACAGATTTAGTGTTGTCAGTGGATAAATACACTAACCCAACGACTTTATCGGCTAATTATAAAGTTGCTACTGCAAACGTAGTCAAATCGCCGTTGTTTTGGTTTAGTATTGCTGATGATGGAGTGGATTTGACGTTTAGTTATTCTAACGACAATATTGATTATACTGAGTTTTATCAGGTTGCTAGGAATGATTTTTTCACAACAGGCCCAGATGAAGTGGGGTATGCTATAAATAGCAATACGACTTCTGGCAATGCTATTATGGCTTTGTTGTCGTGGTTAGAAATTTAAGGAGATAAAATATGCCATATCCAGTATATCCAACAGTCCCTCACCCATGCGGACCAGGACCAGCTTGGACACCACCTCCAAACACTGGCTCCTCTGCTGGACTTGGTTTATATTTACAAGATGGTAACGCACCACCATTTGTATTATTTGATATGTGCAGAGGCGCAAATGGGGACTTTAAAGGAGATTTTGTTGTTTGTGGAGCAGGTACTAGGAATGCTGGTTCTGGTAACATTAAGTTTTTCTTACCACCAAAGGTTGACCCAAGCAGCGTTGCAGGTTTGGAAGCAGTGTGGCTTATTATTAACACATATGTTTCCGATAATGTTACTGACCCAACTGGTCCAGAACCTTATGTTCTTTCACACTCTTCTGGTGGTCCAACTGAAACTTTAATTAACGGTTTTGCGTTTTGGTGTGGTTCTACATGTTGGCTCAACCCAGCAAGCGGGCCACCTTCATTTCCTGTTACAACTTATTTGAGGAATAGGATATATGCCTGGGATGTAACAACATTCGTACAAGGTAGAGGGTCAGGAAATTATACTATTTCAGGATTACCAAATAACCCTACAATGCCTTTAGGTACAGATGGTGACAGACTTCCTGGTTGTGCTAGTAGTCAAGGAGCTATTTTATATGCCATTTATAAATACCCTGATAATGCAAATCAGAATCCCAGATATATTCAGGCGTGGCTTGGTGCAAAATTAATGGCAAATGGTGGTCCTTGGGGCGGGGTAGGAATTGAATCGCAAGCTTTCGACCAACAGCCTGTATCATTAAATTTCACAGGTAATGCAAAAATTACCTTGGCTGCTGGCGATACCCAAACAGCTGTTGATGGGGATAGAGCAAACGTTAATAATACTAATTTCTTGCCATCCAATAATGCATTTAAAAAAATTGGGCCATCTTTATCAGTTATTACGCAGAACATGTCTAACATTTATGCTGGGGATAATAACTCAGTCATCGTAGAGACTTCCAATGATTGCATATCATGGTTTTTCTTTGCCATATCAGCTGACGAAACTCAGCCAAAAGCTAATTTCAAGCCTGTTTTTTGTGTTTCAACAAAATTGAGAACGGATATTGATTCGCTGCTCAACGGTCAAATTACAGTGTTTAGTAACGTATCAACAAACCCACCGCCACCCAATTGCATAAATAAAGGCGAGATATTTCCGCCTGCTCCTTTTTATATCAGGATTGATAAAGAAATATTGTTAGTGACTTCAAAGGAGGAATTAGGGGGTGATGATCCTGGTGATCCAACAGGCTGGAATGTAATAAGAGGTGCAGGTGGAACTACACCTGCACTACATGATGCTGGAGCTTGTGTTAAATTAGTAATGCCAATTGAAGCAAAGTCTCAAATGCAAGCAGCTTTAGCAAGAAGAGGTATGCCAAGGTCAAGACCTGGGCCAGGCAGACAAAATGGTGGAAATAGAATACAAGGATTTTAACATATGGCTGAGATAGAAGTTACTGGAAGAATATGGACCGATTCGTTCCCTGGTTGGTCTTGGTATCGAGATGATGGCACTGCATGGAAAAAGTGGGGCCATTTCAATGAATTAAATGAACCAGACCAAGGTACTTTTTCTTGGGTCAATCAGGGTGCAGCCACCATTGATTCCACTTATGGCCCATCTGTTCTTAAAGCACCCGCTCCTGGTGGTGCTGGTGATGATGTACACATGAGGGTCCAAACACCTCCTGCAACACCATATAATATGTTTGTTTGTTTTATGCCCAATATTGAATCAGTTAATCAGACTAGTTGCGGTGTTGTTTTAAGAGAAAGCTCCACTGGTAAATTCATATTTTTCAGGTTTATGTTCGATACAACATCCATTATTGCCAAAAGTGATGTTATATTTTCAGTAGACAGATACACTAATCCTACCACTTTAAGCGGTAATTACACTGTCAGAAGTGCAGGTTTCTTGCGTGGTTCAGTGATTTGGCTAAGAATTACAGATGATGGAACGGATTTAACTTGGTCATATTCGAATGATGGAGTTAATTTTGTGGAAGTAACTTCACAAAGTAGAACTAATTTTCTGGCATTAGGCCCAAATCAAATAGGGTTTGCCATAAATAGTAATACTACTAGTGGATCAGCTGGAATGACTCTGCTATCTTGGAATTAAGGAGTATATGGCTTTTGAGTTACATTCAGATATTGGTTGCCCTTTGTGTAAACTTGGCAATCTTAATTTTGGCAACTTGGAATCACAAACCTGTCCAATAGGCACGCCTGTAGGTCCGTATAACCAATTAAGCCAATTCCTTGATTCGACAGGTACTCGTAATTTCTGGCTAACAGGTGTCGGTACAAGAGATGTAGACACCAACACAACCGTTACTAATATAACAACCCCAGACTTTACAGCATTCTCTCCAGCAGGCACATCCATATCTGACGCTTACATATATTGGAACATACTTGCATCAACCGATGTAACCGCAGATACGATTATATTTGATGGAAATGGACCATTTACAGGAACACTTGTTGGTTGGTGCAATGATACATGTTGGAAGCCTTTTAATGATGGTAGCAATACCGATGGTGCCGACCCTCCACAACCTATATACAACCGAGTCTATCGCTATAATGTATCCGCTTTTGTATCTTTAACAGGTGGTACTTATCGTGTAGAACTTCCTGGTATTAGCACTAATGCTTCTGTGGCAACTGCTAGTTCTGATTCTGCTCATTATCCTGGTTGTAATGGTAGTCAGGGTGTAGCTTTACTAATTCTTTATGAAGATGGCACGACAAGAAGAATTATCGTGCATGATGGTTGCGTATTACTAACTAGTCCTAGTGCTGGTTTTGGCGGTGTTAGCACTTATGATGTAACGATTGACCCAGGTTTCTTCATCCAGAATGCAGTTATTGCAAACGCTTGTGGAGATGTACAAACAGAATATTCTGATTCATTAAAATACAATGGTACAGCCTTCCCGACTAATGGTTTTGGCAGTTATTTTAATCCTAATGCTAATGGTGGTGACGTACTTCAAAGTACAAATCTATTATTCACTGGTGCAGGGGCTGGGCCTAATGCTAAAGAATCCGTAATTTTAGCAGACTTCCCAACGCCAGCTATTGCTAACTGTCCTAACACTACACAGATTGATATTACAAGTGGTGTTGAGTGTTTAGATTGGTTCTTGCACGTTTATGCTGCTGAGGAATCTGTTTGTTGTACAGATGCTCCTAATCCTACAGGTCTTTACAACCAATTAAATCTATTTAGAAGTTATCTTGGAGAAGCTGATTCCGTACTTGCTGGAATAGGCACAAGAGATACTGATATGGTAACTACTGGTACAGGTATAATGATTAATATTCCTGGTCCTGTTATAGAAGCATATCTTTATTGGAACGTTTTTGTGGCTAACACCCATCCGATTGCTACATTTGAAACAGTAGAGTTTGACGGAGTGCTGAGTACGGGTACTTATGTTGGTTGGGGTGATAACACTTGTTGGTGTGCTTGTGATCCTGGCGATGAAAGCAATACAGCATGTAATCTTTCTGCGCCTATTAAAAACAGAGTTTATCGTCTTGATGTTGGACCAAGTGGCACCAATCAGGTAACTGGTTCTAATAATTATCCTGTTAAATTACCAACCACTGTGCTTAGTCCTTTGCCATTATGCACTAAATGTCCTGATACGCCACATTATCCTGGTTGTGCGGGAAATCAGGGTGTGGCCTTGTTCGTCATTTATGGTGATCCAGGCAATTTAAGACATATTCTTTTGTATGATGGTTGTGCAGTTGTTATTCCAGATGTATTTACCCCTTATTCGCTGCAAACACCAGGGACTCAACAGAGTTATACAATTCCTGTTAATTCTACTTTCTCTACAGAAGCGATGATATCTTTGGCAGTAGGTGATGCTCAAAGTGATTTTGCTGATAATCTCCTTTGGAACAATCAACTTTTGCCACCGACACCAAACCATTTTACACCTAACGAAGGTAATTTGTTATATATTGACACATTGCCAGTAAAAGCTTATGCAGGGCCATGTTGTGGCAAACCTGGCAATACTGTAACGGTTTCAACACCTGATGATTGCTTGAGTTGGTTTATATTTGCATATAAAGCAAAGAAATGTTGTACACCAGAGAATACAGTGCAATGTGCCCAACCTGTAGTTTCAAACAATAATCAGCACTTTGTAAGTCCTTAAAAGAAATTGGGCATGGAGAGTTGAACTACATCAACATTTGGCACAAGAGGAATCCTCCCATATTTCGGGAGGATTTCCTTTAAGGCTTGAGTGTATTCCTCATCTTTCCAGCAATCGTGCCACATAATGTCAGACATTCTTTTCATTCTATTACTTCCAATCCTCTTCCATACGCTGTACGTTTTGGCTATGTTGAAAATGTCATATTCAATGGAATCTGTGTTTTTGATGATGACTTTCTGTAAATCTTCCAGGTGATTGAGCCAATGGCTGACTTGGTAGGCTACACATTCTGTTCTGAGAGGAAATCTCCAGTAGTCACAGCGATTGCCGTAGGTATGGCTTGGGTCGGTTTGGATGGTTTCTATGAGGCTTTGGGTCCAGTCGAAGAGTGGAATTAAGCGTCTGGACATTTTGACTAGTATATCAAAATTGTTCTTATTTGCCCATAATAAGCCATTATAGAGGGCAGAAACATCTCCTGCAAAATGGCCTCTTCTGAACGATGTGGACATAAAATCGCATTGGTATAATCTACATATGTTGAGTAGATTTTCGTCACCGCTTGAGTCATCATGAACAAGGACAGGAACTTTGACACCGTTCTTTTTCATAACTTCCATAGCGAGTTGAATATGTTCTGGGGTGCCAAAGGTGCTTATTGTCAGACAAATTGAAGGATTCATACTACTTAATTTAGTGTAATGGGTAAAATATGATTTCTATAATGTGCCATCTTTATCATCATTATCTCTGGGGTGAGATTAGTGATTCCATAGCAAAAATCAAAACTGAAAAACAATTATATGTGAATTTAACTAACGACAGGCCAAGCGAACAGATTAGCAAAGAAATTAAAAACAAGTTTCCAGATGCTAAAATTTTAGTTAGTCCGAACCAAGGCAAAGACATTGGTGGTAATCTAAGATTGATTGGGCAATGGTTGGAGGAAGGTTCCCCTGGAGAGTTGATGATTCTGTGTCACAGTAAGAACAAAAATGATAGTTGGAGAAGGGAGTTATTCAATGCTGTGTCCAGCAATTATGCTCCTTTTTTGTTCGACAATAATCCTAGTGTAGGTATGGCTGGGCATAAAAATTGGGTTTATCATCGTGGAGAGGATGTTAATTCTAGGTTTTACAAGAACTATTGTATGAAGTTTGGACTTAATGACACTGGTATGGATTTTGTTGCAGGCACTATGTTCGCCGTTCGCAGTAGTATTTTTAGAGATTTTTTCTCAAAACACAATCCTGTTGCTTTGGCGAATGAACTAGAAAATGGGGATGTGAATGAGCCTTCAAAAACTCATGCGTGGGAGAGGTTGTATGGGGAGGTTGTCAAACATTATGGGTACATAATAAAACCCATTGAACACTGTGAAGACATAGACCCTAATATTTTAGAGTCATATAATGAAGAGTATTACTTGGCAACCAATCCTGATGTTAAGCGGGTGGTGCTTGCCAACGACTTCTCTTCTGGGCTTATACACTATATCAGACACGGCAAATCTGAACTGCGAATACCTTGTGAGGGATTTAAGTTTAAGCAATTTAGTGAAAAATACTACTTAGACAATAATTTGGATGTGCTGGTTGCTATCAAAAAAGGTCAGTTCAAAAATGGGTATGACCATTATTTAAAACACGGGCATAAAGAAAATAGGAAATATTTATATGAGTAGTATTACTTTTAAGCACAGTGGGCAATTAGGGGATATTATTTATTCTTTGCTCACTGTTAAGACTTTATGCGGTGATAGCAGGAAAGCTATTTTTTATATTAGTTTATATGAGACTATAAGGATGCACTGGTTTGATAGCATTAGAATTGTTTACGGTATGGATAAGGATTCTTATAATTTTATAGCTCCGCTAATTGCATCTCAATCTTACATTGAAAAAGTTTTAGTACATAATGGGGAAAGAGTAAATTATGATTTTGATGTTAGTTTGTTTAACTATAGGGCTGGAATCGTCAAGCAAACTAACATCATTAATTACTATGACAACATAGATTATAGTAAAGTTGATAAGTGGTTAACTCTGCCAAAGATTGATGGCTTTCCTAGATTCAATATTCTTAACAGGACAAGAAGGTATAGGAATGATATTTTAAACTATGCTGAGGTAGCTAAGAAGTTTTGTTTTATAGGATTGCGATCAGAGGTAGATTTTGATATTCCGAGGATACAAGTACAGAATGCATTACAAGTAGCAGATGTGTTGAATCACTGTCATTGTTTTGTTGGCAATCAGTCTTTGGCGTATGCGATTGCATGGGGGCTTGGTGTTGAGAAAAGGGCTTTGGAAATCGGTCCAGTTGCTAATGTCAAGGATCAAAACGGATTCAAAATACAAGATAATGAAGATTTGTTTAGTTTTTGTTCTACCGTAAAGACTGTTAATGAAGATTTAAATAGGTGTGTTTTTCCTATACGAAAATTTGATATCGGTGCTGTTGATATGAATAGGTATAAAAAATTTGATGAAGTGTTTTATTTAAACAGTAATCCAGATGTTGCTAAAGCTGTGATGTTTGGTGGATTGAAGTCAGGTGAAGAACATTACATCATGAATGGTAAAACTGAAGGCAGAAAAGCAAGATACATCAATGGAAATTTTTAATTTATATGTTACCAATCAACCTAACGTGGGAGACAATAATTGTTCTCCTTTATTGTATTTTAAATTTCCTTTTGATATCAATATCGTTAATATTTTAGATTTAAGAAAGAAATTCGATGAGGATTTTTACTTTAAAAAATATCCAGATGTTGCGAAAGCAGTTTATTTAGGGCAGTTTAAATCGGGGTATGACCATTATGTTAGGCATGGCAATGTTGAAAAAAGACTGTTTAGATTTTTCCCAGAAAATAGCACATTTATAATTGGTGGCGGCGGTGTGATGCATTTCAAGGAATTAGAGTTGTTGGCTAAAAACAAAGGTAGCAGCAGATTAATTTCTTGGGGAATAGGACATAATACCCATGATAGTAGTAAAGTTAGCTGGCCTGAATACATGTATTTGTTTGATTTGCATGGAATTAGAGATTGGGGTAATCCCTGGTCATGGGTGCCTTGTGCAAGTTGCATGAGTCCTTTGTTTGACTTATCATATGAAACTAAATTCGATATAGTGGTATACGAACATGGTGACATGCCACTTAGCGTAGGAAAGTTCCCAAAAATGTCTAATTTCCATAATAGTTTTAGCAAGGTTGTTAGTTTTTTAGGAAGTGGTGATGTTGTCGTGACTAACACATATCACGGAGCTTATTGGGCAACTTTACTTAATAAAAAAGTCTTTGTAATAAACCCTTTTAGCACAAGATTTTTAGGGTTCAGACACATGCCGTTATTATCTAATGATTTGAATGACGTGGATAACGCAAGATCATATCCTATGGCTTTAGCTGAGTGTCGAGAAGCTAATTTGAAACATTATGATAAAGTTTTGTCATATTTAGTTTAGTTAAAATATGCTATTTGAAAAAAGGAATCATTAATTTTATATGCCCATTGCTGTGACCCAATTTTAATGAGTGAATTTTTGTCAAAATATTCATTTACAGCTTTAATAACCCCAGGCCAACCTCCGATGTAGTCGTCTCCACAAATCCAACCTCCTGTTTTAACTTTCGGCAACCAGTTTTTTATGTCTGATTTTACGGCATCGTATTCGTGCCCAGCGTCAATATAAACTATATCAAAATGTTTATCTGGGAACAATGCACTGGCTGGAGATGTTGGACTTTTTATCAAATTGATCTTGTCAATTATTCTAGATAGATTATTTTTAGCAGTTTCGTAAGTGGTTGTGCCATGCCCAATGTTGTATGTGTCTGAAAACCAGTCAATGGCATGATACTCAAATGTGTGACCGTTATTTAATAGCTCAACTACCCACATTGCCGTCTGTCTTCCTTTCCAGACTCCCAACTCTGCAATCTTGAGATGAGTGGGTGATTTTGGAAGCATCATTTTGAGTAATGCTAATTGGTCGTGTTTCGTACACCAACCATGAATGTTTTCATAGAAATGTTCCATGTATTATATATATATTTCAGGGGGCTTATTTATGGAATTAGGGATTTGTTTAATTGCCAAAAATGAAAAAGAGTGCTATTTAAGGGAGTGGTTGGATTATCATTTTTTGGCTGGGGTGGATTTTGTATGCATTTATGATAATGACAGCGATATTCCAATTAAATCAACTTTGTCAGATATTAAAAATTTGGAGGTAGTGCATTGGCCTGGCAAATATGTGCAGCACAATGCGTACATGAATTTTTTACAAAGATACAAGAATAAAATTAAGTGGGGTGCTTTTATCGACGCTGATGAATTTATTGTATCAAAATGCGGAAACATAAAAAAGAATCTAGCAGGCCATTCCAAATTTGGTGGGCTTGGCTTGAATTGGCGTATATTTGGGTCGAATGGACTAATTGAAAATGAAAGTAAATCACAAATTAAAGCATTCACAAAACGAGCGAAAGATGTTTTTCCCCCAAATAGACACATAAAAACGATAGCACAACTAGGTGTGACTGCGAATTGTTTGACACCACATCATTTTTCATATAATTCAGGATATTTTTGCGCAAATGAGTTAGGGCATCCATGTAATGAGCCATTTGCTAATTTCACGGCGCAATACATATACATACATCATTACTATACAAGAAGTTATAATGAATATCAACAAAAACTATCTAAAGGACGTGCAGATGGTCCAATGGGACGGGCAGAATTCAAGGCATATGATTTGAATGAAATGGAAGATTTGACGTTGGTAAAATTATATGAAAAGCTTAAAGGAGTATGATGCGTAAAGGTGTGTTTTCGATGTGCAGGGATGAGGCGGGACATTTACCGATCTGGCTGAACTATTATTCCCAATATTTCGATGTTAAAGATATTTACATCATGGATAATAATACAGTTGATGGTTCAACTAAGAATTTACCATGTAATGTATGGGCTGATCCTCATCCGCATGTGGATATGAATTGGGTTACTGAAAAGGCTAATTGGTGGCTTTATTGGTTTTTAAAAACTTTGACACCCAAGTATGATATGATGTTATATGCCGATATGGATGAGATTTATTATCATCCAAACGGTTTAGATAAATTTATGGAATCTTTACATTCAAGCGGGTTTAAAGGAGCTATTCGTCCCAAAGATAGTTATGAGATATATCATTGTGCCACTGAGGAGCCTGATTTAGACCTTAGTAAACCAATTTTACAACAGAGAAAATATGGGAAAGATTTGTTTAAAGCTAATGGTTGGACTTGGCGAAAAGCAACGTTAACCAACATTCCTTTGAGATGGACTCCAGGTTTTCATGATGTTGCTGACTCAAAAGGCTATCCTGTTAAAATGGATGATGATTACAAACTAATTCATTTACATTTCATGGATTACAAAATATGTTTAGAAAGACATGAAAAGCGTAACAGGCTTCATTGGTCCCATCCAAATGGAAGTCATGGTAGAGTGGTCGGGAATCAACTAAAAGCTTGGTTTTCTTATCGAGGCATGTTGTTGCCAGATAACATCAGAAATATTAATTTACAGTATTATAAATAAAGCCTATGAAAAAAGTAGTTGAAAGATATGTGTTTACTAGGGATGTAGTAGATAAAACTGAAGAACAATTAAGTCATTTGCGACAAATTGAAAGATATTGCATGATTAGACAGTGGTGCAGGGGTAAAGTTCTTGATTTCGGTTGTGGTAGTGGTTACGGAACATATATTGTGTCAAAAAATAGTGATGTGAAATCAATTTTAGGATATGATATAAGCGCAGAAGCAATAGCTTGGGCTGGGGATAATTTTTCTAATTATAATCTCCAGTATACTTCAAAATTGGAAAATACCAATTTTGACATGTTATTGGCAATTGAGGTTGTTGAACACATTTTAGATAAAACATTAATTCCAACGGTTGCCAAAAACTTAGAAGTTAAAGAGATTATTTTGTCCTATCCTTCTAAAAAAACTACTCACTATAACAAATTTCATCATTATGATTATAACACTCAGGAGCTTCTTGATTTGTTCGTTGGCTACAAATTGCTAAGAGAAATAAACTTTCACGAAGAATGTAAAATATTGATGTTGATTAAAGATACCATTGCTTCATAACATTAGGATTTTTTCAGAAGACAGTATTCTAGTTTCTTTATGGTATTGCTCTTTTATTAACTTAATTTGCTCAGGAGAATGAAAATAATGCAAACCATGATAGCCTAAAGTTCCTAATTTAAAATACTTTTCACAACAAAACTCTCTTGCGGCTTCTTCGGGTGCCATTTTAGCACTAACACTTTTCAATCTATGGTGGAAAAAAATGTCTTCTGGTTCACCATACTTGGTGTATTTATGGTTTTTCAAAACCTCTATCATTTTGGATTTAGAACGTATTGATAAACCACCATTGTAATGACCTCCAGACGGACCTCCTATCCAATCCCATTCCAAAAACTTATCAATACCACGCCTTAATAACATGCTATCATGCTGAAATATCAAAATCTTCTCATGAGGTATCTGATTCCAGAAATCTTCAGTTGCCAACAAACCACTGTAAGAATCTCTGTCCAAGTTCCTATTAAGGTTTATCTTGATTGCATCTAATCCTTCAAATGCCCTGACATTAAGATAATGAAAAATGTATAACTGCCACCTGTCATCCAGCATTTTCATGTGGTTGAGGATGATGGACTTTAAATCGGGGATGTTCCGAGTTTCCACGATAACTGCTGCGTATTCTGACATTTACAGGTATTTACTTTACAAATCTGGAATTTGTAGTAAAATAAGCCTGTCCAGACTTAAATAGTGTAGAGGAATTCTGTACAGGTCAGGATACCTTAGCTGTACCTAGTGGTTTCTCAGCGTAGCCTATTGGCGAGGCACTTCCCTCATAAGGAAGCTTAAGTGAGTTCGATTCTCACCGCTGAGACTTTCCCGTTTCGGTTGTACGCAACCTATGTCTTCACAAGTGTTTGCGTAGTGTCACTTTCTTTTACGGGTAGTAGTAATATATAAAGGAAACGGAGGTATTTATGAGCAATCTTATGGCTCAGAGGAAGGTTTTGGTACTCAATAGGGGCTGGAATCCTATTGCCGTTGTTAGCCTCGAAAAGGCTATGTGTCTCGTCGTGTCTACCTACAAGAACGATGAGCCAAAGGCTAGGATCATGGACCCAACTACGGACTTCAAGCTTTACAGTTGGGAAGATTGGGCAAAGCTAATCCCAACGGAAGGCGAATTGACACTCCGTAGTGCCAAGGCCAACTTCCGTATTCCTGAAATTATCTTGCTTAGCCGCTATAACAAGCTGCCACAGCAAAGAGTGCATTTCAGCCGTAGGACCATCTACCGTAGGGACGGCAATCAGTGCCAGTATTGCGGGGCTAAGCCAGGGACCGCAGAATTGAGCATTGACCACGTTATCCCAAGGTCCAAGGGTGGTAAGACGGAATGGACCAACTGCGTCTTGGCTTGCACGAACTGCAATCGCAAGAAGGCAGACCGTATGCTCAGTTGGAGAAACACCGCTGACGAAGTAAATATGAAGCTTCTCAAGCAACCAAAGAAGCCAAAGTTCACTTTCTACAAGGGCGACTACCGTTGCAAGTCCTGGGAAAGTATCCTTGGAGTCTGTTATTGGGAAACTGAGCTAACCAATGACATGGATGAAGCTTAACGAATAAGGGGTGATTAAATCACCCCTTATTTTTTTTTAATTACCAGCTGATCCCTGCCCATAAGTCACTGTCCAAGGTGGACAAGCACCAGAACTTGCACAAGTCGTACAGGTTGTAACACAAGCACAATTACATGGCGACGGTGCAGGTGGAGTTGGTCCTGGCAAACTTGCAGCCAATGCAGCACCTATATAAACTTGTCTCAAATAAGCCTGGGCTGTAAATGGCTCTGGTGGTGGAGGCGGCGGTTCAGGCTCTGCCAAAGCAGCCGCTATAATGGTAAGCCCTCTATATATGTCAGCAGTCCAGCCAGCTTGCGGTGGAGGCTGATCCATAACCTCAAAGAAGAATTGAGTGATCTGTTCTAGTGGATTTGGCGGATCAACGTTGAATACTTCTGCATATTCCTGTGTTACCCTCAAATCGGATGGGTTTACATCAAGAATATACTTCCTACGCATACCAATACCCTTGGTAGTAGTGTATTGGTTCAATGGCGTACAATGCATTATAGAATAATTGGTTTGGCCAGTTGAATGTGTCTGGTGAATATCACCACGCAACCCATAAGTGCTTGGCCAAGTAATCTTAACCAAACCATTTGCTCCTGTTGCACCACCACCAACTCCAAATGTACTTCCACCACCACCAGCACCACCACCTGGATAGCCGCCTGGACTACCAGCAGTGCTTGGTGTTCCACCCGCACCGCCTGTTCCACCGCCTGGAGCAGCACCACCGTCACCACCGCTAACAGGAGAACCAACAACCCCGTTATAACCGTCAATACCATCTAATACGATATCGCCAGTGCTATTTGCAGCCAAACCACCTGTTCCAGCAGAACTTCCAGTTGCACCAACGCCGAAGTCTGCACTTACCTGGCCACTATTAAAATCAGATACAGTACCGTCTATGCCATTTCCTGTGCCACCAATACCAACTTGGACTGGATATGTTGTCGCAGGAGTAACGTTTAGTAAAGATGCCGCATAAGCTGCACCACCACCGCCACCACCACTATTATTGCCTGCACTGCCATCACCACCACCGCCACCACCAGAAATACATTCAACATATATTTCTGTGACTTTTGCGGGCACAGTCCAATTCTGTGATTCAGTGAAACTTGCCTGAATCATTCTTCCGCAAAATGGGGGATTTGGTGGCACATCTGGAATATCTGCTGCCGCTAAACCAGCAGCATAAAGTGTGTATTTGGTGTATAATGGTGCTGTAAATGGTGTTGGTTGTGGAATATCTGCTGCCGCTAAACCAGCAGCATATAGAACATATTTACTATACAATGGTGCTGTAAATGGTGTTGGTTGTGGCGAGTCTTCAGTGAATGCCCACTTCCTACGCATACCAATACCCTTGGTAGTTGTGAATTGGTTTATAGGACAATTATGGGAAATAGAATTACTAGTTTGCCCTGTAGTATGAGTTTGGTGAGCAATATGCCTGTTACCAAAACCTGGGATACTTATACGCATCCAGCCAGGACCACCTAAACCGCCTGGACCGCCAACATCAGCACCACCACCGCCACCACCACCGCCAGCGCCAAAACCGCCATTACCGCCACCAGCACCAACGCTATTATCGCCTTGTCCACCATTGCCGCCGAAGCCACCCGTTGGACTATCGCCACCATTACCACCAGTAGAGAATGTAAGTGGAGGAACCCAACCAACACCAGGGAACCCGTCAGCACCATTGATTACAATATCACCAGTACCACTTCCACCAAGAGTTGCAAAGCCAGCATTACCAACAACTGTAAAGTCAAAATTAGTGTCTGATTCGGAGCCAGGACCGCCAACAGAAATAGTGTAAGTATTACCTGGAATTACAGGTACAATAGATTCAGCGTAACCGCCAGCACCACCACCTCCACCACCTGGCCAACCTTCAGTTATACTGGTTGCACCACCGTTGCCGTTAGCACCTGCACCTTGGCATTGAACCCTAACAGAAGTAACACCTGGAGGCGCGGTCCAAGTTGTATTTATGGTTTCTGAGGAAGGTATATAATCAGTGGTAATATAGTTACCACACAAAACAGGAGGTGGAGTAGGAGCAGGTTCAGGAAAAGCTGCCAATATAGCGGCAAGAAACCATTTTCTACGAAAACCAATACCTTTGGTAGTGGTCTGATTATTCATTCCTTGGCAATGTTGGATGCTAAAATTGGTAGACTGTGTGGAATGAGTCTGATGGAAATTGCCATTTTGTCCAAATGTACTTGCGTGAGTGATTGTTATTAAACCATTAGCCCCAGCCCCACCTGGGAATGTGGTTGGATCATTAAATCCAGTTCCACCACCACCGCCACCACCTGCTACAAAACCTGGATTTCCTGCGGAAAAACTGCCACCATCACCACCATTACCAGCAAATGCGCCGCTACCGCTACCGCCACTAGGATTTCCGCCGTCACTACCATTGCCGCCTGGACCAGCACAACCACCACCACCGCCTGCTATTTCGCTATTAACCGCCCCTGATTCGCCACCTGTGCCGCCATCAAATGCAACATCACCAAATCCAGTGCCACCATCACCACCTGCCAAATTTGGGACACCAGTGCTGCCTTGACCATCATTGCCTGGACCGCCTGATGCCAAGAATCCGAAGTCAGTAGTAAATCCAGGTGTGCCAACAGTATAGGCAAATACATCACCAGGAGTAACATTTAATAAAGATGCACCGTAGCCACCACCACCACCACCTGAGCCACCGTAATGACCATCAAAATCACCGCCATCACCACCATTACCGCCTGGACCATAGCATTCAACATATATTTGATGAACGCCTTCGGGGACCGTCCAATTACCTGAACCAGAGGTTAAATTAACAGATATTGGATGACCACAAATAGGTGGTGGAGGTGGTATGGGTGGAGGTGGCACAAGAGCCGCCGCCATTAATGGTTTATTTCTTGTGCTAATGCCCTTACTGGTAGTCCACTGATTAAGTGGGACACAGTGAGATATACTACTATTGGTTTGCCCTGTTTGGTGAGTCTGGTGATTAGCAGTTGGGTATCTTTGGGTTGAATATCCGCCTCTTCTACCAAATTGGTTGACATAAAATACTCTTACCCAACCTTCACCACCAAATCCACCAGTAGCTCCTGCTGCGCCGCCTCCACCTCCACCACCACCTAACGTACCATCTTCGCCATCAATACCATAATCATTACCGCCAGCACCACCAAGCCCACCAGCACCAGGGCATTCTGGTGGTCCACCATCTTCACCTGGAGGGCCAAGATCACAAGTTGGTCCAGGTTGGGGGCTAGTATCTCCAGCAACGAATATTTCACCACTATTGAAATCAATACCAGTTCCATCAATTACAATCGGATAACTTTGACCTGGAATAACACTGACAATATAATAAGAACATTCACCACCGTTACCCCCACAGCCGCCGAAGTCATCTCCACCTTGGGCACCACCTTCGCCATTACCCTGTATTTGTAGGATTATTTCATAAACACCATAAGGTGCAACCCAAGTAAAATTATTTCCGTTGACGAAGGTTTGTTGTTTGAATGGTTGGTTAAGATTATATACTACATCAAAATTTTCAGGGTCGGAACATGGTTGCGGCGAAGGCGACGGTATTAACGTAGGTGGGAATGGACCAGCCAATCCCGCCGCAATAATAGGCTTCCTTCTTAAACCAATGCCCGTTGTAGTTGTGTATTGATTAAGGGGAGTATTATGAGATATTGAGTTATTAGTCTGTCCTGTATTATGTCTGCGGTGGATTTTTTGTTGCCATCCTAATCCAGCACATAATTGCACTATACCTAAACCTGGACCGCCCTGGCCAGGAGTGCCAGAAGTTTCGGTATTACCACCAGCACCACCGCCACCTGCACCAATACCTTGTCCATCTTCACCATTAGTATCACCATCCCAAATACCACCTGCCGCCCCGCCGCAGCCAATACCGCCACTATAATTTCCGAATCCCTCATCAATGCTAGGACTACCCATGCCGCCATTTATAGTATAATCACCAGTAGCAGTACCACCTTGCGGCGTGCCACCCGCTCCACCATAAGCCCCACCAGAATCCGTGCCAGCGTCAGTGACATTGACGGGTATAGTGTCAGGAAAAACAGGGTCCAGAATTGTTTCGTCTATAGCAAAACCACCACAACCACCACCTTCGCCCGACTCACCACCACCACCACCACGACCATAAGCATAAGTGACCGCTCTTACAATTCCTCTAGGCACTCTAACAGTAGCAAAGGTATTGGCAGGGAAGATTGCATCTTGGACTATAATGGTTCGATAAGGGAAGTCGCAAATAGGACGTGGCGTATAATAAAAACTACATAATGTAGTTCCCCACTCAGGACCGAAAGCATTGTTGTCAATTACTTTTGTAGCGTTATAGGTTCCAATGGCTGTTGTTGAAAGATAGCCGTCATTTAAGACGACATTTTCATCAAAAATAGGATCAATTTGTTCGGTGCCATCAGTGAAACCGCCGCCCCATGCTCCAGCCAAATCAACTTGGTGAAATACTTGGAGAGCAGCGTAAAAGAATTCATTAGGGTCGATGGAGGCTGTAGCATTAGCGGTATCCGCTGGACTCTCCTGACCGAAACTGCCAGAAGATACATCCAAATGCCAGTTAATATCACCAGCATTGGCTCTTACGACTCGATATATGATTTGTGTGTCGTTAGGATTGCCAGTGAAATTAAATGTCAATACGTCATTGACGCCTAGAAACCCCAAAGCATTATCTAAGTACCAAGTCTCAATGTAAACGTCGTGATCGTTGAATGCACCGCCAACCGCTGCTTGACTTAACGAGGTCAATACACCAGTATTATTGGTAATGGAACTGACTTCAGTTCCATTACCAATATGTGCAACAGTTACAATAAGTAAATCATGCGGGAGGAGGTTAAGTAAAACAGTTCCAGTGCCAGTTGCACCGAATGTCTGACTTTCTGTTCCCGCAACGAAAGTCGTAAACGGCATCTACCTCCCAAAGATTATACAGTCGAAAGCTTCTTGCCTTCAAAGATTACAGTGAAGTTAGCTGGCGTTGAATCCAAAGCATCACCAGTGCTATTGACAACCATTAGTTGCCAACGAGAAGGCAATACTTCAATACTCATAGATACAGTGTAATCTGTGGCATTATCGACTGCTGGGAAGTTGTCGATCAAGGTTGCTGTTGTTGGGTTGTCGGTGTCAAATGCTGTACCAGTGCCATCCAAACAACGAAGCATGTAAACATCTAGTGTGCCGCTGCCCGATACGGCTGCGCCTGTTCGGAAGGTAATCTGAACATCTGCACCAATATACAAAGTGCTGGAGTTGTTGATCGTGCTAGAAACCGCAGAGTCACCATCTGCCAAGCTCGCTAGGGTAATAGTAATCGCCTGATTACTCGTTAATAATTGCTGGATTGTTGCCATAATTCTCCTAATTTAATAAAATTTAATAGGCTCTGAGTTATATATCCGCCTACTTATTATTTTGAATCATTCTTATTGCAAATATGAAGGACATTTACAAGTCCTTATAGTTTGCATTGTAGGTGGCAGTATAATAGGTGGCGGCTCAAATGCAGCAAACACCTTTCTTCTCATGCTAATACCTTTAGTTGTAGTTTGCTTATTTAAAGGAACGCAGTGCGGTATACTGAAGTTGGTTTGGCCAGTTTGATGAGTCTGGTGTATTGAACTTGGGTAATTGTTATCAGTCTCCGTAAATGCACCAAACTGCTTAACAGTAAATATACGAACAAATCCTTCACCGCCATAACCACCAAATGCACCAGCACCACCACCGCCACCACCACCGCCTAATACACCATCTTCGCCATCAATGCCGTACCATGTACCGCCAGCACCGCCGTAACCGTTATCACCACCAGCTTGTGGGCAAAATGGCCAATCGCCATCTGTTCCTGGAGGGTCAGGACCACAAACCCCAAAATTGCCTGGTGATGTATCTCCAGCCACAAATATTTCACCACTGTTAAAATCAATGCCAGTACCATCAATTACGATAGGATAGCTTTGCCCTGGAATTACTTGAACAACATAGTAACCACATCCACCAGCAACGCCGCCACAACCACCCTGATCGTCGCCACCTTGTTGTCCACCACCACCGTTGCCCTGGATAAATAGTATTATTTCATATACACCATAGGGTGCAACCCAAGTGAAGTTTTCGCCGTGAGCGAAAGTTTCTACGTTGTATATCTTATTCGAATCAGGGAAATTATCTCCCAAATTGCAAACTGGTCCCTTAAATGGATTTGGATAAGCAAAATAGCACCAAGTTATTTTTACAAGTCCTGGCAGTCCATCTTCGCCTTGGCCACCATTTACGCCACCATAGCCACCACCACCGCCACCTACGCCCCAACCAGTGCCTAAACTGCCATTACCACCAGTAATAGGACTCGGAAAGCCGCCTGAACCGCCATCCCCAAATTGGCTATTACCGCCTTGACCACCATAACCCTCTGTAAAACCTATAAATCCGTCTTGTCCATCTATAGTAACATCACCACTAGACCCAGCCGCAGTGCCGCCACTGGTGCCAGATGCAGCTTCAGCACTTACAGTTACAGACCCGACGCATTCGCTACTGCTACTGTCGATGGTGATACTAAATAGTTCAAGTGCTGTAACAGCAATTGTTGAGTAAGCATAAGCACCAGCCCCACCACCTTGCCCGCCTGTTAATGTGGTGCCATCTGCACCCTGACCGCCACTACCAATACACTCTACTAAAATAGAAGTAACACCTGGCGGGACATAGAAATCATAAGTAATGGTTTCAGATGGCTCTCCATATATGATACGGGTGCCAGTTTCATGTTGGCAAACTAAAGGAGTTACGGGCGGCACAGGCAAAGCTCCAGCTGCCGCCGCAGCAAACACCTTCCTTCTCATGCCAATACCTTTGGTAGTCGTCCACTGATTTAACGGATTATCATGCGGTATTGAATCATTGGTTTGTCCTGTATCGTGTCGCTGATGGATATTCCCACGATAACCAAATGGTGGAAGTGGGGATGGAGCAGGCATAGGAATCAGAACTTCAACCGCAATTTGTGTAACAAGGGCATTGGGATCGGCAGAACCAAGAGTTTCAACTGCATTTTGAGTTACACGAATGTTTGGATCGGCAGAACCAAGAGTTTCAACTGCATTTTGAGTTACGCGCGCATTGGGATTACCAGCACCAAAAACTTCCACCGCATTTTGTGTGACTAGCACATTTGTAGTCGATGAAGTTTCAGCAAGTATTAAATCGCCTAGTTCGGCTGGTAGGATACTACTCATTGTCTCCTTATGTTATTTCCCATGATAATAGTGTTGCACCAACATTGCCCTGATTAGCTTCATTGCCTACATGGAAACCAACATTATCAGGATTAGTAACAAAACCATCTCGGTCAAAAGTATGAAAATGAGCAAAATTAAACCCATCAAAACTATTGCTAACCGCTATGTCTGTTCCGTCATCAAAAATTCTTAACCAAACTAGCGGTCCTGAAATTGGAGTGTTTGCTTGTACTACAGTTGAAGAATAAGTCGTCGGGTTTGTTAGGTTGAATATGCCAAGTTCATTTGGAGTTTGGCCATATTGTATCGTGGTTAATGTTCCAGTCGAAGAATCACGAATAAATATTCCACATCCGCAATAATTAAAACGATTCATACAAGGAGTGAGAGCAACTGTTAATGTGTATGGTGTTGCGGGCATTGCCATATATCTTGCTGAAGTACCGCCATTATTGCCAGGCACCGACAAGTGGATTCCACCATTCACTTCCGAAACAGTAGATGCACCTTGATTCAACCATGTAAAATCACCGTTTACTGGTGGCACAAAGCGATAAACTGGTCCAAATGTCTGCCAGACAGAACCAGTATCACGATAAAACAATACACCATTGGTTGGCCAATAAGTAACTCCTTCTTGAGTATTAGCAGGCAAATTGGCAACTGTATCAGACTGTACGTTATCTGCTCTAAATTGCTGCAATGCACCAGCAGTCAATACTTGAGAAACTGTTGCACCATTAGCATGACTTGCGGCAGTTGTGCCTTCAATACCCCTAGTTACAGTCCAGTTTGGAGTGCCAGCCCCACCAGTAACCAACAGAAGTTCAGAATCAATCTTAATTCTATAATTTTCGTCGGGTGAAAATGGCGTTTCATCAACAACCGTTAAACTGGTCTGCACATTGTCAATGCCACCCGATAATGTCGTGGTCGCATTATTTGCAAATTGCTCCATATGTTTCCTTTATTAGCTAATTACTTCTTGACCAAATTCTGCTGCATTGACCCCAGCTACTACCCAAGCGGCAGAAGTATCAGGGTCTTCTTCATAAACCTGAACCGTGGTAGCATAATTATCGAGAACGGAGAACGTATTCCCCGTATAATCCGTGCCACCCGAACGAACAACTGGCGCAATCTCTCTAGCTCCTGCATTGTCTTTACGATTAAGGATATTAACCTGCAACCCCTTAATGCCTGTAGTAATTCCAGTCAAATTACCAAATGCGTAAGTGTCCACATCGCCTGGCGTACTACTCGAAACATAAGAGGTATCACCATCTGGTGGGATTTCATTAACTTCAGAGAAGTTTGGTGGGGTTAGAGGAGTCCAATCTGTAGTTGTTCCTGCACCTGTTGGCATAATAGCTTCAACTCGATTATCGCCAAGGAAGTCATTATTTACAGCACCTGTAGTATCACAAATATAAACATCATCATACTCGCAATGGTCAGACAGAGCAAAGAATTTAAAATTGTTAGAATTAGCATTGCCAGTAGTTTGCGTGTTAACATTTGTTACATTTATATCTTGTACACCGTTTACCAGCACTTCAACACTCCCTGTGGATGAATTAATCGTTCCTTTTACCTCGATGTAATACCAAACACCATTAAGTAGAGTTGCTGATCCGCTACTTCCCGTGATAAAATTGCCATTTTGAGTTGCATAAAGTTGTCCACTCGCACCAACTCGAATATCAAGTTGTGTAGTGCCGCCATCCATAAATGCTACGACACCTTCTGTTAAATTATTGTTTTTCTTGTAGCCAAAACCGATGATCCAAGTGCTTAAAGGGGCAAATGATTGCCATTGAAGAGTGTTTTGACAACGTATAGAGTATCCAGCAATACGTCCAGCACGAAGAGTACAACTTGCCGCTGATGCATATTTGTACGCCAGATAAGCATCTATGTTATTGGTTAATGTTGTGTCAAACGTCTCAAATCCTTCTATCCATCTTAGTGCCATAATAATCTTCCTTTATTTTATATATATTTCCTAACCAACTTCTGAGCCAATTTGCATTGCATTTACCAAAGTTTCAGTCCAAGCATTGTCTGTCACTGGTTCACGCTCAAACACGCTTTGATAATTTAAGTAAGCACTTGTTACACTTATGCTTGTGGCTGCTCCTAAATTAACACCACTTTTAATTAATGCAACCCAATACGCAGGGTCAGTGTTGTCGTATCTGGCTACTGCATTAATCATGATACCTGGAATGACAAGTGTATCACCTACAGTGATTGTTGGGACTGTGTATAAATCTTGCACACCAGTTGTTCCACTATAAACATAACTTGTATCCCCATCGAATGGTTGTTCACTTACTGCTTCCCAATTTGTTGCTGCGCCAACCAAACTGAAGTCAGTTACATCCCCTGGACCATTAGGGAATAGTGTTAGTATTTCGCCATCTTCAATAAAACTGGTGTTATAAGTGCCTAGATTGTCACAGATATAAAAATCGTCATAACCAATTATGTCAGCACCGCCACCCAATAAGGTTACGCCTTTACCTAGACCAGAACCTGTTAATGTAAATCCTACTGGTGATGAGAATATTTCATCCCCATTGAGTCTGATTAGAATGTTGCCAGCGGCGGTTGATGAAAAATCTTGTACAGAAACTTCAAAATAGACCCATGTGTTTAATGGAACTGGTTGGCTTGAGTATGTAGTAGTGGCAGAATCTATATAAACAAGGTTGTTAATAGTATTGATTCCTATGTCCATGATAGGATTGTCCAGGCTATCAAACCAAGACATAATGGGTCCAGTGGTGGTTAGAAATAAAGAAAACCCAACGGTCATACCACTTGCTGGAGTGATTGATTTTGTGAGCGTTTCAGTTAAAAGGGATGCTGAGAAGCCGCTGAATCTACCTGGATCGAGTGTTACGACATTGGCATTATCCCATTTATACGAAGATTGGAAACTCACAGGACCATATGAATCGAATCCTTCTAGGAATTTAATCATGCAGTATTTAGGATTTAGAAAGCAAATCTAAATCCAAAACTATAACGATCTGTGTCAGACCAGACACAATGCCAATATAACTTGTCTTTTCTTACTTCAAATAACCGACAATTCCACCCTGCTTGTTCCCATTCGGTGTAGATTTTGCCATCAATAGCATATCGAAAGAAGCTTTTATTGCTTTCCTTGCAATATGTTGCGTAAATTCTATAGCCTTCGTGACTGGAGTTGGTATGCCAGTTCATAAAGCCGCCTGGTGGGTAGTAGAATTTGCCAGTTTGGACAATGAATTCTTTGTTAGGCATGAGAGATTGGAACAATTTTGTATCGAGTGGCAGGAATAGTGAATAATAAAGACCTTCAGAACTGAAGTTAATATCTTCAGAAGGAAGGTCTTTCATTTCTAGTTTTGGGGAGCCAAATTCAATTTTAAGTGATGGTTGCGTATGAATCGCTTGCTCAAGGTAGATGGCAAGTTCAGGATTCATGTCAATTTTCATCATAAAGTAAACACCATTAGTGTATTTTCATTTGGGAACGTTTGTCCTTCTGCTCGCTGCCCTAAAACATACCCAAGATTTAATGGATTAATGTGTATTTCCTGATAGGTTGAGCAACTGCGGAATGTGCCACCGTAAGTAGGGTGATATACACAGTCTAATGTTTGCAATACATTCAAACTATTATGATCCACTTGTATAATCTTATCGGCATCATTGACCAATGAATCAGTAAGTCGCAAGTAAACCTTATTTAACCAGTAGGCCAATCCTCTAGTTCCAGGGCGATGTTCATTAGAATATGCGTCATAAGCCTGTCTGCTCAATTCCGTAAATGTAGTGGCATCCCATCTAACAATCTCAATATCAGTTGGGAATGGACCAGTGGTATCATATTCAGTAGTAAGGATTACATTAGATTCTTGGTCATAAACAATTGCTTCAAATCTCTTTCCTGCGCCTACGGCTTCCTGATCTACCAGTAATAATGTAGATTCATCTACTCGATAAAGATTGTCATTGTCAATAAAATAGATATAACCAGCAGGAGCGGCCAAAGCCATTTGTTTAGCCGTTAAGGTATTAACGCCAGTGTCGATGTTTCTTGTTAGAGACATTGTACCTGTAAAAGCATTGATTTCTGCAATGTACATTTCATTGAGCAAATCATTTAAGACGTAAATTATGCCGCCATTACCTGTTGCGGGCTTTCTTGCAGAGTCTATACCTATGTTTCCATAGTTTAAGGAATCATGAGCGGTGGACCCGTCAAAATCATATCTTTGAGTGTAACCTCTATTAGTAGTATAACTATAAGGAATGGCTAATTGACTTAAAATATCAACACCACGCATTGGCGGATTGCCGCCCGCAGAGTATTCAGCGTCAAAATTAAGAGCAATGTCAAAGTGTTGTTGTGACAATCCATCGCCTTCATTAACCCATGTTGCAAAGACTTGAGCTTCAATTGGATAATAACAAGTTCTGGTAAGGTAATGACCACCAGCAGTGAAGGTTGAGAAGGTTTGTTGATCGACCAGAGCTAACTTCAACACCTGCATAGCACCAGGAATAATCGTCCAGCTAGTGCTTGGTGAAGTGCCAGGTCCACCTGTGCTACTAGTACAACAACTTCCTAATACTGAAACAACATAATAGTAATAAGTTGTGCCGTTCACCACTGTAGTATCAACATAACTTCTCGCATTTTCTGTTTCAATAAACTCATCGCCTTGTATACAGGTAGCAATTGGAACGCCTACACCACCAACTGTTGTGCTTCTATAAATTGTGTAGCAATCTGGAGTTGGACCAATGGTTGGTGGGTTCCAAGCGATGGTAATTTGACCGAATCCTTTGATGACTTGAACATCTTGTGGTGGTTCTGGGCAACCGCCAATAGATACACCTGCCTGCATACTGTTTACACCCACTTCAGTCCAAGGCGCATTAGTAACTGGATTTAAGTCTAAGTGTCTTTGTATACTTTGATAACCAGATGAAACGAAGTAAGGACAACTATCTGAGTCAGTGGCACCTATCCTTATAGGCAAGCCAACCTGCCCGTAGCCAGATTTGTCTTTTTTAACAACTGCATTCACTACAACCCCACCTATTTGATTGCCTGGGGTGATTACTAAACCGCCACCAACATACAAATCTTTTTCACCAATAATTCTGGATTCTACATAGGTGGCACCTGGAGTTAGGACTGGATTATTGACGGCCTGATAATTCATGCCAGCACCAACTGGAGTTAATTGAATTACAGCACCATTGGCGGTAGGCATTACAGTTCTTATTTTAATAGCCCCCATAAAATTGTTATTTGCTGGACCCGTAGTATCAGCAATATAAACATCATCATATTGCTGATCGCCATCTCCATTAAATACACATGTACAAATAGTGTTCAGAGTCGCATTATTAAAATCACGTCCAAGGGGACTTGTGTATAAAACGTGAATCAATGCTCCAACCGTAGCACGAACACGAACAGCGCCAACAGGGGCATTATCAATAGCTTGACTTACTTTAACTTCTATGTAGCTCCACTGATTTAATGGGAGATTGAAAGTAGTCAAATCAACAACAGCATTGAAATCTTCGATATAAATGGTTGTAAAGCCAGTTAAGCCGACATTAATCACAGCTTGATCTTCTTTATTATAGATTCTGATAATTTTATAGTTTGCAGCACCTGTGTTGGTAGGTTTTATAGCAAAGCCTACGATCATGGTTGTGGAGTCTGCGACGGTTTTTGATATGAAATCTCCGCTATTGACTTGGATGCCGTAGCCAGTTCTGCCTGTGACACGGGGAGCGGTGGTCAGTCGATTCCATTTGTACCAAAGTGGAATTGGATTTGGGTATGAATCAAACCCTTCTGTGAATAATAATGCCATGCTTTATGTAGCTTTACATTTGTCAAATTTGTGGTATACTACCCAGATGGACTAGTTTCAGAGGTGGAAATTTTTGAAAAAATACATAAATAGGTTATGTCATGGAAAGATTTTTTAGCATGGTTACTCTCGCTTTTAGTAAAGCCTACCCCTCAACCTGCGCCTATACCGACGCCAACGCCTGCGCCTAATAGTTTCATAGAAAAACTTCTAATTTTACACAATAATCATAGAAAAAGCGTAGGTGTTGGCCCCTTGACTTTGAATACTAAATTAACAAACGCCGCACAGAAACACACGGATTGGATGTATAAGAACAACAATTTAAACCATAATCAAAACGGCAAAAATCCAGGTCAACGAATTACTGAGGAAGGCTATAGATGGTCAACATATGGTGAAAATATTGCATCTGGTTATTCTACACCAGAGGCGGTATTTTCAGGATGGTTGAAATCTGCTGGGCATAGGCGTAACATAGAATCTGCTGCTTACAAGGATGTGGGATTCGGTTATGCTGGAAAATACTGGACGGTAGACTTCGCAAAATAAGGAGATTATGGATAATCCTATTCGAGAACTTAACAACGAAGTGGTTGAACTTTACGGCAAACTAGCTAAGTTAGAGTATGAGCTAGAAACACTAGACGTTAAAAACGAGGCGATGAAAGATGCAAACGCACCAACAGTTAGTCCAGAAGATAAAAGAAAAAGCCCTAACAAAGGGGGAATTCAGGTTAGCTAGTGGCATAATGAGCGATTATTATGTCGATATGAGTAAAGTAGCTTTTAGTTGTGACGGTCTTTGGCTTATTGTCCAATCCATCAATGAATCAGTAGATTGGACGCACGTTCACAAGATAGGTGGTCCAGCCATTGGCGCACTACCCATAGTTGTTGCCTTGATGGACACGAATGATATGCATGGGTTCTTGATCCGCAAAGCAGAAAAGGATTACGGTAAAAAGGACTTAATCGAAGGTTGTTTGGAAAAGGGTGATAATGTCATATTAGTCGAGGATGTAACCACATCAGGCGGTTCACTCCTCAAGGCTGTTAAAGCCGTTCAAGAATTTGGTTGCACAATCAAACAAGTTATATCAGTCTTGGATAGAAATCAGGGAGCGACTGAATTGTTTGAAAAAGAAGGTATTCCATTTAAGTATTTGGTATCAATTGAAGAAGTTTTATAGTGCTGTATGCAACGTATTTTATTATATAAAAACGTGTAGCATACTATTATAATAGTATGACTAAGAAAATTGAATATCAGAAGCGAGTGGCGCTGGGGTTATGCCTTCAATGCGGTAAGTTTGAGCGAGCAGAAAACAAAAAAAACTGCCTAGCTTGTAATAAAAAATTAGCAGAGAGATATAAGAAAAATAGAGAAAAGGGAATATGTGTTAATTGTGGATTGGCTGCATTGCCTAATAAAACAAGATGCCAAAGTTGTGGCGATAAACAAAAAGAGTTAACGCAGACGAGAAGGAGTGCTTGGGAGAAAAAGAAATTATGTAAGAAATGTGGACGTAATGCTGTAATCAAAAAATCTCACTGCGATATTTGTCTTAATAACTTTAAAAAATTGAGAAAAGAAAGAAAATCTTTAGGGTTATGTCAAGCTTGTGGTGCTGCTGCCGATGGTAAGTCTAGGTGTGCTAGATGCTTAGAAATAAACAAAAAATCAATGTATCGTTTAAAGCTAGAAGTTTTTACCGCATATGGTGGTGCATTCTGCAAATGTTGTGGAGATTCACATATTGAATTTTTGGCATTAGATCACATGGGAAATGATGGTGCGGAACATCGACGCCAAGTGACTAATTCAGGTGTTTATCGTTCATTAAGGCAAAAAGGCTTTCCAAAAGGATACCAAGTTCTCTGTCACAATTGTAATTGGGCCAAATACGCATACGGTGAATGTCCTCATCAGAAGGAGAGAAAAAATGTTGTTGCAAGACCTTGTTGAAAAAAATTTGATTAAACCTCCAGACTGGTTGCCCAGCAACTGTCATTATTTAACAATTATGGGCAGTACGGCTTATGGTGTGTCATCAGACACTAGTGATATGGATATATATGGGTTTGCTATCCCACGCAAAGAAACTGTTTTCCCTCATTTGAGTGGCGTGATCTTTGTGCCCATTAAGCAAGGTTTTCAGATTGGTTTTGGCGATGAACCTGAAATCTTCCCACAATGGATTGAGCATGGTGTGGTCGATGAAAGTGCGTTAGGTGGCAAAGGTCGTGAATATGATTTCACAATCTTTAACATCGTGAGATACTTCGATTTATTGATGGATAATAACCCCAACATTATCGACAGTCTTTTCACACCGCTAGAATGCGTGCTACATTCGACCTATGTTGGTAATCTTATAAGAGAAAATAGGGAAGTTTTCTTGCACAGAGGGTGCTACCAGAACTTTAAGCAATATGCTTACAGTCAGTTGCACAAGATGACCAGCAAAAAGCCAACTGGCAAGCGTAAGAAGATTCGGGAGAAGTTTGGGTTCGACGTTAAGTTCGGATACCATCTTGTTCGGCTTCTCAACGAAGTGGAACAACTTTTGGTCACTGGTACAATGGATTTGCGGCATAATAACGAACAGCTAAAGGCCATTCGCCGTGGTGAAATGCCAGAAGCCGAAGTGCGTAAGTGGGCGTCTGACAAGGAACGTCAATTAGAAGCTCTTTATAGCAAGTGCGAACTTCCAGCAAAGCCTCGCAAAGAAGAAATCAAGAAGTTGCTGCTGGAGTGCCTCGATTATCATTATGGAAGCCTTGAGAAATGTATTGAGCTTCCTGATAAATATAAGACAGCTTTACAAGAGGTAAAGTCAATTATTGATAAAGCGGGGGTATGAAAAACTTTTGGTTAGATCGAAGACCTAAAATTGTCCAAATGATGGACATATACAACCCAGACGTATATCAGAAATGGTATATATGCAAACCTAATCCAGACGCCAATCCTTATATAGGATACAGCAGTCAATCGTTATTCCTGCATAAGGATGGCGTCTGGAGAACTACTACATGGAACAGTGAGACAAGTCAATATACTGGCTATTTCGATACATGGGAGGAAGCATACGATTGTCTAATGAAAAAAAACTAAATAATTATTGGCTCGATAAGAAGAAAGAAAAAGAAAAATCCTCATCTAAAGAAGATGAGGATTTGAAAAGACTACAGTTTAGAGTAATGCCTAAAGCTTTCTTTTATCCCAAAATATAATCCACAAATTGAATTTCAAGTGGTGGGATTATTTCTTTCCTAGCAATTTCAAAGGAAGCAGTGTAGTGGGATTTAATTCTTTGTGATACTGCTGGTGTGTTATTGAAAAATGGGTCGATCTTATCTTTTACGATATGAGGACCATTTGTAATTCTAAATCCAGCAGCTTTGAACAGTTCTTCGTATTCTTGTGTAGGGTGTTTAATTGTTCTCACTTCATCTTGCGTGAATCCCATATGTTCTATTTCTTTTTTAGTAAACACTATATGAGCAAACGCCTTGTTTAATTTATGGTATAAATGGGTTCCGTGACGAGAACACCAGGGGTGGTTTCTCACATATACTTTTGCATTAGGTGCCAATAGTTCTTTAACGTTTTTTAATTGATTAATTAAGTCTTCTTTAGGCATTATCATATGATCTATAACATCGTACATTAATAAGACATTATAGGGGCCAGAGTTTTTAACTATATTCCAATCTGTTGTGTATATGACATTATTTGTCTTTTCCCAACTGTTCCATTTTTCACTGTGTTTAACATCGTAACCTACTGATAATTTGGGTTTTTGTTGACGTGATCTATTAACTACATGGCCTTCGCCACAGCCAAAGTCTAAGAATTTAAGTCCTTCCAGGTGAATGTCGATAATTAGGTCTAGGATGCCTTCTGCACGGTCTTCTTTATCTTGGTCGGAATTTACGTCGCAGATGAGTGAAGGGTCAACAGCTGGGGGCCAGTTGGCCGAATTAAGTAACTTGACTAATTCAGCAAAGACTGGATCATTGGTGTTGAGAGCAGGGGAAAAGTCTATATTTAATACATCTGCCATTTCTTCTATTTGTTTAGGCCCAACATGACCGCCTTGTTTTAATTGAGCCATTAAATCTTTAATTCTCGCATCCTGTAATTCTATGGTTTTTTCAAGCTGAGCCAATTTTTCATTGATTTCCATTTTACCTCTACTTGTATTATTATATGAAAATAACTGCTATTCTCAATGCATATGACGTACCTGTTACACTCGACACATTGGATTCCATACGTTGTCATATGACCGATCAAGTTTTGGTTTTAGTAGATGGTGTTGCTTGGCATTCCTTTAAAAATGTGGAGCTTCCTGCTCATAAGCTTAAGGGTCTTAACCACGGGTGGTTTAAAGCACCGTATCGTAATATAATGTTAAGCCTTCTAACAGCATATCGTAATTTCCCCACAACCGATTGGTATTGTTATTTAGAACATGACTGTTTAATTACATCCTCAAATTTCAAAAAAGATTTGATTGAGGCTGAAAAAAACAATGTTTGGTGCTTAGGCTGTGATTTTAGAAGGAAACAAGAATTAAAAGTTGATTTATCTTATTTGGAAAAAATCATAAAAGAGAAGCCTGAAGAATATGTATACTTGTTAGGCTCTTGTATTTTCTATCATAGAAATTTTATTAAATTAGCAGTTGAAAATGAATTTTTTGAAAAATTCTTATTCTACACGAATGAGTTTAAGAACGGATTTTTCCCGTTTTACACAGCTTGGGACTTGACAGAGCATGTTTTACCTAGTATGGTAAGGCATTATGGTGGGGAAATATTGCAACTTTCGGTCTACAATGAAGATTTCAAAAAATGGGCTGGAAACTATAGACGATATCCGATAAGATACCGACCCGACATTGAGTACGAACCAGAGTTTTTTCTACAAGCGTCAATCATTCATCCAGTCAAGAGTTACACGGACCCCATAAGGAATTTTTACAGGGCAAAAAGACAAAAAGAGGAAGTCTAATGGAATTTTTAAATCAAGTAGCTAAGGTTGGCAAAGAGATATTTAATGATATTGCCAATAAACATGAGAATGGTGAATTTCTGCCTGAAGTCACGGCAGTAGACCCGAATTTGCATAGAGAAAAGCAAGAAGTGCTAGTTTCATATTGCGATACACTGGTTGAATTAGGCCATGTAATGCATGAAGAGTGTAAAATAAAAGCTGCGGATAAATTCGACACACTAATCGCTAAATTAAAAAAGACCCGTTCTAGGGAACGCTCTCTATTTTGGAAAGCTTTTAATCTTGATATCGGTGGGGATCATTAACGCACTTACAGCATTCATAACAATTTTTGCAAATGCTGCATTGGTCTTCTGGGTTGCCATAGGTTCTTAGTAGCCATCATCATCAGTTAACATGATGGAGTATATGAAACTGGAAATGCAGCATTTGCAAAAATCGAAATTTCTGGTCAATTTGCCCATTTCAATATTTATCGAAATAAATTTGACTTTTCACAGAAATCCAATATTATTTCATTGCCTACACCTAACAAGGATTCATCCGTGAAAAGCAAGAAAACCGTGCTTCTTTGTAAAGTGGTGCAGGACGAGTTAAATAATAACGGATACTTGAAGCCAAATCAAGTGGTAGTTGGCCTGGATAGCTCACTGTATTTAACTGGTAAAGTGCGGACTTATTTTCATAGACAGATGGCTATAGCTGTAGCAAAGAAAATAGGAATTGAGATACGGGATGAAATTCTAGTCCAGAAATCTCCAGCTTTACAAAGCTGAGTTTTGTGCTATACTATTCGCATGAGCTACATTTATCCACCACGACCTAAAGGCGCAGTACCACCACACGAACTCCCTTACTTTGAGAGTCAGGGCATGTGGTGCGTGCAACGTAAGTACAAGGGGGCAAGGTGCGTAATCACTATTGGTGAAGATTCAGTGGTGAATTGTTACGGTCGGCACGGTCGCAATTTTCTAGCATATTCAATGCCAGAATCCGTGAAAAGAGAAATTTTGGCATTGCCTGGATTGCAAAAAGGTGTTAAATACGCTTTTGACAGTGAAGTAATGATTAAGACAAAGGCGGAAGACACCAAGGGCAAGGTCATTCTGTTTGACATTCTACAGCGTGATAAGTATTTCTTTCTCAACCCAAATCAAAAACAGAGACTGGAATTGCTCGATGAAATCTGTGGCAAGCCGAGAAAGCTTGATCCTTGGAGGGGTATGGCTTATCAGATTTCCGAAAATGTATTGATGGCTCCGACCTATTTTTCAAATTTCTTAGAAGAATTCAATAAAGAGCTTGGTGAAGAAATTGAAGGTTTAGTTTTACGCAGGCTAAGTTCTGTGATTGACAGTTACGGCGACAAAGAATACGAAGTCACTTGGATGATTCGTTGTCGCAAGCCTGCTAAGCATTGTAACTTTTAGGAGTCTTGCAAATGGAACTATCCAAAGTAGCGGTAGTAGATGGCAAAGAATATGACTTGCCCGATGGCTTTGAACCGTTGGGCGAAGATGGTCTGTTCCTTGCCGATTTTGATTTGCTTGAGTTGGCAGACGAACCCGACTTGCTTGAAGTGGGAAACGCCAAGGATATTCAATTCTTTAATCCCCGACACTTGGGCAAGGGCGAAGATGAAGGCATAGCTATAAAGGGACAAGGCTTCAATAAGGAAGAGATGCACGAACTTCTGAATGATATTCAGAAGAATGGCCTTGAATACCACCTTTGCGGTTTCTGGACCAAGAAGGATGAGAAGATCAAGGTTAAGGTCAACGACGGCGAACGACGTTTTCGCTGCCTGGACCACATGCGCCGCAAGGAAGAAAAGGTTTGGTCCCCAAAGGACCAGCAGTTCATGTCGGCCAAGGAAGTCTACGCCAGAATTCCCATCAAAGTTAAGTCCATGAGTGAAGAAGAAGCACTCATGCGTGCCTGTGCGGTGAGCGAGACTTCGGTGAAGTGGGGTGACGCAGCATTAGCACGACTCGTTAAGATGTTGTATGCTGCTGGCAAGGGTGATGAAACCATCTGCAAGGTGGTGAACAAGGGTCCACAGTGGGTTGCCGAAACCTACGCTTTGAATAACCTTGACGATATGTGCTTCGGTTACTTGCTGCAAGGTAAGATCAACCGAGCCGTTGCCAAGCAGTTGCTCAAGATCACTGATGAGAAGGAACGCCAGCAACGCTGCATCGACGCTTTCAATGATGCTGTAGCCAACAATGCCACCGCCGTAGTTGAGGCTGAAGCCGCAGTTGAAAAGGCTGAGAACAAGGAAGAGTTGGCGCGGGCCGAACTTGAAGAAGCCAAGCTCAACGGTGCTGATGCCGAAACCATTGCAGCCTTGGAAAAGAAGATCGTTGACGCTGGCACCAAGGTCAAGGCCAAGAAGCAAAACCGTGCAGCTTCTGTTAAGCCAATGGCCAAAAGCAAGAATTTGAGAAACGCAACTGGTGCTGCTAAGGCTATGACTGTGGCCAAGGTCAACAAGCAGTTGACTGGCATCAAAGAACTGATTGAAAAGAACGATGAGACTTATGCTCCTGTCTCAACTCTCAAGGTAGTTCAGGTGGTGCTGAAAGCCTTGCTGAGTGGTGATGACTTGAAGGAAGCATTGAAGTCCATTTAAGTGACTGTGGTTTAGAAAACCGAAACGGACCAACAGTAAAATGTTGGTCCGTTTCTTTTTATACATGCATATATACTGTAATGAATAAGCAAGAATGGCTTAAAGAAAGAAAAGAAAAAGGTTTGTGTTACAATTGTTCAAATGAAGCAGTGCATAACAAAACTCGTTGTGCTAACTGTCAAATTAAAGATAGTCAAATCGCAAAAAATAAGGCAAATAAAAGAAAGTTACAAGGCATATGCATCAAATGTAGTAGTGTGACTGTGAATGCTTATTGTGATAAGTGCAATATAAAATGTAAAAAAGATCGCATACACAGACTATCCTGTGGCATTTGTGCCTACTGTAAAAAAAATCAAAAGGTCAATGGCAAGACTCACTGCCAATCATGTATAAACAGAAAAAAAGCGAAACATAATGACAAGAAAGCGAGTGGCATCTGCTGTGGTAGTGGATGCCATAATCCACCGCAATACAATAAAACCAGATGTAATGAGTGTGTTGCTAAATTAAAATCTCGTTACGCACAATTACGGCTAGAGGTTTTGACCCACTATGGTTTAAAGTGCAATTGTATGTGCGAATGTACAATTAGCAATATCAAACATTTGACTATAGATCATATAAACAATGACGGTGCCAGTCACCGAAAAACAGTCGGTTCAGGTGAAAGTTTTTACAAATGGATTATCAAGAACGATTTTCCAGATTTTCTCCAGGTTCTTTGTTGGAACTGTAACTGTGCTAAGCAATATTTTGGGGGGTGCCTTTGATTTTAGTGTGTCCACATTGCGGAACTGAAATTGACGAAGCCCTTATCAATGGATTAGCATCCTGTACAAATTGTAAACGAGTATTTGATAGTAGCCTATCAAGCCGACTCCTCTCAGCCTCATGGCTAGTTCGCAAAAACAATTATCACGGAATTGACCAACTCATCTCCGATACCAAGCTTCCCGAACACGAAGCCATCCTTGTCTACACCTTCTGTGTGGACAACTGTTACTCCCAAGAAGAATTCTTCCACGCTTTGAAGGAATTGGGGATTCAATAAATACATATTTTCCTGATTGGAATTATTGCTTCCTTACTATTGTAATAAAGGAGGAAATAATGTATTGTAGAAATTGTCCTAAATGCAATAAAGAAATTGCCTACACTATTAAAGGCAACCGTGATAAAGCAGAAAAAAAGAAACAAATGTGTCGTAATTGCTCCAATAATGAACTTGGCAAAAAATATATCGGGGCTGGCAATCCTTTTTATGGCAAAAGACATTCTTTGACCACTGTGGAAAAAATGAAAAATAAAGATATGTCTTATACACATACTAAAAGTTTTAGACAAAGAAGGAGAGATACCTCAAAAAAAGGCCGTGAGAACCCAATGTATAACACATCTGTTTATGAACTTTGGGTTGTCAAATACGGTGAAAAGACAGCGGGCGAGTTGTTGGCGGCTACCAAGAAGAAATGGTCAATTGCTGCTTCTGGCACAAATAACCCAATGTATGGCAAGCCACCCCCGCAAGGAAGTGGCAATGGTTGGAAGGGATGGTATAAAAATTGGTTTTTTCGTAGTTTGCGCGAATTATCATACATGATAAATGTTATAGAAAAAGAAAATCTAAAATGGCGGTCGGCAGAAACTAAAGACCTTAGAATTAATTATATTAATTGGGATGGCACCCCTAGAACTTACTCAGCAGATTTCTTAATTGAAGAGAAATATTTAGTTGAAATTAAGCCAGAAAAATTGAAATCGAGTAGAACTGTCAGATTAAAGCAACTCGCAGCTATTGAATTTTGCCGAAAAAATAACTTAGAATATAGATTACTTGATATAGCTTTATTGACAAATGAAGAGTTTTTAAGATTATATAAAAATAATGAAATAAAATTTACCGAACGATATGAAAAAATGTTTTTGGAGGGATATGAAAATGGGTAAAGTATATTTGTTGGTAGGGCACATTGCTTCTGGCAAATCGACTTATTGCAAGAATGCAGCCAAGGAAGGCTTCATCATATTAAATGATGATTCTATAGTCAATTTACTACATGCCGACGACTATACTCTTTACGATAAGAATTTGAAAATTCTTTACAAGAGTATTGAAACCAGTATTCTTAGTCTTGGCCTATGTCTAGGCAAATCAATCATCATAGATCGTGGTTTGAACGTCAGTATCAAAGGCAGGCAACGCTGGATTGCTCTTGCCAAGAGTTATGACGTTGAGTGTCATGCCATTGTTATGCCAATGGACACACCAGAAGTTCATGCCAAACGGCGTGCCAAACATGATGCCCGTGGGCATGACTACAACTACTGGTTAGATGTTGCACAAAGTCATTTTTCTTCATATAATAAACCTACCATTGAAGAAGGATTTGATAAAGTACATTGTCTCGGATTCTCTGACATATTAAACGGGAAGGTAATAAATGACTAAGCTGCTAGATGGATTAGCACTAGCCAATATCTATAAGGAAAAAATCAAGGCCACTATAAAAGAATTTGATCTAAAGCCTAGATTGGATGTAGTGCTAATTGGTGATGATGAAGCTAGTGTAATCTATATAAATAAAAAAAGAGAAGCTTGTAATGAAGTAGGCATAGAGGCTGCATCTTATGAATTTTCAGCAGAAGAATTTCAACATGCTAAGCAATATATTGAATATTTAAATGAAATGAATCAGGTGAGTGGGATATTGGTGCAATTGCCACTGCCAAAATCTTGCGACCCAAATGAGATTTTTGACATAATTAATCCTCTGAAAGACGTGGACGTATTTTCACCTACTAATGTCGGTTTGCTTGTTCAGAATAGACCTAGATTCCTACCGCCTACTCCGTTAGCCGTACAGAAGCTAATTTTAGATAACGGCTTAACCATTAAGGGCAAACATGTTGTTGTCATTAATAGAAGCAATGTGGTAGGCAAACCATTGTCTTCCATGTTGATTCAAGATAATGTAATGGCTAATGCGACTGTAACTGTTTGCCATGATAATACACCACCATATATTCTAAAGCAGATTTGCCTGTCAGCAGATATAATTGTGGTTGCTGTAGGCATTCCTGGTTTCCTTACAGTAGACATGACCAGAGAGCATCAAATCATTATAGATGTTGGTATAACCAGAGTTGGCAAGAGGGTTCTAGGAGACGTGCATCCTGAAGTGAAAGATAAAGTAATGGCGATTACACCAGTGCCAGGTGGTGTTGGGCCAATGACTGTTGCAATGTTATTATACAACACTGTTGAAGCAGCTAAATTACAGAAAGCACAATCATGAAGATTAGAATTTTTAGTTTAAATGCTGACAAAGCTTTTGCTGAGTCTATTTGTGATTATTTAGACATAAGCCTTTCCCCTCACACTGAAAAGTATTTCCCAGACAAAGAACCATATCTTAAATCTGACGTGAATGTAAGAGGCGATGATGTATATGTTGTCACTTCTCTATACACAGATGAGACTGAAAGCGTCAATGATAAGTTTGTGAAATTATTGATATTCATAGGTTCACTAAAGGATGCTTCTGCTGCCAGAATAAATTTGGTTGCGCCATATTTGCCGTTTCAGAGGGCGGATCGCAAAACAGAATCCAGGGCACCAATCACCACGAAGTATTTTGCAACGATGCTTGAAGCGGTTGGGACAAATCGTATTTTGTCAATGGATGTTCACAATTTGAGCGTATTCCAGAATTCGTTCAGGATTCCTACCGATAACTTGGAGGCAAGGAACCTGATGGTCGATTTTGTTGCTTCTGAATTATCTGATGCTGATATTTCCATCCTTTCCCCAGATAGTGGTGGTGTGGGTAGGGCTGACCGCTTCAGGAAAAGACTTGCAGTAAAATTGAATCGGAAAATTGATTTGTCTCACATGGGCAAGATCAGAGAGGGTACAATTGTACATGGGGACGAAATTACAGGGGATATAGCTGGAAAGACTGTGCTAGTGGTAGATGACATGATTGCTAGTGGTGGCACACTGGTAACAGCGGCTTCCACCATTGAAAAGCACAAGGGTACGCTGTGGGCAGCTTGTGCAACTCATCCGCTATTTGTAGGAAATGTGAACGAAAACCTGGCAAAAATCAACAAGGTGATCGTGACGGACACTATTTTGCCCTGTCGGATTGACGACAAAGTAAAGGGCAGATTGAAAGTGCTTTCGACCACCAAGCTATTTGCAAGGGCGATTCGTCGCATCCATGACCAGGGTGGGTCTATTAGCGATCTTCTGAAATAGGATGAGCGGAAACCGTTTCCAGTTCAGACCTTAGAACGGTTACGTCCTTGTCGGCTTCAATACCAACACGCACTTTGTTCTTGTTGTCGATACGGACTATGGTGATTTTTATGTCCTTTTGTCCAGGTTTTTTGATGAGGATTGTCTCGTCTTTTTTTCGGCTTAATACCAGCATGTTCATGTCCTTTCTTTAAACTAAAAAGCTCCAACATCTTTACCAGAGTAAGTTTAGAGGAATTCTTAGAAAATTTTTGGTCAGCCCTTTACAAGTCAGGTTTTCGGGCTATTATATGAGTGTCGGATATGGACGGCGACTGAATAAGTGGTTCAAGGCTCCCACCTTCAAATCGCCATAAACCTAAATGGGCCTTACGCATCTGGAGAATATCATGAGTCTCAAGGCTAAGTTTGAAAAGCTGGAAAAGTTGGAAGCCGAAGCTGCCACGTTGAAGGCAGAACTGCTTTCGGAATTGAGCGGTGGGGCTATTGCAAAGCCGAAGGCTGCTGCAAAGCGAACGCCCAAGAAGAAGACAACGCAGTTGGCCCCTGCCTCTGCGGATGGCACTACCCCGCCAGAAGCGGTTGCCGACGCACCGAAGCGTGTCTCTCTCAAGAGCATCGTTCAGTCCATTCTCGCCAAGAATCCCGATGGTTTGGACCTTGGCGGCATCGTTGCAGAAGTTCACGGCATGACGGAGCGAAAGGAATATGTCTCCAATGCAAAGTCCCTTTCCGCCGTGGTTTCCCAAGCTGTCACTGCTCTCAAGCAGGAAAACGTCATCGTTCACGACCGCGAATCCAAGAAGTATTCGCTGCCAACGGTTGCGGCCTAACCAAAACACAATAAAGCTAGCGGTATGATGCCGCTAGCTTTATTTTTAGGAGGATTCCAAATGGATAACATTTCCCTGTCTGAAATCAACAAGCAGCTGGACACGAAGAATCAAGAAGTTGAAACTTTGAAAGCGGATATGGACACTGCGAAGCAATTGCTTGCTTCGATTGAAATCCGACTGCAAAAGGTTGTTGGTGAGCCTGTTGCCACCAAGCCTCCAGAAAAGAAGTCTCTTCGCATGGCTATCTCAGAAGTCCTCAGCAATGCCAATGAACCTCTGACTGTTGCCGAAATTGCTGAGCTTGTTCTTGAAGGCGGGTACTATACCCAAAGCAAGGACAATTTCAAGAATATCGTGCAACAAGCTTTGAGCGGTGACGAATTCCGCCGAGTTACCAAGCCAAAGCAACGCCCATCACGCTATGCAATGGAAAACGACGTGTAAATTAAAGGGGGAGCTTAGCTCCCCCTTTTTCTTTTGCCTAAAAATAAATAGCTTAGCTGTACCAAGTAAGTCATGACCATCCAAGAAATTCTTAAAAACGTACACACCGTTCCGAATCCATCTATCGGCATTGATCTTGATGGGACGATTGATGAATCACCAGTATTCTTCAGTCTTCTGTCAAATTTTTGGCCTGGAAAGGTGTACATCATTACTTACCGTGATGATCTTCCAGGTATTAAGAACGACTTAGCCAAGTACAACATCAAGTACACTGATATTATTTCTGTTGACTCTTTTCCTCAAAAAGCAAAGGAGATTGACAGGCTTGGTATTTCAGTCTTTTTTGATGACATGGATGAGGTTCTAAAACATATCAAATCTAATGTCACTGTATTGAAAATTCGTAACGAGGGAAACTTCGATTACGATGATAAGCGTTGGGTGTATAGTGAAGACACAGGGAGACAGATTTAGACTTCAGACAAAGCAGGAAGTCCAAGTCTCTCCCTGTTTTTGTGTATTCTATCCATTACTGGCCTTGCTCTAAAGTCTTTTGTCACATTAGGGCCAAGATCATGGAAGACTATTTTTCCAGTCTTGAAATCTCTTGCTATGTTGCTTGGGCCAGCATCATCATGTGTAAACCCTGTGTTGAAATATAACTGATTAATTGCATCCATTGCTGATATAATGTAAGGTATAATGGATGCGGGTTTGTTGTATTGCCTTGCTGCTTGAGTTGCAAGTTGTCGTTTCTTATCATCTGGAAAGTGTGTGAAATGAGGGTCTTTTTCCCTTAACTCGTCCATTAAAGCTGTAGCAATATCAGCAGCATCCTTCAATTCTTGTTCAACATTTATATTAACATACTTTTGTAAAATAGCCCATAGTGGTGTACTTGGCACTCGCCAGACGCTAATAACAGCAGCAGGCACATCCTGCCCAATAGATGCCTTGGCAACATTAGCCTCTACTCGATTGCGAGTAAATTTCACTACCTTATCACCTAAAAAATAAGCCCGTCCACCGCCACCTCCTTCTGCAAAGCGGGGCAGTTGTCCAGGCTTATAATTCACTCCATTCTGTTGTAACCATGTATGAAATGAATTTGTGGGGTCCAGCCAGAATCTTTCCGTTCCTGTTTGTGATTCTTCCCTTGATACTTCAAACAGGAAAATATGTTTTAAAACATAATTCACACTATATGATGCTTCCCACAATTTAAAATTCATGCCATATTTAGTGCATTACTTAGGGAAAAATCCATCCATAAGTCCTTGTGCCAAAGAATCTTTGTTTGGACCTATCTCAAAAAATGAATCTTGAGTAGTCTTTTGTATAGAATCCTTATCGGGCTTAGGCTTTCCATAACCTTCCAATTTAAGCGTTCCGTAAAAAGCTGGTGCTTTCTTTGAGAAAGTAGCGCCCATGACGACAGTATCAGTTAATACTGAATCAGCATACATTCGCCAACGCTTATCGAAAGTGCCCATAAATAGAACACAATTACACCCTAATGGGAGTTGTTCCATATGAACAGTCGAATACTTCTTCGGGAAATTAGTTTCCAACAATTCATTAATTTCTGGTGGTGTCACTAACCAAAAATAGCCTTTAGCCCCCTTAAACAATAAGGTACTCGCCAGTTCTCTCAACTTTAGATAAAGAGCTTCGTGTTTCGGTTCATCGAAGGAATGCCAGTCAGCAGTGACTTGGGTTCCAGCTTGTTTGAGGACAAGATCGACAATTTGTCGATTGAAAAAGGCATCATTAGGTTCTTCTAAATCTTCTGGTAAATTAACTCTACGCATTATTCTCCTTTGTAGATTCCATAAGTGCTTTTACATTCTTGTTACAAAAACCATGAGTTGTTCTGTTAATAAATTCATAAATAACTCCAGTCAATTCAGATGGCTTTGTAAATACTTGGGTTAAAGGCGGATCAGTACAAGTTAAAGGCTTATCGCTGGAAAATTCCGCATAACCCTTTTCCTTCCATTCTTTCATTGTTTCTTCGACAGATTCCACTTGGTACGCCATGTGATGTATGCCGCCAATCCCACCTCTTGCGGCGACCCAATCACCAACAATACTGCCTGGCGCGCCGTCACTGACGAATATTTCTGGTGGCATGTGGTAGATTTGTAGGCCAGCCTTTCTTCCCGTATCTGACTCAAAATAATGGGTTTCACCACAAAGCCAAGGTGGACTGCCAGGGAGTTTTTCTGGTGGTTCCAAGGCAATGCACTCGGCACAAGTTCCATCGTCAAAATCTATGGTAAATCTTTCCTGAATCTTGTATCCTAGAGCATCTATGAAAAATTTGGCGGTTTTTTCTCTATCTTTTACTCTGTAAGCAACGTGGTCTAATCTCATGTATCGCCTCCTTTTATATTAGAGTGTAATTATGAATTTTAAATTAGCTACTTTTTTTGGCATCCCTCTCAACATTAACGTTTTTACCCTTTTATTTATTGTGTGGATATATTTAACAAATCCAGATCAATTTATAGATGGATTGCCAATAAAAGTTAATCTATTTGCTGCTATTACTTTTTGTATTATGCTAGTATTCGTTATCATGCATGAATACGGTCATTGTTTAATGGCTAGAAGGTTAGGATGGAAAATAAACGATATTACCATATATCCGCTTGGTGGACTTGCAAGCATGGAATCTGCCACTTGCAAACCAAGAGATGAAATTCTGGTCACTGCTGCTGGACCTCTTGTAAATCTGGTACTTGCATTCTTGTTTGCTGTAGCGACAATTACCACATTTTTAATTAACCAAGATGCGATAGCAGTCATTATTACCTTTTTTGCCTTTATGATGATGAATGTAATTCTTTTTACATTCAATCTTTTGCCTATTTTTCCTATGGATGGAGGAAGATTGCTCAGGGCTTGTCTTACCTACCGCTTGGGTTATGAGAAGGCAACTCGGTTCACGGTTATTTTTAGTCAAATCTTGGGATTAATTCTAATCGTAGTTTGTTTCTTTTATGGTTTTTATCTGACTGGTGTTCTTTTGGGGCTGGTGGTACTGGCAGCACAACGGGAAGTGACGGCGGCGAGCATTGTTGGCAATCTACAGGAAATCAGAAGAAAATCTGCAATTATACTAAATAATCCTGAACTTGAAAAATGCAGTCTAGCTGAATTAATTTTAGTCCTCAAGGCTGTAGAAGATGAAGAAACTAAACAAAGACTGCAAACAGAAGAACTCCTGCCACTACTTGAAGCCTTCAACGAAGAAAGAACAGCCATTTGACAAAGCTGGGATTCGTGGTATAGTAAGTAGTGTGGACTTAACAACTTAAAGCGTAAAGGAGATTCAATGGCGACAAAAGGGAAGCGGAAGGTTATCCATCATTGTGATTTTTGCAGTAAGCCCGAAGATGAAGTAGGGCGTCTTGTAGAGGGTCCAGGTGGCCCTAATTATGGAAAGGTCGTTGGGGAATCACCAGCTTATATTTGCGCCAAGTGCCTTGAAAAATGCATCGCACTTTTAGAATCAAAGTCATGCGGCGTGAGAACCGCCAAGATTCCTAGCCCAAAAGAACTGGTTAAGAAGCTCAGCCAACACGTCATTGGCCAAGATCGTGCCAAGAAAGTTTTAGCAGTTGCAGTGTCGAATCACTATAAGCGTCTGATTGACGATGAGCGTGTTCGCCAATCCAAGAATTCCAGCGACCCGCTTGACTCCGTAGTAATCGACAAGAGCAATGTTTTAATGCTCGGCCCTACTGGTTGTGGCAAGACTTTATTGTGCCAAACACTCGCTAAACTTCTTGATGTTCCTTTTGCCATTGGTGACGCAACCACTTTAACTGAAGCTGGTTACGTTGGTGAAGACGTTGAAAACCTTTTGCTGCGTTTGATTCGTGCTGCTGATTTCGATTTGGAAAAGGCTCAAACTGGCATTATTTACATTGACGAGATTGACAAGATTGGAAAGACCAGTCAGAATGTGTCAATCACAAGGGATGTTTCTGGTGAAGGTGTGCAACAGGCATTGCTCAAGATGCTTGAAGGCACTACTGCCAACGTACCACCTCAAGGTGGACGAAAGCATCCTGAGCAACAGTACCTGCAAATCGACACTACGAATATCTTATTTATTTGTGGTGGTGCTTTTGTTGGGCTTGAAGACATTGTGAGCAAACGACTTGGTAAAAAGAGCATTGGTTTCGGCGTCAATATGGAAGAACACGATTACGATGAACATAAGAGACGAGATTGGCTTCTTGCCAACACCACTCCAGATGACTTGATCCATTTTGGATTGATTCCTGAATTGGTAGGACGTTTGCCAGTTATTGCACCATTGAACGAATTGAGCGAAGAGTCACTGATTCAGGTGTTGACTGAGCCGAAGAGTGCTTTGCTCAAGCAGTATACCAAGTTGTTTCGCTACAATAACGCAAAGCTTGAATTCACAGAAGGTGCAATTCGAGAAATTGCAAAGAAGGCTCTCAAGTTGAAGACTGGAGCCAGGGCTTTGCGGGGTGTTGTCGAAGACTTGATGCTTGAATGGCAGTATGAAATGGAAGATGGTCAAGGCAAAACTTATGTCGTGACCGAAGAGGTGGTCAAGGGTGAGTCCCCTTTAGTGCCATCGGCAGCTAAAGAAGCTGCCTAATTGTTAAGAAGAATATAAATATAGTATATTAATATGAAAGTTTTCATATTAATATACTATACTTTTCTTGTTAATGCTATTGAGTATTTGGAGCAAAAATGACAAAGATTTGCGCAATTTCGGACCAACATGGAAATCTTCCCAAGATTCCTTCTTGCGATCTTCTGCTCATTGCAGGTGATCTTTGTCCTACGTCTAATCATACTTTATGGTATCAACAAAATTGGTTAGAGTACAATTTTAAGGAATGGATACGGGACGTAGACGCAAAGAAAAAGGTATTTATTTGCGGCAACCATGACTTTTTCTTTGAGAAAGCCCCTCAACAAGAAGTCCAAAAAACCTTGAGCAAGATACCTGCTACTTATCTCCAAGATGATGAAGTTGAGTTTGAAGGTTTGAATATTTACGGAACTCCTTGGCAACCCTATTTCTTTGATTGGGCGTTCAATCTATATGAACACGATTTAGAGAAGAAATGGGCTTTGATTCCAAAGTACACTGACATTCTCATTGTACATGGTCCACCGCATAATTACGGTGATTATGCACCACGTCCAAGAGGACAGGGTGGTGAGCATACAGGTTCACCTTCTCTTTTAGAGAAAATTAAAGAGATTGAACCTAAGCTTGTAGTTTTTGGCCACATCCATGAAGGGCGTGGTGAGTGGGATTTGGGCAAAACCAAATTGGCTAATGTTACCATCTTAAATGGAAGATATGAGATGGTTCATGAACCTTGGGTTTACAATTTATAACATGCAATTACTCTTCGTATACGGCACCCTCAAGACTGGATTTGAAAACAATTCAGTCTTAGAGGGGATGTTCGTCTCGACTGCTAAAACACTGCCATATTATAGAATGTATGATTATGGCCAGTTTCCAGTTTTGAAAAAAGACAAATTTGGAGTTGAAATCGAGGGAGAACTATGGTTAGTTAGAAACCTGGAGGCTCTTGATGAATTTGAAAGTAATCTTTATTGCAGAGAATTAATTCTTTTAGATAAGCCAAGCGTTTTTGCATATGCGTATTTATTTAATTACGCTGTAGATGGTCTGATGGATTGTGGCTCTAATTGGCAGAAGGAATTAAATCATGATGACCCACAAAAATCAACTGACGGAAAGACAGGTGGAAAAGATTTGGTTGATGGATATCTTCGATTCGAGGAAACATCACAAGATCATTATGGCACAGATGCCAGAATATGATCTTTATCTACAAAATAAGCAAAAGATTCTCAATAGCAAACAGGTCGGTAATGATTACAATTTCATGCGTACAGAACCATTATTGACCAGGAAGCAGGAATATCACCTGTTCCGTCAATATAACTATTTAAAATACAAGGTAATTAATTCCGCAAAGCCTAAACCAGAATACTTGGCCAGGATCAAGGAAATCAGGGATATTGTAGTTTGTGCTAATAGCAAACTGGTTATGTCCGTATTAAAACAACAGAAGTATAAGGATTTTGAAAGTGCTTTGAGTGATGGTTATTACGGTTTGATTGATGCAGTGGATTTATTTGATTTCCGTAAGGAATTTAAGTTCGCAACTTATGCGTATTGGGCTATTCAGTCTAAGATTCGATACTTTAGTAATTTAGAACTTAAAGAACGTAACCACACTACGCAGGATGATTTCTTGGAATTCCATCCTGGCAAGGATGAAGATGATATTGTCGTAAGCAACGAGGAAAGATTAATTTTGGAAGATAAGTTAAGACATATTTCGGAACGTGAAAGAAAAGTCATTATAAGCTATTATGGATTATGTAATGAGGAAAGATTAGGGCTTAAGGAGATAGGACAGAAGTTTAAAATCAGCAAGGAAAGAGTCCGACAAATTAGAATACAGGGATTGATAAAAATTCTAGGGAGAGGATTTAATGAAAAAGAAAAACTCGCATTTTGCTGTTGAAAGTCCACAATACCAAAATTGCCAAGTGCTTAATCCAGACGGACAGTTGATGTTCCGTTGTTCGGAAAAGAAAGCCAATTGGTATTTGTCCAGAAATTTAGGCATCAAGCTTGGGGAAAATCCGCTCGTTGTCAAACTAAATTTCATCCCCAAGGGGCCTGGTCATGTTGATGACCCTTATCATCTCCAAGAAATGGAGAATAAATGCGTTGTATGTGGTACTCCCGATGATCTAACCCGTCACCATATTGTTCCCTATTGCTACAGACAGTTCTTTCCAATTGATATCAAGAATCATCGTGCATACGATGTGATGGCTATGTGTGTTGCTTGTCATCATGCATACGAAAAAGAAGCTGATATTCTTAAAGAGAAAATTGGTGAGGAATATGGTATGCCTGTTCACGGTGCGGGTATCAGATATGACAAGGAAGCAGGCCGTGCCAAGAACGCTGCACATGCAATCCTAGTACATAGTGATAAAATTCCGCCAAGTAGACTTAATGAACTCTACGAGCGTGTGAGTACCTATCTTGGCAGAGAAGTCACACAGGAAGATTTAAACGCACTGACCACGAAGGAACTGTATGACTTTAAAAACTATGTTCATCACGGGCAATATGTGGTGAGTAAAATGACGGAAGATCAGATTGAGCCATTTGTTAAAAAATGGCGGCAGCATTTTCTGGATACAATGCAACCTAAGCACATGCCTAAGATTTGGACGGTGGACCGTCCGATACTTTACAAAGCGTGAATTTGTGCTATAGTAGGAGTATGAAAATGATCCACACCATCGTTATTGGCGACTGGTCCCATGACGGTCACAACCAGAGTGATATGTACTCTTTTGAGTGCAACGCCGAAGAAGCCGATATCAAGAAAGCTTATCTTCAGGCAGTAAAGAAGTCTGGTATTGCCTTGCATAACGACCACGGCAAAACCAAGTCAAAGGCTAGATCGGTCTGCTGTGAGTATGAAGACAATAATCTTAATGAAGATGCTGTTGATAAATTGAAAGCAATCGGTGTCAATTTTGCAGAAGTGGCCATTGAGGATGGTGGTGTTGGCCCAGAAGACATTGCCAAACTATTCTTCGGCATGGTTAAGAGCCAAATCCCAGGTTTTGAGTATAAATTGCTTAAAAGCCCGAAGACTATTAACGGATTTTGGTCTAAAGATTTCAACTATAGTTTCGGCTATGGCTGTTATTTTTAATTTTAATTTAATAAAAACTACTAAATTTACGATTTAACTAACAACGACTAACAAACAGGTGAAACAAATGGCAAAGTTAGATAAGAACGAATATCCAAATAACTCTACGGCAGAAGACTTTCAGTGTTTTGGACCACCAGCAACAGAAGACGGACAATTCGATTCGTGCAAGATTGCTGACCTTGGCTGTTTTACTCAAGACGGCAAGGATTCAAACAAATATTATCATGCTGCGGTAGTCCAGCACAAGAAGACTAAGAAATGGTATGTGTACTTCCAATGGGGACGTACAGGTGCCACAAATCCCACTTTTCAATTCGTTGAATGCAATGATGAGTCCGATGCACAGCGAACTTTCGCTGCCCAACTCCACGACAAGAATGATAAACGTGGACAATGGGTGACTATCGCTGGAATTCGCACTCTGCAAGCCAAGCCTAATAAAGATTGCTATTTGGTTCGTCCAATGGCCACTCGCTCAACGGGCTTGCCAGACGCCAAAACTATCAAGGTTAATGAAGGTGCTAAGGTTACTGCTGCGCCTACTACAACTACTAAGAGCAAATCCGTTTCTAAGGTTGATACGCATACTCTGCGTTTGATGCGTGATTTGAGCGTAGCTACGGTGTCTTATACCCGTGGTGTCATGGCAGACGCATCACTTCCAACCCAAAAGTCAATTGATGAAGCACGGCAGATTCTACAAGAGGCTCAAAAACGTCTTGTGGTTGTTGGTGCGAACATTGACCATCAGGTTGCAGATAAAGACCTGAATGAACTGACCCGTTTGATTTATAGTCGAATTCCCAAGAAGAAGGCTTTGCGTTGTGCAGCAAATGAATGGATTTTGAACAAAGATACCATTTTCTCTTGGACGGCTGACTTGGATGCGTTTGAATCAGCACTTTATGTGACTGATATCAACGATGCGAAGCCAGATGAAGATGTGTTTGCTGGTATGCCAATTACTATGGAATGGGTTGATCCCACTTCTGCTATTGGGAAGTTTGCATATAATTGGTGGCCGAAAGCAACTGCAAATCGGCACGGCGGTCTTGGCAAGATGGTCATTAAAAATCTTTGGCGTGTACAACGCCGTGGCGACGACGCCAAGCTTTATAGCTGCCAAGATGCTGTTTTAAAGGACAAACCCTCTATCAAGGAGCGTCCTTTATTCCAGCCAGAACGTTCCGATTTGCAGGATGATTCACTGCTTAAGAAGTACAGGGACACCAATACTTCTTTGCTGTTCCACGGCACACGTTCCGTTAATGTTCCTGGCATTCTTCGTGAAAACCTGCGTCTACCCAAACAATTGGTTGGTGTAGTAATCACGGGTGCTATGTTCGGTCCTGGCATTTATTGGGCAGATGACTGGAAGAAGAGTGCTGGTTATACTTCATTGCGAGGTTCTTATTGGTCATCAGGTGACGGTGGCGTGAAGAACCGTGATGCCTTTATGTTTGCTGGGGATGTTGTACTAGGCAATCCGTATGTTGCCCCATACTCTGGTGGTTATACATCGGCACCTAAAGGCCACCATAGCGTTTATGGCAAGGCTGGTGCAAGTGGTGTTCAGAATAATGAATTCATTATCTATGACACCAAACAGTATCAGCTTCGTTACTTGATCGAATTTGCCGCGTAAAATGGAAGTAAGGCATGATAAGTATTCGTTGCACTGAATTTAAATTGGTAGAAGGTGGGTCAATACCAATTGAGGTTGTGGATGGCGAGCCTTCTACTGAAGAAGTTATTAGTCTTATTGACAATGGGTTTGTTTTCACTCCATCTAGTGATGATTCCCCACCAGAATTTGTGGGACTATGGATAAAAGGTTTAGGAAATATATGAAGCTTCCTATTCATCTTAGTATTGAAGGGGATACGATCTGGACTACTTATAAGTCCGAACTTGAAAAATTACAAAATGCTGATGAACTGAAAGTTTTTGCTAAGCGGTGGGAAAACCTGCTTAATAATGTAAAAGAAGAGGATTTAACAGAAGAAGTGTTGAATAGTGTTAAAACCGAAATTTTGTTGGGAACGAATCAAACTTTGACCGCAGAGTTATTACTTCCTGTCAAAGTAATGAATGCTATGCTTATGGCTCAAAGATTTGTTGTTCCTTTGAATTGTGCTTTTATTCAAATGAACGGTGGATTAGGGGAATTTGAGTAAGGAGAACGTAAATGGTTAAGGTACTTTGCCCTGATGGGCATATTATCGGTGTCTTTGATTCCGCCGCCGATGTTCCTGAAAGGCTATGGAATCGTACTTGTTCCTATAATTATCCAACGAAAGAGTTGGAAATTATTGAAGTGACTGATCCTAAAGATAAAGCACGATTGATGCCGACTCTTGAGGAAATGAGGAGGGAATATGGGCGTTGATTATTACGCAAATTCTATCATTGGTGTCAGGATTCCTAATACCAGAGTTAAGACTAAGGTTCGTGGTTGTAATCATCCAGAAAGTAATGCTAAGTTTTGCCCTGAGTGTGGCAAACCGATGCATGTAGAAGATGATGCATTGCATCCAATTATTGAGAAACTGGATGATTATCACAGCAAAGAAAAGATTCGATTGGTCTGGTCCACCGATCACGATGAAGCCTATGTTGGTTTCTTCAAAGGTGGTTCAGAAAGCAGCAGAAGCGGCGGTGCCAGGGATGCTGCCAAGGTTGAGCTTCCTGATAATATCAATATTCAGGAATTGAAAAATGCTTTAAAGGAAGAACTGAAAGAACTTTATAACGAAAAAAATTTTGGACTTTGGACAATTTTATACTGTAGTTACTAACAAAAAAGGAGAATTACTATGTGTCAGCATGTTGGTTTAATCGAAGACGTTGTGAATGATTTCGTCAATAACGGGCAGATGTTCACGGCGCATAATGTTACGGCAGAAGTTCGTAGACGCACCAAGGATCGGGTTGCGCATGATGATGTGAAGCGGGATGTTCACCGCATGTTCAATGACGGTCAGATGTTTAGCTACAATCGTAGTTTGGCATCTTTGCCAAATGTAAATCCGCAACCGTGGGTGTATCATCCATTGACTGCTGATGTTTCTACTTATGACGGCAAGCCAAGCGTTGCTGCTACTGTGGCAACACCTGTATTTACAATGCCTACTCCAGTGGCAACACCTTCCAATTCGATGGATTCAACTCATAAGTTGGACACGACGGACAGGCTCTGTGTTCCAGCCAAGTTGGTGCGACAGGCTGGTTTCGCTGCGGGTCACATTGTTAATGTGCTTGCAATGCTCAATGACAAGGTGCTTGTGTTGACAAGTGCGGGAAATGCTGCTAAAATTGCAGCCTCGAATGCTGTTGACCATATTACAAATTACGTTGTTGACAGCTACGATAATATCCGTATTACTCGCGGAGCAATCCAAAAGGGGCATCTCAGTGGCACAGAATTTGAAATCGAAGGGGATAGTGAAAAAATCACAGTCCGCGAATCCAGCTAATTTGATAATGCGTGGCAAATACGATCAGGCGATTGTTTTACTTCGTGAAGAGTTAAAACAATCGCCTGATTCTCATTGGGCGTGGTTTGAACTATCCTCCGCATACTATGAGAAAAAGCAATATAAGAAGGCTGTGAAATATGCTGAAAAGGCATTAGAGATAATGCCAGATTGTCCACTAGCACTATGGCATTGTGCAGGAGCATTATCCCATACTGCCAGCATTTTGGGGATGGATGAGAATTTTCAAAAGTCCTACGACATTTACAAGCGATTAATCAAAAAAGGCGTTGCTGGCCTTGACCGCATGGATTGCTGTAACGAAGGGCATGATTACAACGTCGGGTTTATTAACGATTGTCGCTTGTGCATAGGAATGTGTGCTTACGGTATGAATAAGTATAAAGAAGCCAAACGTTGGACCAAGCTTTTTATCAAGAAACATGACAAGAACTCCATATACACGAAGAGTTTTGGAGAAAGAGTATTGAAGAGTATAGAGAAATATGAACACTGAGTCGTGTATATAATACATGAGTTTCAAAGTATGGTTTGAATCCAGTATAAATGACCTGTATGACAGTGCTGTAGAAGCGTATCCAAGAACCCAATTTAGACAGCATTCTGTTGATCCTATTAAAATAGTGGATTTATCTATTGTGCCATTCAAAGGCATGAAAACCATATTCTTCAAAGGTTTAGCACAGAATGAAAAAACCGAATATAGCACGATAATGGTATTCAAAGAAGTCGATTACTCAAAAGGCATCAAGTTAGTGGCGAATGATGGTGAGATTTACGAGTTAAAACCACTATCAGCTAGTAAAAATGATGTATTTTTAAGGTGCGATTGTGCAGATTTCAGGTGGCGTTTCAATTATTATAATTACCTAGACCATTCGCTTTATGGCAAGAAGAGAAAAAAGTACGAAGGCGGGTCTTATCCTGCGAATCCAAAAGAACTCCCAGGTATGTGCAAACACCTAATGTCTTTAGCGAAAGCTTTAAGAGATTCGGGCATTTTGAAAGACTAAAAATGAGAATTACCAGAGATAAGATTCGCGGCATGTTCTTAGGGGTCGCCATTGGTGACGCCCTTGGAATGCCATTTGAAAGCAAAAAATACGAAGATATCAAAAATAGCAGAAGGCTTAAAGGCTATCGTAGCAGTCGCCGTGGCAAGAAAGGTACTTGGACTGATGATACACAATTGACACTAGCTACAGCACTTGCCATAATTGAATCTGGCAAGATTGACATGGATAATATAGCAAATTGGCATGTCAAGGCTTGGAAAGACACCACAATGGGCTGGGGTGGTACTACCAAGGACGCTGTAAAGAAAATCTCTGAAGGGGAACATTGGTCAAAGTCTGGCGAATTCATTGGTCAGGAAAATAGAGGTTTTGGCAATGGCGTGCCAATGAAGGTTGCTCCACTCGCAGCTTATTTCGTTTTGACTAACAATTTTGGCAACTATAAGCAAATTCTGTTTGATTTCACATCCATAACCCACCAGACTAGCATAGCTGTGAGTTCTTGTCATGCTCATGTTGCTGCTCTTATGTATTGTTTGAACAGTACAGTAGAGGACTTCCGTGTTAAGGCATTTTTGCGAGAGGTCACAGCAGCAAGCTGTATTGGTAGAGATTATTACACAAAACCTGTTGACGATATCACGGAAAAGCTTGAATCATTGTTGAAAATTTACGATGTTCCAGATTTGCTATTTGATGATGAACATCTGGTAAAAGAGTTTGGTGGTGGCACTTGTTACGTCTATAATTCACTGCCTTTTTCCTATGCGTTCTTTCTGCGTGGGCCATTTAGCATAGACACTTTATATGATGTGGCTTATGCTGGAGGGGATGCGGACACGAACGCCTCTTTCGTTGCGAGTATGCTCGGCGCAATTTGTGGGACCACGATTTTCCCAAAATTGCTTATTGAGGGTGTACAGGACAAATTGCAAATAATCAAAATTGCGGATTTGTTCTACGAGAAGTTCTATGCTTAACACTTTACAAGTTGAGAATTTGTGGTAAAATGTATGAGGGGAATTTTTGTGTTCTCAGGAGAACGAAATGGACACCACCCTGCCGTTCCGTAAGAACTATGACATTGTAATCACCAATCATTTGAGAGAGCGTTTTGTTGAGAGGTTTTCCAAGGAGAGCGAGCAATTTGTCCATCTGTATCGTTGCCGCCAAGAAAATTGCGATACCTGCAAGGATTTAACTTACAGGCTGCATAGTTTAGTCAATAGTAATAAACGGATGTGGGATCGGATCATCTGTGCTAAGATGCACGATGCCAAGGACGTAAAGATTTTCCAAAACGATTTCCAGTTCATGGAAACCATGTACAGGAAGTATGGATATGACCGCTACAGCTTTTTGGTTGAAGGCGACATACTCTTTGTGGTAAATGGCATGAATGTAGGACTGACTTGTTTTAGTGCGAAGAATCCATTGAACGGTTCAATGGTGATTGCAAATTATCTCAAGCGTCCGAAGTATCGAAAGGGTGTATAATGAATATCTTCATGCCTGTTGAGTCAAACGAAGAAGTGCTGGATGGTATTTTTGATTTTGGTGGCCGCATGGTCTATTCAAGCATCATTTATGCCATTCAGGGTATGGAAAATAAAGACGGTTACATCATGGAAGGCCAGCTTTTGGATGAGGAAGAGATTAGAGAATGCATTTGCCAGTCGTTGATTGGCAACCGTTTCTCTAAATTCAAAGTTAAATGGATAGCTTCTTATAGTAAGAAGATGTTAGCAGCATGAACAAGCATTTTGCAGATAAACTGTTGGCGGGGGAGACAGTTGAATGCCGTCCGCGTGGCAATTCAATGAAGCCCAAGATTGAATCTGGACAACTGATAACAATATCGCCAGATATATCTGACTTGCATAAGGGCGATGTAGTTTTTTGTAAGGTCAGAGGCAAATACTTTGTGCATTTGCTCTCTGCAATACAGGGCGAGCGTTATCAAATAAGCAATAACCACAATCATGTGAATGGTTGGGTTGGTAAAAATGGCATCTTTGGCAAAGTGATAAAGGTAGAAGATTAACACGGAGGGGTTATGTCAAAGGATTATGAAAAAGTAGATGCCTGTAAAGACGTACACGATTACATTGACTTGCTTGGGCAGCATCCTAAGTTTGTAATCTTTACAAAAGCAAATCGTTTGCAGGTAATTCACGAACCTACCAAGGAACAAATTAGGAAGCGTGGTAAAGCAAGGTGGAAGATAGCCCTTGTTACCAACAATCTTCATGAAGCTGACAAAGGTTTGATGGAAGCGTTTGGGAAACTGCCATGAAAGAGAAAATTAGTCTGCCTTATGTTCCTTCCTGGTGTTATATGCCACCTGACGAGCATTTATGTGCTGGTGGTTGTTGGGGTATTCTTTATGGTGAAGTGGCCCAAAAAGGCAAGGAATACTGTAAAACCTGTGAATATAATGAAGACAACCTGAAAAAAGATGTGCCCTGTGGTGTAAGGTAGCACGCTTTGGTTGTGAAGGACAGGTTCGATTCCTGTATTGGTCTAAGCCCAGCTTAGGGTGCTAACCTACTATCTGGGTTTTAGGTTAAACTCCTAAATGTATAGTGTAAGGGTTGCACGTCTCAACCAAGGAAGTTAGGGTTCGAGTCCTTTCGGGGCAATGTTATGAAACTTTTGATGGAAGTGGTCTGTTTTTTTAATCGTTTGTTAGGACACGAAGGCAAGACCGTGCTTGGCGGTATTGTCCTAGATTCTGTAAAAGTAGGTGATGAAGTAGAGATAGTGACACCAACTCAACGCTGTAAGACAAAGATTCTAGGAATCAAGCATTTTGCTGAAGATTTAACAGAGGCGGAAGCAGGCAAGAACGTCGGCCTTTGGTTTGAAGGAATTAACGACTTAGATTTCAGAAAAAAACATCCGCCAAACCCTTACGATCCAAATACTCAATTAATGGAGTTTTTGGAGTTTGGTAGTAAAGACAACAATGCGGATGAAGTAAGGATTTATAGGAATGAATGAGACTTTGAAAGAAGCTTTGATGTGGTTGGGAGTTTGGGTATTAGTTTTTGATTTATTTATTGTACTCCCGTTATTCTTTTATCTGAGAAGAATGTCTAGGAAGAAGTTCATATACATAGCGTATGTTTTGCATCATTGGTTGCAGAACTTTGACAAAGGTTATGGGCATCAAGAAGTAGAAAGGGACTTATTAAAGGTAAAAGATTATGTCTAAGGAAGATGTTATTCAGGCAGAAGGTAAAGTATTAGAAGCCTTGGCCAATGCTCAATTCAAGGTTAGGTTGGATACAGGTTATGAGATTATTGCGCATATATCAGGCAAGATGCGCAAGAATTTCATCAAAGTGATTCCTGGCGATAGGGTCGAAGTGGAAATTTCCCCCTATGATTTGACTAAAGGTAGAATTAGTCGCAGAACAAGATGATTGTATGCTCTTGTAGCTCAATGGCAGAGCGACAGTCTCTAAAACTGATTGGTTGAGGGTTCGAGTCCCTCCAAGAGCGTTTATGAATATTCCTAATTGTTTTGAAGACTCCACCAACATTCTATTTGCTGGAGTTGGCGGTGGTTTTGATATATTTGGTGCAATACCTATAGCCGTGACTTTAAGAGAAAATCCAAAATACAACTTCGTTTTTTCGAATTATAACGGCAATGCAACGAAGTTCACTTGCACGGAATCCATATACCCAGAATCCAAATTAATCGAAGTCATTGATAATCAATTTGCTCCTGGGGAGCCACGAATACCTATATATTCACTGCCCAAAGTGGGTGTTAAAGCATACGAAAAAATGTATGCAGAAATAATCAAGAATCATAATATAGACACCATTGTAGCGATTGACGGTGGTGTTGACAGTCTAATGCGTGGTGATGAAGATGGTGCTGGCACCATTTTAGAGGATTTCGTCAATCTCATTGCACTGGACCAAATGAAGCTTAAAAGCATTTTAGTGTGTTCAGGCTTCGGGACAGAAATGGAAGAAGAGATTTGCCATCATCATGTATTAGAAAACATAGCACAGCTTATAAGTCAGAACGCATTCCTTGGCAGTTGTTCTTTAGTGAAAGATTCTGAGGCATATAAGTATTATAAGCATATTTGTGAATTGGTGTGGATACATGGTAGAAAAAGCCACATTCACAGCAAAGTGCTTAGTGCATCAATGGGCTTGTTTGGTGACAAAAATTATTACAGTGGCGTTGAAGCCAATGTAATGGGCAGTCAAGGCAACAAAAACTATTTGTCACCATTGATGAGCATTTATTGGTTTTTCAATTTGGCTGGAGTTATGAAGAATAATCTGTTATACTCCAGACTGTTGAATACTAATACGAAAACTGATGCTTTGATGATGTTTCGTCAGTCGATTGATGAAATTGTCCGAAGGCCAAGAAAAGGCATACCATACTGATGAAAGCAGCTATACTAATACTGTACATAATTGGCAGTGTCTGCTTTTTATTAGGCAGTATATTATCTCTCATATTACATTATAAAGAATAGACTATGTTCAACCCGACCCCAGAACTTAAAAAAGGTTTTCATTTATCACTTGTATTGGCGTTCTGTCTTTTATATGCTTTGTTTTATCCTATGCACGCAATTCTTACTTTTTTAATGGTACTTTGCGTGATGATTATTTTGAGGAAGTGATAAATAGTGCATGTCAAAATTAACTGAATTTTATTTGGAAGAAGGAACAGACTGCGAAGGAAGAACACTGTCTGAAATCTGGCAGCACCGAGACGATTGGTTTGAAAGTTGTCACGATTACATCCAGTGGGTGTTCCCTTTGGCAGAGTTAAGTAATTTCAATGAGAATGCACCTATTCTCACAGCAGAAGACATTGCTGAGTTTAACAATAACCCGAAGTTAGCAGATAACTTACTAACTTCTTTTTTCAGATTTTTGAAATTCCTTGGGTTGGAGTATAAGGACGACAAGGTTGTTAAAGCAGAGAACTATGACGACAGGATGTTCATATATCCAAATCATAACTGGTTCAGGATTTCGAGGGTCTTGAAGTGCATGAAAATCTTGGGGCACAAGAAATACGCCTTGACATTCTTTGAATGTTTGGAGAAAATGCACATGATAGACCTAAATGTGACAGAAAATACATTCTTGCACTGGAAAGAAGCTGTTCGATGATGAAGCGGCTCATCAATGCTTTGGTAGCTTGGCTGCTCATATGCATGATGCTGTTGACAGTGTACGGAGTATTTTTTGTTGTTGCTTACTTAACCAGAAGATGATATCATGAATCTGCCAACTGTAAGTGAAGACTGCTGTTTCCCTATGGAAAGGGAAATCTTAGATGACGAATTTCTTGAAAGATATTCGGCTCATCTAAACAAAGTCAATCCTACAATAGCAGGTTTCGTAGAAGAATTTGCTAGTAGCTTACCTGAATGTTGTGCGAAGGCAGCATTACTAGCATCCTTCATTACTTATAGATTTCTTGAAAACCAAGCAGAAGCTGACGAAATGAAAGGGTGAAAAAATGAGCGAAAGAACTGTTCACAAGGTTAATCCAGTCCAGATCAAGGGCGACGACCTGATGGCCTTTGTCACCTACGGCAAGGTTAAGGCTGTTGACGCCGATGGTCTAAGACTGATTGTTACTGATATTTACGGCAAGGAAATTAGCATTAAGGGCAAAGACCTTATTGAGAATTCTCTTTCTGCTGACCAGTATCAGGAAGAACAAAAGATCGGCAAGACCAAGGCCGAAGAAATCTTCACTACATCTGCAAACAAGCCATTGACCGTTGCTTTTGAGAAGGCTGATGGTTCCAAGCGTACTCTTCGTGGTCGCTATATCGGCCCTGGACCACTTGGCCGCAGTATGGTAGAAGATTTGGATATTGACGATCCAAAGGACCGTATGCGTCAAGTAGACAATAGAACCATTGAGTGGTTCATTGTTGACGGAGTTAAGTATGTCGTCAAGTAATTTGCCAGACGGTACACCCGTCGAAGACTGGATGGTGTCGGACAAACCTCCAAAACAAATTTTGGAGGAATATAAATGGCGTGGTTTTTCTGATGGTTTCCGTGGACAACCAGCAGCATCCGTGTCAAATTATGTCCAACCGCAAACCAGCTACTTCGACGGGTTTAATGAAGGGCGTCAAATGCTGGAACGCATTCAAGAAGTCGCCCAAGAAGAATATCCTGATGATCCGATGGGCATGAATAAAGTCATGCACAAAGCTTTTGTATACTACGAAAGAATGCGGAGAGACTTAAATGAATCGTAGAGATTTCCTCAAAGCTGGTGCTGCCGCCTCTGTTGCTGGTGTATTGCCTGCCAATGCTAAGCCATCAATAGACACGCCTGAAGTACGCAAAGCTTGGGACTTGGCAACTGGTAGAATGGAACGGTATCAAGAATACCGAACCATTATGAACGATAATTTTGAATTGAATGATAAGATTCAAAAGATCGCTGGTGAGGCTGCAAAGCGAGTTGGTGAGTGTCCAAGCGGGGATATGCTCACCCTAAATGATATCTTGAATTCTGGTTTGAAGCGCGGCGAAATGTATACATGGGTAGGCGGGAAATCTAACGCCTATATGAAAAATCTCTATCGTGCCTATAACCTTGCCGTACATGGCGACGGTTTCTACGAATTGATCTACAATGCTGACTATCCTTTTGATACACTGATTCGTCGTCCAGTTCTTTCTCAAGAACTTCCTGCGGATACGGTATATCGTATTGAAACCACCAAGGGTAAGTTGGTAGAATTCCAGCAATCCAAAACTGGTCCAGATTACGCTGCACTTTCCCAGCCATTAGAAGGGACTGACCCAAGGCTAATGTTGATTAATAATTCAACAGCCATTAGATTCCGCCCAGACCAAATCTATCATTTGAGAATTGGCCCACCAATCTTCCAACCTTATGGCACTTCTTTACTTGAAGTCGTAAGGAAGAACCCTGATGCAAAGATTGGTGAAGGTGCTATCGAGAACTTCATGATGGTATTTGAAAAAGGTATGCAGGATTTGAGAGAGTTGTGCAAATGACACCTTGCCAAAAAATCAAACGTGATATTCTGCTTATCGTCCAGGGACTAGGTGCTGCTTCCGATGCTTCGGCAAGAGAAAAAGCACTTATTGCATCCCTTGATGCAGGTATCACTGCCGAGACAGTTGACAACCAATATAATGAATTGGTTGAATTGAAACTGCATTGGGATTATGAATATGAGTTCAGGGAAGGGCAAGTGGAAACCAAACTTCCCTGTGAATACTCACGTCATTATGAAGCAAAAGCAGTTGCTAGGAAGATGAGTGACGATACTTGGGTTGGGTGGACTTATTGGTATGGTGGGGGTAAGCACGGGAACCCAGAAGGCGTTCCTTGGATGGAAGATGCTTATGACCTGGAACTTACAGAAACTGAAAAACTGGTTGTGGTCCAAGAATTCAAACGAATCAATGATTAAGCGTCCAAAATGTGGTCGTTGTAAAGGTCCACTTGATATCTGGCACGATCCAGATACGGGGATTACATTGAGTTGCAATAACTTGCAGGGACAGCACACTCCAGCTACAACAGACAAAGAATTTGAAGAAGAATTTAATAGTTTGCCAGGTGATGATGTGGTTAAACTTGAAAAGTGGTATGGCCCAATAAGGATAGAATAATGAAAATAGATGCTGAATGCACTTGGGGTGATGGGCCAGATGTTCTACTTTCCGTCTATAAAGATGGCAAAGTATATGAGCTTTTCGATTTAACTATTGAAGAAGCATTTGATTTGGCTTCCAGGTTGACGATGGCGGCACAATATGCACGTCATCATGAAGAAACTGCGGAATGTATGACCCCGAAGCATTAGTGGTGATGCAATAGACTTTTAATCTATTGAATGGAGTTCGACTCTCCACGGGGTCATTTGGAGTGTTAGCATAATGGCAATGCAGGCCCGCCTCACGAAGCGGGACGGATACTGTGGGCAGTGGGTTGATCGCCACAAGAAACGGTATAGATGGCGTGGCGACACGCCGAAGCTGGTTCGAGTCCAGCACCTCCACTAGAATAAAGGAGAATTTATGAGTAGTCGTTATCCTGAAATTGATCTTATGGAACAAGTGATCCGTGGATGTGTTTATGCATCATCTTTGAGAATGTTTTTCACTAGTATGCATAACGCATTCGCTCACGGAGAAATCTGCAAGGAAGTAAGCAGTGAAGACCTAGCAGAGATGTTTAACCATTTTGAAAAGCTTATTGAAATAGGTAAGAAGTACGAGTAGTTTCACACTTTACAACAGGGAGATTTTGAAAATGGCGTGCAATCAGGAGCAAAGAGTAAGGGAACTGGCCTATCGAATCTGGGAACAGGCTGGCTACCCTTGCAGCGATGGAGTTGAGTTTTGGCTTCAAGCCGAAGCTGAGTTGTCAAATGTACAGCCAGCAAAGGCTGAAAAGACGGCAAAGACAACCCGAACTGCCGCAAAAGTCAGTGCTGGCAGCAAAAAGAAGTAAAAATCAGTCCAATTCTGGAAAAAGGACGCTCAAAAAGCGTCCTTTTTCTTTTGATATTGCTATTGACTTGACATTTGACACTTTAGTAGTAAAATAAGAGTAGGGAACATGTTATGTCTCTTACAAAAGGTGTCAAATGTACTACGAACCCGCAAAAACTGCTACAATGAGTCAGGAATACTATAAGAGGTTGCTTGAAGGTAGATCAAAGCGACTTAATGAATTACTGGAAATTGCTGCTCCGCAAGAGATGATTTGTAAAGAGGTTATTCTAATAGTGCAAGCCGCAAGCTTACTGAGTCCTCATACATTTAAATCTTGGAGTAATGATAATGGAAAAGAACACGCAACAGCAGCAGGATAGGTTCTTATTTATTGGAACCGACGAACCAACAGCAAAGTCAGCACCAGTCAAAGGCGTCAGCCCACCTATATTCTTAACTGACGTATATCCAACGTATTTTTGCCCCCGTGATGTTGAAAGATGGGGTATCATATCCGTAAACTTAAAACATATTGGTATGCCTAGCCCATACCCCCATAATTCAAAACATAAATGGCAGAAATCCCTGGAAACATGTGGTCTATGTACATATCATCACCTAATCCCACCAACCGCCATCGAAAAGGTGATGATATACACCCCCTATGGGAAACATAGCAATGACCTGATTACTGAACTGCTGTTGGCACAGCCAGACCCTCGCCAATTAACAACAAAAGAACATAAGTCCAAATATATGTTGAACTTATGTTTGACTAAATGGTTGAATGGTGAGGAAGTATTGGCGGAAGATTTCAGTGCTTATAAAGAAGCGGAATCAGTCCGAGATAAATTACATAATAAATCTGGACTGGATATCTACTACATTAGGGCAGAAGACAAGAAAAGAAGGAAGTCATCGTAATGAACGAATATAAATGTGAGATTAAATGCAGTGCGCAGGAAAATGTAGGATTGAAATTGAAAGACTTGCCGCCGATGACTGTCTTTACTAGTTGTATAAATGGAAAACAGTATTTAAAATTGGGTGATCTTTCTGAGGTTTACTCATACTTTCGACTTGAAAATTATAAACCTACGGGAGTTGTCGATATTTACACAGGTAAAGTCGTGTTTCACAGTGATGACGTTCTTGTAATCCCACATAGAAGTACATTAACCATGCAGCGTGGTTAATAAAGTTAATAATAGGAAATCACAATGAAAATTAGAATTATGGGGCAGACAGCTTTGAAGGAATTGATGAAAGCTGAGCCTAAGAAGCACGATGTACTGCATTATACAAATTCTGATGCAGCACCTACTCAGGAAGTTAAGGATTTTGCCAATGATTGGTTTCATATCGCAGCAGATGATATAGACCATTATGGTTTTAAGATGCATTTCCCACCAACTGCCAAGAACATAGCAGATGCCTTGGATTGGAGTAAGGGTAAGACGGAGCTAGTGGTGGCGTGTCATGCTGGCATTTCTCGTAGTTCAGCAACTGCATACCTTATTGCTGCCAGAGCATTAGGTTCAGAATGGGCTTTGGACATTCTCAAAAAGGGTTATCATTACCCGAATCGGTTGATTGTTTATATTGGGTCTAAATTGCTCAAGGATGATAAGATTTGGGAAAGGTTTGTTGGGTGGCAGAAGGAACATAATTACATGGACCCATCGCAAAATAATGCATGGCCAACTCAAGAAGTTAAGTCGCAAATTTATTGGCCATAATATATATAATAGAATAAAGGGGTATAGATGCCATATTTTCAGAACGTAATTGGGGAAGAATTTAACCAAAGTTGGCCAATTGACCAGTCTGCTATATTTAAGATAAATGCTAATCTTAATAATATCGCAGAAATGGTGTCGTTTCTTAGCGACCCGTATGACTTTTCAGTGGTCAATACTTTTACTATTTATATTGCAATTGACCAAGACAAGCTGTTCTATCAGCCTATCTCAGTCAATGTCGCTGGTGCGGTTCCAGCAGCAACCAGAGCAGACGAAGTTGTTAATGCATTAAATGCCAATGCCTTGTTTGCCAATAGCTTTACCGCATACTTCCAGAACGCAACACAGGGTTCAAGTGGTAATGGTGGACCTTTCACTGTTCTTATTAGAGCAAAATTGCCAAGAGTGGCAATGAGATGCTATATTGACAATGCTGGTGCGGAGACGAAGCTACAGTTTAATAGAAGGGCACCTGTAAAGCAGTTGCCGACTTATTTCTCAAGATATACAATTGCTAACAGATTTAACTATCCAGAATCTAATGCACAGTTGATTGAGCTTGACCCGCTTGATCCAGTGGATGCTGCAATTATTGTGAATGCGGGGCAGAATCCCTTAGTTGTGTTAGAAGATTGGGAACTGTTAAGGGGACGTTCCAATAATGAACTGTTCCGTAAGATTACACAGGATGGCAGCAACAGGATTACTGAAATTATTGAATATTTTGCAGGAGCGGTTGCTGGTGATATGGCTGTCAAGTATCAATATGTTTATACTGGATTGAACCTTGTGCCAGACCAGATTACTGAAGTTCCGTACACCTTGCAAACTGGCGATTTGGTAATTCCGCCTCCGTAAGCTTGACATTCTGTTGGTTTTGTACTATGATATTGGAAAGGAGCATAAAAATGGAACACTAGGTCACACCTTATCTGTATTGTTTCGTCAGGACAGACCTCTCTCTGCCTCAGCAGATTGTACAGGCGTCTCATGCTTGTATAGAAGCCACTAAAGCATTTCTCCCAGAAAATTTAGAGCATCCCCATCTCGTAGTCCTTTCGGTTAAGGACCAGTCTTCATTATTTAAAGTTGCAAAAAAACTCGACACTACGGGCGTTCGATATCGTATTTTTATCGAACCCGACCGTGGTGACGAGGCTACCGCGCTTTGTACTGAGGTCATATCTGGTGACGCTCGCCGCATCTTCAAAAACTATCAATGTATCAAGGAGTCAGCATGAAACTCTCATCTTATGAGGAGTTCCTTGTCCATGACAAAACATGGAATGAGGAAGCTAGAACAGAAGCACTTAATAAATTTCCCTATACAGCAGTTGTAGAAGGATGTTACCCTGCGAACGATGTTGCTTATCGCTGGTGTTGGCAACAGTTTGGTCCACCAGAATGCAAACAATGTTATGATTATTCATCAGAATATCCAGCTTGCCCGATGGTTCTGGCTATAGAAGAATACATCATTAAAAAATCCTATACAGACAAAGAAGGCAAAGTTCATGAATATGATTACCATACCAGAGAACCAGAAAAACACGGTCATGAAGGCACCTGGACTACCGTTTGGCTCGGTAAGACAGGATATGATTATGGATTTACAGAGTATTATTTTTTGAACGAAAGTGACAGAGACAAATTCATAGCCACTGCACCTTCGTTCGATTTTGGAGAAAATTATGTATAAGGCAAAATTGATTGAAAATGTTCCCACCAAACCTGGCTGTTGGAATTACACCATGATTGGTATCTTCCAAGATGACAAACAGGTTGGCGAATATAAACGCAACTACCCAAGTTATGGGGAAGACACTTTCTGCCCGTTCATTGGTGCGGATGGCAAGTGGTATGCAGTATATTCAGAACATTATACTGCTACTAGTCTTATGTCACTGCCTGATTGCAAAAAAATTGGTGGTGAAGAACCTGTCGGACACGGTTTCTGCCCAACAGGTTTCTATGTTGCCAGATATACAGATTCTATTTGGAAAGCAACACCTGAGAATGAATTGCACAAGTATCCAGAAGCTAATCATCACTGGTTGAAGGTAGATCGCCCAGAACGAGATTATGAAGACTGCCCAGAGTGGGAATCTGAACTTAAAGCTTATGAAACGGACAGTGCCATTTATTTAGGTAATATCAAATACGATCTTAGACTTGGTTTTGTCATGGGCTGTATTTGGGGTGATGACACCTCTTGGAAACTGGAGCGTTTGGATTTGACTGAAGCCCACAATGGCATTCTAAAGCGTGAGGCTTCGTTTGGCTATTTGGAACTACCAGCGTTGCCATTGAAAGAATGCATAAGGGTTTACGGTGGTGAAAATTATTTTAATGTGGCTTTAACCAATGTTAAACATTTTTACATGAGGGATGGAGTAATAAAAAATGACGACTAAAGTGGATTTAAGAGATTTACCAAAGATCAAGGTTAAATTTTTGTGGCACAATGACTGGTGGGATGGACCATTGGCTGGAATGTGCGAGTATAAGGACGAGATGTATTGGTATGCTTTACATCATGAAAACTATAAGAAAAACGCCAAGTATTGGAGAAGGTATGTTGTTATTAAGTTGACGCCAGAGCAAATGGCTGAAGAGTTGAAATGGCATAATCTGTTTGTGGAGAAGGTGGGCGACCACTTCTGTTGTGATGAACGTGGTCATAGAAATCGAGACGGAGTGAAACCACAACGTCTTTGGCATGAATTCTATGATGAATTCAATAAGGTTAAGGACACGTTGCGGGGTTATGAAGAAAACCAAGAGGCAGCGATTGGTTGGTTTGATTTGGGTGTTAGAACAACAATTTAAAGGAGAATTAAAATGGCACACCAAGGAAAGTATGGTTGGTATCCTTGTGATCTTGAAACTTATCACAAATTGAAAGCTATTAACTTAGCTTACGATCAGGCTATTCACAAGATGAAGGCTTGGGAGCGTTGGGAGCGGAAAGACCCTAAGAATAGAGTCATCCGAAGGAAGTTAAAGGACTCTACAGGGCAAGTTGTCGGGTATGGGCTAGCGGAACCCATGTCAGAACCCGAAATTTGCCCTGTATTCTGTAAGAAAGTAGTCAAGAAGGTAAACTTCGACAAGGCGAATAATTACTATAAGGATGGTATTGAACGCACCTTTGTCGAGTTGGTAGAAGATTCTGTCTTTGACGATTACAGGAAGGCTCGTTATCCTGTTGCAGAGACAGAGGTTCAGCCATTGAGACTGAATTTGGCCGCAATTGACAGATTATATTTGGCTATTAAGAATAGATAATTTACAAGGAAGGATTATGAGGCAAGGATGCCTCTTATTCTTTCTTTCGTAGGACATGAATCGTCTTTACTTCATAGCCCAATTTATCTAATTCTTGACTAATTTTTGAAATGTCCCCCGTGCCCTGTGCTTTCTTATAAAGCTCTAAAAGTTTATCAGGACTTTTTGCAGCTGGAGGTACAGCAGGGCACACTTTATCTATTTCAGTTTTCCCCAATAACCAATTCTTTAATGTCTCATTAATGTATTGCATATCACTAAATATAGTAGTATGGATTTCTATAAATTACTCGGCGTTGAAGTCAATGCCACCGAAGAACAGATCAAGCAAGCTTACAGAAAACGAGCGATGGAGAACCACCCAGACCGTAATCCAGGTGATAAAGAAGCTGAAAATAGATTTAAAGCAATTCAAGAAGCCTATGAGAATCTGATTGATGTTAATAAAAGAGCAAGATATAACGCTAAGGCCCCAACTCCACCTCATAAGACCTATCACAAGGCACCACAAAGGAAAAGAGAAATATTTAGTTTCTATGATGCTCCACCTCCAGCTTTTGATATTTGGGGCAATCCACTAAGTAATACACAGAAAGAAGAATGGGCTAGGAACAACAGAGACAATATTGTTGAGGTACAAAACAAGAAGAAGAGTTTTAATTCTGGATTTGTTGATATATTTAGGTATGAAAATGAAGGAGTTCCAGACATTAGATAGTATATAAATTAAGGGGCATACATGGCAAATATTCGTATAATAGGAAACGTTTCTGGAAAAACAACTCAAGTCAAAGATGCAGACATTGGTTTGTTAGGTGGTATTGATTCAGGCAGCACTCTTAGTGTTGGTGCAACAACCGCAACTGTACTTACCATAGCCAATGGTGTGATTTCAGTAACAGCCAATGGCGTTTGGACATTCACGAATGGTTTGAATGCGAATGTTTTGCAAAGTTCGTCTACATTCACTTGTCCCTCTGGCGTTGCGGTCAGAGATGTGGTATACTTAACTGGTAGTCTTGCCGTAGACCAAGCTGACGCATCTGCCGAAGCAACCGTGCCAGCAATAGGTTTTGTTAAAACTAAGCCAACTGCAACTACTTGTATTTTGCAGTATTATGGGGAACTTGGTGGCTTTGTTGGATTGACTCCAGGTTCGAAGTATTATCTATCACTAACTTCAGGCGGCATTACAACCACTGCTCCAAGTGGTTCGACGGAAGTTGTTCAACAGGTTGGTGTTGCGATAAGTTCTACGATTTTGTTGGTCAAGGTGGACAATTACTATCAAGTGGTGCCATAATTAACTATAATAGCAAGTCATGCAGTACAAAGTAACCATAGATTTTTCTTACGATCTTGAATCTGACAAAGATCACGATGAGCTTTTGAAAAGTCTAGAACAAGAACTCAATGACCTTACCAAAGGTATTGTGCTTAATAAGAGGCAGATTCGTCTCAACAAAATGAAAGCGGTCAAGCATAAGACGAGAATTGCTACATTTACTCCTGAAGAATTGCTGCCCCAAGTTGTAAAAGAAGGTAAAAAAGAATTTACCATTGATGGCAATGTCTATTCTGTGAGGATGGACAGTTCCAGATATTTTGTTTTCAAAAGAAGCCTTGAATGTGTTGCTTGCGGCATTAAAGGCTCCAAGATGATTTTGGAAATCAACCAGCACGACAAGTCACCTCATTTCAATTTGTATGCAGAAGAAAACGGTAAGTTGATTTTGATGACAAAGGACCACATCCACCCTAAATCTAAAGGTGGTAAGAACGAAATTGAAAACTATGCAACGATGTGTGCAATCTGTAATAATTTAAAAGGTAATGACGAGAGTTTAACGAATGAGAACATTCGTGTTTTAAGAAAAGTTTACAATGAGAACAAGAACCTTCCAAGGAAGCAATTCCGTGAATTGTTAGATTTGGAAAAGTCGAAGATTTCCAAAAATCATGTTAAAGTAGTTAGAAAGGTGAAGATGAAGAAAACAAGAGGCGCAGAGCGTTTAGAACGCATACAAAAAGAAACCAACAAATTACTTTGTCTGGTTGCAAATACTGAAAATGAGGCTATAATAGCACAAATCAAGCATCTGATGAAGGTAGTGAATGACTCGGTAGCTGAATGTGAAGAGGAAGTTGTTGTACATACAAAGAGTGAAGACGCTGATACTGGCAGATGGCACGTCGTATCTTTAGGGCCAGACGGACAATGCTCTGGTTTCCATGCTTACAAGAATGGAAGGGATACAGTAGTAAAGGATATACTTCAAGCCACAGAGTTTATGTCCAAGAAGGATGCCCAAAGAGTTTGTGATTTACTAGGTAAAACTTATTCAGTAGTTGGTTTTCCAGATAAGAGGTAGGAAATGGAAACTATTAAGATGCTGAGTGCTGTTTTAATGCTTTATATGGGCATAACTGCTTTAGTGTATGGCATTATGAATCAATCGACGTTTTATGTATGTGTAGCGATTTATTGTAAACTCTCAAGCTCTATTGCTGCATATGAACTTGGGTGGCTCAAACCAAAAGAAAATTTACCTACCAAAGAATAGCTTAGCTGTACCAAGGGGATACAGGATGAACGCAACTCAAATGAAGGCTCATCTACAGGCGTTTAGTAGAACTCTGGATAATAAAAATAAAGACGAGTGGTGGGGAACTATGCGGGATGTTTGGCAGGATTTATATCCAAAATTCCTGTCATGGTATAATAGCCACCACAACAAAGTTAAAGCAAAAGAACACAAGCAGAACAAAACGCTTGACGTAACGCTGAATCTTGAAGAAGCAAATTTAATAATTCAGCTTCTCGAACAAAGTATCAAAACTGGCATTAGCCCCAATGCTTTTGTGTTGAATGGTGAAAAACGACGTGATATTATTGCCCGCATCCAACAAACGCCTACTTACTTAAGAGATTCAGGATTAATCCCATGAAGACCATCTATTCTAACCACCCAATCAATATTCAGGGTAATAGTATTTTCCTTGCAGGGCCAACCCCTCGCTCAAGGGATGTTAAATCATGGCGTCCAGAAGCTTTAGCCATTCTTGAGAAGCTAGGTTTCAATGGCACGGTCTACGTCCCTGAATGGGATTATGATGCTCCAAAGATCAGTTATATGGAGCAAGTTGAGTGGGAATACGCACATCTTGAAAACTGTACAAGTATTGTTGTATGGGTTCCTCGCAAGCTGGACACAATGCCCGCTTTTACCACCAATGTAGAATTTGGTAGTTACGTTCGTTCTGGTCGCATGGTTTACGGTCGTCCTGATAACTCACCCAAGAATGATTATCTAGATTGGCTTTACAACAAGATTACTGGTCGTACACCCCACAATGACCTGTACAAACTGCTTTATGAAGCAATCCCTTACAATGAGGCTTGGGGTGGTTCCTATAATTGCTGTGGGAGATTCTAATGGGTTCTCCAGCTAATTGGGTAATCAAACATGTAGTCATGGATGGCGACTGCATAATTCATGTTGCTGACACATTGAAGGAAGCTGAGGAATGTAGGGCACTGTACAGGAAGTATGAAATCCCGAAAGATATGCACGGACATAAGTTCAAAGATGGTGCGTGTATTTATTGTAATCAGACACACATTAATTATAGCACTACGCCACAAGTAGAACGGTTGCTTTGTAAAGGTTTCAGGTGTCCTTGGTAAAGGAGGTGCTTAAATGGCACGTTGGATCACTGCTGATTGGCATCTTGGCGAAGATCGTTTTGATTTAATGGGGCGTCCATTTCGGACTATTGACGAAATGATCGACACTCTCACTGCCAATCACAACAATCTGGTCTATCCAGATGATGAAGTGTTTGTGGTTGGGGATGTTTGCTATCAGAAGCGTCCTGAATATCTTTGTCGGGTTGCTGATTTCCACGGCAAGAAGACTTTAATTCGTGGAAATCATGACAGGGTTATTTCAGACGAAGAATTCTTGAAGTATTTTGATAGGGTAATTCCCGAAGGTTCAGGCATTGACATGGACATTGAAGGTATTCCTTGTTATCTTACTCATTACCCCACTACTTCAAAGCAAGAGCGTTTTAACTTGGTGGGACATGTGCATGGGGCATATAAATATCAGTTAAACATGCTTAATGTTGGCGTGGACGTGCATCACTTTCGTCCTGTGAATTTGAAAACGATCCCATTCCATTTCAAAGCAATTTGCGAATACTATGACCAAGATGTTTGGGTTGCCTACAATCCAATTAATGAAATTTATAAAGGATTAAGGGGTAAAAATTCCTCCTATTATTCTAAATAGGTTTAGCACATGTTGCTGGGAAGTAATGCGTATAAGAAAATATAAATTTGACTCAGAGTATTTTAAAACAATTGATAGCAATGAAAAAGCCTATTGGCTCGGTTTCATTTATGCTGATGGCAATGTATACAAATATACTTTAGGGATTAAGTTGGCTGGATGTGATTTGTCTGTTTTAGAAAAATTCAAACAAGACATTTCGGCTAATTGTCCTATAAAGCCAGTTAAGGATAAAGATGCGTATGTGATTAAAATAAATTCTAAAGAACTGATTGCCCAGCTTGCGGTGTTGGGCGTTACTGCAAATAAGTCCGACAAAATATCATGGCCTCCAATTAAGAAGGAGTTTTACCCAGCATTTATATTGGGATTTTATGATGGTGATGGCTGGATCACTGCTAAACATGCTAAAAATCCTGCATGGTTATCTTGGACTGTAGGGTTTGCTTCTTGTTCGCAAAAATTTGTAAGAAGTTTGAGAAAATTGTTTAAGGAATATGGTTGTGGGTGTGGGTATCATGTTGTTCGTCCGAGTGAAGGTAAAAGAAAAACTGTTTATCAGTTATGTTATTATGGACAGGCGGCTAAACGGGTTTTAGATCAGATATATTGTGTTGATTTTAACATAAAAAGAAAAAAGGAATGCTATGAAAAGTTTTCCAAATACCTTGAAACTAAATCTGATAAGAAAATTTCAAAATACATAGGTGTTTCTTTTGACAAAAAATATAAAAAATGGCACAGTAGAATACAACATGGTGGCAGGAGAGTCCTAATCGGATTTTATGAATCAGAGTTAGAAGCGGTAATGGCTTACAATAAGTTCATTGACAAGCATGGTATTCCAAAGTACAAAAAAAATGAAATGTCATGAGAAAAAGAAAGATAACTCCGAAGAATATGCAGAAGGTCTTCAACAAACTTGTTGATTTCCTGAAAGTTAATAATCTCTGTGCCAAAGAGTTCTGCAAAGATTTCAATAAGTTCTTGGATGACCGACTTTGCATGGATTTTTTTGGTACAGAGGGGCAGTGCGATCCTAGAGGCGACCATAGGAACGATTAATATATGAAGATGCTGTTCGGCAAATATAAAGATAAAGAAATAGAAGACATTCCTCTCGAATATTTGCACTGGTTGGCCAATAATGTTGAGTTAAAAGGTGCTTTGAAATGGTCTGTTTGCAAACACCTTAAACTGAATGTCGATGACCTTGAGCAACTGCGAACCGATTACAACGCAGTCATTGAAGAGAATAAGGCATTGAAAGAAGAGGTGGCTAAACTACAAAAGCCTAGTGGTAAGTCTGCCAAGGTAAAGAACAATTTTGATTCTTTGTATAGAAAGCTTGCAATGAAATACCATCCAGATAGGGGTGGTGATGAAATTGCCATGAAAGTTGTTAATGAAATATTTGATGAAATAAGGGGACAGTAATGACCCTACTAACGATTCTAATGTGGTTGATTTTCATTGGATTTGTTACTCTAGTCGGATACATGATTCTTCGAGTCGGCAAGTGCCCACGATGTTCTTCTGAAATGAACGGGCATTTGAAAGTTTGTCCGTATTGTAATTTTTGCAGGGTGGAACATGACAAAATCAGAATACATTGATAACTTTGTTGTCACCTTTATCTCTGTTTTCACTGCAAAGAACTACGAAGACTATTGCAGTCGTGGTTTGCACAAAGAGCTTGAAAACCCGCCATTTGAAGACGCTTTCTACTTGGCTGAGAAGACATGGGATAAATTTGAAGCTGGCTGGGCTACCCTTGGAAAGGATAAGTAATATGGCTGGCTATCATGTTGCAGAAATAACCCGTGGCGAGTACGGGGAACTCTCCAAAGTCCTTGAAGAAGCCGAAGAGTTAAAAGACGCAATGGAACAGGGCCAGAAGCTTATGTGCCTCATAGAACTCTCTGATATGCTTGGGGCTATTGAGGGTTATTTAGAGAAACATTATGCAGGCAAAATCACCATGACTGACTTATTTAATATGTCCAATGCTACGAGAAACGCATTTGAATCAGGATACAGAAAATGAATGAAAACATTAAAACAGAATTGGAAGAGTTATTCAAAACTCTAGATGTTAAAACAGTGTTCAACAAATTTAAAAAGGTGTTTGAACCATTAGAAGACTTCATCAGCCCATCAAAGGAGACAAAAGTGGAAAACGTAAAGAAAATGCTAGAAGGCAAGACAATTGCGAAGGCAGAGTTTGAAAGCTACAGTGCCCAAAACGACACCTTAATCCTCAAGTTCACAGATGACACTCATCTCAAGATTGTGTCAGACCCGAAAAACATCTTTGATGGTCTGGCATTTTTCCAAATAAAGACCAGGACCGTTGAACAACAATATGATGAGGAAATAAAGTGAAAAGAATTGAACATATGAATAAGGTCAAGGAAATGCTTCATAAAGCTGACCTTAATGGGTTTGAAGAAGGTTATTGGCGATATTTTGGTTGTGGTAATCATCTTTATATTTTTGCTGATAACTGTTACGATAAGATAAAAGAGATTGGAAGTCAAAGAATCCACCCAAGAGATATGGCCAAACAAATGTCTGAAGTCACAGACAAATTCAGAGTTGTGATGGTTGACGTTGAGATAGGTGGCACAAGCGTCTGGCCAGAGGATAAGATAAATGATTGATTATGAAAAAATAGCAGCCGCAGTCTACCACTACGAAACCAAGGGTTACAAAGAAATCGAAGTTCCCTGGATAATATCTTTAGATTCAATGCTCATTACCAGGCCAAAAGGGGCAAGACTCTTCAGCACCTTCGCTGGCGAGTTGGTTGCTTCTGGCGAACAATCCTTCCTTGAAATAAGAAATCAATTAAAGCCTGGCAAGTATCAGTGTGTCACACCTTGTTTTCGTGATGAGCAAACCAAGGATGATCTGCACCACCAATATTTCATCAAGAACGAGCTTATATGGGTGTTGGACATTCCGCAATTAGATATTGCAATGGAAAAGCTGAACATTGTTATTAAGGATGCGCTTCAATTTTTCAAAGGATGTTGGGCATCACGCACGGAACCAAAGTTAGTACACAACCCACTTGATAATACAATAGCTAATCAAGACATTGAGATTAATGGTATTGAAGTAGGCTCTTATGGCTATAGGAGCTATGAAGGCTTCCACTGGATTTATGGTACGGGTTGTGCTGAACCACGGCTGACCCAAGTATTGGAACTATCTTTATGAAGATTGCAAGAAAACATCCTACTAAAAGAATCATAATAAAAACCGCATTAATCGACAAAGGAATGATACCAGTTGTTGAGTGGTTGAACAAATTTGAAAGTGTTGTGACGAAGTGGTGTTGTCAAGGCAGTAATAATCCTGTAGATCATCCATATGTTGTATTTGCATGTGATTATCCTCAAGACTTACTTACTATTGTAGAGAAGGTTGGGTATACAGGAGTGGTAGAAATAAGACCGCCACTTAACATCAGAATGATGGACTACTGTATTCGCTTCCCCAACAAAAGAAATTTTAATATCTTTAAAAAGAGTTTATAATGAATATAGTCATACCAATGGCAGGTTTGGGGACACGATTCGCAGAAGAAGGATTCATGCTGCCTAAACCTCTAATAGAAGTTAATGGCAAAACATTAATAGAACATTCCGTAGAGTCATTGGGCCTTGAAGGTAATTATATATTCATAACCAGAGATTATGGAGGGTACAATAGCGTCTTATCACAAAAATTAAAGCAACTTAAACCAAAATCAGTAGAAATTAAAATAAATCATCTTACAAAAGGGAGTGTAGAAACCTGTCTAGCAGCAGAATCATTAATTGACGACAATGAGAGTTTAATTATAACAAATTGTGACCAGAGATTGGAGTGGGATGCAAATAAATTTATATCATTTTTTTCACAAGGATACTATGACGGCATCATTGTGACTCATTCTTCCAACAATCCTAAACACAGTTATGCCATTATTGATGATTATGATTATGTTTTAAGTGTACAGGAAAAGAATCCTGTATCCAATAATGCTTTAATTGGCGTGCATTATTGGCAAAGAGGCAGGGATTTTGTTTCTTCTGCACATGATTTATTGAATGAGTCGAAAAACGAGTATTATATATCCGAAACATATAATTATTTAATCAAAGCAGGTAAGAAGATTAGAAGTTATAAAATAAAAGATAATGAATACATTTCATTAGGCACTCCCTATGATTTAAATGTCTATAACGGAAAAATTAAAGAGTTTTTCACCAATAAACCCAAAACTATATTTTGTGATATAGACGGGACTATACTAAAACACGCTCATCGCTTTAGTGACTTAAAGAACGGACAAGGCTTATTGGATGGGGTGCTGGATAAGTTTAACGAATGGGATTCACAAGGCTATAAGATTGTATTATGTACAGCAAGGAAAGAATCAGCTAGAGATATGACCGAAAGGTATTTAAGCAATCTCGGCATATGTTGGGACATACTGCTTATGGGTTTGACAAGTGGCGAGAGAATCTTAATTAATGACAAATTAAGTGCTGACATGCCCGATAGAGCCAAGGCTATTAATTTGATAACAGACCAAGGGTTTAAAGAATGCAAATTCTAAAGTTAGAGGATATGAAGGGCGGGTGGTTTATAGGAGACTTTGAGCCAACCGCCCATAAGACCAAGGACTTTGAGGTTTCATATAAAGTGCATAAGCAGGGTGAACAATGGGACCACCATTACCACAGATGTATAACGGAAATAAACCTATTGGCTTCTGGTCGAATGATAATGCATGGAAAAGAGTTGAATGGCGGGGATATATTCATTCTTAAACCATATGAAGTAGCTGACCCTATTTTCTTGCAAGATTGTTATATAGTTTGTGTTAAAACTCCAAGTATCCCCAATGACAAAGTTATCATATAGTCAAGCAGGTCAAGATATTTTTGTCATAAACTGTCTTAATCATAAGAAAAATGGCATATTTCTGGACTTGGGGTGCAGTGATCCTATTATCATCAATAACACCTATTTGTTAGAGACGCAGTACGGCTGGAAAGGTCTGTCTGTAGATATTGATAAAACAATGACGGATAAGTACGTTAATAGAAACACTCATGTATGGGACTTAGATGCCACAAAATTAGATTTCAATAGTGTTATTGAAATTTGCACAGATAAAATTGATTATCTTTCATTAGACCTGGAACCAGCTGCTGAGACATTTAACTGCCTGCAAACCATCCCTTTTGACAGAATAGATTTCTCAATCATAACTTATGAACATGATTTCTGGAGATATGGGGACGAATACAGAGATAAGTCCAGGGAATTATTAACCAAACACGGGTATAAAATCATTTGCGCAAATGTACTATCTTTTGATAACATTGTATTTGAAGACTGGTATTACAATCCTAAGTACATAGATTATAAGAATATAAAGCATTTTGAGAGCGATGGCGAGAAATGGCAAACTATTTTAGATCGGTGTTTAGACCACCAGCCAAAATTTGGCTCTGAGGAATCCTAATTATCTCTACTCCAAGATGTTCGAGGGTATATTTCAGGTAGCTTTCTGGGTGAAAAGTTTTTCCTTGATAAAAAAACATTTGGTGAGTTAAGTAAACTGAATAGTATTTTTGCATAACTTCATAGGTGCCGAACGCTGTCCAGTCATTGACTCCACCTCTCCAATCTACGCCCGTAGGAATATAGACACGATTATTAGACAATTGATAACTTGCCAGGTCTATTGGCTTGTCAAATATGGTATCATAACGCATACGGACATAAACATTAAGTCCTAGTGGGGCTTTGATGAAGGCTTGCCACATGTTATGCCACATATTCAAAACACGATGAGGAACATTATCTGGCAAACCTTCATGATAATAGATGTTAGATGAATATCCAAATATATCTTTTTTATAGAAGTTTAAATCTGCATTAAGTTCATTATAATGAACTTCTAATGCATCGCCAAAGGTATCTTTATGATTTTGTTTATCCCAATTGCGGGTAAATCCGCTATAAATTAAACAGTTCATAGTTGGAAAATATAATACCATGAGCGTTCGAGGAAATGAACTTCTTCATGGTCTTTATGCGTTGATACAGTGCTTAACAATCTATTATAATATTCTAGTGAACGAGATAAAACGGCTTCTTTCCTGACAGATAGAATAGCTCCCCAGAATATAAACAAGTTATTTGAGAAATTAATTGTTGGGTCAATGTATTCATGCACCCAATCGTAGCCATTTTTGTCACACATCAACAGATCACAATTTTGCCAACTTCTGATATGGCAATCTTGATCTAAACCTTGTATAAAAGGAGCAGAAGCAGCAGTGTGGCTATAATCGGTTATGTTTAGGTATTCTTTTACATGGCAATGTATATGATCGTGTGGCCAGCCTTGGGTGAAGAATACAATATCTGGCAAAGTGTCATATCTGTCAATAATGTATGTTAAGTAGGTATGAGCCTCACGTCCAATGTTAGGTAGTCGGTGTTGAATGCAGGGTATTTTTGCATTTTCGCCTTTGCTATAGACATGTACAGATTCTTTGGGAAATCTGCGTAGCCATAACAAATCTTCATTGTGGTGCGCTACAATAATTTCATACATATTTTAATAGGAGTATATGATGATGAAATTTGGTGAATTATCGGCTGGAGTGTATTTTAGTATTGTGCCTGATGATGGAAAAAGGTATATTAAATTGTCTGGTAATGATTCTGCCTGGAATGCCCGAAATGAAAGTGGCCTCTACAATTTCTCCGAAAACCAACAAGTCGAAATTCTTAATAACTTTAAAAGGGCCAGTGATTGTGATGTTAGGTCTATATGATACTCGAAAAAACTATAAAGAAATTAAAAATTTATTAGTATTTGTGCTGTGTATTATTGCGGCTGTTGTAGGTTTTCTAATAGGCTTGGAGTTATAATATGGGTGGTCGATGTAGGTATCCATGTAACAAGATAAAACATCCTGACATTTACATGGCTAAATTGCATTTAGAAGTATTGATAGCCAGGAATCCAGACCATAAGATGGCCATTTATCTATGTGAAGAATGTGTTGCAAAAGATGGAAAGGAAGTCTGGCATGTAGGACATGTAAGAAAGAATGGCACAGCCTATGTCAAGACGCCAGAAGGCGGCAAGACACTTAAAAAAGTTGTGATAGATCAGGATAACGTCTCGAACTATTTGCCTTAAATCTTCTTAATCTTGTAATCATCAGGCAACTCAAAGTCATTATATTCAGTCAATTCTTGGGCAACCATAGCCAAGATTTGACCTGTGACAGTCGCTTTTTTAACATCTTTTCTTAAATCATACAGAACTTCTATCTGTACGGCTTGTGCATCATCGTCTGGATACCATTTCCTAAATATTTGAACGGTGTTTTTTCTGCTCCAGCCAGCATAAGCTCCACCAGCCTTGCCTTGATATACTTTGTGGTTTTCACTTGCTTCAAGCAAGTAAATAACCAAATCCCTCACCCATTTATCACAAGTAAAGGAATGTGGATAACCAGCACCAGTGCCGACAACATAACCAATGTTTTTATCAAAATCTTTGATTTTATTGCCAAGACCATGTATAAAGAAGAAGAATGCTTTCGGAAACTTCTTGAGGATACGATTCTTATATCGGATAATAGGCTCAAGGAACTCTTCTTTTACCACGTCTTTGTGACAATGTTCCATATTATTGCAATTTGCTTGGTCTTTTGATACATTTACAGTATCAGAACGCTGAAATCCTCTATTAATAACTGCATAACTGTTGAGGTGAGCAGCGGCGACTTCGGCAATGATGGCGGTATTTTCGTCATCGTGGCCATGAGGAGCCACAAATACTACGGGTGTTTTTCCAGATATTAGCGATACTCTTTCCATATATTATAAGATTAATAAACTACATAAGTTTAGGAGGATAATTTTGCAAAATTGTGAGGAACCTTTTCTGGATTTCAGACATTTGGAAGAAGAAGAATTGGATAGTCTCATACATATGGTAAGCGATATTTGTGAAGACTTGCTTAACAAGGATGTTAAAATTATAATAAAAGTTGGAGACTATGAGCTTATGTAACTCTTGCAAGTGTTATGTCGATGAGGATGATTATATTATTTGTGACTGCGGATTGATTTGGTGTTCTAATAATTGCGCTAGAAATGAAGGTTACAATCGTACCAAAAAGAAGTCTTCTTGCAGGGAATGTAGACAAAATAAAATTGATAAAATAGGCGACCATTTTTTATTTAACAAGAAACCTAAATGAAAATACATGTTTTAGGGTGGTATGACACCCCAACAAGTACCACCCTAAAAGCAAATATAGGCGACGAGTCCTATAAACTCTCATTTCCAAAGCTATTTCCAGAACATGAATTCATTTTTTGTGACACCATAAAAAACATAGAGCCAGAAACAGTAATTCTCGGAGGTGGCGATGTTCTTTACCCATCTTTCATTAACCAAATTAAAGCCAGTAAAGCCAGTAAAAAGTATGCATTTTCTGTTAACATAAAAAACGATGCCGATTATCTTCCCATCTTCGACCGAGTAATCTCCAGAAATATTTATAAAGATGTAGAATACCGCCCAGACTTCGCATTTGCTTTAGAAGCCGACAAAGAACGTGGTAAAGCCATAATTAAAAACCTATTTGACCAACATAAATGTGAATTATATGAAAATGTAGTAATTCTTGTGATGAACAATTATCTTGTGCCTAAAGAAAATTCTTTATCCAGGGATCATATTAACTTTGAAAAGGTTTGTTTAGACTTGGCAAGGATCATGGACAGCACTTCTGCTAGTTTTATTCTTCTCCCATTCGGCAATGGCTTCCCAACAAATGATAAAATAGCCAATGCCTCTGTATATTCTAAGTGTAAATATTGGTCGAAAAATCTACTGGTATTTGAATCTATTGGGGCACAAGACACTTTAGATGTTTTTGCGGGGGCTGATGCATCTATTAATACCCGACTGCATTCGAACATATTTAGTTGTATAGCGGGCACTCCTTTTATTGATTTGTGTCACCATACAAAGACTAAGTTGTTCATGAATTCCATCAAAAAAGAAAATTGGTCTGTGGATTACTGGCATTTTAATTTTGAAAATGTTAAGATGCTACTTAATGATTTTCTTTCTAATAAAGACTCCCACAGGGAAGAAATATCTAAAATAAATGAAAACAACAAGAAGCTTCTCAGAGAATTAAATATATAAGGTATGCGATTCCATGACTGGTTAATTAATGAAGAAGTGCCTCAAGTAGTGTCCGCTAAAGGCACACCCGAAAACTTCTACTTGGTGTTCAATAATGGGCAGAAAAGCGGCAAAGTGGATCATATTGTAGCCACACCTGGCAGACCAGGAATTTACCAAATAAAAGATCAAAATGGTCAATATGCCGTTAATATGAATCCAAAGATGGGCAATAAATTAATTAGTATATTTTGGAAGAAAGCTACTCCATCAAAACCCGAAGAAATGTGGAAAGTTTTAGGTTGGCCTACACCTAAAATGCCACCTCCTCCACCTCACTGGACACCAGAAATGATGGAAATGAACCATGACAATGCTGGTAAATATATATCTAATAGGCTTTTACAACAAGGCATGGATGCCAAGCAAGCTGGTTTAATAGGCAATAAGATATCTGAATTTATATTCTACTACAGTCCTTATCCGCCAAGAGTAAAAAATCGTGTTTTAATGAAATTGGGCGATCAGTACCCAGATGCTAACACTATGGAATTAGTTAAAATAGCAAATGTTAATGCCCAAAAAGCAGAACCATATTACAAAATGCTAAAAGCGAAAGGTTACATTGGCACATAGAGAACAGGTAGACTTTTGCAATAGTGTAAAAGAAGAGTTTCCACAATACTTCATCAACAAGAAGGTTCTTGATATTGGGTCGTATGATGTAAACGGCAATAACCAATATCTATTCGACCAATGTTTTTATTTAGGTTGTGACGTAGCCCCAGGCAAAAACGTGCATATTGTATGCAAAGGACACGAATTACCTTTCGCAGATGACATATTCGATGTTATCTTAAGCACTGAATGCTTTGAACATGACATGTATTACGAGGCGACAGTAAAGAATATCATAAGAATGCTTAAGCCTGGTGGTTTGTTTTTCTTTACTTGTGCCGCTCCAGGTCGAGCAGAGCATGGAACAATAACTCATGGTAGAGGAGATTGCCCATTAACTTCTCTGATAAGTGAAGAATGGGGAAACTACTATAAAAATCTTACTGAGGAAGATTTTAAGAAAATACCTGGATTTAATACTGCTTTCAGTCAAATGGAATTTTTTACAGGTGAGCCAATTGCTCACGATCTTTATTTCTACGGAATAAAAGCGTAGCTTTACAAACATCAAATTCGTGGTATACTCACATGATGGAAATTAAAACGGATTTCGATTTCAACTTCTGGACTGCGGGCGTCTGGATAGAACGAGAATACTTCCATGCGTCAGGCACCACCAAAGAAGAAGCAATAAAGTCATTACTCAAACATCTTGAAGGCATTGTGCCGATTTACGAACACGAAATCGAGCATAGACAGAACCTAATCAGCAAAATCAAGGAACTCACCAATGGCTGAAAACACTGGAATTTCTTGGACGGACCACACTTTTAATATAATTTGGGGCTGTCAAAAGGTTTCTCCAGGTTGTCAATTTTGCTATGCTGATACCCTATCCAATAGATTCGGTTTAGATGTTTGGGGTCCAGATAAACCCCGTAGAACATTTGGTGAAAAACATTGGAATGATCCAATAAGATGGAACCGTAAAGCCACCAAGAAAGAATTGGTATTCTGTTCCAGCATGTGTGATATCTTTGAAGACCATCCTACAGTCATTGAAGAATTGAAGAAATTGTGGCCTTTAATCAAAGCTACTCCAAAACTTGAATGGCAGTTATTAACCAAAAGGTCCGAAAGGATCAAAGAATCATTACCAGCTGATTGGGGGGAAGGCTATCCTAATGCGTGGTTAGGTGTCTCTGTTGAGAACAAAGACTATGAATATAGAGCCGACCATCTAAGAGAAGTTCCTTGTAAGTTAAGGTTTATCTCCTATGAGCCAGCTTTAGGGCCATTGGACAACTTTAATTTAAAAGGTATTTCCTGGGTCATCTACGGTGGCGAAAGTGGCGATCATTTCAGAAAAGATGATCCACAATGGGCAAGGAACATGCTAGAACTTTGCCGAAGGGATAAAGTTGCATTCTTCTATAAACAAGCTTCTAGTAAATTACCTGGAACCAATCCTCAGTTGGATGGGATTGAATATAAGGAATTTCCTCAATATGAATGATAAATGCCTGCTTTGTGATAAGGAATCCCAAATACAGTCCTATTACTGCATGGAATGTGGTAAGGTTTGCCGTCAAAATAATTGCGGCAAGCCTGCTGCATGGGGTAGTTGTGGGCAATGCCAGGAACATCACAAGGAAGAATGTGATGAAATGGACGCCATAATGAGTTATGTGGACACGGCGTTTTGCGATGGCAGATTTGATGAAGTTAATGAAAAACTCAAAACCCTTGATGTAAGCGAAATGCGTTCTGTGATAGTGATTTGCTGGCTCACTTGCAGCAAGTGGGCCGAAGAAAAACTACCTTATAGGGCTGAGTTTTTTAAGAAATGCTATGCTAGATTGGTAGAAATCCGTGGTGTTGAAATTGCTAATAAATTAACTCGTTTTCGTGGCGTGGATAAAGATGTTCAAGAAATGATTAAGGGTTTGGAATAAATTTGATTAGAATAGTATATATTATGTTATGAATCCAATACAACATGTATATGTAGTCAATCCTTGGTGCTGTGGTGGAGGTGGTGGGTTTGCAGCAACAGGTGATGTTATTGCCCCTCTTAATCATGGTGCAATCACTGATAGGTCTGGTACAATTACCAATGCTGGGGCATCACAAGTTCTAGCTGCTGCTAATCCCAATAGAAGCTATTTTTTCATTCAAAACATTTCAGCAGACACTTTATGGATTAATTTTGGTGTAGACGCTGTTCAAGATTCTCCATCCATTAAGTTGGAAACCAACGAAAAGTTTGTGATGGACAAATTTAACAGTACAGACAGTATAACCATTATTGGCCCTAATGTTGGCGATAAATTTGTAGCCAAAGAAGGCTAACTTGACAATTCGTCTCTCTGTGGTATAATTACGTCCATGAACAGAATCATCGTACTTGGCGACACACCAGAAGTTCCAAAGGAACATTGGCTTGGCAATGTCAATTGGTCTGTTTCGTGCATTAATTACTGCTGGCCAACCGAAGAAGACTCTGACCTTAAAGCACTTGACGCTTTAAGAGAAGAAATAAAGGACAAAATAGCTAAAGCTAAAAATACAGTAGAAAAGATGGAAAAGGACTTGCAGCAAGTTGATACCATTTATGAAGAATGGTTAAATTCTGAGTCTCGCAGAGCCTTTATAAAGCAACGTGCAGAGCATTTACAAACAGAGTGGGCTAAGTGTGATGGAAATCAGAAAGAAAATTGTAGCTGACCATGTGGGTGGCGTCATTTCTGACGATGGCCACATTCAGGAAGTACGTCCTGGCTGGACCTGGATTGTAGAGCCAGAAGGCTATGCCGAATGCGTCAATGTTAAAGACTTAATAGGGAAGACCCTTAAAATCATTTCAGTGGATGAAACGGAAGTTGTGATGGAGGTTTTGTGATGCGCCTATAAACGCGCATATATACACGAAAGTTTTGTGATGAACATTTTAGACATACTTCCTGACTTTCCAAGAATCTTCCACCTTCCGCATAATCCCAATGCGCAAAGATCAGACCTCATTGCATCACAAGACGATGTAAAGATTATTTTCGAGAACGATAATACTATCGTGGAAGAGAAGATCGACGCTGCTAATAGCGGTATAGTTTTCTACGAAAATAATCCTGTGATACGCAATCGCAATAACATCTTAAACAAGGGCAAGACTGGCCACCTTCGCGGTCCTGCCAAAATGCAGTTCGCCTCCATTTATAACTGGTGCTATCAGAACCGTGATAAGTTTGAAACCTTAAACAACAACCTTGGTTTTGAAGTAAGTGTTTACGGTGAATGGCTTTACGCTTTGCACGGCATTAAGTACGACAAATTACCTTCTTATTTCATCCCTTATGAATTGTATGATTGGGAGAATAGGAAGTTTATTTCTACTAAGATCACAAGGGCAGCTTTGCAGGAAGCTGGGTTTGAGGTTACGCCATTGCTGCATGAAGGTCGGCTTCCGAATTGGGAGATTTTTGATAAGTTTTGTGCAGAGAACAGTCCTTTCTCGACAACGGATTTAAGGGAAGGGGTGGTTGTGAAGGTATCGGATGATAAATACTTAACGCACAGATTCAAGATGGTGCGTAGGGGTTTCATTCAGGGTTGTCACTGGAATGAGCGAGCATTAACAAGGAATAAGCTTTGTGATGAATAAAATTACTAAATTAATTGAAGCAGGCAAAATCCGTCTTGGGATGACTAAGGCGGATTTGCGTGTTTTATTAGGTCCACCAGACTGCTGGGGTGGTGTAACTCGTAAATACAAAGAGCCTTGTATCTGGAAATACGATGGTGTGGAATTTTATTGGCTTACTAAGAAATATAGAATTCCATATCCAGGGCCAGAACTTGTCGGGGTATGTTGTGACACCGAAAGACACGATGGCGAACATAGAAAGCTATTATGAAGACAATTAAATTATTGGTCGAATGGATATCAAACGCGCAAATACTAGCGTGGCAATTTGTGATAGTATTTTTAGTGTCTACTTTTCCTTTAATGTTTCTATTGTCTTACACAATAAGAGTTAATCAGAATCTTAGATGGCGGTTGGACTGTGAGGAGGCACGGCGACGTTCAAACGAAAAGTTCCACGCTGAAAATATTGGTGAATTGCGTTGTAATTTGCGTGATGCACACTTAACACTGCTCAAGCTTGGGCGAAATCACGTTATGACTGATGACTTTGCTATAAAAAGCAGTCAAAATAATTTCCCTTTAGTGGCACAACATTGCATACAGTGCCATCCTAATAGTTGGCCAGAAGAAGATAAATATCGAAAAGGAGAATAGCATGGGAGTAGTTAAACTTGGATCAAGTGACAGTTATGATAAGAAGCCTACACCTTATCCAGATACAACCACGCCATTGCCAAATCCAAATCCTGAAAATTACGAAATCCTGAAAAGTTTTCAGATGGGGACGTACTTGATTGTGGAGCTTCGTTATCCCGATTGCACGAATTATGAAGGCAAGAAAATAATGGTCTATGAGAGGATGAATATTAAACAATTGTTATCGCAGGGTAAAATCGACCCGCATTTCTCGAACCATCCTCACTTTAGATCACCTGTGGCGCGCTTCGAGCCGTCGATGAAAGGGTGGGACATGGCCAAGGTATTTTGTGCGGCGATGGTTGGACAGAAGATAGCTTAGCTGTACCGAGTGGGTTGCGGCGACTTGACAAACCCATTTTCCGTGGTATATTAAGCTATGTCTACTTACTCTGGCTCTTTCGACAACAAGAACTGGTATCAGACCTTCAAAGACGGACAGCCGTTCAGTGCTGAACGTTCGTTGAAGGTCCGCAACCATTCCCCTGATGGTTTTGCTTGGTCCTATGGAGGTAGCGGGCCGAGTCAACTCGCATTGGGTATTCTGTTGGAAGAAACAGATCAGGCAACTGCTGAACGTTTGTACATGGACTTCAAATGGGCAGTCATTTCTAATTTGCCTGACAAAAACTGGTCACTAACTTCGGAAGAAATCCAAAATTGGCTGAACCAGAAAGGGCGAGCCGTGTCTGAATAGCTTAGCTGTACCAAGTAAATCGCTACGATCAAAACTAGGAGGGCTAATCAAATGCACGGCATTCGTCACATTACATTGAAGAAGTCCGAGATGCAGGAATTGCAAGCTATCATGGCCAAGGGCAACACGCTGCTCAAGGAATGTGCTGCCATGATGGATATGACCAGTGGTGAGTTTCGCGGCAAGTTGTTCAACAAGCGTCTTGATACGAGCAAGCTTTCTGCTGAACAGCTTCAGAAGCTGAACGACGCTATTCCGTTTATCATGGAAGTTCGCAACAAGTGCGAAACCAAGATTCTAAACGGTTTTGCGCGTGCAGTTTACAAACAGGCTAGGGCTGCTGCGTCCAATTCCAGTGATCCCAAGAATTCTTTGCTTGAATTCGAGCAAGAGGCTACCCTTGGTGTTTTGGAGTGTATCTACGGGTACACCGACACCAGTTTCCAGTTCACTACTTATGTGTGGCGAGCAATGCGCCGCAACATCAATAAGAACATCAATCGGCTGAATCCGTTCTGTCCTTTGACGAATGAAGCCTTGGGGTTGTCGCAAGATTTTGATAAGGCCAAGACCGAATTGAGCCTCAAGATGAATCGTTTCGTCAACACTGAGGAAGTCATTACGGTTATGGGCCTTACGGAAGAACAGAAGGAGATTCTGTTAGCCGCCAATAACAAGGTGATTAACGAGGTTAAGGCTGCTCCAGGTGCTGAGGTTGATTGCAATGATTACACGTCTCAGCGACGTGGCATCGACAGTGACCTTGAAGAAGTCAACGTCATTCGCAAGGATGTGCGGCAATCACTCAAGGATGCTGAATTGAGTGATATTGAGTTGCATCTTCTCCTGGGGGAAATGTTCCCTTACACTGGTTGGAAGGAAGACATTGCCTCCAAGTTCATCAATCCACGGACTGGCAAGCGTTATACCAGAGAAGTCACTGGTATCATTGAACGTGCCAAGGATAAGGTTAAGAGGGCAATGAAGTCGCCGCCTTCCTCACCAAAGGTCAACCCGATGGTGGATCAGATTTTCGATGAAATGAGCGGTAAGCTCGCAAACTAAAAGGAGGTTTTTAAGTGGACAATACCAAAGATTTCTATACTACCAAACTGGTATTAGAGGTTGAAATCAGTACCCAAATGGGGCCAGATGCTGCTTTCAACATCATTTACTGCAATTTGAATCCAATGCCAGCAGTGAAGAGTTTGAAGGTGTTGAAGGCAGAATCTAATTTCAAGGTTCATGAATTGCCTTCCAAGGAATTCATCAGTGTTCCCGTACCAGCATGGGTGAAGAAATGAGTTTAAGATTAAATATCGACTCTGATGATGTTGTCGCTTCATGCCATGACGGTAATGTATACCTTAATGGCATGAAGATCGGTCAAGAAGATTTCTGTGAACTTGTCATGTATTTTATGAAGAATACAGATGTTGAAATCAACGATCATCGCTATGAACTCAAAGCAAGGATTGAGGCATTGACTCTTGTGGAAGGTTTCAATGGTCCTCGTACTAGGAGATTTGAGTAATGGATAACAAAATCTATGTTAATGGCCGTCACATGGGTCCAAAACCTTTGCGACGTGAGAATATCGTTTCAAGCGTTAGCTTTGAGCCAGGTGTTGGTTCAACTATCCGCCTTGACGATAAGGAAAATCTGGAATGGTGGATGGAAATTCACCTAACCAAATTGCAACTAGAAAAAATGCTCAAGGAGATAGCTTAGCTGTACCGAGGATGTTAGCCAACATCCGAAAGGTGCCAATTATGTACGATACCCAATACGAAAAGCTGTTCTTCCCTATCGACGGGAATCCTCCTTCTGCCGAAGATCGTCGTGCTTATCTTGATCCAACGAACCCAAATTCGCCCTATTTTGGGTTCGTTGGCAATAAGCGTGCAGTCGATAAGCTAATTCGTATCGACTTTGATGCTCTTGGTCGCTACAACCACTGCTGCAATGACCTGTCAGTTGCTTTCATCGGGCAAGCTGGTTGCGGTAAGACTGAACTGGCACGGCGTCATGCTAAGGCAAACAAGCTGCCTTACATCGAACTTTCTCCTAAGTCCATCAATACCTGTCACGATATCTTGAAGGCTATTGGTCGGGCTTGTGAGGAACATAACATCCCGTTGGTCGATCTTGTCCGTGAAAACAACTTCTGGATTCCGCCCATTAATGTTTTCATTGACGAAGTTCATGCTCTGGCACCGCCCATTGTCCAGGGTTTGCTCAAGGCCACCGAACACAATGACGCAATGCTTGTAACCGAAAAAGGTTACACTGCGGATTGCAAGCGTGTTCACTGGATGATCGCCACTACGGATCGTGGCAAGCTGTTCGATGCTTTCGACACTCGATTCTCGAAAGTGATTATCAACCTTTACACCAAGGAAGAAGTTGCACAAATTGTGCAGTTTAACAACCCTGATTGGGATTTCGATGTTTGTCGTCTGGTTGCTCATTACTGTGGAAGGATTCCGCGTGAAGCCTTGGCTTTCGCCAGGGAAATGCAGCTAGAACACAACATGAACCCTCATCTTTCTTGGCGAGAAGTTGGTCGTCGTGTTGCCAATGACAATGAGATTGATGAATTTGGCATGACTTACAAGAGGCTTGCTATCCTCAAAGCACTTGGGCAAGGTCCAATTGCCGAGAAACGTATGCCGCTTGTGGCTGGTGTTAAGGCAGAAGAACTGAATAAGTTCATCATGCCGTGGCTGCTTGCAGAAACGATGGATCAGGCAGCTTTGATTGGCGTTGGCAATAAGGGATATTGCCTGACGGATGCTGGTATCGAAGAGTTGAAGATCAGGGGTATTCCTTACAAGGAAGCAGCATGACCCATACATAATGTAGGTTATTTTGTGAAAATAACCTACATTATGTAACTATATAAGGGCATGAATAAATATTCCAAGACTCCTAAGCATGATTTAACTGGCAAAAGATTTAATTATTTGGTTGTTGATAAAATGGCTGTAACTAGTAAGTCAACGGATAAATCATGGAGAGCCATATGCAGATGCGATTGTGGTAGAATTGCCGACGTTAATACAAATTATTTGATGAGAGGATTACGCAAAACATGTGGCAACAAAGAGTGCCAATATCATCGACAAGATTATAATAATGCAGGGAAAAATAATGTATGCTTCGCTGGGTATGAAGGTATACATGGCTCAAAATGGTCTGGCATTAGAGCGGCTGCAAAAAGAAGAGGACTAGCTTTTGAAGTCACTATAAAAGAAGCATGGGAATTATTTGAAAGGCAAAATAGAAAATGCGCATTAACTGATTTGGATATTGGTTTTGGTAAAACTTATACTGAAGGCAATACTGCCTCGTTGGATCGGATTGATAGCAGTAAAGGTTATATTTTGGGAAACATACAATGGGTCCACAAAGATGTAAATAAAATGAAAATGGATATATCAATGCCAAGGTTTTTAGAATTATGCAGATTGGTGGTGACAAATGAACAAAAAACAAATTAGGAACAATTTCGTTCAAGCAGTGTTTGAACGAGATGGGCACAAATGCGTTATGTGTGGTCGAAAACATACACTTAATGCGCATCATATTATTGATAGACACGAAATTATAAATGGAGGATACGTCAAGGAAAACGGCATAACCCTCTGCGCAGGCGAAGACAAGGATAATTGTCACTGGAAAGCTGAACAATATCATGCAACTGGCATCGCTTACCCTGGCTATAGTCCAGAAGAATTATTTAAAAGGATTGGTTCAAGTTTAGAGTTGGCAACGGAGGCTTCTCATGTGCTATGTTAAGATCGTCCTTGACGAAGGGAAGCCACTCTATGGTACTGTCACCGATTTGATTCATGAACAAGGTCCAGCATGGCCAGCTTTATATGAAGTCAACTTGGGTACTGAGGAAAAACCTGAATTGAAACTTTACTACGAGTATGGCATGGGTTATGAACTATTTTTCATCCCTAAAGAGGATTACCAAGTGAACTTATGAAGGACAGAATTAATTCCGAAATCATCACAGCGTTAAAGAACAATCAAGTACCTTGGCAGAAACCGTGGGTTGGATGGGGAGATAACTTAGGCTTTCCCCGCAACATCGGTTCCAGGCTAAAGTATTTCGGCATTAATTTTGTTCTGTTGCAAATGGCGGCAAAACGTCATGGCTTTAAGAGCAAGTGGTGGGGAACAGCACACGATTTTAAGGCTTTTGGCTATAAAATTGCTGAACGTCCACCACATGTTGAAGTGGGCTGCTGGGGCACCGTAATAGTTTCTTACAAAATTAAAGAACTAAAAGTAGAAGCTATCCCTGAGATTGTATACAATGCAGATCAACTTAGTGTGCCTTTTGATGCATGTGTGGCTAAGGCGAAGTTAAAGGTTGATTACGAGTTTGGGGATAAAGTTCTGAGTAAGGTTCCTGTGGAAGTAAAGCTTAATGAGGAAGGAAAAGCTTTATATTACTATCCACCACAAGACTATATTACAATGCCATCCAAAATTGATTTTGAGATGGGCATAAATGGTCTGCCAGCTTATTACGAATGCTTAGCTCATGAATTAATGCACTATACTGAAACAAGGTTAAACTTCAAGACTGAGTATGAGGCTATTCGTGAGTTAAGGGCAGAGATTGGGGCGGCGATGCTGATGCAGGAGTTAAGGCTACCACACAGCATTACTTTATCTAATTTCAGGAAGTGGTCTGAAATCTGGGTTAATTTCATGACAAATACACCTAATTTAATTTTCAGGCTTACCGCTTCGGCATCAAGGGCAGTGGACTATATCCTTTCTTTCAGTGATTTAGATGAAGAAAGGTTCAATGAAGTCAGTGAAAATGTAGCTTAGGAGTTTTATGGCATTTACGATAGACGCAGTATGGGCTTATGTATCCAGAAATGATGATAATGAGGAAGGCATCTGCGGCTTCCAAGACCCAAGAACCAAGCAATGGTTGCCAATGATAGCTGGAGATAAAGAAAGACTACAGGTTCTTCGCCCATTCGCCCACCAGATTGCAAAAGTAACTAATAAAAAAGTAACGCTAGTTAAATTGAGCGTTCGAGAAGATTTGGAGACAATAGACCCATGAAATGGAGTGAATTAGCTGAATGGGTAAGAAATACTAAGAAACTGGACGAACAGGTGGAAATGTTTGTGGAGGAACCAGAGCCGAATGAGGCAGACTTTACCATCGAAGGCGTAGGTCCAGTGTTTAGTGCGCCGTTTACTGGTTATACATGTAAACGATATGCTGAACCAAGTTCTCACATACATATAGATTTGTGGGAAAGTGAATACTACAGTCCATACACATGGCAGCAGTTATTAGCCTGGCTTGCTACTGTTGAGGATGGTGATGCAACGGCATTGGCTGCTTGGCATTTACTACATTTGAAACCGATATCTGAGGATAGATTGTATGCTTATGAAAGGTTGGCTGAGCCGACAGCTAAATAATGCTCATAAAACCGTTCAATCACTTCCGCCTTGGATGAGAGAGGAGCCTAAAATGAAGCTTACTTTTGGCGACTTGCAAATTGGTGATTATTTTATTGGATTCCCGTTGGATGGGGATAACGCAGGTCATGGTGGATATTTAGGAAAACACAATGTTTTCAAGAAGCTGGCTGAGCCTAATGCGGCTATCATGTTAGCTACCAAGACAATTAGCCACATGCCTAATAGCATGTTTGTTTTAAGGGTGGATTTATAATGATCGAATTCAAGCTGGATGATATCTTCAAATCCGACTGCGAAGCTATCACTAACACAGTAAATTGTGTTGGTGCAATGGGTGCTGGTCTGGCACTAGCATTCAAACGTCGGTATCCAGAAATGTATAAAGAATACGTTGAAGTTTGCAATAAGGGCGAACTACGTCCTGGTAAATTGCACATTTGGGAAAATCCTAATAGCCCTCCAAAATATATTATTAACTTCCCAACCAAAGACGATTTCCGTAAAGATTCAGAAATGAGTTATATCATCGAAGGACTCGTAACCTTGAAGGATGAAATCAAAGCCAGGGGTATTAAGTCTATTGCTGTACCTAGTTTAGGATGCGGATACGGGGGACTTTTGTATGAGGATGTTAAGCCTCTACTTGAACAATTTGCCAAAAATTTACCAGAAAACATAAAAATTGTTATTTATGAGCCATTAAATTAAGTAAATGTAACTATCCTATTCCATGCACATTTATGGAATAGGATAGTTATGAATAATTTATGTTGTTGTGGGTGCGGTCAAGTAGTCGAGAAGTCAAAAAGTAAAGGCTACACAAGAAAGTACGCAAATGGCCATGAGCGCGTTGCTAGAGTATTGAACTACCGAATCAAGAAGACTAAAAAATGCAATGGGTGTAAAAAAGAAAAGAATATCGGAGAATTTAGTGTTAGAAATTTTACCGCTTCAAACGGACTAACATATGAAAGGTTAAGGAGTAGATGCAAAAAATGTGAAGGTGATTATGCGCATAATGTTTGGACAACGAATCCAGAACTAAGAAGTCGTAGACGTGAATACAAAAGAAATGATAGGTCACTCAAAAGTTTGATTCAGAACCGCATTGCATCTTGGAAAAAGAAAACTCCTAACTCCGACTTGACAACTGAATATTTGCTGGGTGTTTTTGAAAAACAAGAAGGCAAATGCTATTACACTGGACAGCTTTTAGAGACGCTTAAAGCATTTGAATGGAAAGAAAAATTCCAGAACAGTATTTCTCTCGATAGACTCGATCCAGACAAAGGCTATATGCAGGGCAATGTGGTTTTTTGTTCATATGTAATCAACACCATGAAAGGCACATTGACAGAACAAGCTTTCTATGAAAAAATGAAATTTATTTTGGCAAATAAAAACCAGAATTGAGGCGGACGTAAGAGATGAAAGGTAGTGCTATCGCTTGGACGCGATACAGTGGAAGAGAAGTCATGGCTTGGATAGACGGCAAGATCGTTGCGCTGCGTACTTTACAAACAGCAACTTTGTAGTATCATAACTGTGACAACAACCAACAACAAGGAACAAACCATGAAGAAGACTTACCAGTTTTTCAACCGCACGAAGACCACCCAGCCAGCTTTTATGGGCAAGCTAAATGGGTATTTGGCTAGGTCATGGGGCAGTCTCGGCAGCATTTCGGTTAGCCTCAGCCAGCCTAAGCCCAATGAATACGAAATCATGTTCTTCCCCGCCGTGCGAGAACTGCATGGTGGTAAGAACGACGGTGAATTGTACTTCCCTGGATTTACGCTCAATATTGGTAAGTTCATCCGCGTATTCGACAAAGACCCGTCCCCAAAGGTTAAATTTGATTGCTTACAGCAATGTACAGTTGAACATCTACTGTTCATTGGCAGGATTGATGGCTCTAAGGTCAAGGTAGCTATTCTTTCTGGACCGCCGCAAGGACAGGCTCCAGTGGAGAAGGTATATACTCAGGGACCGAAGAAGGGTATGATTGAACCTATCGAGAGGGTGTAATGAACCCTATTGAAAAATTGCGTCAAGGTGCCCGCCGTGCTAGTGGGTATCTCGACCTGTATAACATGACTGGTTCCGATGAAATGAAACAGCGTTGCGACAAGGAATTAGAAGAAGTTTTGTATAACAAAGAAATAGAAGAAGCATTTGACCGCATGGCATGGGAAGATGAGTTGGAACGGCAAAGCGAGGATTACTTCATTGACCCATAAAATGTATAGAACTCAAAGATATCAAGAAGTTGCGGGTGATGCCACCATTTTGGATTTGGCACTAGCTTTACATTGCTGCTGTTCAGGAGCATGTGAAGGTGAACCAAAACATATGGAGGCTATTGCCGAAGTGTTAAGAGAAGTAATTAACACTTGGAAGCCACCAATTCCACAATACGCAGCTTTTGATAATGCTTGCTTCCAAGTTGTGGAGGCAGCGTTATATGAGTATGAAAATTCATGAAAGATTATCCATCTATACCTAAAGTTCTAAAAGATCATATCGACTCTGACTGCATTGCATTCTATAAGTACGATGGCAGTCAAATTAGAGTAGAATGGTCCAAGAAAAAAGGCTGGCATAAGTTCGCAACCAGAGGCCAACTCTTCGATAAGTCGGAGAAGACTTTCGGTTGCGCCGTAGACATTTTCAACAACACACATGCCGAAGCCTTGAACAAAGTCATCCAAGACAAATATCCTAAAGCCACAGAAATCCTGGCATTCTTGGAATTTGTAGGACCACATTCATTCGCTGGACTCCATGACCCTGGAATCTTGAATGTAGAAAGTAATGATCCCAAGGAACTAGTCCTTTTCGATATCAATATCCACAAAAAGGGCATTGTAAGTCCAGCAGAGTTTGTCAAAAACTTCTCCCACCTTCGCTCTGCCGAAGTTCTATACCAAGGCAAGCTAAACGACGACTTCATCAAGGATGTTCGTGAAGGTAAGTTTAAGGGTGAGGAAGGTGTCGTCTGTAAGGGTGGAGAAGGGCACAAAATTTGGATGGCAAAGATTAAGACTTGGGCATATTTGAAGAAGATTCAGAAGTTTTTTGGTAGCAGTTATGGGAGCTATTGGGAGTAAACATGTTCTACTTGGATTGCTTTATTGAGTCAGACAAAAACTTCCCTGTTAATTCTTATTGTGATGAAGACCCCGAAAAGTTGGCCAAGGTTGGTGCCGCACTACTAAAGATTGAAAATAATATTGGCATAAATGAGCTAATTGGGCATCCCTTGGAAGAAATTATTCGTTATTATGTCGAAGAAACACTTAAATTGACTAATGACAGTCGTGAAGAAGCCGCCCGTATTCTTGGCATTGGCGAAAGAACAATATATCGCTATATTCAGGCGTGGAAAGACCAGCCAATGAAGCCGATTAAAAAAAAGAACATTTCAGGCATTGCGGAAATAAGAATAAGCAAAGAAACCAAAGGTATGAGTCCCATTAAACTTGAAGGTGATTAATGGAATCCTACATCGTCGGCGGCACTTTTGATAAGGATGGCGGCAAGCCATCCTATATCGTTGGTGAAATTGCCAAGGAAACTGGTTTCTATCCCATCAATGGCGGCAACCTCAATCAATTGCAGAATTTTGATTTCTCCAAAGTTCAAACAATTATCTGGATGCCCAATGTCTCCAACGACGAAGCCAAGATTCTCCCAGACATTAAGAAAGCAAACCAAAAGCTGCTACTAGTATCCTCTAAACGAGCTATCGAAAAGGATTACAAAGAGTCTGATGTAATTGGTCACTTATTGGCCAATAAGTCCAACCTTGGCATCATGATTACCAAGGAAGATAAATATAACTTTAAGCTGCTAGACCCATTAGGCAATATCTGGGCTGATACTATATCTATTCCTCAGCTTTGCACCAAAATGCTTAATAGGTTAGATTTCCTTGGCAGCTTAACTAGATTTGGTTCAGAGAAGATTGGTGAGCTTAGACCATTTGATGTTGATTTAGCATTCTTGAAGATTATCCAGCGATTTGGCAATGAATTCACAAACTATGTGAATGCAGTGAATCCTAATCGTTTCCTGGGCAATGCTGCAACTCGTTGCTCTTATGGTTTTCCTTCTACAAGGAAGAATAATAGAATTTTTGTAACTCGCAGGAACGTGGATAAAACTTCCATTCAGGCGAATGATTTTGTAGAAGTTGAACCTAAAGGTGATAAAGTTGGGTATTATGGGGATAATAAGCCATCGGTGGATACACCGATTCAGTTGAAGTTGTTTGAGCAATATCCGAATGTCAACTACATGATTCATGGGCATGTATATGCGCAAGAATCGCCTTTTACGGGTTGGATGGACACAAGGAAACCAGCAACGTCCAAGATTCCTTGCGGCTGTATCGAGGAAATTTATGAGATAGAGAAATTATTCCCAGAGCGAAGCAGTTGGAATTTTACTGTGAACCTGTTCGGTCATGGTTTTCTTGCGTTTGCTAAAGATTTAGAATATTTCGATAAAATTATGCTAAGGGGTAGGCCATTCCCTGAAACTGTTTGACAAATGTGCAAGGATAGCGTAAGCTAAAGGAGGCTTAATACATGGAGGCTGCATATGAAACTTTCCATAAAAGAAATCAAAGAATCGGGCAAGGCTACTCCTGTAAAGTATGTTCGAGTGGGCGAAAAAGACTTTAGATTCGCTTCGCCAGAGAGCTATACCAATCACTCAGATTTGGTAGAAAAGCATGAAAATCCAGTCTCGGCTGGATTCTTCATCTATGTTGATGGTGACATACACCTTCAAGATTCGCCATCTACCACCCTGAAATTAGGACCAAAAGCAGAAGACCAAGGGCTTTTGGAGGATATTTTCAAATGAAAAATCGCAGAACAGTTTTGAAGACTATGTTGGGTAGCGTCCTTGGATTTCTAGGTTTTACGCAAACCAAGGAAGTGATAGCAGAAGACCTGGGTGTTAGTAGTTGCTCATTGAGAAGTAGCAACGGTATTGTGTGCTTTGATATTGATGATGTTATGGTGTGCGACCGCAACATTAACGTTACAACTAATAACAGATTGATTTCAAAGCCTTCAATGTCTGTAATAAGCCAAATGATTTACGGACCAACGCCGATTAATGGAACGGTAATTTTAACCAGGGATGGGTTGAAGCAGAAAATAGAATTTAAGAATTATGCTGTAAGATGTTACGGGCTTAAATACAATGGACAACACCAAATGGATGCTGTTCATCAACATGATGTTTTGTCATTCAATGAGAATGATATAGTGATGGTTATTGATTTGGTGCCATATGACAACACATGAAAAGTTAGAGTATCTGCAAAGTCTGAAAGCTGATGTATTCACAGTTGCAGAACTTAATATACTCATGTGGAATACAAGTAAAATGTTTGCCCATGAGTATGAAGAGTACGCTATCCACATAGATAAAATTTATGAAAGAGTGAAAAAAGATGAAAGTTTACGAAACGAAAGTACATCCAGCACATGAATATAAAGCTCTTGTGTGTCGCTCTTGTGACCTATGTGGTAAGACAACCAAAGGTACTGATTGGCCTAAAGGGTTTTATTATGAAGTTAATGAAACAGAAATCAGTGTTAAGATTAAGCAAAAGGAAGGTCATAACTTTCCTGAAGGTGGGAATGGCACAGAATATGAAATAGACTTGTGCCCAGATTGTTTCAAAGACAAGTTAGTTCCTTGGCTCAAGTCTCAAGGTGCGAAAATAGAAGAAAAGGAATGGGATTGGTAATGTTATTTGCAGGTAAAACAAAATCTGGTAGTTGTCATTTGTGGCCTCGTTGGTGGGTATTTTTGTTTGGTGGTAATTACAATCAAGCCAACGGAGGTTATGGACGCTGTTACTCTATTATATCAAGAATCAGAAGATACTATCGTGAACGATGGTATGAACAATATTCACTGATAGGCTGGATATGGCAACAAGGACCATACTCACATTAAAGGATAATATGCTTAGTAAATATCAAATAAAGACAATTCAGGATTTCATGCCGCCTGCTTGTACATTGTTAATGAAAAAGAACAATCTGCAATGCAGTGTCACCGCAACCAGAGTAGTATACGACGTTCTTACAAAACTACACTTCAAAGTCAAACCCTTGGCTGTTGAAGCAAGAGTGTACAACCCCATGTACACTCAGAAGTTGCGTCCACCAGAGAACGACGAAGAAGCAAATAAGTGGCTTGAAGAAGGTTGCTGGAGTGTAATTTTGGGTGATCTTGTGCCCAAAGCTGCCAACAAGTGGCCAGGACATTTAGTGGCCATTATCAACGATGCCTGTATCATGGATTTAACCATTGTACAAGCATATCGCCCTGATAAGAATTTAATTGTAAACCCTGTATTTGCTGAAATCAATGAAGCATTTATTCAGGGGGATATACAACGTGGCGTCATGAATAATGATTGCCTTATTGTATATCAGGCAGTCCCCTACAACCAAGATTGGTTAAAGGCTAAGGATTGGAGCAATAAGAAGGGTGTTGAGAATATTGAGAAGGATGTACTGGCAGAAATAAGGCTTAGAAATCGTCCTGTAAAGCAGAAGCAAGTGAGGAAAGATTCTTCAATACTGAGGGAATCAAAGCACTTAGCTTTGAAGGAGGGTTCTTATGAAGAAATCGCAGTCTCCAGACCGACCGAAATCACGAACATCCCAATCGCGGCAATCCCCCCGTTCAAAGAAGTTATGTCGCCCAACACCGAAGGATGTGGGTCCGTTTAACATTGGCATAGCATTGGGCAAGATAAACGGTGCCATAGATGAACTTGTGTGGGCGAGTATGGGGTATAACCCATCAGAAAGAAATCATCTAATGCACTGTATTACAAGAATGGCATTGATTGTTCATAGGTATCCAAATTCCGAGAACAAAAAAGCTGATGAAGAATTGAAGATGCTGTTGCAGAAGTATGAGGAAAAATACGCATGGCTGGACGAGCTTTGGTAGTCAATATCTACAAAGATAAATTCGATGTTTATATTGGAAGAAAAGGAAAAGGTCATGATGGTTATTTTGGCAACCCTTTCCGTTTGAAACATGAGGGTGAAAGAGCCGAAATCCTAGAATTGTATCGTAAGTATTTCTACAACAGATTGGATACTGACCCAGAATTTAAGAGTAGGATTCTAGGTCTAAAAGATAAGGTATTGGGCTGTTTTTGCAAGCCTAAACTATGCCACGGTGACGTGATTGTTGAGTGGTTAAAGGAGCAAAATAATGTTTGAATTATTCACCGACAGAGCCAGAAAAGTAGTACAATACGCCAAAGAAGATGCGTATAAGAGAAATTTTGAATATGTTGGCACAGAATGTATCTTGATCGGCCTGCTCAGAGAACCAAATGGTGTTGCCAACCATGTTCTCGAAAGTCTTGACGTGAGCATTGGTCGTATTCATCTCGAAATAGAAAAAATAGTTCAGACTGGCCCTGATTATGAAGTTGATAGAGACAAAATTCCATTCTCCCCAAGAGCTAAGAAGTTGTTTGAATACTCCAAGGATGAGGCCAAGACTCTTAAACATAAGTACATCGGCACCGAACACCTTCTTCTTGGCCTATTGAGAGAAGAGGAAAGTATTGCTGCACAAATTCTTTTGAATCTTGGCGTCAACGTCAAGGCTACTCGTAAGGCTGTAATGGAATTGTTAGGTCATCCTGATATGGACCGCTACCAATTCGATAAAGTGTACAGCAATGAAGGTGAGCTTTATAATGTATTGAAACTTTATGGCAATGGTGACAAAGAACATATTGCTTTCTTTGACAATACAACCAAAAAGTTATGCGTTCCCAAGGCAGTGGAACTTGATGAATTAGCAGAGGTAATCAACGCTTGTAAGGCAAAAAATGAAACGTAAAATTGTCAGAAGTAAATGTTACCGAGTCATCAGAAAACTGCTTAAAACTACTACGCCAGAAGTAGTAACTGGCAATCTACTTGACCAAATCGACCTTGAAAAGTTATTAATGATAATTTGCAATGAGTGTGTTTTCAAGTCTAATGCAATTCTTAATAAGAAAAAGAAAAAGTCCTGGTATGGGGTAGCTCGCCTTATCCATCGAGCAATGGATGAACTAAAACTGGAAAAAGAAAAGAAAACCATTTTCAAAGTGTCCAGAAGAGACGTTTACACTTGTAAATGTAAGAAAAGGTTTTATGTTGATCCTTTACATGATAAAAACTGTGCATTTGACGTGGATCGGGGACTTGTTATTGTAACTTGCCCCCACTGTGGAAAGAAGGAATAAATCATGGGCGTAGATCATAATGCTTACATTGGGCCTTATCTCCGTGTAACAGAAACGGTCAAGAAGGTCCAAATTGACCATTGTAAAAACCATGATCGTGGTGATGCTACTTATTGCCCTGAATGTGGTTTATCAAAACAACAGCGTAGGGAAACACAAGAATGCAGTGATGCTCCTGATGATTGGGAAACTGAATATAAAAAAAATGGTAAAGAAGCTGATTTTAATGATTATCTTTGCTCCACATCTTTCATGTCATCCCCAGATATTATTAAAGGTAAGCGCACCTATCTTTACACACCAAACCGTTATTACGAAGAATTGAACATACCTGATATTGATGGTGACAAGTATTCAGAAGAAGAAGTGCCATTTGACGAAATTGACGTTCCAGGGACAATTAAGAAGTTCAAAAAGCTTTTTAAGGATGAAATTGCTTATTTGGAGCAATGGTTTGAAGTGGAAGTTAAGTTTGGTTACATTAGTTATTGCTCTTAAAATTTATTCAGCCTTCTTGAGTCACATGTGTAAATAATATGTGACTCAAGGAGGTTAATGGCAACTTTTAAGGCATTGATAATTTCTGGTGGCGTTACAAAGCAAATACCAGATGCAGATACACTTAATGTAGCAGCTGGTATCATTTCCGCAGCAGCAACAACAAATCTAACAATTACTGCCGCTACAGGCGTCGTTGCAGTCACTAGTGCAGCCACATTTGCCAGCACAATTACTGTAACAGGTCAAAGTAATACCAATGGTGGTATTGGCCGTTCTAGCTCTGGCACTCTAAACATTGGTAATGAACCTAATACAGTTGCAGTTAATTTTGCAACTGGCGTCAATACAACAGCAGTAAGCATTAGCCGTACTGGTCAATTAACAACTATTGCTGGTAATTTCCAGGTTAATGGCACAACCGCATTCGTAGGTACAGCCACATTCAATAGTGCAGCCGTTGTTGGCAATGGTGTCGGTGGCCCAGATACATTGGCATTTGACGCCACAACTGGACGCTTAGGCTCTATTGCCCTGCCAGACGTAAAATGGTTAAAAGAAGTAAATCACCAATTCTATGTTGATGACACAACTACAGCAGCCACTCCTGGTGGTAATTTAACGATTGCCGCTGGTTTAGGTACTGCTGCTGGTGGTAATTTAGCCCTAAATGCAGGTGCTGGCACTACTAATGGTGGTGTAAACATCGGTCTAATTAACACTATTGGTGTTAATATCGGTGCAGTTGGCGTTACAACAACCGTAACAGGCAACCTAACTCAACTAACAGGTGCATTTAGCTTAACAGGCAATGCAGCTTCCCAAGCAGTCACAACTGTTGGTGCATTAACATTAAGTGGTATTGGTGTAAATTTACAAGGTGGAGGCACCAATGCTCTTGTTATTAACAGCACAGGCACAGCATTAACAGTTCAAGCAGGTGCTATATTAGGCACAACTGGCACTGGTAATATAAACCTGCCAAATAACGCTTCTGCAAGATTCCAGGTCGAAGGTGTTGCTGTATCTGCTAATGTCACAACAGCTAATCTTAATACATTAACAGCAGGACCAGCATCCGACGCAAGTGCATTACACACTCACTCAGGATTGGCAGGAACTGTTACAATCCCAGCAAATGCTAATCAAACAGTGGCCGAACCTGCTGGTATTACAGCGGGTATGGCTGTTGCGGCATTAGTTGGCACAGGTGTAAGAACATGGGTAAGAGCCGATGCTTCTAATAGTGCTGTTGTATCTTGTAATTTTATTGGCGTTGCTAATACAACTGTCGCTCAGGACGGACAGATGGCGGTTATTGTCTCTGGGCAGGCAGTTATTCCAGACGCATTCTGGGATGGCGGTGTTCCAGCACAAGCTTCCATCGGTAATAGAGTATACTTGTCTGCTACAACTCCTGGTAATTTCACACTAACTGCACCATCTACTTCTGGACAATGGGCACAAAGAGTTGGCATTTTAACCAGAGGTGGTACTGGCGTAGCATCTATTAGTGTTGATCCAGGTGAAGGTGTTGCAATATAAAATAGATTACTATTTTATATCATGGACAATATGCTAATCCTATTGGATGAAATAAAAGAAAGCCTAATCAACAATTACACCAAATTTCCTAAAACTATAAATAGGGAAATAAAAAAGATAGTTAACGGCTATGAACTAAGTTCAAGGCAATTAGAAGAACTTAATATTAGGCTCAGACCCTTGTTAGATAAAATCAAGCAACAATACACTGATAACAAGGCAAATATTGTCAGTGAAATTGAATTGATTGTTAGTGAACATTTAGAGCGTAGCAAGGAGAAAACTGTTGATTTTGCTACATCTGTTGACTTTGATTTCAAGGGTTTTTGGCGTGGCAACTGGCATATTGAGCATGAAAACGCATTTGGTTGGGATAATGTGTTGGTAGTTAATGACCCAACGCATGGCAGAGTTTTGCAGATATTGCATAAAAGTGCTACATCTTGTGCTAAAATAACACCAATCAATCCAGGTGGCTTACAGTTTTTTAACGTTTTCAAACAGAAATACGATCATTTGATATTGGAATATGGTGTAAAGTTCCAAGAAGGATTCAGATTTTGTCGTGGAGGAAGGCTCCCAGGGCTTTATGCTGGCGATATTACCAGTGAAGATCAAGTTCCTAATGGAACTAATGGCTTTTTAAGTAGGATAGGATGGACTAGCAATGGGTTTGGTGAATTAATTTTGAATTTACCTCCTGTTAATGGACAGAATAGTTGGCATTATACAGGTGGTGGCTGGAGATTTACTCCTGGTAAATGGCACACAATTCAACAAGAAATATACCTTAACAAGGACAGTAAAGACGGTTATGCAAAGATAACATTTGATGACAAAAAGGTTATATTTATGCCTGATTTGTGTTTCAGGAACTCCGTTGATGTAAAGATCAAGGGTATTGCGTTTACTAATTATTATGGTGAAAATGATCCTTTGGCTACTTGTCCTGCTGACACTTGGATGGAATTTAGTTCTTTTAAAATCCTCACATAATCTCTAAATATTCAATATGACAGCACAAGCAGTAACTGGAGTTGGTTCTGGGTCTTCGGAAGGACCACTAAGAGGATTTGACCTTGATAATATCCGTAGGGTTTATATCGACCAAAATGGCGAATTGCTACCATGTGTTTTCCTAATAGATGAGACAGGTCCACACACAGGCAAATGGGTTCTTCGTGCCGTTGGCGATGGTCAGATTAAAATAGATGCAAGCGATGAAATCTCAGGCTACTTTTCAGATAAAATTATTCCTGGCACTGGTGTAGTCTTTGTAACCTCTCCTGGTCCAAATAAAACCATCACAATCAACACAACAATAGACGATCACAAGGTTCTTGTTGATGGTGCGGACGTTATTGCAGGCTTCCTTGACACTAAAATACTGGCTGGAACGAACATTACGTTCAGCACTTCTGCGGGTCCAAATAAAGCCATTACAATTAATAGCTTTGGACAACCAGTTCTTACAAGTGCTACTGTTTACAACTGTCCAGCTTCCGTTGCTGTAAACGATGCGGTTTATGCCACTATTGTCGATGATACTGTTGACCAAGCAAATGCCACATCTTTTGCAACTGCGCCTATAATAGGATTTGTTATTAGTAAGCCAACCGCTGTTACTTGCATGGTAGCTTATGCTGGTGAAATAACTGGATTTGTAGGATTATTGGCTGGAGAACAGTATTATCTTGACATTGTTAATGGTGCTATTACCACGGTTGTACCGAGTAGTCCAGGTAATATTGTGCAAAGAATAGGTACTGCCAGGAATTCGACTACTTTGGTAGCATCCCTTGACGATTACACCGAACTCTAAGCAATCTTGGTCAAAGTGTGACCAATTAGGTCTAAATTCCATTGCCCTTCATTCGGATTGTCTATATTCACGCCTTTACTGCGTGCAATTGCTTTAGCTTCTTCAACATACTCATTGGTTAGTTTATCAATATTACTACTGAGGTTCCTCAAATTGTCTTCCTGGGTCTTCAAATTGATATAGGCATCAGCTAATGCTATCTTCGTGGCGTTGATTTTTTCTTGCATAGCTAGAATTTTTGCCAAATCATCCTGGCTTAAAGCAAACTTACTTTTAGTTTTTTTACTCATGATATAAAATAGTAATCTATATAATTAAAAGGAGTAAAAAATGTGCTGTGGAAGAAAAACACCAAGAAAAGCTGGTAAACGAAGTCAGTTAATAAAAAAACCACAACAGAGCGAGAACAGCCCTGTTGTGGTTCCAGAAGTGCCTGAACAACCAAGGCAAGAACCTGAATATAATAAACCAGAAGAACAAAAGCAAGGGGAAATCTAAATGCATTGGTTCAATTTCTCATTCCGTGATTGGGTGCTGGCTGAAGGTGTAAACACTAATCTTCTGACTGCGCAATATAAGAAAAGATTCCCACAAGCCACAGAAGAAGAAATTGCCGAGAAAATCCAGTTAGCCGTAGCTGCCGATCCGACTCCTAATAAACAATATGTTACTTGGATTTTCAGGGAATTGCTCAACAACAGAATGCGTCTCCCCGAAGATTCCCCTGTTACCCTACAACAATTAGCAATATTTGATAAAAGCAAACCCGCTCTCAAAAGATTAGGTAAAGAAGTCGATATAACCAAATATGATCGTCCAACCCTCTGGAAGACCTTGAGTGAACTAGGAGGTGTAACTAGCAAGCGTGCCGAAGCTGCTAAAGTTAAACAAGAAGGTGCGGAAAAGATATATGAAGATGATGAATGGTTAGTAATTAAAATGACCAAACCAGAAGCTTGTACTTATTATGCAAGAGGGACCAAATGGTGTACTTCCAATGCAGAAGTTGCTTCAGGGTATTTGGATGAAGGTCCATTATTCATGATTTATCGCAATGGGCAAGTATATGCACAGGCTCATGTCGAGAGTGGGCAGCTAATGGACCCAGAAGACGTGCCAATTCCTCCAGGTAAAGTGCCAGAAAAATTAAGAGACATTATTAAACAGCATGTTCCTGTTGACGATGAATATAAAGGGAAAAGGAATGAATTATTCGGCATTAAGGAAAAAGTAATTGAATATCCAGATGGATTTTATTGGGGAACATCAAACCATAAAGACTTCTTATTAATCGCCCCAAGTGGTGAGGAAGAAGTATTTTTAAGAAACGTAGATGGTACTGTGTGGGTTGATCGACCAAAGGACAAAACGCTTGAAGGTATCATGGATCGTAAGGGCGATTGGAAAAAGAACCTGGAAGAATATAAGCATTCTTCTAATTGGAATAAGTATATTGTTGACTTTATTCTTAAAAATAAGTCTATAACACACATTAATCCTCTGCAAACTACCTGGAATTTAGGTGATCTATCTGAGGAAGATAGGAATACGTTGTTCACTGCTAGACAAGATTTAATGCCACCAATTGAGATGAAAACAGATGGTTATTTGTGGACGGCTCTTGGGCTTGGTAGCTACGTTCTATTAGATAAATGGTATCCAACTCTATCTATGCAGATGGACAACGACGGAAACTTATCTTATGGAAATTGGTTAAATAAATCTCAATCTAAGATACTCAATGATGAGAAATTTGATAAATCTAAATACAGTCTTGCTACGGCTCAATTCTTGATAAGAAACAATATAGAACATTATCCTAGAGATAACCGCACTAGACACTATAACTCCTGGGAGTTCAAGGACTTGCTGCCAGAGCATCAAGCAATGGTTTTGCAGAAATTCCCACATTTTAATGATGACTTAGTTTATCATCAAAAGCAGTCAACGGATCAAAAAGAATTATTAAAGAGATTAGGTTCATCGAGTGGTTTGTATGACATGCAGTCACTGGATGAGAAAACAGTGATACTAAGACCATACGATACTTTAAGTGCGGAGAAAATAGGTGATACCAGGCACACGCATGACCTATTCGGCAGCAATTACGAAGAAAAGGACAGGATTAAAAAGCTGCTTTACAACAAGATAAATGGGTATGGAGATGGTAGTATAGGTTGGGAATTTGAGCAAGATTTCAAAAATGGTAATTTGGACAAAATTAAAGAAAACCTTCCATTCTTGGACACGGAACTATTGAAAGGTGCAGACCCGAAAAGCTATACGGTTGCCAATTCATTGGCTAACGCTGTAGGTAAACACGTTATGCGTGAATTTATGAAAATATTGTATAATGATTTGAAACCTTTTGAAAATGATAAATTTAAGATCGTGTTAAAGGATGATAACATTTACTTTGTGACAGATTATGATAATGTTATCAATTATTACAAACAAGAAAAGAACTTGAAGTCATTGGAGGAAGAATATAAGAAGTGGCATAAGAGTATAAAGATTCCATTTGAGACGCTTGAGCAACAAATAGTGGCGATACCTAGAGAGGTGGATAAGGAAGATTTCGTTAAAAATCTAAACAGCGATAAATATTATCAAAAGAATAAATACAGTTTTTCAAACTAAATATGGATGTGTTAAATTTTAGTAAATGGTTTCTGAATGAAATGCCCATACAGGTCAAGACTTTGGGCAATTGGGAGGATAAAGACAAGCGATATCGCTGGGACAAGCCTAGTATTGGTATTTTAACCAATCCAGTTGGTGTTCAGAAAATTGTTCAAAAATGGAGCAGACTTCCTCAACAGTTTAATGCGTGGATGTTAAAGGGTCCAGGTGCTTCAAAATATATTGAAATGGGTCAAGTAGATGAGTCATTTCTAACAAACAATCTAAAATTAAAAATAGTACCAAATCCTACTAAACCTGATGAAATTAATATCGACCCTAACGCTATAAACGTCATTTATACGCAGAATATAGGCAATGAGAAAATGCCAATGAATTATTGGACTATAGCTCACAGGTTCGGTCATACGGTCAGAAGACAAAATCAAACTTGGGATTATTTTACCAGAGAATTAGAAAAAGATATTTTAACATTAATGCAAAATGTTTTCGGTAGAAAACCAACGAAAGAAGGTATGTACGGGCAATTCTATAATTCTAAAGGCAGGCAATTTCTTAAACAGTTTGCTAACGCATTAGGTACTATGGGTTCAGCAAGAAAAGGTCAATTAAGGGATTTTGGTGAATTTCCATATGAATTATTGGCACAGTATATGCTAACTGGTAAAATTACTTTCAATAAATTACCATTTAAGATCGTGGACAGGTATGCTTGGGGTAATCCACAGCACATTCGTCCTCAGTGGGCATTAAAACAAGATGATTTTGAACAATGGAACGAATTCATCGTACACATGGAAGAAAAGTATCAGCAATTGTTGGAAGAAATACTAGAATCTTCTGTAGGCAAAATATTTATTATGTAATCAATCTACCATACGCTGTACATTTCTTTTTTGATCTGAATATATACGGTGGAGGAAATCATGCAAAAACTAGTTACCAGAGTTGCTTTGTGTAGGCTCGGCGTCAGACTCTTTGAAAATGAGGTAAATGCTTATCTAGCAGATGGTTGGGACTTAGAAGAATATGATGTTGAGCCACATTTTTTACGAATTGTTTGCTCTGCACTCCTTGAAAAAGAAGATTGTTCTTGTGATTGCTGCAAGGATATCTGCAAATGCTGCTGTACTTGTTGCAAGACGCACAGTGAAGAGTAATTCAGCTTTACAAATCTACGGTTTGTGCTATAGTAAATAGGATGAAACCTAATCCTTGGTATTTTGCTGGCATTGTTGTTGGTGTAGTGAACCTGCTGGTCGCTTGTATAGGTGCTGCCATGTATGGCATCTATTACAATGCTATGTGGGTGCATAGTCTTATTCTAGCAATTGCGGCGGTATGGGTATGGGCACTTCGGCCCTATAAAAAATAACTGAGGATAGCTTAGCTGTACCGAGGAAATTGAAAATGGCGAAATCGAATGGTCCAAGTGACGCAAGTTTTGCAGTAGCAATGTTAATGTTTGGAGTAATCGGGGCTTTAATTGGATTCGGCACTCAGGGTACTTTACAAGGTGCCTGCTTGGGTGCAGGGGTTGGGGCATTGGTGCCAGTTGTACTTTTAATTTTTAGTGGGATGCCTTGAAAGCTTAGCTGTACCGAGTGATTTGTTCTGAAACCTACAAACAAGGGAGAAGTTAAATGATTCCTGGTGGCGTTATTGTCTCGGACTCTGGTGTTATCACAGTCTCGGTCAGTGGCAAGCTTTATTCGTTTGCCAGGGACCACATGAATTACAATCTGGTCAAGGAAGCTCTGAAGGACAATAAGCTGGAGAATATTCCCAAGTTGGCGGATATTCCCAAGTCTATTCAAGAGTTCACTGGTTCCAATGTCACTGTTGTCAATGGCAACATTCTTTATAAGAATAAGCCGCTTGAGAACAGTTTGACACGGCGAATCCTTGCCCTTATGAATGAGGGTTTCCCATTCGCTCCGATGCTCAAGTTCCTTGAGAATTTGATGCAGAATCCGAGTTGCCATTCTGTACGGGAACTTTATAATTTCCTGGTACACCGCAACTTGCCGATTACTGAGGATGGGTGCTTCTTGGCTTATAAGTCTGTGCGCCCAGACTATATGGATTGGCATTCCAACAGTGTTCTCAATTCGGTTGGTGCAACCATTCCGCCGATTGAGCGCAATGAAGTTGATGATAATTGGCGTCTCGACTGTAGCTCAGGCTACCATGTCGGTGCTATGGAATATGTCGATAATTTCCACCGTCATGATGGGCACATCATGATTGTGAAGGTTAATCCGAAGGACGTGGTTAGCGTTCCCGAAGGGGAATGTACCAAGTGCCGTGTGTGCTGGTATGAAGTTGTGGGCGAAATGCAGGAAGAGGAATTGGTGCGTCCCGTCTACGCTACTACTCCTACATCCTATCAGCCTTCCGTCCCTAACAGCATCACCCAACAAGATGAAGGCGGCTGGCCCAATGATATCGTTGCTGATGACGACGACGATGACGAAGATGAATGGGGCGACGACGATGACGATGGTGGTTGGCCCGAAGATGACGAAGACGATGACGAAGAATATGAAGAAGATGACGATGAGTACGGTCCCGTCGAACCGTAGTCAGTAAGTGTTAATTAACAAATAGGGACTAGGAGTTAAATTCTAGTCCCTATTTGTTTTGGAGCAAATCATGAAGCTTACAAAAGCGATGGTGATTCTTAGCTCTGCATGTGATAAAGTAATCATTGAAACCGATTTTCCATGTCCGTATGTTGTGGCTTTTGCACCAAAGCAGCAACCCCTCTCGATTATGTTTGATGCAACTTATGATACGGGTGTTCAGTATGTTCGTGACAATTTTGGATTAGAGCCAGAAATCGTGAATACGCGACTGTACAATAAGTGATACCTTAGCTGTACCTAGTAATTTGTTGACGAGTGAGAACAACTGTTTAACTGGAGTAAATAAACATGAAGCTTGAAGACAAGGTTGGCAACGTTTCGATTTCCGCTGGTATCAAGGTCACGAATTTCCGTCTCAAGGTTAATAAGCATTCTTTTAAGCAGCTTTACAGTGGTCTTTACAGCGATAAGATTCACGCAATCATCCGTGAATTGGCTACGAATGCTGCGGATTCGCATGTTTCTGCTGGTCGTGCTGACGTTCCTTTCGAGGTCCATCTTCCGAGTGAACTGGAACCGTTTTTCTATATTAAGGATTTCGGTACTGGTCTTTCCCCCGAACAAATTGACGGTGAAAACGGTATCTACATTACTTTCTTTGAATCTGATAAGGCCCATAGTGACGATTTCACTGGTTGTCTTGGTCTAGGTTCCAAGTCGCCGTTTGCTTATACTGACAACTTTATGGTGGAAAGTCGCCATAATGGTAAGAAGTACAATTACGTCTGCCTTCACAATGAGGCTGGTGAACCGTGTATCGCGCCGATGGGTGAATGCGATACTGATGAACCGAATGGGTTGAAGGTGGAATTTGCGGTCAAGACGGAAGATTTCCATAAGTTCCACGGCAAGGCTGAGGAAGTGCTTAGTTGGTTTAAGGTTAAGCCGACTGTCTTCGGTCGTGATTTTGAGTTTAAGAAGCACGAATATCTCCGTAGTACGGAACGGTATGGAGTGTGCAAGAATAATCGTGGTCATTCTACGGTTGTCATGGGCAATGTTGCTTATGATGTTCATGCTACTGATTTCAGTTATAGTAAGCTTAGCGATGTTGAGCGACAGGTGATTGAGTGGGGTGTCGATCTTTTCGTGGATATTGGGGACGTGGAATTCGTTCCTAGTCGTGAAAAGTTGGCGATGACTGATAAGACGGTTGTTGGCGTCCGCAAGTATTTGGGGGACGCTATCAAGTCGATTCAGGAAGAATTGGAACTCCAGGTGCAGAAGGCACCAACTGTTTGGCAGGCACGCCGAATGCTTCACGATATCAAGCATTCGATCTTGGGCAAGGTCCGTAGTATGACTACGGTAATGTATCAGGGCGAAGAAATTTCTGAATACATTAGTTTGAACAAGCTTTATGAGGCTGAAGATGTAGCCAAGCCGAAGTTTGAATCCTTTTCTTTGAAGAAGGAAAACTATCGTCGGGCTGACGAAAACACCATCTATTGCGATGGTACGGTTATCTATCTGAATGATCTGGAGCATGGTGGTTATGCTCGTATCAATCAGCATCTTCGCAATAATAGTTACAAAAGGGGCTTCTGCGTAAGCAATGCGACCAAGGAATTCCTTGATAAGACTGGTATCGGGGAAGTTGCCATTCTTACTTCTAGTCTGCCGAAGCAAGAACGCCAGAAGCGGGAACGGGTTGAGGGTGAATCTTCTGGTTATGTCAAGCGGACGCTGTTGCAGGAATACGTTCCTAGTGGCAACAGCTATGCTGGTAACTGGTGGCAGGATATTGAAGTCGATCTTGAAGAGGGTGGTGTTTATGTCGTAGTGTCTTACGGGCAGGTGGTTGAAGGTGATGGCAAGCGTTCTCCGCAAGACATTCGTTATAAGTACAACCTCATGAAGACGCTTAATCCCGATTTCAAGTTGCTGGCCATTCGGCCCGCTCACTTGGAAAAGATGGGCAAGCACGCGCACAAGTGGATTAAGTTTGACGATTATGCCAATGTTCTCTTGAAGGAGAAGGAAAAGTACGCTGAAGTGGCATTGGCATATTTGCAGCACAATGAAGTCGAGAACAAGGATCGTTACGAATTCTTTTTCAAGACCACTTTCGAGGATTATTCCTTGTTTGGTGATTTTCTTGAGAAATTGAAGGCTGCTCGGATTCATAAGGATAACGCAATCGCAGCAGCGTATGCTGAGTTGGACGGTCATTGCACGGTTAAGTGTCCTCTTTTGACGAAGAGGAATGCACTTGAACACATGCGTAATTCGATTGAGAAGGCATATCCTCTGCTTTCTAAGTTGGATTGGTGGAATGTTCGGAATGGTAATGTTGAGGATATTGCGGATTATATCCGTGCGATGGATGATCGTCGCATGGATAACATTGTGGCTCATCGACCTGCCGTTCGAGAAGCGGAGGTCCATTTAGAAGAGGCGGTTTAATATGCGTGATGACATGGCGAAAATTAAATATTTTTACTATATAGATAACATGGAGGTTATCTATGGTAAAAGATGGGGATGTATTTGGTCGTTTAACCGTCCTTCATAAGACAGAAGAAAAGCTTCGCAAAAGGTTTTTATGGAAATGTAGGTGCGTATGTGGTACTGAGTTATTAGTTGTGCAGGATGCACTTAGGAAAATCGGTGGCACTCAATCCTGTGGGTGTTTATTAAGAGATAAGATTACTGAGCATGGAAGAGGATTGGTAGATATTAGTGGGCAAAGGTATGAACGACTATTGGTAGTGAAAAATTCTGGTTTAAGGAAATATAATCGTGTTCTTTGGGAATGTTTGTGCGATTGCGGCAAGGTTTGTTTTTTGTTAAAAACCTCTTTAGTTGGCAAATTAGTCAAGTCTTGCGGATGTTGGAAGGCAGACCTTGCAAGGCAAAGATGTAAAGAAAAACATCCCGCATGGAAAGGGGGAATGGAGAAACAATGTAGGGACAGGAATTGCCAGGCTCTTAAAATTTGGCGTAAAAAAGTATATTATAGAGATAATTATACTTGCCAGGTTTGCGATAAGCGTGGTGGCAGGTTAAACGCACATCATTTAGAGTCTTTTGCGGATTATCCAGAGCTTAGGTTCATTGTCGAAAATGGAGCTACATTATGCGTAGGTTGTCACCGTTTATTCCATAAAAAATACGGTAAAGAACACGTTAGAAAATGGCAGTTTTTGGAGTTTCAAAATGAGAAGTGATATGCACAGAGTAATTACGGAACGCCCGCGAGTTGGCGGGCGTATCAAGGCTCCCAAGGGCGAGAATAAGAAGAAGAATTGGGAGAAGAATAACGAAGCGGAGTCCAAGGGTGAGTCTATCCGCAAGAAGTGGAAGGCAACCTACGAGAATAAGCAATTCTCTGAAAAGCTTGGCCCGCTCTATCGTTACCTTCTCAGCAAGATCGGTTGCAAGTGGGACGAAGTTTATTCTGAAATCTGCGACGGATTAAGTCAGGATTCCGTAGTACAGAGCCATGTTCGTGACCATGTTTTCGATTTCGTAGCGGTGGATTGCTACGAAGAGAATGGCGAGATTTATGAAGCGAACCATCCTGGTTCGCCAATGGACAGCTATAGCAAATATCATTCTCTTTATGTTCTGAATGGTATCCTATGTAAGCTGCCACAACGTAAGCGTAAGAGTTGGCGTCAAGAGCAACCGAAGTTCCACGTCGGTACTCAGGTTTTGAAGTACCGTGGTATCTGGTACGAAGTCGAATTGGTTGCCTTTGATGACCCTAACTCCAAGGTCAGTTTGAAGGATATGTTCCTTGGACAAGTGAGCGACCGTTGGAAGTTGCACAAGTTCTACGGGAGCTATCTGCGCTGTGTCCGTAAGCGTTGCTTGAACAGCAAGGAAATTGAGAAATTAACATGATTACTTTTGAAGGCATAGCTAGTGGCGACCATGAATGCTTTTGCTGGGATGTTACCAGAGAGGTTTACAAAGAAATCACTGGTAGCTTTCCCAGCAAGTATGACAAGTCCACCTTTAACAAGGGTGGAAAGAAGCAGCTTTACAAATTGTACCCTGGTGCTATATTAGATAAGCTGGGGGTCGGTCCCAATGTCAAGTGTAAAGTCACCATTAGTGCCGAGAAGGTAGAAGGTTCATAGTGGGGTTCAAAAAGCACGCCACCTTAAAATGCCATACATGCAAGGCAAAAAAGGCATTGGGCGGCACGAAAAAGATGGGTAAGTTGGATGATGGAACTTGGCAAATGATTAAGATGCCAAAAGTGGGTTATGTTTGGCTGTGTCCAACTTGCAACAGGAGACGAAATGGGTAATTATGGAAGGTCTGCAATATAAACCCAATTATTTAGGTGATGAAGCTGAAAAGCTAATACTCAACAAAATAGACTCGCAAGATTGGTCTACGGAGTTGAATCGGCGTGTGCAGCATTATGGCTATAAATATGCCTATAAAGAAAGAAAAGTCACACCTGAAATGTATCTTGGGCCACTGCCGAAGTGGTTGCAGATGATGAGCAATCAGTTGCTCAAAGATGGGTTGATGTTCAGGGTGGCGGATCAGGTAATTATAAATGAATATGAGCCAGGGCAGGGGATTGGTAAGCACGTTGATTGTGTGCCATGCTTTGACGATTCAATAGTTTCAATTTCCCTTGGCTCGTCTTGCATGATGGAATTTCAGCATCTCAAGAGCAAAGAAAAGCATTTATTGTTCTTGGAGAGGCTTTCTGCTGTATCAATCTCTGGTGAAGCGCGGTATGATTGGTTCCATTCGATTCCGAAGCGTTTGAGCGACAATGGCATTCCAAGGAATCGAAGAGTGTCTTTGACGTTCCGCAACGTGGTGATTTGATGAAACCAATGACAAAGGCTGCTAGGAAACGTCACCTGGAAAGTGCTGGCACCTATGGTTGTCCGTACTGCAAAGCGGATATGGAAGAATTTGATTACGAAGAACCAGAGCCTGTTGAGGATGGCTCCTTTCAGCAGAAAGTAAGTTGTTTAGTTTGTAAGCGTCGTTGGATGGATGTGTACGTCTTGACTGATGTTTGTGAACTCTATTGAGAGTAATTCAAAATGGCTAGAGTTAAACTCGAAGTCAATAAGGTCGAATTGCAAAAAGTGGTGACTGATTTAGAAGCGAAGCAAGTCTTTGCTAATCCTAGTTACCTTTGGAAAGCAGTTGAAGGAACTGAGTGGGCCAAGAGTCAGAAGCCACGTCCTTTGACGGCTAGTGTTGCTTGCGCAAGGGCGAAGGAATTAGGAATTGTATCCAAAACTCCTCCAGGGAAGAAGGGTCGGGGTGGCAATCCTAATTTTGGCAAAGGCCCAAAAGGACCAAGAATCCCTCGTAGTGAGAAGTTCAAAGCATTCGACAAGACTTTTGAAATTATGGCAAAGGAAGTGCCACAGCAGTATCGTCATTTGATTGATAAAATTCGGAAGGGCAGTATGAAGTCTGCCTTAAAATTGAAGTGTCTGGACTGTTCTGCATGGGATATCAAGGAAGTCAGGCAATGTGTTTGTACTGGCTGTTCTTTATTCCCATTCCGTCCAGGGGCTAATAAAAAGGTGGTGGCTGATGTACCTGAAAGCGAAGATGACGCGGGTGAAGGGGAAGAATGATGTTCCCACTGGTCTACACTATGCCATTTTAGTCTATAAGACTGAATCCGTTTATATTGAGGGTGATGAACGGAGTCGGACTAATCCAGGGCATGGCTACCCTGCTCGCACAGAGGTCTATGAAAGCTTTGAACATTATGTAACTCTTTATAAAGACGAATGGCTCAAGGCTATTGAAGAATTTGCCACGAATGAAGACACCAAGAACAAATTCATTTGTTTTGAAGTGCCGAAGCTCTCATCCGTCAAGACAAAGGTAGTGGTGGACATTGACTAAGCGAGAGAAAAAATTAGAGCAAGTAATTGAATCACTATTGCCGCTTGTCGCAAAGAAGTCTGGCACAGCAATAGTGTGCGGTCATTGTGGGATTATATTTCCGCCGCATGACAATGACTGTCCAGTTCGTTTAGCAGAAAATGCTTTGTATTTAGAGGATGATGATGATGAAAGTTGATAATGTAAAGCAATGTTGGAGTGGTGCAGTAAGTGGACGGGATGAAGTCACGTTCACCGCTACCAAGGCTGAAGCTGATGAATTGAGAAATGCTCTGGCTATTGTAGATAAATGGCAGAAGCAAGCTTTGAAGAAAGTACCATCGGCAAAGGGTGCTGACTGGACAATGGTAACTTATGCAGTTAAGACGGACAAGGTAATTGTGGGCGTTGAATCAGGAGCATGTGGTTAATGGCATTCTATGTACAAGCTGCTGGTAATCTCACTTATAAAGTCGAACATGCTCTCCAGAAGTTCTTTGGGGATAAGGCAGAAGTCCATTGGTATAATGGACAAGTGTTTGTTAAGGTTAAGGATAATGCTGGGTTCGTTGCCGAAGATCATCGCTTGACTGATGAAGAGATTAAACAAGGTGTATTTGGTGGTGGTCGTATTGATGGATTAGATGGTAAGATGTTCTGTATTAAGGTAGAAGAAATCAAAGAATGGCCTTGGAGAAAATATGAATCTTGAGCAGAGAGAATGGGATAGGCTTAAAGATATATTGTTGCCTTTCCTCAAGACGGCGAAGGGTATCCCTGACAACTGGCCTAAACAGTGTAGTTTACTTTACGATACTAGGGTAAATAATAAAAATGAAGAATACGCATACATTACTTATCATAGGGCTGGGATTGATGCTGGTCCGACGATTGGTGATTATGCCAAATTAGAAGAATGGTGTAAGGACTATGGTGTAGAAGATGCAAAGTAATCATCATCCTGAAAAGACAACTTATCCTGCGAACAAAATGATTCCAGTTGAAGCATTGTCTCTTTATAAGAAATACCCTAGAGCAAAGAAACACATGAAGCGAGAACATACAAGAGCTTCACGTCGGTATCTAAAACATAATTTGAAAGATGAGCATGAAACATTCAATACATAAACGTGCTAAGTTTGGCTGTTTGCCTGGCGATGTTTCTAAATCAAGAAAGATTGCCATGTTAGAAGGTGAAAGCACATCGCTAGGTGCCAAAACCTATCGTAAAGATTTAAAAAAAAGCAAATCGTAAGTTCCGTCATACTGCCATTAAGGATGAAACAAATGGAAGAGTATAAAGAACCAGAATATGAGAAAGTTAATTGTCTGGTTTGCGATAAAGAATTAGATTATGACCCAGGAAAGACGCATGATGGCAATGTCATGGATGGCGGCTTTATGCTTATAAGCTTCCATTATGGAAGTCGGCACGATCAATGCCTTGGTTTCTCTGGAAGAAAAGCACATAGGAAAGACGCTTCTCCTATGCACAAACTGCTTACTTGCGACGATCTTGAAGCATTCATTTGCGATGATTGTTTTGAGAAGAAATTCGATAAGGTGAAGGGTTATGATATTGAAGTTCGCACTAGGAGACACCGAACCAAGGTGGTGTAACCATGAGTAGTCATCAATTAAAAAATCTTCAAACCCGACGTAATGAAGCCGAAGCTTTATGGATTAATGCCAAAGCTAAGGTGACTGATGCTCAACGTGATGTTGAGAAATATCGCAGTCAGATGAAAAGTCTTGATGACGAAATCAATAAAGTGCGGATTAACATTGTTGTAAGTGAACATGCCTATGTCCGATTCTTTGAACGTGTATTAGGGCATGACTTGGAAGAGATTAAAGAACAAATTATCCCTCCTGATGTTATGTCCATGATCCAAAGTCTAGGGGATGGTTCCTATCCAGTGGGAACTACCCATAAGGTGAAGGTCAAAAACAACACGATTGTTACCGTTCTCACCAAAGACGAGAAAGATTAATGAAACTCAGCAGATTAATGCCTGAACATGCCGTATCCCCCAAGCGACTTTCCCTCGTCCGACTCGATTGCTTTGTCCAATGGCTTAAAAAGAATAAGCCAGAAGTAATCAAAGAAGCAGGAAAGTCTCTTGGTATCAAGGAACTCCATCAGGCTTTTGACGATCTTGGAGTAGGTACGGAACTTTATCGCCCGTGAATAGATACTTTTGCCGTAAGTGCCTGAAAATAAACAACTTAGTGATTTTGGTGAATAGATACATGAATAGATCAGACTGTCCAGACTTTGACGATGACAAGTATGAGGAAATTCTTACATGGGCTAAGGCGGAAGTAATCTATGATGATGTTTTTGTAAATGGTAAGGGGGAGAGGTTTGTTCGTCCAGAGCGTGGTTACTGGACGTTGCATTGGGAACATGGATTTATTGGTTTTAATACTCTTGCCAAGCAAGATGAAAAAGTGGCACGCATGGCTGCTGCGATGTTTATTTATTTATGGTGTAATGGTATTATGGCATCTATCGCTGATTCATTAGCGATATTGTATGCGAGGGCTTATGTACGATCAACCCAATACTCGGAAGCAACTCCAGAAAAAGCAAGCACAACTGCAAAAGCAGATGGCTGAGCTTGAAAAAGAATTAAAAGCCATTGATCCTGACCCGATCAAAGAAGTAGCTCACGCCATTCATAGAACAATGTGTCGTAAAAGGCATGACGACGATTGTTCTTTTTATTATGATAATTGGGATAACCCAAGTGGGGAACGCCAAAAGTTCGTTAAAAAAGCTATTGAAATGTTGAAGTGTGCAGATAAAAACAAGGTTTTGGACATTTTAGACATTTTAGGAGAATAAAATGGAGTTAGAACCTGGACAGAAATGTGCCCGTTGCACTCGTCTTCTGGACGGCGGTTATACAACCATTTACAATGAAAAAATGGATGCTATTAAGGAGATTATTTGTACTATTTGCAATACTGTTGAATACATGGATGATTACAAGAAGGATGGCATCATTACGACAAAGATTATGATGGAAGCGTCGATGGCTAAGTATTATTTTGAGGAAACTGACCTTAGCCGTTTGCGTCCCGAATGTCGTGAATTCTTCATGCAGAATAAAGTGCCATTGCTCCAAATCGCCAATGATGTGGTAGAAATTCACAAGTTGGTGGATGAATTTGAAGATAAGCATTGGCTTCCATATATCAAAAAGTATTGGAATGATACGAATGAGCGTGGTCATATCGCTGATTCAAGGAATTGCACTATTATGATGTGGGGGTGTGCTGGGCGTGTACTCATTACTGCTGAGCAGCCTGGCAGTAGTATTACTATGATTTTCAGTGATTATGTTGCTACTGAGGAAGATATCAAGAAGTATGGTGATATGTTCAAGCAACGGGGTGGCATTCAAGGTATCACTGCCAAGAAGGAAGACGCTATCTTCATCATGAAGGAACTGAATAAGATGAAGAAAATTAAGTTCCATCCCAAGGAAAGTGTAACAATGGCGGGGTTATGATTCTAGATTTGCATATAGGCAATAAAACCGTGAAGATTACAAAAGATATGAAGCTGGCAATGGCTCGCTATTATCTCAAGCCTTGCGAAGATCATTTGCAGGCTGTTAAAAAGTTAGCTGAAAAGGCTGGAATGACTTTCTCTGCATTGCCATCTGAAGGACAGTTTAGGTTTGAATTCTATGTCAAGCGGGTTGGGCATTTGAGTAATTGTGTTATCGAATGCAACGTGGACAATTTTCTTGATGGTGGTTATAAGATGGTATTTGCACCATGTCTTTGTGGAGATGAATACTAATGGGGATGGACGCAAAAGCTAATGTGTTTTATGGTTATAAGCAAGATGTAATTTGTCAGGATGATGAAGGTGACTATCTTCCTATGCCTGATGGCATTAATATTGTCAGGCAATGCGATTCCCATTATATGGCAGTTAAGCAAACTAATCAAAGGTTTGATTGGGACTACGGTATCCAAGATTTGAAGCTAGATTCCATGCAGAATCCTAATTTGATTGCTTGGAAGGCATTGCTGAAACAGGGGTGCGATGCTTTGGGGCTGGAATTCAAGGAAGAATATTGCGGCTGGTTCGTAGTTTGCGATTATAGATAAAAATTTTGTGAACCTTTTTGCTGTTTCATTCGTCTATTATTATGGAAGTGATGCATCATTCCATGAGGATGCGCCGTAGTGCGGTCCTCGACCAAGTAAATTTTTTTTATTGGCAAAGGAGAATTTTTATGAATCAGTTAGTAGCATCATCTCGTAATGGTTTGACCCCTCGTAGAGACGACATTTTTGCCCCATTTGAATCATTTTTTAATCAAGTTTTCGATGAAATGTGGGGCGATTTCAGTGGTCTTAAGTCCAATGCCCGTAAGGGTTTCCCTGTTTTAGACGTTATTGAAGACAATGGTAAGTACATAGTTGAGGCATGTGTTCCTGGTGCAAGCGGTGAGAATTTGTCTGTGGAGATAGAGCCAGCTAAGGAAACTGATGTAACGAAGACAGCCAGAATTTTGAGGATTTCTGGACGTTTGGATCAGACCCATCAATATTCTGATAAGGCTCAGTATTACAAGAAGGAACTTCGTAGAAGCTCATTTGAGCGAGCGATGTATTTGCCAGATTATGTTCAAGGAGAGCCAGAGGCTACTCTTAAAAATGGCATGTTGAAATTGGTATGGGACGTTCCAGAATTGAAGCCACCTGAAAAGAAAACAGTAGCCATTAAGTGTTTAGATTAAATCATTTGTAATGCCCCATAGCTTCCTATGGGGCATTACTATTATAAAGCATGTTAAAACTATTCCTTGCAGGTGCGGTTCTATTTTATATGTTTCTTTTTTGGCTATGTAGGCCAAAAAGGATTAAGGTTCCGTGTTGCCGCAGAATCTATCCCCAAATGAGTTGTACTAATGACGAATTGGATAGGGAAGTAAAAATTGATAACAATATACACTGATGGTTCCGCTTGGCCTAATCCTGGTCCTGGCGGTTGGGCTGCTATTATCGACGGTAAAGAAATTTTTGGTTCCGAGAAACAGACTACGAATAACCGTATGGAAATTACGGCAGTCCTGCGTAGTCTTGAAACACTCCCACATGATTCAGACGTTAAAATATACTCAGACAGTCAATATGTCGTCAATGGCATAGGGTCTTGGGTAGGTGGCAAACCATTCAAGGAAGGTTGGATGGTTGGTTGGCAAAAACGTGGTTGGACCCGTAGAGAAGGCGAATTGCAAAACGCTGATTTGTGGAAAGAAATTTATTCACTTGTAAAATTGTACAGTAGCGTTGAACTTAGATGGATTCGTGGTCATGACGACGATGAATTAAATGAAAGATGTGATAAATTAGCATTAAAAGCGAGGATGAGTAATGGACAGTGACATTAGATGGATTTTATGGAGAATCCAAAATCTTAAAGAGATGAATTCACCAAATCGTTTGCCAACCTATCGTAATATTTGGCAAGGCTGCTATGATGTGTGGCATTGTGAGCAAGATCGTATTGATTCTGTTGAAATACCAAAAGCCAAAATGAAGGCAGCAGAGGAAGGCGGCTTCATTAAAAGCGAGATAGTAAAGATGGGTAAATTCGATCAAGTAGTTTATTCACTAACCGAGTTAGGCGAGAAAACCTTGAGGGAAAACAATGAACAAGGAACTTGAGAAGCAGTTGCAAGAAAGATTTCCTAAGCAATTCAGGGATTTGTACGGGGATATGCGGGAAACCTGTATGCATTGGGGCTGTACAAATGGTAGCGGCTGGTACGGGATCATTGAGCAAGCTTGTTCTCAGATACAGGAAGAACTTGACGCACATCCTGAGCTAGATTTCAAGTGGTTGCAGATCAAGGAAAAATTTGGGCAATTGGTATTGAACGGAAGTGGTGGCAACGAAAGGATTTACGAGATAATCAAAAAATTCCAGCAAAAGTCACTGGAAGTGTGCGAGATTTGCTCTACAGATGAAGGCAACATCACTACGAAGGGTTCATGGATCAGAACGCTTTGCGATAGTTGCAGGGCGACTAGGGCTAGGGAAGAATCCTAGTTGGTTACTTTACAAACCGTGGATTTGTACTATCATCTTAGAGGAGACAGCAATGCTACTCGCAAAAAAGAACGCACGGTACTATCTGACGGAGCAGCGAGACGAGTGTGAACGTTGGTTCAGGTGTGTCAAGAGTATGGAGACTTATTCGGAGGTAGTCTACATTACTCCGAGAATGGCCAAAGAGTTATTGGATACAAGGAAGACAAGAAGGAATCTGCGGGTAGTAGGGCCATCTGACTTAAAGCTGGCAGGGACGCATTATAATGTAGCAATTAGTTTTTCTGGTAATTTGATAGAAGGCCAGCAAATACTAGAAAACATAATTGAAACTAGAAAATCAACAGAAGTTTTAGTTACTTTCAATTTGTCCGATAGACTAATTTTTTAGGAGAGATTACTGTGGAAACGAACGGCGAGCGTTTTGAGTGGAAGCCAGGATTCAGCCTTACGAAGTATGGAAGCATCTTTACTCTTAATTGCAATCAAGAGTTCGCTCAAAGGTTTAGGAATGTCCTGCGCGATTGTGGTGCTAATGAACCCACAATTAACAATTTGGCCGAGGATTTCAAATATTGTTTGGAATCCAATGAAGAGAGTGTGGACCCCGAATCGCATGATTTCATGCTGTCCAAGTTCGGGCATGTCTATCTGCTGACGTGCAAGCGGGAATTCATGCAAAGGCTCAATGCCGTTTTGCAGAATTTCTTGGTGACAAATCGTGTCTCGCCAGCGATTTTCTCTTTCTCCCAACAACTTGACGGCTATCTGCTGAACAAGTTCCAAAAAGCCCATACCGATTACTAAGAAGTTTATGATAAGACCCCTGAAAAGGGGTCTTATCATTTAAGGAGCAATTTATGCCGAAGAAAGCTAAAGCTGAACCAAAGAAAATTGACGTGTTCAAACTCAATTATTATGTAACCAATAATGGTGATGGCTCAGCTAGTGTCCGTTTTTGTGAATCAAAAGAAAAAGCAGAAAAACTAGACGAAGAACAGGATGAAGGTTGGGGGGAGTCGTCTGCCAGCGATTTTGAACTCAAAATCGAAAATGGTGAAATTTATTGCCGTGCTTATGACCATGCCAAGCACAAGTATGATTGGCATAAACTAGAAAAGGGGACTCGAAATGAAGGCACATGAACTGACTCGCATGAAGACTTTCCCAAAGTTCCGCTTGAAAAATGGTAGGGTTGTGTGGGATAATGCGAATTAAAAGATGGTCATTTACTATGTTAAGTAATGACCAAAAGTGAGAAAACAAAACTTCGACGTAAGACAAGAGCCGAAAATAATAAATGTGTTGTTTGTGGCACAGATTGGCGCGGAAGCAGTGTCACTTGTGAAAAATGTTTAGTTAAACTAAGAGAAAAAAACAAAATTAATAGAAGGAAGACAGTAGAAGAACGTAGACTTATTGAAGGTGTATGTGCTTATTGTGGGTCGGAATGGCAAGGTAAAACGATAAAATGCGAAAAATGTTTGCGGCAAGACACCAACCATTGTGCAAATAAGAAAAAAATTGTGTTTGAACATTACGGAAATAAGTGTGAATGTTGTGGCGAGAACAACACCAAATTTTTAACTATAGATCATATTAACAATGATGGTAAGTTTTTTCGTAAAATTAAGCCTTACCATTATATTATAAAAAATAATTTTCCTAGTGACATAAGACTGTTGTGTTGGAATTGTAATTGCGGTCGGGCTAAGAATAATGGAGTTTGCCCACATAAGCAACAATCATTCCCTCCGTTCGTTTTCGTTTAAGGAATAAATTATGTGTATTATACCGAAATTTGTCAGTAATGAAGTAGCAGTCAAGTTAGCAGAGGCAAAGCAGCTTATTGAAAATGGCTGGTGTCAGCATCTATTTGCAATTCAGCAAGATAAAGAACGTTTCAATTACTGTGTAGTTGGAGCAATGTATGCGACCTTAGATAGAGGTGAAGTATTTGATAAGATGGTCAATGCCTTCATCAATGCTAATGGGCTTCCATCCTCAGATTACATGATGGGCAAGACAACCAATATCACTAGCTGGAACGATGATAAAAATCGCACCAAAGAAGAAGTTCTAGCTGCATTTGACAAGGCGATAAATTATGTTGGATAAACTAAAAGAAGCAATCCAGAAATTACCAGAGCTTTTGCAAGACCCAAATAACTTTGATTCTTTGATCGTTAATAGGCGTAAACCACACACTTATAGAGTGTTTACGCATTTTAACGGTTATCGTATTTGTTTGCATAAATTTGATGTTTGTGATAGGCACGAAGCGTTCCTCCACCCACATCCCTGGCCTGGCGCTTTTGCTATCTTACTTGGTAGCTATGAAATGGAAGTTGGGTATTCTGTATCTCGTACAGAAAAACCTAATCATGTATTAAAAGTGGTATTGCTAGAAGGTAGTAGATACGAGATTACCAGTCCATTAACCTGGCATTCGGTCACGCCACTTGAGCCGACTTATACGGTCATGGTTAATGGCGAACCTTGGGACGCTGAGACTGCCCATACAGACGTGCGGACCACTAAGGGCAAAGACTTGGATAGGATGGAGCCAGATAAATTACTGCACCACCTGAAATCATTTAGGTTGCTGCTTCCTTTGCATGTTTGCCCAAAGTGCGGGGAAGGAGATAAAGCTTAGCTGTACCGAGTGGTGCAAAGGAGGATTACATGGTAGTCCAAGATGAAAAAATGCTGGCTTGTTTTGTCAATTCTGAGCAACCACCGCTCAAAGTAAAACACCTGTGTTATTACACTACACCGAACATTGAGAGTGATAAGATTAACCTCATGGAAGTGTATGAGGCACATTATCCGCATCCTGAAGCGCCAGATGATGCTATTATCCATCTTACCACAACTAGACTGGTTAAGACACTAAGGCGTTCTGATTATGATTGTGCCCATGTCGTTCTGATGGAAGCACAACAGAAAGCGTGCCGATACATCGAAGTGAGGGGATAAAATGATTAAGATTTCTAATCCTGGTAGCGTGGTTTATCCAAATAAGTTCAAGCCTGGTGATAAGGCGAAGGTGCTTAAAGCGGTTGAATTCTGCGATGGCACCCGCCACACCAAGGGTCAAATTGTTCCCGTTACAGAACGCAACGTATCCTATTTCAATGTGTTTCATCAAGATCATGAATTGGAGAATTAAATGGGCGTTGACTGCAAGATTCTGCTTCCCCACAATGTTCAAGTAAATGATGTTGCTGATATTATCGGCGTTGCGGCTGGTCTTAAAACCAGTCGCCGTCCTTTGAATCACAATGATGCTTGGTCGCTTGAAGTCCACGGCGTTGGCGTCAAGCCCTCAATCGTTCTGACTCTTGCTGACATTCAAATCACTGCACCAGATGGCACTTTTTTGGTTGGTTGATTTCTTCGGTGGTCGTATGGACTATCAAGATTGCGATGATTCATACGAAGATTATACCAAGTGGCCTAAGTCCAGTCGTCACAATCGTCCTCAAGATGGCAAGCCTTGGCAGAACTTCCAGAAGCGTATGGAAGCAGTCAAGCCTCTAACCAAGGAAGAACTTGAAACTTTCGATTGTTTTGCTGCATACAAACGAAAGGATATGTAATGCGTCCACCTAATGCAAAAAGTGTGCAGGAAGCTGTTGAACAGCTAAAAGAGGCTGAAAGTCTCTTTCTGTATGCTCGTAAAGGCATGGGAATGTACAATCCAAAGGATGCTTGGGAGAATTTCAGGGCACATTGCCAACAGTTATCCCAATGGATCGAACATGGACGTGGCGTTACCGAAGAAATGAAACCTGAATTAGTCAAGACGCTATTTGCGTCTGAAAAAATTCTAGGGGATAATGATAAATACGATCCGCGTAAACATTGAAGTCCTGATGGTTGTTCATTGTAGGAGGTTTCATTGATGAAAAAGGCTTTCTTTATCTATACTTCTGACGAAGACGGCTGCGTTGGTTTTAAGTGTGCTTTGGAAATTCCTGAAAGTATTCACACATATGAAGATGCAATTAATCATCTGCATCCTATTCTTGCCAGTCCAGAGTTCGTCAAGGATTTGATTGAAGGTGATGCTCTGGATGATGATTTGTTCATGGGGCATAAGTTCAAGCTTACCTATTGCGGGTATCGCAACTATAATTTGGAATATGAATTCCAATACTGTGGCGATGAAGAAATTGATGAAGATGAATTGTATCCAACACAGATTCACTACAAGGACATGGATTTCATTACCATTTGGTGATTATGGACCAATTATTTGAAAAAGCTTTGTATCTCGCCAATGATTTGAGTGGGATTAACAACACTGGCATGGCTTCTGTCAGAGTCCAGTGGCATCCTTATGAATGTCATTGGGAAGGCGAAGCTAATTGGAGTTGTAATACTCGGCTGGTAGCTCATGGTGACAGTCCAACCGATGCTGTTCTAGCATTGATTGATCTATTAGAAGATGAAAAAGAGCAAAAGGGTTGGCGTGAGTTATCGAAGCAATCCTTGAAAGATTGGGCTAATTAATGTACACTTATAGGCTTTACAATAAAGATACAAAGGCATTAAGTGTAAAGAGACTCAGAACGTCGTAGAGATTTAGAAAATGAAAGAAATCATTATTGGACTTGTTGCCTTCATCATAGGTATGACATTTTATGTCAGCTATAATCGTCCCTATTACGAAATGCGTGGTGTATTAGTAGTCGAATGGCGTCCTTTGGGGGTTGGGTTTTCTTACACTTGGAGCGGCCCTGGTTTCTGCGAAAATTATCCGCCTGAGTGGAACATTTACCGTGGTACAGTGAGGTTCAAATGATCGTTCTCATTATGGGCTACAATGCTGCTGGCAAAAGCACTTTGGTTGAAAACTATACCAAAGATGGTTTTCATCGTGTAAACCGTGATGAACTTGGCGGCAAACTCGACAATCTTCCCCTAATCGTTGCCGATCTGCATAAGAAAGGCACAAAGAAGTTCGTATTAGACAATACTTATGCGGATATTGAGAGCCGTAAGAGTATTATTGAATGCGCAAAGAAACTCAAGCTGCCCATCAAGTGTGTGCTGCTTGACACCAGTTTCGAGGATGCTCAATTCAATGCCTGTACGCGGATGGTCCGTAAGGTTGGCAGGTTGATGGACCCCGAAGATTTCAAAACGTGCAAAGACCCTAATTTATTCCCTCCTGTTGCTTTATTTTCCTATAAAAAGCGTTTTCAGAAGCCCACTACTGCCGAAGGGTTTGAATCGGTAGAGAAGGTGCCATTTGTTCGCAAGAAAGACCCAAAGTATTGCAATAAGGCTCTTATTTTGGATTATGATGATTGTTTAAGGGTGTCGAAAACTGAACAAGGCTATCCTATTAAACCATCAGATTTGAAGATTTTACCAGGACGTAAAGAAAAGCTTGCTGAATACGTCAAAAATGGCTATAGGTTGTTAGGAGCTTCTAATCAATCTGGTATTGCTAAGGGCATCCTTACTGTTCAGCAAGCTGTGGATTGTTTTGAAGAAACTAACCGTTTATTGGGTCATAATATTGACTATTTTTTCTGTAGACATTCCATACCTCCTGTTGTATGCTATTGTCGGAAGCCACAGGTAGGAATTTTTGTGCATTTTCGAGAAAAATATTTTCTTGATCCAGCACAATGTATTTTTGTAGGCGATCAAAAAACCGATGAAACCTTTGCGGTCAGATGTGGAATGAAATTTTATTACGCAAATGAATTTTTTCAATAGTATGTCTAATTTTATAGTTAAGTGCAACCAATGTAATGGTGAAATTGATGTTAAGACAAAGGCTAGGCTTGATAAGATTAAAAAACAATCTTATCTGTGTAAGATTTGTATTATAGAAAATAAAAGTAGGATTTGTCCAAAATGTAATGGTAAGATATTATATCAATCGCCGTATTCTAAAAGACAAGCAGAGGTTAAAAATTCTATATGTAAAAAATGTTGTTCCAATCAAATACCCAATATTTTTACAGATAATCAAAAAGAATTCATTGATGGTTTGTTGTTAGGTGATGCGAGCATTGTATACCCAAGTAAAAATTCTATTTATCCCAGATTGACTTTATCCAGAAAAGCAGAGGATAAGGATTATTTATTTTGGCAATATGATGTATTCAGAGATTTTTATACTGATACTGGACCCACACCTAAGAACTTTTTTGACTATAGAACTGGAAAAACATATTTTCAATATCATTTACAAAGCAAAAGTGGTGAAGTTTTTACTGAGTATTATAAAAAGTGGTATCCAAATAAAAAGAAGATTATTCCAAGGGACTTAAAACTTACTCCGACAACATTGCTGGTTTGGTTTTTGGATGATGGAACAATTATTCGTGTCTCTGATGCCAACCTAACACTTTGGTTAGCCACCAATGGATTTTGCGAAGAGGATGTTCGCTTTCTTGGCGAAGCTCTGCAAGCCTATTTTGGTCAAGGTTTTCATGTATATGGCAATAGTAATAGAGGATACAAAATTAAATGCTCTACAGAATCAACGTTAAAATTTATTAAAGCCATCGACCCTGTTTTTCCAAATTGCATGAAGAGAAAAAGAACATGGGAATGGCGACCAACAAACTGATTCTACCTTTCCACCAGATGCGGATTTGTTTTTGCTAAGGATTTTTTTAAGTAATGGAAATTTTCAAACCTGTCATCGGGCTTTATGCTTGGGGAACTTGGTGGGATAATCAAGCAGGAACCAACATTGAGTTTGGTAATCCATCAATGGTGGTGCATAAAGAAAAACTGCACAGTAAAGGGCCATCCGCTGGCAAAAGAAGTCGATGGGTTCAAATTAAAGGTGAATGCGGCTTACATTTATGGCTGACTTCATGGACTATCATGGAGGATAATGACGTAGCTGCCACGATTGATTCTCCATATGAAGGTAATTTCAATTCAATTAAGGCCGCTTTGCATAGGTTAGAAGGCAAGAAGTTAGAATCTATTGATATAGATTCTAATGCTACCACCACATTTAGTTTTGATTTAGGTGGAAAGTTGATATGCAAAAGATTTGACGAGTGGAAGTCCGATGAAGAGTTGTGGTGCTTGCGTACTCCTGGCAAATTTCATGTCTGTTACGCAGATGGAAGCATACGAACCAGTTAAATGAATAAGAAATCTATCATTCCTTTGTATGATCGTAAAATTTATTGGAATATACTTAAAGACTGTGCAGCTATGTTCGGCATGAGTAAAAAAGACATTAATGCACAAGTCAAAAAGTTAAAATCAGAATTGTTTAACGATGATTTATTTTATCACCATGAACCACTATATTGGGCAGCAAGTTGGGCTGGAATAGATAATCCAGACGATTATCATACCCAATATAGAGAAATACAGAAAAAATATTATGGATGACATGGACACATGAAAAATCGCATTGCAGACATTTTGGACATATCCAAAATGACGGACGAACAAAAAAAGCAACAGGAAGAGGACTTCCTAGCCAAGTCCTATATTTGCGATAAGTGTAGAAACTTACATATGTCCAGTGAAAACCTGGATGGCAATGTCTGCTTTCCACCAATGGGCGATCATCATTGCGATGGCATTTTGCGTAAAGCAAGAAGCCTGGATGATGTATTTGGACCAGCAACAAAGGAAGAGAATCGAAATGAGTGAAGAAATCCTACGTCGCTGGTATAAGGCTCATAAGACGGCGGAAGAGAATCCTAAACTTCTCCTGCGTAACGTCGGTGTCAAAGAATGTACTCGCATTAGCAAACTTTGCGGCGACCGCATGAAAGAATGCGCTGCGGCGGATGAAGAACTTCTAAAGGTAGAAGGCATTCCTCTCGTCAATCTATTCAAGGAAGCTACCGCCAATCGACCAAAATGTGGATGTACTTTAGGTGCATTTCGTGGTAGTTATCACCCTGAATGCTGGTGTAGGCTCAAGGAATGGTTTGCATATAGAGACGCTTTGATGGTTTTCATTTTTGAGAATTACATCAGAGATACGGAATACATGCAGGAGTATCGGCTTGCAGAAAGATTGCAGGCAGAAGATATCGGTGAGAATTTGTTAAGAAGAATGAATCATTGGCCTGCATTGAGTGATACTTTGGAAGCAATGTCTCATCAAGATTATGCCGATCTTGAGGAAGAAATAGTCTCGATGATAGAGAGGAGTTTATAAATGGACTTTTTCACAAGCTGCGGTCATTGTGGGTTCATGCACAGTGGCGTTTGCCCAAGAATCAAATCTATAGAATACTATGAAAATGGCATGATTAAGAAAATTGAGTATCATGGTCCTAATGAGCAACAGATGCCTCAGTACGATGATGAAGACGTACATGATGGCGTGCTACCTTTTTAGCTTTACAGATGCTGTTTTTGTAGTAGACTAGGAGTGTATGATGCCTCGTAGAGTCTTCTATGTGGATATTTCTAACCTTCTGGATCGGTGGTTTTTCTTCACTGACCTTGATAACTTCATGGGTTTTTTTAGTAAATCCAAAACCCGTCCAATTCCAGAAGTGGTAAAAGAATGGAATGACAAGTACGCAAAGCATCCAAAACAGTATGTTTTTTGTAGGTGAAACATGGAATGCGATGAATTCCTTTACATTATTCGAAATCACAGCCCGCAGGATATCGTTCAAGCAGAGCGAATCATGATGATTTGCCACTTGAAGGAATGTGAATCTTGTGCGAAGCTTATTGGCGAACAAATCAAATTGCATGGTGTAGTAAATGACGATGAAATTAAGAGATTGTCAGCAATGGATAGAGAGGTGGTGAACTAATGGCTACTGTGGTTATGCAACGATGGCTAGAGAGTGAACGTGGTTGGAGCATAAGAGACGACGGAGTAAGTCTGCACCTAAGCGAAAAAGATCGTGTAGCTTATTGCAAACAATATTGGGCTGATGAAAAGAAAAGGAATACAACAGGTGAAGTGCCTGATGAGTATTCCAGGGAAGATGGCAGTCCAGTCTTGATTGATTTGGATAAGCGTAGTAAACTCTACAAGGATTTGGTGAAGTCCAAGCATGGTATTCGAGTTTACGGAGCATCCAAATGGCTAAAACAATCAGTGTAGACTCAAAACAATTTGAAATGCTTTTCCAGCAGACTTTGGACAAACTGGAATTAGCGGCACTGAATGCTAATAAGCATAATTTTAACCCTGAAAGTCAAGCTATTCGTGACTTGCATCGGGCGTTCCACTATTATGTTCACGAATTGAAAAGGAATCTGGAAGATGCACCAGCAGGTTAATATATAGTGCATGATTACATTTACAACATGGCTAGAACGACGTGAAGGCGTTGGGTCTAAAATCTTGGCATTAGCACTGCCAATGGGTTCAGCAATAGCAGGTGGCGCAGCTGGTTTAGCTGCGGGTGGACCAGCAGGAGTATTACCAGGATGGCTTCTTGGTAAAAAATTAGGGGTCAAAGGTTCTGAAAAGCTTTTCCCACAAAGCACAGCAGAACTGATGAAAAAGAAATGACCGAAGAAGACATTGCTAAGATCAAGGAAATCCTTTTAGAAGAGATTGTAAGTAAGCTTACGATTTCATTAAGTCAAGAGGGTGACAACTATGGTGGTCCAGGTGGCTCTCTTAGTGTCTGTCTAAGATACGATGGTCAAATAATTGGGCAAGATTCAGTTTCTTATTAGGAGTTAAACAATGAGAACTGCACAATTTGAAGGCAATATCCCGATGGCATTTTCTCTTGAGGATGCAGTAGCTAATTCTCTTATTGAGAAGGCCACTGAGCATTCCAAGAAAACAAAGAAGACCGCATCCAGTTTTGTCAACGAAGTATTAAAGTTGGCACTCAAAAACCAGGATATTCTTAATGCGGTGGAGAATGGAAACTGAAATTTTAGATTCCAAAGTGGTTTGTACCATATTGGAAGTGGTAATAGACGATTATCTAAAGGCTGACACCTTTTATAATCGTCTATTTAACCATAAAAAGATCGCAGAAGCCAAGAAAGAATTGTTCAAAGTTTACCAAATGGCCTGTTCACAATTAAACCTGAAATATAACTCAGAACTACAAGAGTTAGTGGAAGGTATCGAGGAGGTTTTGTAAATGTGTGAGAATTGCAAGAAGCAACGTAATGTTGTTGCTTGTTCCGTCTGTGGCAAGAAGACTTGCGACCGTTGTGGGCTTAATGTGATTCATGAAAACGGTCCTTGGGTATGCGTCGGTGGTGGAAAGTGTCACTTCATCGCTCGTCAGCAACCTTTGGTGAAGAAATGATGCTTAAAATCATGCAACCAGCATACATTCCTATTTCACAGGAATTGTATGCGGTTATAGAAAAGTATTTCTCCAAGAACAGGCGGTATTGTTGTCAGGATATTCAGGAAGCAACCGAACCTGGGACTAAATTATCCGACGAAGCAGACCAGTTGCGCGCCCAATACGGGCAGTTTTACTTCACGTTATATGATGAATAATGGATAAGCGGAAAAAAGATAAAGTATGTCCTAAATGCCACGTCTCTGGGTTTATCCACGATGGCTGGACATGCACTGGTCGCCCTCACTTCACCTGCCAAGGTTGCAAATCCGACTGGACTTGTGGTAATAAGGACGGCAAACCTTATTACGATAATGCTTTAAGCCATCCAGACAAAATCATCATTCTAGGCTGGACGCAGGAAGATTACGATTGTTATAATCTCAGTGTTGAGAATGGGGTTGTTCGTTTTGAGAGAAAGTAATGGGATTAAGCAAATTACCCATTGGCACACCCATCAGGAGGGTAAAAACAGAACCTAAAGGTTCTGGTGCCTTTTCCTGAATGGCTCATTCATTCGGGCGTACAGTTAGTGCGCCTAAACACATGAAGAATGAAGTGGGCGACGGTCCCTCTGGCATTTGTGTATTACTTCATTGTCAGTGCATGAACCAAAAAATGAGCAAAATGCACAAACCTTGGTATAAGGGCGAATATGAGATTCTAACAGAGAAAGAATACCAAATGTTAGTGCGATATCATGATGAAACATGCAACGTTCTCAAAGAGACAGAATGTCAAATGTTGGTAAGGTATAAAAATGCTTAAAGAAATAACAACGACTGTGGAAGTATGTGATGTTTGTGAAAAATATCCAATGCGTTATCGTTGTCAAGGATGTTCTAAATCAGTTTGTCATAATTGCGTCAATGATTTCACTCAGTTTCAACGTAGAGTCAGAACTAGTAGTTTGTATACAATAAAATTTTGCCCTGAGTGTATTAAAGTGGAAACACCTTTAATTAAACAGCTTCAAAGGATTAGTGATTTAAGCAAGGAGTGGTGGGCTTTGTGTGAAAAGTATGATAAATTAGCAGAAGAAGCTGAGTATGGTATTGAGGTTGATTAATGCACCCTACACCCCGAAAGCCTATGCGAACCTTGGAAGGTGCCATAGGTAAAAAGCCTTGTGAGATTAAACTGCAAAGTATATTGCAGGAGTTGGGGGATCGTGTAGCAGTCAACAAAGTATTCGGCACACTATTAGATTTTCGTGAAGGTTTGAAACAAATTGGACATATCCCCGACAAGAAATGGCGTGGGCGTTGCTGGATAGAACTTAAAGATAAAACCGCTCAACGATTTACTAATTTATATAAGACTTATGGCTGGCCTGAGACATTATACACTCATGCTTTATGTTGTATGACAGCTTATTTTAGAGAAACATGGAATAATGACAAATGACCCCTTTTATTATACTATATTTAGCAATTGGGTTTTTAATTGCCGCCAATGCCCTTAAATTACTCGATGGACTTCCAACCTGGGCTAAGGTTGCTGCATTTACATTTGACTTATTTCTCTGGCCCATGCATCTTTTAATCAGTGTACTTATAATTTTAGTAGCTAGGAGATAATATGAGAAAGTTTTTTGCTTGTGTGTTAGTTGTGCTTGCTCTGCTCAATTGCAGTTGTGGTGTATTCGTTGCTGAGCGTATGATGGACAAAATGACCGAAATGATGGAGAAGATGGCTGAGCTTCAATTGAAGATTGAAAAAGAACGGCGTGCCCAAATCTACACCATTGAAGGTGTAGTAGCAAAAGTAGAAATGCTTACAGTAGAAAGAGAACTGGAAGCTGCCAAAGAGATGGATAAAGAACTTAAAGCAGAGAAAAATATAAAGATCAATACGAAAAGGACTTATAAGGTTTACAATGTCATTTTTGAAGATGGTAGGGAAAAGGAATTTAGTGCTGTGCCTTCCAAGCCATTAGAGGCTGGTGTTGCCTATATTATCACCTACAATGGCATGAACGAGATTACTGAAATTAAGAAGGTACAACCATGAAATGGAAAGTATATGAACCGACTCCTGGCCCGCCTTTAATGAACTGTAAAGGCGTCAGCTATATGGGTTATGGGATAAAACGCAATGGTCAGTTCCTTGATAAAGAAGATGACATTAAGGATGGCGATACGTTTGCTATACTTGGTGGAGAGGATTGGATTGTAGAAAATAATAAGCGTTGGGGTAGGAACGGCACAACTTATTGTGCTTTAGAGTTTGCTAAAGACGACAGGAAATGTTGGGTGGCGGCTGGTTTCTGGTACTGCCCACAGAAAGCTTAGCTGTACCGAGGGAGTTGAAATGAGACAGTTCATGTTTGGTTTGGTGGCGGGTCTTTTTATTGGCAGCGGAGTAACTTACATCGTTGCTGATTATTATTGGCCTACAGTAAAAATCAGAGTTCAGAGTGGTCCTAATCCATTCTATGGAAGGTAAAAATGAGTATTGTTGAAAATGCTGAGAAGATTGCACGCAAGGCTCACGAAGGACAGCTTCGTAAGTGGAGTGCTAACGTCCCCTATATCGTTCACCCGATTGGGGTTGCGGAAAAGGTTAAGAGTCTTTCTAATGTCGATGATATCGACATTGCAGCAGCACTTTTGCATGATGTTCTTGAAGATTGTGGGGAACATTGGGCATCCGTTATCGAGGAAGAAGTTGGTCGTGAAGTTCTTGACCTTGTGCGAGAATTAACGTTCCCCACCGAAGGCGAAGAGTGGGCTGGACGTTCGCGGGCTGAAAAGAATGTCATTCGTTTCGCACAAATGGAGCGAATGAGTTCCAAAGCCAAGAAGATCAAGATGGTTGACCGTTGGTATAATCTGAATGATATGAAGAATGCACCTTACAAGCTTATCAAGAAGACTGTTGATGAGTCTTGGAAGCTCCTTGAAATCTGCGGTGCCGCAGACAAGGAAATGGCAAAGGATTTGGAAGAGGCTATCAAGAATCTGGAAAGGCGGCTCAACTAATGTATCACGAATTCCGAAACACGAATCGTAGCGGTTGGAAGTACACTTACACTGGTAAGGAATTACTTCCTTTTGCCAAGCTCTGTCTTGCCAACTACTACAAGGCAGAGTCTCAGGCGCGGGCAGAAATGTCCAAGCTGATTCAGGATATGCGTCGTAATCAGGATGATCCTGCACTGGTTCAGTGCCGTAAGGACATTGAATCTAATGGGTCTATGCGGGAAGAGTTGATGGTGTTCGTGCATGAGTTCACTCGTCAACCCGACCGTGAATATTATCTTGCTTTGGGCGATGTGGTATTCTTCGGGATGCTGGATACTCCAGAGGAGTTGATGAAGTAATGGAAGCCTCATTTTTAATGGCTATAATGACAATAGCATTGTCGTTGGTAGTTTTCAAAATGTTGGGGCTAATTTCAAAAGTTCTGAAAAAGAAGCCATCCCTTTATCAAGGGATTCCAGTCGAGTATTTGGAAAAATACCCGTTGAACTGAAAGCTTAGCTGTACCTAGTGGTTTACAAGTGTTGTTTTTCGTGGTAAAGTAATACAAGGGAGGTTCTATTATGGACAGTGATCTGTTGCAGTATCTTCGTAAGGGTAGTCAGCGAGTGCGGGCTGGTGTTCTGCTTGCCCGCAAGGTCAAGAAGAACAAGAAGGTCAAGGTGCTTGTCGGCTGGAGTAAGTGCAAGCTTACCGTCGATAAGTTCGACCCTGTTCGCGGCAAGGAAATTGCTGAAGCCCGTATTCAGCTTCGTCTGGAAGGCGATAATCGTAAGGTCAAGGTGCCGCATTCCATCAAGGCAAAGGTGGATGAATTCGTGCAGCGTGCGAAGCGGTATTACAAGACTGAGAACGTCAAGGTGGTCTAAAATTAACCTTGTGCATATTCTGCTGGTGCAAGCCCAGAGTCGTGAAACTATCCTTGCCTTACGGCAGGCGATAAGCTAGTCTATATGGCGCGAAAGCCAAGAATATGCACAAGGTTAGCACTTATGAAAAAAGCTAGATTTGTTTTGGATTACTGAGGCTTAAATGCTCGCCTTACAGTTCGTAAGGTATTGCCATTTTTATTTTCCCATGCGGCTGCTGTATTCGATAGTGAACCAGCAGTTAGAAAAGCAATACAGGCAATAAGCAACGATGAGCATTATGGAAAGCCCGTTCCCCCTAGAGAGGTTTGGTTTGTTTTAGAGAAAATTCGCGGTGATTTGAAAGATAAAAATATAGAATTCTTAGTACCGTCACCAGAAGAAACGCATGGAACATGGGGATTGGCAAGCTAATCAGGAACTTAAAATGTACCCTAAAAAGTCAAAGAAAATTGAAATTGAACTGCCAGAAGAACCGCCTTCTGGCGGCTATGCTGCTTGTCCTAGCGGTGATAATGACTACGATGATGCAATGAAAGAATGGCAGAAAAATGTAAATGCCGTTATTCTTGCTGCTATTCCCCGTGGCTATAATCTCAAGTCGTGTGAAACCAAAAAGGTTCAGATTGTGCGTCACTATGCCACAATCGTTGTGGAGGAACAGTAATGGAAAGACCATTGCATCGTGAGGTGTATGTATTTAATGCGGAAGACAACGGTGGCGAGTCATTGACTCTTACTACTGATTATTTTGATAATGGCGATGCCGCACATGGTCTGCCTGATGGTATCTTCACAAACCAAAAGCTAACTCTTATGAGTTATGGTAATTCTGCAAGTTTTGAACTTTGCGGAACCGTTCTCACCCCTGAAAATCTTCGGGAACTGGCTGATATTCTTGAAAATGGTGAGAAGTTGGCACTGAGCAAGGTAGTAAAGGTGGTTAAGTAATGGAGTGGTTTTGGCTTGGCATAACCTCAATCATATATGTAATTTGCGCCTATTTGACTTATAAAGAAGAATGGCGCAATGAGTCTTGGTACTTACCAATCTGTTTCTTTTTCGGCACAACTTTAGTTGTTATCTGGTATATGGTTATCAAATATATCGGTGATAAAGACCGAATATATTTCTTTAGCCTATGCTGGGATGCAGTTATGGTTGCCGTATACTATGTCCTACCAGTTTTGGTGTTCGGAGTTAAATTGGACAGGTACGGCATTGGTGGATTGTGTCTGATGATTGCTGGTTTAGTTTTACTCAAGGTGAAGCACTAGATTTTTTAATGGAGAAGACTAATGGAAGACCATGAGAAGTGGTTGCAAGAAAATGAAGAAGCTCGAAAACTAGTTGAGCTAGGCTTATCCCAAGCGAAGGCGGGACAATTTGCAGAGAACCCACCAGACTTGGAAAAGGATTTAGAAGATTTGGAAGAGTAAACCTTAGCTGTACCGAGTAAACCATGAATGACTGGACTTTCGACAAAATCAGTGAAACCTGGCTTTGCGGTAAAGAAAGCTGTGGTTGTGGCGTATACAATGATGGTAAAGGCTGGGAAGGCAACGTGTCATGCTCAGACCTTATTGTAGGCATTGGTCCATTTACCACGAAGGAAGAGGCAATGACTGAATGCCTAAAACAATTAGAGGAATTAAAGGTGCGAAATGGTTGAGTTATATGATGCTCATTACGAAATGGATTTGGGATGTGGCGGCGATATTTGGCATTTAAGAGGCAATGTAGTCAACCATCCTAATTTCCCAGATTGGGATAGTGTTGGTCCTTCAACTCCAGTTGAGTTCGATGAAGCCACTGACACCATGAAAACTGCAAGTGGCAAGACATACAAGATTATGTCTTATATCAACAAAGCAAGCGTCGTTGAGCAAATCAAGAAGGATATTGCAAAGAAAGGATATGAAGTACACTAATGGCTAAATTTGCTATCTTTATGGTCTGTATGCTTGTCATGTTTTACGAGGGTCTTGGACTCCATCTGATGTGGGGTTGGTATATTACCAAGGTTTTTGGTGGTATTCAACCTGGAATCGTCGCGTGTATTGGCTTGTCGATGATCGTTAGCATGGTTAAGCCATCGCCAGTGCCAGATGATATGGATACGGAGAAGGTTTTGTTTGTACTTCTTAATTCCGTGTTCCGTGTCACTTTCATGCTGATTGTTGGGTATATTCTCCATTTTTGGATTTGAAAAATGATTTACTTGGCAATTGTCATAGTTCTTGTTGCATTAAGTTTATATAATTGTTATAATCGGTATAAGAGGCTAGAATGGGCTTCTTATACCGATGGCTTTTATAAGGGCTTTTGGCAACTGCTGTTATATGTATTTTTACTAGGATTAGTGATAGGATGGGGGATTTCAAGGTGAGATTTGGCAATCAACCCAAATCCAACAAAATGAAGAAGAAGGAACTTCAAGAAAAGAAGTTCCGTGCAGAACAGCAACAGGCGGCTGTGCCTAAACCACCTGTTGTTTATGTTTTGAAGACGAAGGTACGCAATCTCTCGAAAGCCATTGAGGAAATTTTTGAAGGGAAGAAGGATTTCCCCTACACCGAAAACAAAATCCATAACATTAAGAATGCCGTAGGCAGTCTTAATAGAGATGAAGGACTTAAACGAATTCTTCTACATTTTGTCGATCAGAAGGTAGAATTCGCTGAGAAGGGCCATGTAAATAATTATTATGGTCATCGTGAAAACGTCAAAACTCCATTAAACGCTCTAATTAACCTCTCAAAATATCTTCATAAAGCTATTCGTCCTATTGAGGATTGGGAATCTCCCAGCCACAATACTGCTCGCTGTATTGCCAGTTTTGCACGTCATTTGTACGCAAAATACTACGTTCCATCTTTTATGGATGAAGTTTGGTACAATGAAGGACTGGCACATCAAGTTTGGTTTCTTCACATTGGCTCAGGACAGAATATCAGAACTGCACAGGGTTTGCCTGTTCCATTGACCAAGAAAGAAGCCCATTTCTTTATGCAGGCTCCCAAGGACATTGGGCCATTAAACGCTATTCGTTACGGTCAAATTATCAATATGGGTGGCAATGAGGCTTTCGTTCGCCAAATCCTCAAAACCAGAATTGCCAATGATTTCGATATTGAGAGAAATAAGTTTTATCAGAGCATTTTCGTTTGGTTTATGGCAAATCCGATGTTGGACACTTGCCATTATGCGCCTATTCTTGACTATATTCACAATCAGAAATATGTTGGGTATCGGCTCAATGAACAGGGGATGATGGTTCCCCGTCAGCCCAATTTCTGTATGAAGGGGCGTGAGCCAGAATCATTATTGAGACAGGTTGAGGCTTGGCACAAGCAGACTGGCAAGGAAAGCCGTGGGAATAATTTCCCTGAATGGGCAGCTTGTGGACGTAAGGGTTTGTATCATAAGACCAATGATACTCTTCACACGATTCGTGAAATTTGCACTCAAAAGGAATTGATTGAAGAGGGTCGCAAGATGCACCATTGCGTTGCTTCTTATGCAGGAAGTTGCGCCCGTGGGGATATCTCTATTTGGTCCTACGAAGTCATGGATATTAACGGATTGAATAAGAGATTAACTCTGGAAGTTAGTAATCGTGAAGCTGTAATTCGTCAGGCTCGCGGCAAATATAATGCAATGGCTACTGCTAGTGATATGCATTTTGTCAAACTTTGGGCTAGGGAAGCTGGTATTGGCATTTCAAAATACATAATTTAACCATATATAATCTATATGGCTAAACCAGAATTTTTTAGAGGCACACCACCAAGTAGTGCATTTGGTAAAGAAATCCCTTGTCAGGGTCGTATTACAGGCACAGCTGGGAAGCCCGTCTATCAAGACAACCAAACTAATTTAACATCTTTATATTGGACGCCATTTTATGGTGAGAGTATAGGTCTGTATAACGGCAGCACTTGGGATGTTATTACATTTACAGAAACTTCTGTATCAGTTCCTGGCACAACAGATACGAACTACGATTTATTTGCTTATAATAATTCTGGAACATTAGCTTTAACAACAGCCGCTTGGTTTAATGACAGTACCAGAAATGACCCAATTGACTATACTGATGGCATTCCGCTTCTTATATCTGATAAAACAAGACGTTATTTAGGATCATTTAGGACGACTGCATCTAGTGGGGAGACAGAGGACAGCAAGGCCAAGAGACTTGTGTGGAATTATTATAACCGTAGGCAGGTAATTGGATTCCGTCCAAGTTTTACAGCTAGTTGGACTAGCAGTGGTAATGGTTCTTGGGCTGCAATGGACAGTGGTGCTTCTGAGTGGAGATTCGACTGGATACAAGGCGTCAATGAAGACAACATGAACGCGAGAGCATATTGTGGTTGTGGCCAAGGTGCCCAATTCGCCATTGCATTGAACGGAACTAGCCCAAATGGTCAGTACACTACAATTGGTGGCCATAATGTATCAGGAATTATAAACTGCTCTTGTGAGTATTCAAACTTTATAGGTATTTTCGGTAGTTACAACTATTTGCAGGTAGTGCAAACTTCATACAGTGGCAGTTCGGCTACATTTTATGGCCTTAATACCACAGGTAGCGGCACATTGGGTAATAATAGTGGATTTGTTACTGTTTCTTGGCGTTAAGTTACCAATAAACAAACTGCTTGGCTAGATGCTGAAGCAATACAATATATTAAGTTTGAATTGTTTACTGGAACAAGTACAGCTTCACCAGCTAATAATTCAAAACCAGTTGATGATGTAACACCAGATGAATTGCCAACATAAATTATTCCAGTATTGGTACTTTTGGCTTTAACAAGCACGCCTTTTGTGGATGTGTTAGACGCTAATTGTACGGCTGAAGTGCCAACAGATGTTTGGTTATGAGCGAAACTGGTGCCGATTTCATTATAGAGATTAGTTCTTAATGAAGTGTTTGAATTATCGGCACATGCGTTAGAAGTAGCACTACTTCCTGTAAGAGAATTGGCCCATTCTGAGACTTGTGAAATTTCTGCACGGGCTGTTATGGCACTTCCAGTGCTACCGTGTGTCCAAACAACTCTAATATATTGGACTGGTGCCATAAGCTGGAAGGATATGGACTTGACCTCATTGTTACCAGTTCCACCTGTAAAGGTGTAAAAATCATAGAAATTACTATTATCTGCGCTGCTTTGCACTGTAGCAGATGCGGGCACAGCAGGACCAGTAGCACCATTGGTGAGCTTTAAGTAAATGTGTTTTACACCTGTTGTGGTGGTATCCTGCGAGGATGAGGTTGTTGGGCCACCTCCTGCGGTTAAGGATATATTATTAGAAATAACAGCGGTAGTTTTAGTCCATGCCATACTTTATTTATACATTCGGCTGATTATTTTTAGGCTTTTGTAGTGGACCTTCCTCTTCAATGAAATCCACTGCGTTCATTAAATTTTCAATTGGTGGGTTTGTTCCCAAGAAGTTAATTAAACTTAATAAAAATTCTCCCTTATGAAGTCGAATCCTTTCATAGCTTATTAATAGAATTGGCATCTCCTCTTCATTTGCTTTAATTATGAAATCTAAGAATAATTGTTCGTGGTGAGTTTTAATTTTAAGTCCATGAATAGCATCAGGCACTACATTAAGTCTTACTTCTGTAAGTGCTGAAGCTAAGTGGTCACGGATTATATAAATCCAAAATGGATTCCTGAGCAATTTGTACCAAAGAGGAAGATTTACACCACACTGCGGGATTTTCCATGACCATACTGGATTTATGTCTCTCTTATCTATTTGTGTCTTAACTTCATTCAGATTAATTGGCTGTGCTAAAACAGTTTTCCTAAATTCAACGTCTTCGGACAATTCTCCAGTTTTTGTTAGATTACCACCTAGCATATCAACAACTTTGGCTGTCATGCTGGTCCCACCTCTACCCTGCCCAATAATACAGTAGGTTCGGTGTTCTGGCATTATTTTTGGTAAGTTAAATACGGCGGTAGAAAAACGAGGCAAATGACTCCTTTCATCATAAGTTTCTCTGTAGTATATATCATTTATTATTCAATTTAGAGAGAAGCTCGCCAACGGTGATTAACGGTGAAGGCTTTTCAAATTTATCAGGCTCCGCAGGACACATATTACATATAGATTCATTTTTCTGAGAAACAAATTGCTCAAGTTCTTGGTCCGTTGCTGTATGTTCTAATGGTTTATATGCCAGATAACGGTCCCATTTAGGAGATATATTTGGCCATCGTTTTTTTTGAAGTTGCAGATAAGCAATTGTAGAACATTTGTATAATTTGCCATCTAAAATTTGCAGGCAATGTTTGCATGGGCAGATGTTCCAGCTATCTTCAGGTCGATTATTTTCGTATGGGAGTACATCTGGCCCATAGCCTTGATAGCGACGTGTCCAATTCTCAAAACTGTCTCTTATCGCATGAGGGATTGTATTAGAATTCAAATAAGCTATAACTTTATCCCAAGTAATGTTAAATTCAGGAGAGTTACTATGTCTGCTTACAATTAGATTAATATTTAGTTCACTAATTATTGTTCCTAGATTTGGGAAATTGGGTAGTAAAAATCCATTTGTTACGAGTTCGATGCTGTTTTTCCAGTGCTTTCTGGCAACCCTTAAAAAGTCTTCGATGCGGGGATTAAGTAGTGGCTCGCCACCTAATACAGAGAACCTTATTGGATTCAGTCTATTGCTCCACAGGCTCATTTGTTCGTCGGCATATTCTGGAGTAACTAAGCCTTTGTGTGCATTATTTGAGAAATGGCTACAGCTTTCACATGTAAAGTTGCAAGCATGAGCAGCGTGTATTTCGATTCTTGTAACATTGACCATTTACTTATATAGTATGTAGCGATAGCTTAGCTGTACCAAGTGCTTTACAAACCCCAATTTTCGTGGTAGAATGCTCAGAGGGTAACTCATGTATAGGGAAAATCTTCTCGGCGTGAAACGGACCATCAAAGTCTGGAATATCATCAAGGTTTCTGGATTCTTGTTCTGCCTCAAAAAAACCTTCACTGTGGAAGGCTACGATGAACATGGTCATGTGCTAATATATCTCCCAGAGATTCATCCGCATCACCTGGAAGGTGTTGATTTTAGGAATCAAGAATAATGGAACTTACAGACATTGAATACTTTAGAGCAACTTATGGCTTGCGTGAATGCGATGTACAGCTAATTCCTTACGGTTCAAGGGTATATGGAACGCACAGTGAATCGTCTGATTACGATTACATTGGGCTTGTGCCACCGAAGCGAATGGTGGATACTGGCACCGAATATCGTTGGAATTCGCTAAACGTCCACATTTACAACCGTTACGACTTCCAAAAGCAACTGGAACGACATAAAATCCATGCTCTGGAAGCGTATTACATGCCTGATGGCATTGTGGCCAAGGATTTCAAGTTTGAGTTGCATTTGCCTACATTACGAGAAGTAATCTCGGAAAAGGCATCGCACAGTTTTGTGAAGGCAAAGAAGAAGATCGACAAGGAAAATGATTTCTATGTCGGTTGGAAAAGCTTATTCCATTCTTTGCGAATTCTGAATTTTGGAATTCAGATTGCAGGTAAGGGTAAGATTTACGATTATTCGGCTGCGAATAATCACTGGTTTGATATCAGGGATGCACAGCAATATAATTGGGAATACTTCAAGGATAAGTACCAACCAATTTATAATGCTTTGGCAACGGAGTTCAGGAAGCTGGCTCCAAAGGAGTGAAAAATGGAAAATACACTTTTAGAAAAACTGCTACATGCAGTTGACGAAGCTATCCTCTATCGGACAGAGGGTAAGCTGAACGACTTGAAGAAGGTTCGTGAAGAAATTCGTCGTAAGAACGAATTGATTGCACTGACCCTCAATGCTTTTCGTTCAGAGAACATTGACCAAGACAAGTATCGTGAGTTGTTTCTGTTGGAAGGAAGTTTGGATAAGTGGGGGCAAAACCGATGATTACCAATATGTTGGATAAGGATGTGCTTTTTAATGATAAGGAATGTCTAATGGGTTAGAAGGTCGAATCGTAAAGGACTAAGAAAATGGCACTAGAACTACAAATAGCCATATTAATTGTGGCTGGTGTTGTCGGCAGTTTCTTAATCGGGTTGGGAGCTTATCTTGGATTGAAAGATTCCAATAACCCAACTGGATTTCTTTTTGGGCTTGGCGGTTTAGGTCTAATCGTATTTGCTATTCTAGCCGTGATTGGTAAGATCAAATAGCTTAGCTGTACCGAGTAGTCCATGATTACCTACAACCAAATTAAGAATCTGCCGAACAATCATCCTCTGGTCGAACAGTTTAAGCGAGAACTGCAAGACTTTGAGATGTATGAAAAGCGTATTGGCGACAATAATCCATTGGCGGATGAAGAATCCAAGGCTTATTTCGACCGTTATATTGCGGGGGACCGATGACGCCACATGATTTTCGCACAGTCGCTCATGACATGTGGACTAAGATTGCTTGGACTGATGAAGAATTACTTCAAGCACTCAAGGTCCACTACTGTCTTCTAGCTTATTTCTGTGAGCGTGGCGAAGGAATGATTTCTTTCGCTCTCCAAATGGAATTGAGTGCATTGGAGGGCTATGCCAACGCCAGGAAGTGGAAGTGCAGTAATGATGGCACTAATACTTGGCAAATTAGGCGAAAAGATGGGACGCTTGCATGATAAATATATACATGGTTGAATACATGGATAAGAGTGCTGGTATTGGTAAGCAGTTCTATTACGATGACCAGAGACTTGAGTTAGTTGGGCAAGATGAAATGCACGTTCCTTATTTTGCCCCGATCAATGACAAGAGTAAGAGATTTACGCTGCCCGATGGTGAACATATCGCACAACAGTTGATGTGCGGGGAATAGGAGTTTGCCTTGACTGAGAACGTTAATGGAATGCAAGCTGCGGTTAATCAAAATCCTTTCGATACTGTAACCCGTTTAGTTTATGCTGATGCTCTTGAAGAAGCTGGCAATTGGAAAGAATCCTGTTATCAGCGCAGGTTTGCTCAACGACTTGAAAAGCCATTAACCGATAAGCAAATTGAACAGCTTGAGGCTGATTTGAAGCGGGCTAATGGCAAGCGACGTGAACGCACCTTGAGTCTTGAAAATTGCATTAATTGTGCAAGGCGTGCATTGCTTGACGATGAGCGTTGGTCTTATGTTGCGGGCGGTACTGTGGCCAATGCTTATGGATATCGCAGTTATCAAACGGTTTGCGTTGCTGCGGTTCGTTCTAATGGCACGGTCAGGATTGGTGTTGCAGTGACTAGCGGCACTAAGGGGTCTAGTCCTACCACTCCTGTATGCGGTCTTAACAAGAATGCTGACAAAAAGGCTTTTCGTGCCTGGGCTGATAATAAGGATTCTGCGTTCACTATCATAAGGTGCAGTCGTTCTAGTGGAGGATAATCATGTCCATTAAGTATGATTCAAAGACGAAGCGAGTCAAGCAGCAGATTTCTACCCTGAGCATGTACAACTTTGAGGGAGAATTCTCCAAGGCTATCAAATATCTTCAAGATGAATTTAAGTCATTGAAAAAGAGTTATTCTAAACCTACCAAGGTAGTGGAATATAACTATAATGGCGGTGCATACGCCGATGGCACTAGGGAAAAGAAAGTTTCCTTTGACAAGTTCTTTATCGAAGAAGGCCAAGATTATGAAGGTGATAAGGAACTGCAAATTTGGGGCGAGCGTGACATTCTTCCCGAAGAAATGGAAGGTTTGAAAGAAAAGGAGAAGAAGGAGGAAGAAGCTCGTACCGAATGGAAGCGTAAGCAATTTGAGGCTCTTAAAAAGGAATTTGGCGAATGATAATGCCTTTTGATTGGGCAGTTTTGACTATCGAAGAAGCCAAGCTGCTCATGGAATATATTGAGAAGTCTACGGCGACGAAGACCCAACCGAAGTATTATGAAAAGATACAGAGGCTGGGTATGTTGCCTATTTATGAAAAACTGCGAGAGTTCGTAGAATTAAATAGCCATTATCAGGGTCTGCGAACCCTTAACATTGGCGACTTGGCAACCTTAACGGACCCCTGGAATGATGAGTGATATCAAAATAATTAGCAGTGTATTAGAAGGTGTAATGCTTCGCCCAAGCATGTACATTGGCCAACTGCATCTGGACCGTTTCCAATGTTTTATTTGCGGCTATATCTGTGGCAGTAACAATGACTGCCAAGAATGGTATGATTTTGGTGAATGGATAATGAAAAAGTATCGTATTGCTCATTCGTCCATTGGGCCTTGTGGTGTGGTTGCTGAAAGGTTTGGCTGGAAAAAGCGTGGCTTGAAAGAACTTGTCCGCTTATGGAATGAATACAAGTGCAAAAAGTAGCAATTTTAGGTCTAGCTGGTGATCCTCCTCATAACGGGCATAAAGCAGTCATGCAGCTTGCCTCTCGTTATGTGGATGAAGTTTGGCTCATGCCATGCTATTTACATAAATTCAAAACCCCCATTGCATCACCAGAAGATCGTTTGGCAATGTGCAGTTTGGTAGGCAAGACTAGCAATTACGAAATCAATCATAAGTTCTACGGCTATACCTTTGATATTGTCAACAATCTCAAAAAGGATATGCCTTATGATTTTAGTTTTGTAATTGGGCAGGACAATGCAGACCATATTAATACTTGGTGTAACTGGCAGGAACTAATTAAGCTGGTCCGATTCATTGTAATACCTAGAGGCAACACGAAGCCATTGCAGGATTGGTATTTGAAGGATGGTCATATTTTCGCAGATGGAGTTGACGGACAGAATTGTAGTAGTACCAAGATCAGAGAGTTGATTAAGAAGAATAAATATGAAGAGGCAGGGGTTTATTTAGACCCTAATGTATTGCAATACATAAAGGATAAAGAGCTATATGTCTGAACGTACAACAGCTAGATTACTCCGACGTGAAGGAATAAGGATTATGGATGAAAAGGTAGCAATAGCGGCATATAAGCCGAGATGTGTATGTTTGTTTTGTGCGAAGAGTGTTCCATTAGAGAAGACTGAGGAAGCATTTGCCCAGCATGAACCGAATTGCGAATGGGTGAAACATACTCGTACTAATTGGGAGAATTGGAATGGACGTAAACGAGATGACGCCAACGCAGCTACGGGAACTGGCTGCTAAAAAGGAAAAAGAGGCTTCTGAGCGAATAAGCCATGTTGGTTATTTGAAAATGGATTTGTTTGATTTTGATGCACCAACTGGTCTTGATTCTTATGGCGAAACTAGGTATAGATTTTGTTTAAAACCAAAGAACAAAGAGACAGACTTATCAAACAGTTTGAAGAAAAATTTGCGTTGGTAATGGACAAAGGTACAAAATTTGTCCGTTATGCTGAATGTGGCTCTTGGTGGGATACCGTGAATTATGGCGTAGAAAATATGAGTGACGAGTGGGCTGGAATTTATTTGGAAAACATTGAGGAGTGCAAATGAGCCTGGACTATACCACCTATCTTGGTCCTTATCTCCAGTGTAAAGTCAGCAAAACTGACTCTATGACCACTCGTAGAACCTGCACTAACAGTGCTTGCCCAAACCAGAACGGTCACATGAACAGCAAATTCTGCTATGAATGTGGTTCACCGATTGGCGATGTGGGATTCATTGTGAAAGCAAATAAAGTGGATTCTGGTGATATTCGAGAAGCAATCCATAATGATATGTGTCCTCCAGGTGGAGAATATTTTTACAAATTATCAAGGGATCAAGGAATCGACATTTGGATTGGTAATCTTTATCGCACCAAAAATTCTCGCCCATTTAGCTTTGATAGGGAAGAATCACAGCTAATTCCTATTGGTGCTGGTGTGATGAAGGGCGAGATTGATGAGTTTGTTGCTCAGTACGCCAAACAAATTGAGGTGATTGAAAAGGCGTATGGAAAGGATAATGTAGAGTTGAAATGGGGTTTAATTCATTATATTTGTTGAGGCAAACATGTTTGAAAAATTTTTGTATTACTATGTTGTTGGGATGTTTTGGATTTTGTTTTTCTCGCCACTTATTGTACTTGTTCTAATGTTGACTCGGTTGTTTTAAGGACATTATGAAAGTAGCTTATTTTGTATTGGGTCCAGAGTCTAGTGGCACCCGCATGTTGACCGAAGCATTCATTAAATCTGGATGCTACGGCGACTGTGGCATAGACCAAAAAATGGATGATATGAATTTCTCCGAAAGCTTAATTGTTTTTAGGAGAAGTTTGCCACATGGGGGCATCTGGCCCAACCTCCGTTACATAATTGAAAAGATGAAAAATGCTGGTTATAGAATTCATCCAATAATGATTTTGAGAGATAAGTTCTATACAGTTAAGTCCCAAGTCAAAAACCAGCATGTTGCCAATGAGATAGAGGCAAAAGACAACATTCGTTTTGCAATAGAATACGCATATAGAAATCTGGCTGCGGTAGGATTGACTCCTACAGTTGTGTTGTATGAGATATTTGTTAAATACCCTGAAGTAAGGGAATTGATTTTTAAGTCTTTTGGGTTAATGCCGCCAATCATGGAATTCCATGATGGTAATTTGCAATATCAAGGAGTTTAGTAATGATTACTCTGGCATGGGCAACCAAACGTCTGTTGATGGCTGAAATCTGCAATGAGGATGAAGGTGGCGTTACACCCGCTACCATTAGCTCTGCACTTGAAAGTGTGCGGTCGGGCTATGATCCAGCCCCCGAAGAAGAATTCGATATGAAGAAAGTCGAGGCTCAATTAACAGAATTGCTTGATGAGTTTCCTAATGGTCTTGCTAGTGATTTTTTAGTTAAGGCGGATTGGGATATGCGATTTGAAATTGCACAGCGTAGGGAACGAATGAAGAGACGTGCTGCCAAAAGCTTAGCTGTACCGAGTGATGAGTTGGAACCTTCAAATCAGGGGGAATAAACTATGCGTCGTGGTTGCAATGGCGGCTGGCTTGGTGAAAATAAAGAAAAGCCTCATGAGGGCAGCTTCATGGGGGTGAATTTAGGGGCTTCATTCTGTGCCGAGCATGAATGGGGCGTCAAGCGACTAAATCAATGCCTTGGTATCAATAGTGATAGTAAAGTCATGGGCATTAAGCGTTACCATGTCGGCAAGGTTGCGGAAGGTGTTATTACCTTGATGGAAGAACCCAACGATGTGGCACTCATTATTGAGGAACCTTCGTCTTGGAATAAGCGGGACAAGATTGACAACGTGAGTAGGGAACTCACTTTTTCTTCGTACTCCAAGACTCCTGATTTCGCTACTGCTTGGGACGAAAAGAGCCTTGGTATTCGTGTCAAGGGTGAAAAGAACATTAAGAAGTTGAAGCGAGTACATGAAGCTTTATTGAACAATGATGCGGCTGTTTGGTTGGGGGGTGGTCATGTTTTCGAGAATGCTGGTCTTGTGATCGGTATTGTCAGTTTGATCCCCAAGGAAATGAAAGATACGATGAAGGCCGCTCACGAAGATCGAAAAAAGCTTGAGGATGCTTCGGAGAAGTGCGGCATCAAGCAGCGTATTGATGAAATTAATAACAATTTCAGCAAGGAACATCCTGGTTGTTATGATACTCCGCTTGGTTATTTTGCTTTAAGTCCGTCTTGGAAGCGGAGCGACATGAAGACTAAGCATCCAGTGATGTACTGGTTGAATCCACGGCATCAGGACAAGGTGAACTATGGTTGGTTCACCGTCGAACAGCTTGAGCAGTGGATTGAAGGCAAGGGACCGATCCCCATGACTAAGAAACAGATGAATGAAAGGCGACGATGAGTTATTATTCAACTGCTGACGCAAAGTACAAGAGTGCTTGTGACCATATAAAAGAAGCGATTAGAGATTTGTCTGCCATTGTGGTTGATGAAGTGGATGGCTACAGCGACCACAATGACTTCCATGTTATAGAAGCTTTGCAGGAACTAATCGCAATTAAGAAAAAGCTCGAATAACCTTAGCTGTACCGAGTGATGCAGGAGGAACCAATGCCTGATTTTAACATCGAAGCTTTTTACCACTGTATCACTGCTGAACGCTTCCGTACAGAAGTTAAGGGCAGCAAAGGCAATTACACCGTAGAGTTTGGTCCGTCACAGGGTCGATATGAATACGATTACACTTGTAATTGCCAAGCGTTTAAGTTTGGTAAAGGCAAGCCATGTAAACACATCGAGGAAGTAATTGATTCTGGCAAACGTTGCGGCTGGATGCAAGTAATTGATGGCGGTATACCGCTTGAACCCCTGTGCGATGGGCACAAGGTATGTCCAAGGTGTGGTAGTGACGTAAGTGTTGCACGGCACGCAGTTTAAGGAGAATAAAGTGGAAGTAGAATATAAAAGCTATAGGTACGGTAAAGAATCTGTGGAAGTAGAAAGCGTCCAGGCTTTCCTTCATGACCAGATTCTTTATAAAGAAGAATACAGTGGTGGGCGTGAAAGGGTGCGACTTGAAGCTCAGCCTGAATTGGTCTGTGCTGCTTTGGGTCGTTTGGTGAATCGGCTTTTGGACAAGGGTGTTCTCAACCTGGAAGATTTGCATTTCATTGCTGATACGGGTTGGTCGATGAAGGATTTGAAGTTGAAGCCCGAAGAAAAGGACGAATCGTGAGGCGCTAATTACTGTAGTTTACAGCCCCGTTCGTTTTGATTAGTGAAAACCAAGGGTCGTGAGGCGAATAATTACAATTAGTTTACAGCCCCGCCCTTGGTTTTCATAATTTTCATGGAGTTGAAATGAAATATGCACTGATTGACCTTGGCCCACCGCAAGGTCCAGTCTATTCCACTGCTTACCTTCACACACCTAAAGGCAACTTTATGGTGAAAGGTAATCATTTTATAATTACCAATCATTTGGCAAGTGATGATTTTCCACCTTTTTTTGGTAAGATTTTGATTCATCGCCATAAGCGTGCAGGGTCACTTTGTAATCTTATTAGTAAAGGTGTGAGGCTCAGCGTTAAACGAGAAGGTAAACGGGCATATTACTTCTTTGAAAGTGAAGATGGTGGTTTTCTTTTTAAGAAAACCAGGCGTTTACCAAACAAGTGGATTAATTGTATTGAGCCTGATGTAAAGACTCATCTTCTGGTATCGGCGGATTACCTGGAGGAAAAAGGTCTTATTATCGGTGCTGAGTTCATTAGGCGTAAAGTTGAAGCGATGCCTGGGCATCCCAAGATTTATCAAACTTGTCCTCTTAGGAGAGTTTAATGTACAATTCCGTTGAGGAAATCATTGAAGATTGTAAGAATAAGGGTATTGCTTCATGGGGGGATTATTACATTGAGCATAAGCGGGATACCCTGTTCGAGCAAGGTTATACAAAGCTTTACAAATATGCTCATCCCGATTCGTTGAGCATGAATCATCTTATTGACAGGGGCGATCTTGAAGAATTGGCTTGGGATTTGATGCTTTACAATGAGCCTGTTGAAACTGTATGGGGTAATTTCTAAATAAACTATGAGACGAGCAGAAATTAAAACTAAAACTGTTACACAAAGCAATGATGCACATTGCCACAATCCACGGTCTAACGGGCATAAAAACCGTAAATCAATCAGGCGAAATAGCTCCAAGAGGCTAAGGCAATTAGTAAAACGGGATACCTTAGCTGTACTGAGTCAGGTACAGGAGAACTAAAAATGCACTCGACCAATTACACTTACGAAGACGAAAAGAACAATCGTGTTCTGGAAATTGATGTTCGGTATTCCCCGATTCCGTATACGCCTGCCCGATTGACGGCAGACCCTTACTATTCTGAGCCTGCTGATGGCGGGTATTGCGAAGATTTCGATTTCAAGGTAATTCGTTGTACCACTTATGACGATGATGGGAATATCGTTAAGGATGATTTCACCAAGGAAGAGTTGAATCTTCTGACGGCTGAATTTGATGAGATTTTCAATAACGATCAGAAGTTGCAGGAGCAAATCAACGACATTTGCATGGAAGCATCTGAGCGTGATTATGACGATGAAGGTTCCTGTTATGATGACGACGATTACGGGTGGCTTCCATGATCGTAAAAATTCAGCCTATTGAGCAATGGACTGGTCAAACCTACGAAGATAAGGCAGTCTATCTCGATGTGCCAGATAGCGTTGATGTAGATATTATTACATTAAATGATCCAAACATATTTTACTATGGGGAGAATGCTGACCTCTTAATCCAAGAGCTAATACGTCTAGGTTCAAAAGTCATAGACTGCCCTATCAAGGTGATTCATGTGTAAAAAAAGTACGTCGAATTACACTCGTAGACATTGGCTCCACAAGGCATACTTGGTTGGATTTGATGCAGGTGTTAAAAAGAATGATGAGTGTCCGTATTGTTGCGGCACCAAAGAGTGGGAATGGTGGTGGGCTGGTTGGGGGGAAGGAGTTTTAGCTTAAAATGGAAAACGACCGTTATATTCCGTGTCAGTGTTGCAGGCAGCGACTCAAGGATTGGAATTGGTATATCTGCAATGAATGCAGTTTCCGTGTATGCCCAAGCTGTCTTAGTCGGCATCGTGGGCCTTATGGCAACGGTGGTATGAAATGCTCACAGTGCGATTATGGCAGACTTCGCCAGGAGCGAAACTAATGAATCTTGCACCTAATGAAACGCTTAACAAGCTTATGAAAATGCCTTCTCAGGCGTTTACGGTTGAGGAACTCAAGTATCTTATTACTTTGAGTTATCCGTATCCTATTGGCTTTGAGAAGAATTTAGAGAGGATTTACAACCGACTTAGGGAAGTACCGCCAGAAGCTGGTGGTTTAGCAGGGGGCTATTTGCAGTAATGGACGCTATTAAGAAAAATCTGACTGATATTCTGAATGAAATGGAAGTCCCTGCCATGAGGCGGGAGTTAAATATCCAGAACTTAAAGTGGTTGGCTCGTAATCTCCACTTTAAGAACAAGGATAAGGATAGTTTTCCTTCGGCAATTCATTTTATTACGACTTTGTTATGGATGCAAGGTGAACAATCGGTAACTATTGAATAAAATCAGATCAGATTTTATATATAAAGTATGAAATCTTTTGCTGAATATGTGGAAATGAGAGAGGGTGTATTAAGCCAAGTGCGTGGCTATTTTAACAAAGGCAATCAAGCGAATAATAAACTAGAATTGGATGCTAGGAACGCATTAAAAGCTGTAATTAAAAATCTTGCAAATTCTAGTGACCCTAAGTTAAAATATCTTTATAGTGGCGGCTATGCTCATGAATTATACAAGATTCGCCAATTTATAATAGCAAATAGGACGCAACCACAGGCTCAGCAACAACCACAGCAGACCCAAGAGAGTATTGGTCAGGCTATTGGTAATTGGGCTGGTCAAGGTGGATTACTTGGTGCTGCATGGAACAAAATGACCCGTTCAAAAGAAATGGTGCAGCACAACGAACTTGAAAATAAAGCAATTAAGGCTTTGCAGGCTCTTGCAGACCGAGTAAATTACGAAAAAGGGGAATTGTATTACAGTGGTTACGGCTCAAGAATACAGTGGTACGTTAATTGGTTGAAAAAGGCACAGGCATTTAATAATACAAATATGGGCGTTCCTGATGAATCCCCACCAGAGGATTATATCTCTTATCGTAGGGTTCAAAACCCTCAGCTTAGAAGTAAGCGAGTATCTGCACCTGGACAACAATTACCTGGCCAACAACAGACTCCAAGATCAGGCCGTTGGGCTTAAAAGCTTAGCTGTACCTAGAGTTTAGCAAAGGAGATTCTTATGCACTTCGTAGCTGAATTCTGGTGGTTGTGGCTTATTCTTTCTGTTGTCACGTTGCTCTATGGTGGCTACAATCAAGTTAGCCGCATGAAGGGCATGATGCGAGGTGACATTGATAACTTCTCAAAGGGGTTATTTGCTCTTTTCGTTGCAGCAATTCTACATTTTGGTTTCCTTGTCCTATTGGTGACTGCTATCGTGCTTCATGTCATCGACTACGCAAAGAACTAAGGAGAAAAAATGACGCCTCTTCAAATGATTGATGAATTCCAGTGTCCAGGCTGCATTCATGGTGTTAATACCACTGAATGCGAAAAGTTTGAAAAGCGTGATGATGGCACTCTTGCTTGTAAGAACCATCGTCCTTCAACTTTTATTGGTGGAATTGGTCGCATTGCATTGGGCTTGCCAAAGGGGTTTAACCGTTGCGGTACTATGGAATGGCCTGAAACCCCGCATTGTTTTATCCGTCTTTATGAAAAGCCCAAAGACCGAACAGAGTATAACAAGTTTAACATGCCTGTTTGGGCGATGGAAAAGGATGGATTTCTTTTCGTCCGTTGTTATTCTCCAAGGGTTAATTGGACTTTTGTTGATGTAATTCAGGGCGGCAAGCTGGAACACGCTCCAGGGGCTTTGAATGTTGCCGAATTCATTGATGATATGGATTAGGAGAATTTATGAAAGTTTTGATGTACGGCAATCGTAAGGAAGACCCATCTTATTGGGATATTAGCACTCCTGAAAAGGAAGAGGCTGGTTTCCGCTGCTTGTTTCGTCATTTAGATGAAAATTGGCAGATGTTTCAGTATGCTGCCGACGACAACGAATACACCGTCAAGCAGCTAAAAGAGCTAGAAGAACTTGAAATCCTTTTGAAAGATGGTAAAGTTCCTAAGCTTTTCATCGAAGAGTCCAAGAAGAGTCTTGCTGAATTGCCAAGGGTTCGCAATCAAGTTGCTCGCCAACAGGAGGAGCTTGAATTAGCGCAGAAAGCCAAAACTGGTGACATTAAAGCTATTAAGTGGCTGTTGCGTTCTATTCAAGGCAGTGAGTACGCTGATTGGTCGATCATTGAAGTGATGAATCCGTTGGAGGGGTAAGATGCCTAACTGCTTAGTTTGCCATAAACCTATTGTAAAACGGGTACATAGGCCAGCAAAATACATGCAGAAGTATTGTGGCATTGCATGTAGAGACGAAGCAGCAAGCATTATTAGCATTCAGCCTTGTAAAGTATGCAAAAAGCCATTTAAGAAGCGTAGAAAGGGCACTGTATGCTGCTCTGTTGAATGTTTTAATGCTAACAAAAAAGGAACGATGGACAAGGATGTTCTGATTGAGGCGATGCTTCAATGTCGTTTTGGTGGCTGGCCAAATTGGACCAATATATCTAAAAAACTTAAATGTTCTCATCGTTTTGCAGTTAAAATGGCAAAACATTATGGTTTAATTGATAAAAAGCGTCGGGGGCCAATTGTCGATGGTGTCTTTCTGCCTATTCCTAAAAAACCGCCAGAACCAATTAATCCAGAATTAACCTCAAAGGAAACTCTGGAGCGGACATTGATTGAGAACAGACGGGTTGACAACAATGGTTGTTGGTTGTGGACTAAACGGCTCGATTTTCGTGGTTATGGCGTCATGCACCTGCCAAGACCTTATGAAGATGAGTATTTGGTAAAATTCATCAGTTTGTACATTTGGAAAGACATTCCACTAGAAAAGAGAAAATTTGTTTTTCATAAGTGTAATGTGCGTCACTGTTTCAATCCAGACCATCTAATTCCTTGTGAAACTAGATTGGAATTGGCTAAATTGTTCACCAAATATGGCAGAAATAAGTTGCCAATTGGTGTAAAGCATGTAAGATGGACGCTTGATTTACCGACTGCTCTTGATATTAGGGATGCTATCATCCACGGCGAAACTAACAAGCAAATTGTTAAAAGATTTGGCATCAAGTCTCAAATTGTACAGAATATCAGGATGCGAAGGACTTGGAAATATATTTGGAAACTGAAACACGAATACTTGGAGGCGAAATGATTGTTTTATCAGAACACTCGCACACTGGCTCTTATAGCGATTTCTCTTTTGTTGAGAGAACTTGCTTTTTTGAGGATTTGAACGTCGTACTCAAAGTGACAAGATACGATAGTGGGATTATTAATTACAATCCTTATGGGAACGCAGCTAACTTTGCCAAGGCACAGGAAATCTATGAGCGATTGTGTAAATAAAGTATGGACAAAATTAAAGCATGGATGCTCGGCTTAGCTATAAAAGCCACTTTGGTTTGGAGATTCTTTGTCGAGTTAGTTAAAGCTGTCTTCGGCGTCAAATAGCTTAGCTGTACCGAGTAGTGTGGAGGTGCAAAAATGACTAAAGCATTTGACGAACACGGTGAACTTTCTAACCGTTATAAGGATTTGTGGGCCAAGAAGAATCTGATTAGCCATAAGCTAATCAGCAATATGTCATTCGACAATGACGATGCCAAGTGGAAGGTTTTGGATGAAATTAGTGACGAACTTGAACAGGTGAGTCACATGTTCATTGACCTTTTGGCGGAACACTTACAGATTCCGCCTAATGTCTTTACTGAAGTTAAGAAGAAGTCTAAGTGTTCGTAGTAAGCTGGCACATGTCTGGGAATAAATCTCGGCATGTGGCAGCTTTTTTAGGCACTATACCTTTTCTCCTAGCTTCGGCTTTGTCTCTTTGGCTAGGAATTTCTTTGCGGAAAGTTGTTCTTAATCTGTCTTCTTCGGCAGCATATTCTTGTAATTTAGCTGTAAGCCATGCTCTGTTGGCTATCATAGCGTCTCGAATATGCTCTGGTCTGAGTAAGTTTTCAATTACTTCTTGGACCATATTGAATGAGTCGTGGGCGCGGGCACAACGGTCTTTTAATTTGAGGCAACCAACATCCTGATCCCTTAATTTATCGTTTTCCTCTTCATAAGTGGTGAATTGGTGTCTTATCATCTTGACAAATTCAGTGCCATTGAAGGGACGTGGGGTGAATCTATTGGCGGCATGACCAGCTTGCATAGAGTCATAGATGCCCTTGGCCAATATGTCTTTTTTCTCCTGGGGCAATGCGTGAATTAGACCAGTAGTATATAAAGAATTCCACAATGGGTATGCAGACCTGTATTTTAATGCACCCTCATTTAACAACCACTCTTTGAAGTTCATGCTTTATTTAGTGGGCAAGGATTAAAAATGATTAAGCCTATCCATGCAAAAAAGCATTATAAACCCGATTTGGGTGATTTAGTCTGGGATTTCGATGGCGATAAAGTATCCAGATACTTGGTCGATGAAGAGGGTCCAGGCACCGATAAAATCATTCCTCTTGCTTGCGCTCATCCTAATCCTTTGGTTGCGTGCAAGATGTTTGACATTGATATTGCACCAATTAAGCTGCAATATGAGTGTCCTTATACCAAATACGCTCATTTTTCTTTACTTCCTACTGCGTTGCTTATCAATGGTGACGTGCAGGTGTATAAGAATGTCCAGCACCATTCCCCCGATTACCTTTTAGATTGGGAATGGCATAAGCAAATGTATCCGAAAGACTTACTAGGTCTTTCTCAAATTCAAAAGATTATGCTGGGTAGTGGGTATACAAACATGACCCATTTTAATGATGGCAGCGGGAGTATTGTGGCTCGCAGAGTCATGCTTGATAATGGGGATGCGTTACTGGTTCATTTCCATGAATGGTACAATAAGTAAGGAGATTAAATGTTAATTCTCAACAGTACCAGAAAGCCCCGTGAACGGTATCGTATTGTTAATGGCGGCATGGGCTATTACAAAGACCCACAGGATAGCCCAAATTACAAATACCATATCGCCATTGGTATCGACCGTGGCAATGGCTACCAAGGCTCAATGTCAATTGAATATTTTCTCAAAGAGGAAAAGCCACCTTTACTCGCAAGAGTGAATTTGATAAAATTTCTTAAAGCCGAAGGGTATGAATCCTGGCTCAAAAGAAAGGGAATCAAATGTTAGGTTGTTTACTTACTTTAGTCGCAATTATCTGTCCTAGAATTCTTATGATCTTTATTTTGCTTGCCACTAATTGGTTTAGCAGAGCTTATGATACATTTATCTGGCCATTCCTTGGCTTTATGTTCATGCCTTACACCACTTTAGCGTATATGGCAGCTATGCTTAACAACAATCATAGCGTTGATGGCTGGTGGGTTGTATTATTAGTATTCGCTATTTTTAGTGATCTTACTACTGGTGGTTACGAAGTAAACAAAAGGACAAACAAATGAACGCAACTCCTGAGTTTTGGACACCGCAAGAGCTTACAGACAAAGAACTTAACGACATTTGTTCATGGCTTATGGCCTGGCAACGTGCATGTGTCAGTAGTGATTGTTTGGCTAGTGACTTCACTGAGGATGGGCAACTTTTGCCGAGTCAGAAACTTGACCCTAATTTCAAGACTGCAATGAATCATGTGCAGTCTTTAATACGGCACATCAGGGCTAAAAAGCTTAGCTGTACCGAGTAAACAAAGGAGCCAAAAAATGACTGATGAAATTTTCCTGGTTTACGAAAATGCGGATTCTACCGAAGGTAGAGGTCCAATGATTATTGTCTCTGATTCTGGGTTCTTTCTTAGTGAGAAAGAAGCCTGGGATTTTGCCGATACTGTTCCTGGTATTATGGGGCAAAAACCGCCAAGCGGTAGCTGGCGTAAAGAACAGTATCCTGATGTTGAAGTGCGGAAATTCCTCCGACATAATTGCGACAAAGCCAAACAAAAAGTCAGTTTGCAGAAGCAGATTGCAGACCTACAACGCCAACTGAAAGCGATTTCCTAATATGTTAAGAAATGACGGCAAATACGAAATCTTCATCCTTGAAGCCAAAAAGGATAATGATTGGTTTCGTATTAGTTTTGATGGTGGATTTAAGTACGGCAAGCGTTGGTACGCAGACGGCAGTGGTAAGGAATATGAACCTTACGAGAGTTTTAGTGCCAGTGGTAAGTGTTGGCAAGAGACTGGAGTACATGGCACTTACGATGTAGAACAGGCAATTAAACTTTACTTTATCCTCATGGAAAACAATCCTGATTATATGTTCAGGGTGGTTAAGAAGACTATTTGGCAGGATAGTGAAGTTTTATGGTGTGGCAAGAAATTTCACGGAACAGCGTGTCGAGCGACAGATGGGTAAAGGAATATAAGTGAAAACCGCATTTGCAATTGTTCGTATTGACCATTTCCTTGGCGATGTGCCATTGGCAAATAAAATTACCGTGAAGGAAATCTTATTTGATTGGGCTAAGGCTGAGGAAGAAGTGCGAAGACTAAACCAATTAAATCATGACAAGGGCTGCGAGTATTTTGCTCAGCATACAAGACTTGAATCCGCAGCTTTACAAAACGAGAAATCGTAGTAGAATAGGAGGAGCGATGAAACTTTTCTTGTACGATGAGAAGCATCAGCAAGTACACAGTCATCTTGACCTTGGGCCGCTTAGCGAGCGGGAAATTGAGTTGCTGGATCAAGTCACTGTATGGCTTGAGCGTGAAGGTATCTTCAACAGGTATCATAGCATAACTGTTGCAGAATCCTACAAGCAAACCTATGAAGATGGTGAATCCCAAATCGAATTTGAGGGGTAAACATGCCACAGTTAGTTGCAGACCTGGATAATCTACAAATTCAGTGGAGTTATTCAGAACGCAAGCGGGTAGCCGACCTACTTGTTTGGAATCCTGAAATGACAGAGATTATTAAAACTGTCAGGATTCCAAACAAGGTGGCGGAAATCTTGGCTGAACACGGCATGAACTCTGGAAGTTAGGGGAGAATTAAATGGCTGCTAAGAAGGATTTGTACGCAAAGGGCGAGTCTTACAAGTATCCGAGTTATTTCGGTTCCCATGCCAGCATGGTTGACGAAGAACTCACGGCTGCTCTGCAAAAGGTAATTGCAGGTGAGACTCCCGACCTGAAAGAAGATCAGCTTGCCGTTATTAACAAGTTGATTAAGCAACCAGCAGATGACCTTGTTGTTCTCCGTGACGAACACAAGGAACCTTATTCCACAAGCCGCAAGGTTTTGGATAATGGCATGGCAGACCCGAATCGCTATGCTCAAAACCGTGTGGAATATCTCTGCGCAGGCTCAGTCAAGAAGGAACAATGAAAACTCAGCCTCAATTGTTTGGTAATGACCCGCCAAACAAACTTGTTGGAACAATAGCACCACAACCGCCTAAACCTCCCCAAACTCGACGGGAGGTAAAGGTGGGTTGTGGTTGCTTGAAATTAATTGTTATTACCGTAATAGCATTCCTAATTTGGTATATGCTTAAAGGGTAATAACAATTAATTCATTTATACAAATATAAGAACCGTGGTAATAAGGGACACCCTTCCCTATAACCGCGCCTATACGCGAGGCAATAATGCACGGAATTATTTGTTATTGGCGTTATGTGAAGACAAAGAACAATTACGATAAGCAATGGGTGTTGGCAGAATCATTTGCCATTGATCTTGATGGTCGTCCGCTCACAATTCCCTCAACTGGTGGTGGTGATCGTGTTGAATGGGATAAGTGGATGAATAAAAAGGTATATGCTAATAAGGAAGCAAAAGCAGAAGACGATTACGATTGGGAACCAATCATGGGTCGTGCTGTCACAATTTGCACCCTGGAGTCTGGTGTGAGGCTACTTGACATTCATCCGCCTGAATGGTCGGATTGGCTATCTATTTCTTTTTATGAAGAATTGTGTAAGTCCGACAAATGGGTTAAGATGCTGGAACGTGGTTTTGATATGTATTTAGGCACTGCCAAAGAAGCTCGTAAGTATTGGATCAGCAAATGAAAAGATCGCTTCAAAACGGTAAATGGTTTGAATTAAAGTCTGAGGAAGAACATAAGCAATTGAAGGCTTATGGGTCTATTACGCCAAAAGACTATGGTTTTGCCAATGTTCAAATTGGTAAATATAATGGTCCTGGCAAATACATGCTCTTGCAATATAACCAGCGTTGTCCGCGTAACTGTTGTTATGATGATGTGAACGAATTATTGACAGTAGCAGATGTTGCTAAAGAAGCTAAGCAAGAAATGCTTAACTATGCCAAGATTGCTCATGAAGCACAACCTATGAAGGTTTGTTTAATTCAAAAAGTAATTGAACATGATTGGGAACCTAATTTAGATTATAAAGTCCCATTTGCCGTCAGTCTGGATTCTGACCAAGCAGACCGTATTGTTGAGCAGTTGGACTATCGCTATTCTCATGTAGAGATTGACTTGCTGTTGGATTAGCTTAGCTGTACCGAGTAAGCCATGAATTGGACAAAAGAACTACCTACTGATGCAGGCTGGTACTGGAACCGCAAGAACAAGTACAAGAAGGAAAACATCTACTACGTCTGGATTTCTCTTGAAGAATCCTTGTTTAAGGACGTAAACGTATTACACTGTCGTCGTTCTGGTGAGTCACTTTTTGACAAAGAGCGTGTAGAATCTATCGGTGGCGAGTGGTACGGTCCAATCAAGGCACCCGAATAGCTTAGCTGTACCGAGTCAACTGTTCCTTTCAACAATCGGGGGTCAAATGAAAACTCGCAGCAAGACGGTTGAATTGGTTAAGGAAGGTCATTTCGACAAAACTACGTTGAGTGGGCAGCTAGAGCGGATCATCAAAAAGGGCATTAGTCCCACGTTGCATAAGCAAGGGTGGACGTTCGTTCCGCCTGAGTTTATTGACAACATGAATATGACTATTGCCAAGATTCGTCTTTTGAAGAAGATGAAGCGTGAGCGTGAAGGCTCTGATGAAGTCTTTGCGCGTCAATCCGAAGAAGTTTTGCAGCGAATGGCAGTATTCTGTCGTGAATCCAACTGGTCCTTTAAGGACGCAGCAATTGAGAATAAGGTTTGTCCGAAACAGAATTTTGATTTCCCAATGCCCGAAGAAATCAAGCCTTATTTCGGGCACATTTATGATCGTGATGCGCATATTCGCCTGATTTATAGCTCTTTGAAGGCTGCTCAGGCGAGCGTGTTTGAACAACGCAATCATTGCCTCTTGTGGGGCAAGCCTGGATGTGGTAAAACCGAAACTGTTTTGAGTTTCGAGAAGATGGTAGGTGCCCAAAATGTAATCAAATTGGACGCTACTTCCACTACCAAGGCAGGTGCAGAGAATCTATTGCTGGAGTTGGACGTAGTACCGCCAATTCTTCTGATTGAAGAGTTGGAGAAGTGCAACCCATTGAATTTGCCGTGGTTGCTGGGCATCCTAGACCAACGTGGCGAGATTATTAAGACTAATGCACGCATCGGCAGTCAGCGGAAGTCTGCTAAGTGTCTTTGCATTGCAACGGTTAATAATCTCCATGAATTGACGAATATGATGAGCGGTGCCTTGGCGTCCCGTTTCCAACATAAGATTTATTTTCCACGTCCCAATCGGGCGATTTTGGAAAAGATTCTTTTGCGGGAAATTGTCAAGGTGAAGGGCAATGAAGCGTGGATCAAGCCGATTCTGGATTATGTTCTGGAAATCGAAAAGGTGAATGATCCACGTCGGGCTATCTCTTTGCTGGATGGCCGCGAGAAGTGGCTGACGAACGAGTACAAGGACGATTTGATGGCGGTGCGTGAAGCAATGCACACTGACAATGTAGAGTTGCCAGATAACTAAGGAGAAAATTTATGTTGGATTTCAAGGGTTTGAACAAGGCACAGGTGTTAGCGGCTCTTTACAATGCTTCCCGTCCTTTGGGTATGGGTTTTATGCACTATAACCCTACCCCGATGACCGAAGAGGAAGCTCAAAAGGAATTAGAACGCACCACCTATTTTGATTATCTTAATGGGCGTGTGATGAAGCTGAATTTGGGCAAGGATCAGGTTGACCCTTGGCTGTATGACCGTGACAATGGGGAAGGGGCTGCTCAGCGTGCCATTGATGCTGCCGCAGCAGGCAATAAGGCTGCAATCATGGCCGCACATGTGCAAGGGGTCAAGGAAGCTGCTGGCGCTGCATTAGACTCGATGAATACTCCAATGAGTATCGAGGGGCATGTTATTAACATGACCCTGAATGACGTAAAGGATGAACTTGGTCCCAAGGTGGCTAAGGCTTTGGAGAATTAAAGGAAATAAGCGAAGCCAACATACCGAGACGCGATGGCTAAGCGTGTAGGTCGTTGGTAGCGGGATTCATGCGTAGGACATAACCTGTTGGCCTTGCATGAGTATAGACAATTGCTTCAATCCGAAACTGTCAACAGAGACTTCGGAGAACAAGAAGCTACCGCTGATAAACGCTTCTTCTTTACCTTAGCTGTACCAAGTCAAACATGAACAACCTCATCAGCGTTGAAGACATTAAGAAAATCTTAGTAGACAATTATGTTGTCTATGTTAAGTATGTTCGCATTGGTGAAACCTATCGGTTCGCCCTTGATGCTGATTGGTTTACTCCAAAACATTCTCAGATGGTCAAGGCTGGTGAGACTGCCAAAAGTGCAGGTGGTTTCAAACTTTATCGTGATCGGCTTGAATGGGAAGTAACCTATTCACAAACTCTACATCTTGGCACTGCACCAGATGACGAAAAAAATCTGTGTGAACTATTCTACAATTAAGGAATCAAATGCTGCACGAATCTAAAGAGATTACGCGGGATGAAGCACGATATTTGCTTTTAACTCACCTTGCCAGTCTGGTGGATTATTGGGAGAATGAGAGTCGTGCAACCGAGTCCAAGAAGAAGTTGGAAGGCTTGCTTTTTAGCGTTTTGTCAGCTTTAGATGGTTGCTCTTGTGGTCTGCCAGGTTTCATGCTGATTCCGAGTCTGCACGAAAGCGATAAGGAATACGCAATTGAAAACCATTATGATTACTACCCGCATTTGGATAAGCTGCCAGAGGGCACTTATGACATTGGCGGTAGTCTTCACGAACAAATTCATAAATATCTGGACGGCTCGGTTGAGCGACCCAAGAATCTCCGCACGTTCAACGAGTATGTAAACTACTGTCCCGTCCAACTAAGAGAGATGTGGTGGGATACCTTAGCTGTACCAAGTGGTGAAACTGACCAACAAACCCAGGAGAACTAAAATGAAGGAAATGGCTGGTTGTCTGACGGTAATTTTTGGTATGATCGGTGCAGTGATCGTTCTGGCAGTCCTTATGGCTCTGCCAACGATGTGGTTGTGGAACGCCATCGTTCCCGATATCACCAAGAATGCCGTCACGGAATTGACCTTTTTGCAGGCTCTTGGTCTGAACTTCCTCTGTGGAATTCTGTTCAAGAGCAGCGGTGTCAGTGCCTCCAAGAGCGAGTAAACATGGACACCCCTGAATTCCTTAAAGTATTATTCAAAATATACTGCGAGGAATGCAAACAAAACCATGAACGGTATGAATTTTGCGAGTGTCATGCTTGTATTATGAAGCATGGCACTCGTATTTCTACCTATCCACCACTTTACAAATGCGATAAATGTGGTAAAATGAATTGGTGGGAACCAAATGAAAATGAATGAAATCATCGAAGATTATATCAAGGGCATAGAGAATGTCCGTCGTCAAGCGGGTTATAATGCCGCAATTTGCGAAGAAGATACCATGTATGGCGGTCAAACCCTTGATGAAGAAATCAAATTAGCAAAGGAAAGGCTTGAACGTGCAAAAGCTGACCTACAAGTGGAGCAAAAGGGAGAATGATTTCATTATCAATTTCCCCCGTAAATGCGATGGTCATTTAGTTCATAGTTTCTTTGCTGGACATATCAATGGCAAAGAATTTATGGAAGAATTAGAGAAGCGTGGCTATGACCTCAAAACCCTCAAATTTGAAGTGAAGGAAAAGGAACCATGCAAGGATACTTAGGCGAAACCGAACTCAAGTCCACAGATGGCACCCCATACCAAGGCTTTGGGCCTACCGAATGGGCAATGAAGTACATTGAATTCTATGGACAGATTGACGGTGGGCACCATAAGCAATGGGTTTTAGATCAAGTCGCTCGTATCCTCAAAGGTACTCCAGTTGAATTGTCCTTGGCTAAGTGGGACAACGGACAACAAGAATACCGTTTCAATACTGGTGAACCTTCAAAAGAGTACCTGAGTTGGGTTGAGGAAATGCGTTGTCCTGACGAAGACGGCAATGCCGAATATGAGTATGATGAGGGCTGCGCACCTTGAAGCTTTATATCTCTGCCCCATTTGGTAATTATTATAGCCACCCTGACGCTATCAGTGTATTAGGAACATATACACATGAACACAGGGCTGGTTTCATTAAGAAATGGTGGCGAGTATTAAAGACCCTTCGCCCCTATCCTGGTGGCTGGATCAATAAACTAGGATTACCCAATCCTGGTATTCATGCTGCACCTAAACCGACTGAAAATACTGTAATCAGTCTGCACGCTTTTGATAAGGATGAGTGGTTTAGGGTACAGTATATTGCTTATCAATATCTTGGTTGGCGCGAGGTAGAATTAAATCTATCTTGTCCTAATGTTGCAGCATCAACTATAGATGAAGCTGTTTACGCTGCACGGTCGGCCATTCTGTTTGGAATGGATGTAACCGCTAAGTTAGGTCCAGTTAAGCCAATGCAGTTTGTAAGACCTTTATCTGAGGCTGGTGTCACTAAATTTCATTTATGCAACACGATTCCAACGCCTAATGGTGGGATTAGTGGTGCAGGATTAAAGCCATTTAGTCTGTGGGCTGTAGAAGAAGTTCGCAAGTATTATCCTTGGGCACATATTATCGGCGGTGGTGGCATCAATAATGAGCAAGACGTTAAAGATTACATTAACGCTGGGGCTAATGATGTTGCAATCGCTGGCGCACTATTGAATCCATTTACAGCAAGAAAAAAGATTGCTAATCTGGTGGAGTGTCTAAAACCTTAGCTGTACCGATGAAGTTATGTTCAACCGAGCTAAGCGACTTCTGAACCTGAAAGATTATGCGAATCATATCTCACCCATTGATTGTGGTGAGATTAACTTGCAGCCGCCATACGTTAGGCAGTATGTTCTGCGGATGATGGTTCGAGGGCTGTATGGTTCCCAGATTGTTCTCCCTGATTCGCTACTCTGGTTGAAGGATACGATTGAGTATTGCGACGGTATTCAGAAGAAGCATGGCATCCATCATCAATTCATTTACATTACAGTCCGTCATGGGCTTGTAACCAGTACGAATGATGATACTTGGCATGTCGATGGTTTCTCAATGCGATACGAACATCTGCCAGAACAAAACTACATTTATTCCAATGTATCTGGCACTGAGATTCTAAGGCAAGGATTCGATATCCCTGATGACTTTGATCCTGAAAAGCATCATATTCATCAGTATTTTCAAGACCATGCGAAGGGCGAATCATACGCTCTGCCTGTCAATAGGCTGTTCGTAATTGATCCTTATATCGTCCATCGTAGGCCAAATGTCAGTGGCCAAAGAACTTTTGTAAGGATTTCCTTCGTCCCAATCGAAATTGAGGACGATACTTGTGAAAAGAATCCCTTAATGCCTTCACGAACCTATAACCGTGAAGACGTTAGAAAAACTCTGCGGAGGTACGGATATGACTAAGATGCAAATTAAGCAGGCCAAAGCACTTGCGGCTCAGATTGAGAGGAAAAAGGAAGAAATCGCAAAGAATCGTGATGAATTGCGCAACATGCTTGCAGACCTTGAAGAACTTATTTGTAGTCTCGATAGCGGTATTGAAGAAATTGAAAATGGCTTGTCTTGTCTTGAAAATGGCTTGGATCATATTAGCGGGCTGCTCTAATGAAGATTAGAAAGAGCTTCCTCAAGGAAGTAGAGCGGTTTGATAGCTGCAATAGGAATCCTAGCAGTCCGCAACGCACCGAATTAGGTATAGAACAGTTTTATGAGTGGGAATCTCATGGTAAGATGCCAGAGAAGCCCGACCCATATTTTACCCATTTACTTGATGGCAAAGCATGGTGGGAATGGACTCTTAATGAAATTGCCAAAACCTATTTGACTGAGAATTGGTTTGGCTGGTATCAATATGCCAAAGATTTCATTGATGACCCCAAAGGCTTTCACCAGTTGAGACAAAGAACGTATCAAGAACCAATCGACCCCGTTGACTTCATTTTGAAGATTGACAAGGATTTAACTTTAGAAGAGAAAAGGTACTACTGGCAAGGAATTCCCACCTTGCTCAAAACATTATGAAAAAATCAAAGAAAATGTATTGGATGGCATTTATTGCTGGTTTAGCCAATCTACCATTTGTATTTATGACAAGTCCAGAGAATCTTAGGAATCTCTGGTTTACTGTTCCAATGGTTGTCATGCTGTTCACTATGTTTGGTTTGGCTGTCCATGCGATGCGGCTTGAGGGCGAAGGCCGATAGCTTAGCTGTACCGAGTGGTTTGTAACCAACAACCCAAACGGAGAACAAATATGAGCCGTGAAATTAGCAATTCCGATGACGTGATTGATAGCCGCGACGTAATTGCCCGTATTGAGGAACTTGAGAGCGATTTTGAATCCGCTCATGATTCCGATGTACTTTCACGCATCGAAGCTCTTGAGGAAGAACTCAAGACAGCACATGAAATGGAACTCGAAGATGCTAAGGGTGTCGAGGGCATCTTTGTTGAACCTGATTTCGACAAGTGGCTTGAAAGCAACGATGATCCCAACGCGATTGAATTGACTGAACTCAAGGCAGTTGCTGATTTCGACACTTGGCTTGAACAGAATGAGGATGATGACGCACAGGAGTTGAAGGCTCTGCGTGCCTTGGCAGATGAAGCGGAAGGCTATGCAGACGATTGGAAGCATGGTGCGACCCTCATTCGGGAGACTTATTTCGAGGAATACTGTGAGGATTACATTAGCGACATTGGCGATTTGCCCAAGGAAATTCCTAATTATATCGTGATTGATTGGGCAGCGACTGCTAGTAATCTCCGTGTGGATTACTCCGAAGTTGATTACGATGGTGTGTCCTATTTGGTGAGGTAAAATGAATACTTCTGCAAGCAAAACGAGTGTAATGCCATCTTATCACTATAAGAAAGCAGTGAAGGAAGTGAAGGCTATCCCCGACTGCAAAAAGACTTATAGTTCAGGTGGCTATTCAACTTACGAAACTCCATTGTTCTATATTCGTATTCTGGACAATGAGGAAAACGTACAGATTCAGTTGGCTGAACGTGAAACCTTCGACCGTTGGGCGAATTCAGTCAATTTTGCTGTTGAACGTAGCAAGACGCCAAAGTGTTATTACCCATTGGTTCTGCCCCAATACCTTTGGGCAATCAAGGTGTTAAAGTCCAAACTGTTTAATTTCAACAGTTATATCGGGGCAATTGAATTGCCTTGGTTTGAGACGAAGAGGAACCGATGAAACTTGGTGAAATGTTAAGTGATATGGTGCGTTATGGGGATATTGAGGAAGCCCCTTGGCCCGAAGAGTGGCTTAAAGAAGTAAATTGGCAGACAATTTACAAGGAAGACCCCGAACTCTATTATAGACTCAGCATTGCCGCATCCATCCTTAAATTGATGAATAAATCAGAAGGTGGAAGCTGGTCAATACACGATGATATTGTTCGACCATTCCTAAATCAAGAGGTGAATAATGGTTAAGTGGACACTTAAAGATACGATTGAATGCTACAAGCAAGGCTGGGCACCGTTCAATACGGATTACGGCACTACTGAAATCATGGCCCTTGATGACCCTTATGGAGTAGCAAGCGACTTTGGATTTGAATTCAAAGGAACTTACTTCAAGGGAAAGAACCGAGACAGCAATGCCCTTCGCTCTGTAAAGCGCAAAGCTGCGAAGGGCAATGACCTATGCAAACGGGCGTTGCAGCTTTGTAAAAAGAATCAATTTGTAGGTGATTTGCTTCCTTTCATGGACTAGGAGCTATTATGTACGCTTTTGAACGAACCGTACTGCCCAAGGACAAGCTCGAAGGTATTACCAAATATGAAAATTCATTTGGTAAAGATTGGGTAGAACGGTCTGTGCGGTGGACAAAGGCAGATGCCTACATTAAGGCTAACTTCGTCCGTATTGATAACGAGTCAAGCAGTAGGAGTTGTGGACGTTGTTGCGAAGAAGGCAAGATTGTTTATCGTCGCATTGATATGCAACCTATTACACAAGATGACCTATTCGCTTTTGCTCATTATGAACTTGGCCAGGTGAATAAGATTCATGGCAAGCCAGGTGATTTGAAGGTGATGCAGGAATGGCTCTGCGACTCAGGAGATTAAATGTATAAAGCTACAGGCCACATTGGTTACTTCTGGAAGGGTCCAGACGTAGACCTTGGAACTTATAAATGGTTTTTCTTTGCTTGGCTTAATGCTAAGATTTGGCTGCTCGATTGGCCGCATTCAACGGCAACTATTGTAAAGGTTTGAAAATGCAAATTACTCTAAAAATACCCGTCACTAACGATGAGATTAAGGAAGAAATTATGAATTTGCGGGATGCTATTGCTCTCCGTAATTCCGAAATTCAACTATTACGGGACGCTATTGCTCATTATCAGAAGCAATGCAAGCATCCTGGTCAGAAAACTGGTTATAATGAACGAGACGGCAATTGGGCTACCCCTTGTCCAATCTGTGGAGACTCACGATAAGGAGTAATAATGAGCAAGTTTATGGGCGAGAAGTTTATGGCAATGATCCGTGATTTTAAGAACGTATCAGTCTCTGAAACTCCAGGTTTCCGCACTATGAAGGCATTTTATGCCAAATTACTGAAAGTTGGATTCTCTGAGGTCGAGGCTATCAACGTAGTTTGCAACACGGAAATTGACGTAAATCAATACTTCGCTGACAATTACCTTGAAGAAACGACCGATATTTTCGCTGACTTGGCATTAAAGATCAGGAAGGAATGCAACAAAGTGAGTCCGCTGTTGTTCTCAAAGTATATTGAGTGCAATAAGCTAACCATTAAGTTTACGACTTAGCCATTCGACAAATGAAAAAGATTCAGCTGTAGCTCCAGCGAGGGCGTCTTTATAACATTGCTTGCACATACCATGTGTAACTGGACGCTTATCGTTGGGGTCGGGGATGTAGCGGTTGCCAGCAGTTCCATCAGGCTTGATAAGTCTTTGCGGGTTACACCAAGCACAAACTCTTATTAAATCTTTTTCCATAGGTGTATTTATGACAATTAAAGAAACTCTGGTGTCGATTCGCAGGAAATATCGTCTATTGGCTGAGGCTGAATGCGAAAAGGCTTTCAATGACTACTATTGTAGCCAATTTGAAAATGTTACGCTAGTCAAGAAAACCCCAGATTCCATTCAAATTGACGGTGATTTGGTCAGCAATATCAAAATTGACCAATACAACAATTTGAGTTGCGATACTACGTTCATGCTGCCCGAATACCTACGCTATTTCCGCACAATCCTCAATACTCATTTTGAGAGAGAGGAACATGCGTATTATGGGCGTTTAGGCTCCCATTTCTTCATCAATTATTTTCGTCAGCATTATAAGGAAATTTGGGACGATTACCTTGAACACATGCTGTCCATTGATGACCACATGCTCAAGGAAAAGGGTGGATTTTCATTCCGTGAATGGCTGTTGGGCCGCAATAACGACGGCAGAGGCGAATTGCGATATATTAGACCACCACTACTAAAGAATTTAGTGTCCACTAAGGAAGGTATTACATGGCATCCTTCCAAGGATAATTGCTCCATTTGTCATGGTGAAAAAGGTGGCGTAAAGGGCAATGAGAACATCATCGACGGAAAGTTAATCTGCGATTATTGTTCAGTTGGTCTAAGTCACCCTTCACCGCCATTGGCATCGACATTAAGGCATCTTGTAAGTAAGATGGATGTGCCAGCCGAGCATAAAGATGATTTAATCTGGTTAGCCAAAAATCTGGCAACTAACAATAAGAAGCATCCAGATTTCCCAGAGGCCATTCATTTGGTGGCATCACTGCTCAAATTTACAGGGCAAAATATTGAAATTGTCGGCAGGCCATAATATATAAATTCATGATAAATGAATATGAAGCTTATGAGCCAGGTTGGGATGAAATGAATCCCGACTCTGCCATGCACAGTTTTGGTGATGCTGACAAATTTACTGCTTTTATATGGGTTTATGATAGGAAAAGTGGTAAATCATTATTGTATTCACAACCTGGGAATGAGTTTCATGGTACAGGCACAGGTCCAAAAGAATACGGCGGCACCGAGCTAAGAAAAGCCCTATTATTCAAAAAAAGGGATGCAGTTGCCTGTTTTGGTCGGTTTGGTGTGACCAATAAAGGTGGATTCGTCACTATTTGGAAATATCAAGAGGAAGAACCACTTACCCATTACGACCGCACTTACCAAAAAGAAGGGAATCGTGGCTTTAATTCACCAAATAAAGATGACATTAAAGTGCTTCTAAAGGGTTTAATGGCGCAGGCTCCCATGAAGGTAATTGGTAAATCCCCAGCTAAATTACCTATTACCGCCGATTATGTATTTGTTGTCGGTGGTAATGCACAGACCGTTGGCGAATTTATAGGAGATTCAGGCAAAGAACAAGACCCTCGTTGTAAAGCAATGGTGATTGATATTCAAGGTAGGCCAACACCATTAGACCAGATTCAAGCATCAATGCACATGGTTAGAGGGCAACAGCTTGCATTGCTCAGAGGCGGTTTTTGTTCTCAATATCAGGCATTAAAAAGGAATGCAGATACTGCACATTGCCAGATTCAGCATCGTCAAATAGATGATATTCAGAGTAAGTTTAAGTGCGGCGACGATCAAGATGAATACCAGAAAATGCTCAAGGCTGGTAGAGCAGATTATAAGCAGATTATAAGCAGAAATTAAGAGACATTTTCCGTTCACCAGAAAAGATTGGTCAAGAATTCAGAACTCAGAGAGAAATAGATGCAGCATGGGATAAGCTCCAAGGTGAAGGTTTCAGTTTCAAAGAATGGCTGAATACCTTAGCTGTACCGAGTAAGCCATGAAACACCCAAACGAAAAACAGATGTTGTTCCACATGCTCGCTAGAATCGACTATAGCGGCACACTTCCAGAAGCCGAAATGGAACTAGGATACCTCTGTGGTGATTACTTTTTCCACAATTCCAAGTATTATGACAAAGCCAGAACATTGGTCAAACAACTGTGGCTTGAACTCCATGAAATGGGTAAAGTAGCATGAAAGAAACTCCGTGCCGATGTGGGGAATTTTTCTTTGCCCACCCACAAGGAACTTGTCGTAAATCCTCATTAGGAATAAGTCCTATGACCCAAACAGTCAAGTTTAGCTACGAAGATGGTATGGATTTGATTAACGCTCTCGAAGCATTAGCTAAAATCCTGCCCAAATATGGCGTCAAGCTTGAAATGCTTGATGGCGGTGAGGGCTATGAAGAAATCCGCCTAACTAAAATTGAAGCGACCAATGAAATACGGTAATTGCTTAATTGGACTCATTGTAATTCTATTCACTATTCAGGAACGTGGTAGAATTATCATTCAGAAGTCCAAACACGGTTTTGTCCCACATTTACTGTTCCGAACCAATAAAGGTAGATTTTATCATTACCGTTTGGTAAAAGATGTTCTGCCTCATCCCTTGTGCTATCTGGTATTTCAAGGAGAATTCCATGATTATCTACGATAAGGTCCAACGATTCCATCCTGTCACTGGCAAGCCTGTTGAAAAGTGGATTCAAAAAGAAATTCGCTGTGATTACACTGGCCTAGTCCTAGACTACAACGACAATGGACCTGAAAGCTACTGTACCTATAACCTCAACTACGGCGACAACGATCCGTGCTTCGGGGCAAGTGGTGAAGAATATAAGCTAGGCCAAGATTTTAAGATTGAAGTCTTCCCCTTCATGAGCCAGGAATACCATTTCTATAGCAATGGTGGTTCCGACCTTAAAGAAGACTATGCGGAATGCCTCATGATGGAAGAAGCAATGAAGAATTGCAATGACCCCAAGAGCGAATGGCATCGTTGCTATACTTTTGATGCTGTCTGTCGCCAAGCCCGTGTACGCACGGCTCGTAAACTTATTGAAAGCAAGGAAATCACCCCTGAACAATTGAATGAACCCTGTTTATATTAAGAGGAACACCGCTAATGCGTGAAGATTTACAGTATGCAATTAATAGGGAATGGTTTGGTTCGCCCAAAGATTGTGTCCCTAAGTCTGCATTACAACAGATTTTAGATGCCAATAAGCCAAAAAAATATGGTGTACTTGGCAATGTGGAAGGTTTCAAGGGACAAATAATCCCTTGTGAAACCATCCAAGAGATTAAAACACTGGTTAATGAAGGCTTTAGAATTTATGCAATTTTCAATAAAGAAGAACTGGAACAAGTAGTCGCCAAACTATGTTAAAGCATGGATTACTTATCAATCTGTGCAATTTTCAAACAAGAAAATCCATTCCTTAAAGAATGGCTCGATTACTACGCAACAAAGGTAGATTCATTCTACCTTTGTTGCAATGACGAAGACGACGAAGAAGCCAAAAATATCATTAAACCCTATAATGTTCACTATTATCATAAGATTGGTGAAGAATTACAGATGGGGTTTTACAATGAGGTCTTAAAAGAGGCTAAATCCAGGTGGATAGCATTCATCGACCTGGATGAATTCATAGTTAATATAGACAACCTACCAGCTTACGAGCAATACGGTGGTTTGGTATTAAATATGATTTGCTTCGGAGCTAATGGATTAATTGAATTCCCAATATCTCAGACTCAACAACTCACAAAGCGTCTGCCCGACTATTGCGGTTGGCCAGGGCATTCGTTTATTAAAAGTATCGTAAACCCTGATAAGGTATTGAGATACGGCAATCAGCCTCACGCACCTATTTACAAGGATTCATTTGCGGTTAATACCAAGCATGAGATTGTGACGGGGCATTTCACTACGCCAGAAGTATCGGAGATAATGAGGATCAATCATTATTATACTCGGAGCAGGAAGTGGTGGGAGATTAAGATGAATCGGGGTCATGCGGACAACAAGAATAATAAATACTACTGGCATGATTTCCTGACTATCGAAAAGAACGCTACGGTAGACGATTATACCTTAGCTGTACCGAGTAGTCCATGAACAACACTCTTTATGAAGTCACCGATGCTTTCTTGGAAGACTATTCTCTCCCTTACCATATTAACAATGGTAGTTGTGAAGAATGGGCCAATGAAGTTTTTGACAAGCTAAAAGACACTGACCATCAGGTTGAAATTTGGGCAACTCCGTTTGGATTTGCTGACACTACGCACGTTTTTCTGCGTATTGACGGCAAGTTCTATGATGCTGAATGCCTTTCAGGTGTCGAAGACCACATGGATTTGCCTCTGTTTAAGAATTTAATGCCGAAACGTCAGTCTGTTTGGCTGGAAGATCATAATGGCCGCAAGCCCATTGTTGAAAACAAACGGGACATGACTGATGAAGCAGTGGCAGAATATCGAAAAGAAAATGGAATTACATGGTAATTAAAGCTAAAGACCTAAAAGTAGGCAACAAGGTGGTGGTACATGAATTTGGCCACCGTCATGTTTATGAGTTAATTACGGTTAAGGAATATCCTAAATTGCCTGTGGGCGGTTCTGGATTCATTGCAGTTAGCACAAATGAATGGCAATGGGGTGTTCCTGGGCTGGGCGGCAATCTTGACTTGGACGAAGAAATAGAGATTGAATAATGACAACACTATACACTTTGGTTAAAATTCATGGTGGTAAGGAAACAGTCTATATGACTGATGTTCTTCCCAAGGTGAAAGCTCGTAAGAAAGCTCTGGAGCAGAGTCAGAGGGGTCAGCGACCTAACTACTCCATTCGGCCAGCACTACCAGAAGAATTGAAGTATCGGCGTCCACCGAGTTTCAACTTCGATCCTAGTGGGGATGCAGGTAGTGATAAATACATGCGGCGGAAGGCTGGAGCTAAAAGGATTAAGCAGAAGAATCCCCGTAACAGAATCAAACCTGAATCGGAGTCACAACCATGATTTACGAATTGGTTGTATACTGTGGTTCAACCAAAGTGTTTCGTGTGCTAAATCTGTTTACAGGCACCGTCTACTCCAATACTTATGATACCTTTGAGCAGGCTTCTGCCTCCATTGAAGATGGTGTAATTCGGGCAGGCAAGGTAGTTAAACGTACTACCTTGGAAGAAATCAATTGGAAATTGGAGATATCATGATTCACTATTGTATTCAGGCTGGAACGGTCAATCGGTATTTCGACCGTCATGACAATGACCTTTACCAATTACAAATTGGGTCTGTGAAGATTGATATTGATAAGGAAAAAGCGGAGAAGTTAGTTGTGGAGAGTTTGCCAGAAGATCAATTAGTCTGGCATATTAACCCTAAGAAGGGTGAAATCTTTTTCAATGAACTTTATCCTGAATGGTCATTAGTGCCGCATCCGATTAGCTGGGTTGCAGGCAACATCTATTATTCAAGCAAGAAAACGGCCATTACTGCACTGCGTCAGTATATTCAGCGTGAAATGAATAAGTTGGCAATGAATACGCAGGCTCAACTGAATGTCATGGGTGTTCTGCGAGATAGCTTAGGAGAATGATAATGAACCGTATTGTAAATGCAATCGCAAATGCCACTATTCCAGTTTCTTTTGAGATTTGGGTTATTCGTAACCTAATTATAACGGCATGTGCGGTTCTCTGCATCTGTCTAAATGCAGATAGATCAATCTTTGTGGCAATGGGTGTACTCGCAATCATCATTGCCTGGAAAGCTTAGCTGTACCGAGTAGTCCATGATTAACCAGAAAGTACAAGCCACTGTTTGGTACTACGTTCCTAACATCTATGGCGATGACGTAGACAAAGACTTCCTTGGCGATATCATTGGCACTGTTGAATCAATTGCTCCCTACAACCCGAACATTCTGCGAATCAGGGTTGAGAAATTCAGACCGAATTTCATCAATGCTGATTGGACTGATGATCTGAGTCCTATTAAATTTGCGTGCCATTACAAAGATGGCTACCTGGAGGAATGGGATTACAATGCGCAGCGAGTATGAAATTCTGAATGATTTGAAGCGTGTTGAATGCGAATTGTCGCCAGAAAACCTGACCTGTGATGGTGAATTGCCGCCAAGTGCCTATACTATTAGGGCAAATGAACTCTACAAAGAGCGTGCCAAGTTGGTGAGGGAACTAGGCCGAGAACCTACGGGCAAGGAACTTTGGGGGTATTAAATGTACATTATCCGAGTCTTTACAGGCGATGAAACCCTCACCTATAACTTCCAGAACACTTCTTGGGGTAAAGGTGGCGACGATGCACTAGGAATTGTTGTATTCCTGGGGGCGTTCAAGAAATACTACGAGAATCATAGACAACCCGCATCGGTTCGTATTATGAACGATAATGGGCTATTCTATAACCCTAAACTGAACAAGTACGTCCATACGGATAATTGGAAAGAAATCTCCATTCCGTTGAATGACGCCGCAGAAAAAGAGCTTAGCTGTACCGAGTGACTTATGCACTACAAAATCCTAATTGACGAACAGAAGTTTGATACTTTCTTCAACTTTCTTCCCGAACTGGAGAAGGATGAAGTTTACTATCTTTCTCTGTTTGGTCGGCATAAGTATGCTCAGTCTATGCCGAATCTGAGAGACAATCAGCTTGTTCGCTTCACTTCCTCCAAGGAAAACTTGAAGGAAAAAATCTTGAGGCTCCAATGCTCCATTGGTGGCTACAAACGCGATGGCGTCGATGTTCCTCAAGAAGCCTTGGCTCTGTATATTGCGGTTAATCCCCGTAATAAGATCAAGGCGAACAAGGAATTGCTCGTTGAATTAGCCAAGTGCTTTGCGGATGGTAAGTCTGACTTTAATCCGCTCTCTTTGGCTAACACCGCAATTCATCAAGCTACCAATCGCAAGGTCTTTGTCGATTTTGATTATGATAACATTGAGCCGCAAACTCATTTGAGCAAAATCAATGAAGTGCTGCCCAATAATGCTTACAAAATCCTCAAAACCCGTGGTGGTTTCCATCTGCTGGTTTTGATTGACAAAGCACCTAAGTCTCAGTGGTTCAAGGCTTTAGCAGCTTTGGAAGGCTGCGACGTTAAGGGCAGTAATACCATGATTCCTGTCCCTGGTTGTACTCAAGGTGGCTTCTGCCCTTACATTCAGTGAGGAAACTTCTCTATGAACGAAGTTGAAAAACTGGTTGAGAACTTAAAGCCGCACATTCTTAATCACGAAGGCAAGGAATGCGAATGTTGGGTTAATGTAGGCGGCAAGACATACCGTTTAACAGGCGGCGTCTCCACTTATGGTAACTTGGTGGTGTTGTTCGCCACCGAGACTGGTAAGCCTACTTTTTGCAGCATGGTCTAAAGGTGTTCAAATGGCAAAGCTAATCTTTCTCGAAGACATTGAACTTGAAATTGTTGAATCTTATGATGAAGACGACGATTCGTATGAATCGGTTGATGAAGTCTTCCATAAGGGTGAAGAAATCGAAGACGTGGATATCATGGATAAACACGATGATTTCTTCAACGTGCAATTTGGGGATGGCTCTGTTGCCTTCGGCGTCCCTTACGTTGCCGTTAAGATAGAGGATGATAATGAAGAGTAAGAAGCAGACACAGAAGGAACATGCCAAACGGCGCTTTGCCGAAAGGCTGAATCTCAAATACAGTCAATATATTAACGATATGCTTTTGCACATGATCCATTCCAATCGTGCAAAAGTCGTTAAAAAGCAATCTAATCGGGTTTCAGTCTATGAAGTGACCTTTACTCCTAGACTGCAAGATAGTCTCGATGGCATTGTCAGCGAAGTGACTGTGCATATTGTATACGATAAATTCAGAAAAACCATTGTGACAGTCTCTGAACCTGGGTCTGCTTTCGATAGCGAATTGGAGGATGTTTAATGGACATGGACAAATTGTTCCTTGCTCAGACTATTCGCCATCTTCATGAAGCCTATGATAAGATGGGCGAGGCTCTGAAAGGTGCGCAGGCCGCAAAGAATGAAAAGCTTTTTGGCCTCATTTACCAGAAGCAATGGGAAATTGCGGAATTGGCGGCTACACTGATTGCTGAAACTAGACAACCGCAAATTGAATGCGATGATTGTGGTCATAAGAATAATGACCTGATTACCAAGGGCGATCATCACGGCGGGCAAAAGACCGTTTGTCGTGATCGTAACCTATGTCACTCCAGGGGCGGATAGCTTAGCTGTACCAAGTATAACTCAAGGAGCTAATAAATGCACTCCGAAGAAGCCAAAGATGCCGCCCGTAAAATTGGTTTGTTCTACCTGGAAAAGAACAACAACAATTATGAAGCAACGGAGCAGGAGATTAACAAACTCCGTATTACCAAGGTGGACGTGACCGATAATAAGGTCATTATCATCACCGAACGCCCTGGATTACTCATTGGCAAGCGTGGTGAGAACATTGACAAGCTTACCGAAGCACTCGGTATGAATGTCCATATTATTGAGGAATTTGATCCGCTGTCTGCTTACCTAATCCCTTACGATTACAGTGAGTATGAGCGTGAATTAGAAGATCGTTATTACGATAGTCTTGAGGAATCGGTGAAAGACCCTTATTATATGGATGAACTCAATGATTATTAAACAAGAATATCAGCAGACATATTCCATGAATGGCATACAGTGGTTGCCATGTGGCGCGCAAATTGCACGCTTCCAGCCAAGAGATTTCGTCTGGACCGCTGAATCACTTGAAATGTTCACAAAACTGTTTTGTGCATTCTATCCTTACAATTTGTACGAACCACTGCCGCTCTTATTGTGGCTCGCTTTGGTGCGTAGAGCAAATCTTAGCTGATTCAAAGAGGTGAAAATGTCAATTTTTTGGCAAGAAACCAAGGTTCCTGATGGCGTCTATGGTGGCATCCAAAGTGGTTATGAAGTCGAAATCCTGGTCAATGATAAAAGGGTGAGGTTCCATACCGAACGTGGACTAAGGGGAATAAATATCCCTGTGACCGTGACCATTAAGGATGGAGACTTAATCCGACTCGACAAACCTTAGCTGTACCAAGTGATTCAAAGGGGTACAAAGTGAAAGAGATTACACTCGAAATCACCATTGAAAAGTCTCAATGGGTTGAAACAAATGCTCTTATTCGGCGGATTCAAAAGGAACTTGAATGGCCGCTTGCAACTGGTGGCTGTTCTATCGTCTCTATTCAGGAGAAACAACATGCTGGTTTGGAAAAAGATTCTGTGGCTCCGTGAACGAGTCCGTGAACAGCAGAAGTGGATTGACCGTTGTGGCGGCAATCTTACAGGCTACATTGAATACTATGGCGACCCTGGCGTACCTCCGTTGAAGGACGGCAAGACGCACATTCTCACTGTGCCTGAGAATAAGCAGCATTTTATTGAGAATACCCATAAGCGTGTTCCTGGGACTACTGACCAGTTTTACGCTAACCATTACGGCGACGGTGGCACCAAGATTTATGAGGCAGATTATAACCGTCTCATGCAGTGGAAACAGGAATTGAGTAAGCTTGAATCTAAAAATCCTTCTGCCAAGATGAAAGCGGATGCCAAGCTCTTGGCTATTATGGATGGTTATGTATGAGCGAAATCAGACTGTGGCTTGATGATGTGCGTGAAATGCCCCCAAGATATACACATTGGGCCAAAACCGCACGCCAAGCCATTGAACTTCTCGAAACTGGAGAAGTCACTGAATGTTCACTTGACCATGATTTAGGCAATCAGGTTGAAACAGGCTATGACGTTGCTAAATGGATTGAGGAACATGCCCACAATGGCACACTTCCCATCATCCGTTGCAAAGTTCATAGCCAAAATGCCGTAGGTGCAAAGAATATCAAAATGGCTTTGCAAAGTGCCTATAGAGCATGGGGAATATGATTAAACTTAAAATGGAAAAAGACCTGACGCTCACCATCAAGGGCGTCAACTATGATGAAATGCGGTCCATTCTCACCGCCGCCAGTATTCAGCACTATGAATCTGAAAAGGAAATTGATGCCAAAGTTCCTACTTCCAAGGAAGATTGGCTAATTGAAGTAGAAAAGGAAAATATCGCTGACGAAAAAGAGTGGGCTAAAGAACAGCGAACCATCATTGACTCCCTATTAAGGATGATTGGCGATGAAATCAACCGACACAATAAAAAGCGAAGTAGACGCCGAAATTGAACTCATTGATTTCCTTACATTCGATGAACTACTTGGAAAGTTAAAGGAACACGCCAAGGAAATTCATCCAGATAAGGAATTCATACCCTTTTGGCGTCTACTTCTCCGTGGCAACGAGTTAGTGATTCGTGCAACCGTAAGCGATGGCAAGGTTGGTCCTCAAGAGCCAGTAGAGTTAGTCCGAAACCTTAGCTGTACCGAGTAATCCATGAACACTTGCACTGGCAGCGGAAAGCTAAGCTCTGTATCAGACTTTAACGTGCTTACCAAGCACGCTAATTGTCCTGTCTGTCACCAAAAGGTACGCATCACTATACCTGATAGGAAGATGCACGCTAATCGTGCAAAATTCGCAAAGCATAGGAGGGACAATGGACGCGACAATTAACCTGGAAAAGCGTAAGCTAACTGTAGGCCAAATGGCTGAACTGTGGTCCGAAATTGATGATTGTGGCTACAAGCTGCGTAATCTGAACATTCAGACTCAGAATTCAGGGGAATTCTACAAGATCGTGGACCGTCTAGTTGAATTGCAAAAGAAACTCAAGTGGCATGAAGTGGCCGAAAAGCTTAGCTGTACGGAGTAAAGCATGAACACTTACGAAGTCACTCCTATCGCCCGTGAACTCATGAATCAGCATGGCCTTGGCCACTGGACCTTCCAGTATGATCGGGCCAAACGTCGTGCAGGTTTGTGCCAACATCGTCGGCAGACTATCTCCCTCAGTGTGAATTACGTTCATCGTAATGACATTGTGGATATCAAGGACACCATTCTTCACGAAATCGCCCATGCTCTGGTTGGCCCTGGTCATGGCCATAATAATGTCTGGAGAGCGATGTGCGTCAAGATTGGTGCAAAGCCTCAACGGTGCTGCGGTGAGCATGTCGATATGCCCAAGGGACGTTGGCAGGCTCTTTGTCGTGGTTGTGGTAAAACCTTCCACAAGCATCGTCGTCCCAAGTATATGACTGGAACTCATTGCCGTAAGTGTGGGCCAGTCTTGGGCGCTCTGGTTTGGGGTGGTGGATATGTCGAAATACAGGGGTAGGCGGTGCTTAGCCGAGCAACTAGAGGGGCATAATGTTCTCTAGTTGCCTCGCCCCTTTAACCTTAGCTGTACCGAGTAAACTATGAAACTAAATGAAAATCAACTAAACAGCCTACGCCGTAATATCGAAAAGGATATTGCAGACGCTACTGGACTTGAAATTGATAACGTCGAACAACGATGGGACCACTATCGAGCATGGTTCTCCTATGAGAACCGCAACGATAAGCTGATTCGTGGTTACATTGATTTTAAGGCCCATTTCTGTGAGAATAACCTGGAAGATTTTACTGAGGTGTAAAAGTGGATGAACGCCCTCACATGGTTCAAGTAATTCGCAATCAGCATCAAGGCAATACAGCAATTCTGCTTGCTTTGAATGAATTAGAATTTCATCTGTGCAGACATTACACGGAAATTCTAATTCAAAAGGAAAAAGAGTTTAATAAAGCACTCGAAATGAGGCAAACTAATGCACTTCAATGTAATCAATGATGAATACAAGGAAGAAGTTAGGGTTGCTGTTCACGATGATGAATGGAATCCTATTGAATTCTTCCGTTTTCATTCAGGGCATCCTTTGATTGGGAAGTCTGATGAACGAATCATCGCCTATTGTATGGAGAAACTCAATGCCAAAAAGTAAAATTCCTGTCAGTACCCTACGCCGTGGCCTTCCCCAAATCCCTGTCAACGTAACCAATGTTACGTTAAAGGAAACCGAACGTCATGGCGACGTGAATGACCCCGAAAAGGGTAATCGTGCCGATGTTTATTTCGGCGGCACCATTACCGTCAATGGCAAGGTTCTCCCTTGTGAAGTCCACCTATTTCGAGTGGATAAGGAAGGCTGGAATAAAGGTTCATGGTATGTCACCATGAGCGTGAATGAAAATAAGAATTGGAATGAGAACGTATCCACAAGGGATATGTTCGATGCACTGCCCGAACACTGCAAGGAATGCCATAAGGAAAGCTATGTCGGCAAGGCATTCGCAGAAGCTGTTTTCCCATTGCTCCGCAGCAAGGGGTTTAATCTGGCCCCTGGTGTCGGCTACAGAGGCCAAAACTGCGATTGGTGGATGATGGACGTTACTTGTGATAAACAAGGTGAACGAATTGCGGGTAGTCGCTCCCGTCGATTCACCTACAAGCAACGTCGCCAAGTGACCTGTCCTATTCATGGCGAATTCATTCAAGAGACTGAGGAATCATCGCTGTGATTAGAATAGAAAAACGATACCCGAATCATCCTGAATCCCCTTATCTGGTCATTAACCAAAAATCACCAGATAAGGGGCAAATTATCGCAACCATCATCCCTCATACTTTCCTTGAGGATGAAGATAAAATCGCCCTGGACAAGTGGCTCAAAAACCTTAGCTGTACCGAGTAAAACATGAACGACAACGATTACTTCAATCTGATGCGGAAAGAAACTGCCCAAAAGTTGCTCAGTGAGACTGCCATTATTGCAGCCGCACTGGAAGACTTGGCCAATGACCGTAATGTAAGCGAAGCACAACGAACGCTTCGTGACCACATTGATGGTAATTGGCACGCTGTTGTAGTGGGCAACTGTACATCAGTGGGCCATCTTCTATACGAAGATTGTCCTGAACAGGAGAATTAAATGGACCTGGATGATATTCCGCAAAACGAGATTGATTTGCCAATGGGCGTTACGGAAGTTGAGTACGATACAGAAGCTGAAATGAAGGCTTTTATCGACGGGCTTCAGTTCGCTGATGACATTGACGTGAACAATAGCAATTATTTCGTGCGGAATGGCAAATTCATCGTGCGTGTTGTCGTCGGTGATTGGGACGAATAAACCTTAGCTGTACCAAGGAGAATGTAATGCTTGATGCAATTATGCTGATGCTACACGGTATGGGGTCAGTTGACAGTGGCGTTGAAACTGTCCTGAATGAAGACACCTACCGAGGTTTCATCAATCTGATTCAGTCAGTGTATGGCGATCATGCCGCTGACGTTGTTCTGTCTACATTCGTCAAGCGTGACGACGGTTCCTATGCGTGCGTCATGGAATCGACCGACGAAGCCTTTGAACTCTGTCTACTTGGAAAGGGCTAAACATGGATTTGCCGAAGCTGAAAGATTATGGCAATTCGCCTTCGACCCGATTCCTGAATATCGGACCCGTTACGGTCTGGTTCAGTTATGAAACGCCTATTGCGTTTCGTGTGGACGGTGGACCGCAACGAGTGCTGGACTATAAGGGCAGTCGCACCACTTTCCGCCATCTGAATATGATTGATGGCGGCAATAAGGATGCTCGTCTGTCTCAGACTGAATTTCAGAAGCTGTGGGAAAAGGAAGTGGTGCTGAGGGCGAAAGCTTAGCTGTACCAAGTGATCTGAGCGGAACGTTGCTCTCCGCTATATAAGACAGAGCAACTTAGTCGGTGGTAAAGGCTTCGAGCCGTGACACTGGATGACAAAAGCCTCTGTGGTAATGAATCTGAAATCGCTGGTTTGATCCCAGCCAGAGGCGACAAAAGCTTAGCTGTACCAAGTAGTTTGTTCCGACACTGATAACAAAGGGGAGAACAAAATGGCAAAGAAGAATGACCGTCCGACGTTTGCAGTTCCTCAAGCAATTCTGCCGTCCGTTGAGCGATTCATCGCTGCAAAGCAAGTCGCTGAAATGGCCGAAAGCCGTATGAAGGCCGAGGAAGGCATCGTCAAGGAAACCATGATTGATAGCTTTGCGGAAAGCATCGTCAAGCTGCGTTGCAAGCCCACCAATCCGCGTATGACCATCGCCAAGGATGGTAAACCCGATATTGAGTGCTTGTTCCAAGTTCAGTCCAAGTTCTATCCCCAGGCCGCACAAGGGGATGGACCAGTCAGCGAACGCCTCAAGGCTGCTTTCGTTGCCGCTGGTGTCTCTGACGAAACCGCCGATAAGCTGCTCAAGTTTGAAGTGGCTTGTGAAGATAAAACCACTTTGCGACCATTCAGCGAATTGATGAATGGTGCGCCCGTTGAGCAAGAATTGGCTGGTCGGGTTATGAAGCTCTTACTCGAAAACTTCACCGATCAGGAACGCGCTTTGATCCTCCAACCAAGTGAGAAGATCGAAGTCAAGGATGGTTTCTTTGAACGCCTTGGTATGTACGTCAAGGATAAGGCGGAAGCCTTGGCTGCGATTCGGGTTATGAAGCCTGTTAGCTTTATGTCTCACATGAAGCTGGGCCTCAGTGAAACGCCGCAAGGTCGCCTCAACCGCCTCTTTGAGTACGCCAAGAGCATGATTTGTGGCTAAATTAAAGAGTCCAGAGCGTAAAAACCTCTGGACTCTCTTTCTTGCCTGAGTAAACTATGAACCTAAAAGATGAAATCACCCGTATTGAACAAGAAATGGCCAATATGGTTAATAAAGCCATGAATAGGAGCAATATGAACGAAGATTACGAAGAAAACATCTTTGAAGATGACGACCTCACTCCAGATGAGGATGGTTTACTCAATCGTGGCGAAATGACTTTGGCCGAATTTGACGATGCAAATGTCCCCGTTGATATTTGGCTTGAAGAATTGAATAAAGATAATGCCGATGATGATTTGGCCATCTATAATGCAGGCTATCGCTATTCCCTTCGCTGTGGCAATTATATGCCGCGTAAAGGTAGCGTAAGTGAAGGTGCCGTCAATGCCTTTGGCAAAGATAAAGAAACAATGCAGAAGGCAATTAACAAATACATTCTGCCTTTGTATCAGACTGCCATTAGCAAAATCACTAAGATGGCTGAGACAGGCAACGGCGATCTGTACTATTGGAGCAACGACTAATACCTTAGCTGTACTGAGTAAATCATGAACACCCTCGATAATTGGTTCAAAAAGATCGAAGAGTATAAGCAAAAAGCAAAGCTGGGTACTCTCACCAAGGAAGAACAAGAAGATTGGGATTTCATGGAGGAAAAGCTTGAAGATTGGCGCTCCGATTATTACGGCATGGAGAATTACTAATGGACAAAGTTACGGAAGCTATGGGCTATGAAGTTGACCCACAACAAATCGAAAATGCTGTCCATGAGCATCAAAATGTCAGTACCGCACGCCTCAAACGTGAACTCAAGCGATTGGAAACTGTTTTTAACGCTAAGGGTGGACGTGGCGTAGACTTGGCCGATCAGATTGACAACATCCGTATCGCTATCGCAGTAAGGGAGTAAAATGTGGTTTCTTTATCACCTTGATAATCAAGGTATAATTTTGGACAAAGTTGACTTGGAACTGCATCACGCCGATTGGGTAAATAACAACAATAAGGCTATTTTCCCAAAAATGGGAAAGGGCGATAGCGTAGTAGCTACCCAAAATGATATGCCTGTTGGTGTCTCTAATTGGGAAACTACCCTCTGTTGCCCAAAGTGCCTAAAGTACCACTACACATATCAGGAGTGTAAAGTGAAGAATATCGCCATTGACCCCATTGAACAAACTATCAAGTTAGGCGTCATTACGCTTGGCATTATTGCAGTGCTGGCAATCGGCAGTACCGTACTCTTTATCGTTTTGCTGATTAGCCTGTTCTCCATCCTGTTCGGCGGCATTGTCCTGGCCCTTATACCTTAGCTGTACCAAGTGAACTATGAAACTCAAAGTCAACGATGTTATCCTGGTTCATGGCTTCGTCATGCTCAGTGGGCTGGAAGATGGACAGAAATACCGTGTCCATTCTACCCCTGATTATTACCAAAACCCAACCTATCAGTTTACCAAAGCAAAAGGTAAAAAGGTTGTCTGCCGTCACTATGCAAGCAGTGTCGATGCCATGATTCAGGAAAATAACCTTAACCGAATTGAGGTGCTGTAATGGACGAAATTTTCTTCACGGTGGTTGACCCAATCAGCGAAGGTCTGGAAAACCGTATCTATATCGACATTAACAAGGAAGATGGCTTTGCCACCGTTGCAGGCACGTCAATCGACGCTCAACAGTTGGCCGAATTGGGCATCCTTTTGTTTGCCATTGCCAACCAGATTGGCAAGCCTGACCTCGATTCGTGCAATGAATTGCTCGATGGCTATAACATTCCTCTCCCCAAGAATGCACTCATGGAGGTTGCTACTGATGCCTAGAATCTATACGTCAGCCAATGACCCCATTGACTTCTGCCGCCGCTGCTTCCCCAAGGAATCCACGGCAAATAAACTGTACGCCAACGTAGGTGATGGTCCCGACAAGCGTGGCAATTGCTTCGATTATGACGCCGACCATCCCAATTACGAAGAAACCGATTACAAATGCTATAGCTGCCGTAAGCTGTTGACCGAAAAGGACAACTATGCTCTGTCCTAATGTTACAACACAACCAGACCGCGATGAAGATGGTAAACTTGTCTTCAAAAAGCGGCCCCATAAAATCATGGGCAAAGGTGTCGTCACTTGCACCAAATGTAATACTTCTTGGTGCTGCTGCGAATGCGCAGTCGAATGCGATGCACTCGATCATCACTATTTTGATATGATTTATGAACATGAAGGCAAAACACCACCAGTCTACGAAGTGGTGTGCTGCAAGTGTTCGGGTAATAAACCATCGTGGACCGACCGCGATTAACCTTAGCTGTACCAATGAGAAAAGATCAACCACTGTATCGTCAATACCTGGAAGCTGTTATCAAGTCACTCCTTGCCGAACGTGAATTAAACGGCAAGGGTGATTTTGATAAGATTGAAGGCATAGATTTTCAAGGCAACTCTGCCTATTATATGCCGTACAACATTAAAGAGGCTATCAATGAAAGACTTTAATTCGGGCGAACGCTTGGCCCTGGAATGGGTGCAACAGCAGCTGGAAGACCTCCTTGATAAAAAGGATATTACCGATAAGGAAGTCAAAATCGTCTCGGAACGTATCTGCCGACGAATTGACAAAATCTGGAGCGAACAGTGAACGAGTTAATCTTCCAAGATGCAGTCAGTGGCCTCACCGAATACTATCCATTTTTAATGGATGAGTCACTGGTAGGCGAATTTGAATCCTGTATCAAATACCCCAATTCAGGCAATAACCAACTAGATTACCAAAACGTCAGGGATCAATTAGAAAAAATCTGCCGTAAATTTGAATATCTTTTGATCTACAAAGAAGTAAAGAGGATGCCGTGAGCGAAAAACAAGAATTCAATGATGTAGTCGAAGCTATCCAGTTTAGATTGGAACAACTGAATAGCATGGGCTATAAAATGACCGATCAATTCGTTGCCCGATTGATTGCTAAATACTGCGTTGACGTGGCACCAATCATCGTCCGAGAAGGAATTAAAGAATGAAAAAAATTCACGCTGGCCTCACAATCCTACTCAAATACGGCGATGGCCATATTTGCGCAGAACATGACGAAATCTTTGCAGGTAGCGATAAAGCTACCCCCGAAACTATGTCCAAAGAAGATTTAGACGCACTTGAAGAACTCGGCTGGTCCTGGCATGATACCGATAGCTGGCACCATTTTGTCTAAACCTTAGCTGTACCAAGTAAACCATGAACCACTGCAAAAGCTGCCTCGAACCTGAAACTCAACCCGATGGTGTCATCGACCTAATCGAAGGTCTTTGTGACTATTGCCGCGAAAAACAAGAATACGGCAAAATCCTCACCCAAGACCTAATCGAATCTGGAGATTTTGACTATGAAACTACTTAATCGCCTTACCCAACTGTCTATGCTGTGGCTGCTCTATTGGAGAAAACGATGAAAAAGTATAAATATAGCATCGAATTTATTACCGATGCCCCAATCTCCGAACGCGAACAATGCCTGCTCGCTGAAAAATTACACCAGCTTATCGTTGAAGCTGGTGCCGCAAGCGGCGAAGAAGTCTATGCAATGGCAGGCTTTGAAAAGCCTGTTGAAGTGACTGAATCAGAATTAACCCAATTCAAATTGGAGGCAGGGTACTAATGCCACAAGTAATCGAAATCCTCGATAATGTCATCATCGGTATCCATAAGTGCAAAACCAATGTCCAAGCCATTGACCTCTTCAAATCTATCATCAAGGAAAATATCCACGGCGCAGACCGTTGGCCCGATGAAGATTTTAACTCCGTGGTCGGTGAAGGCTATATCATGCTCGATGGTCAAAATGGCTCCATCTGCCTTAATATGGAGTAAATCATGACAATGCAAGCAGTTAAGAAGAAACTGGATGAACTTAATAAGGCTATTAAAGCCTTGGAAACACCCCAGCCAAAGGTTATTAAAATGCCACTGGCCATTATGGGTGTGTTCCGTGGCGATGTGTGGTATTACCCTCCAAACAAAAAATTTGGTATCGTTTACTACACCGTCAAATCGGTTAATAAGAGGAAGAACCGAGTAGAATTCACCGATGGCGGCTGGAATCCCTACGACGATATGATTAAAGGGCAATGGGTACTCGTCGCACGACAATTCACCGCAACCATCCGTAAGAAAGCAGAAAACCTTAGCTGTACCGAGTAAACCATGAAGACTAAAGAACACTACGAGTTTGGCGAATGCCCTGATTGCGGCGAAGATATCCCCCGATAATGCCGTAAGTGGCGAAGAATGCCATAACTGCGGCCATGTCTGGAATACCGTCTGCGATGATTGTGGCACTGAATTCAAATCCTTTATGAAAGAAACAAACTCAACCCTGGAGGAAGTTTATGGCTGTCCGAAATGTTCTTAATAAACTGCGTTGGTGGCTCTTTCATGCAAAACACCCCAATTATGCCCATGAACACTCTGTCTTTAACACCAATGGCATGAAAGATTTCCAGAAACTACTCGACAAAATTACCTTCCCTGGCTACACTTTCGAGCTAGGTGAACAAAATGGTAATATGTTCGTCCGTGTTAAATACAATGAACCCGATGTATTCACAGGCGTCAACGAAACTCAGTACGGACGGAAATGGTGGCTTGAACCCGAAAATGATGAAATGCAATTCATCCAAACCTGTTTCAAAGCCCTACTAACGTCCCTCGAACATCGCGCCAGAGAAAATTTCAAGTACGATGGGCTGCCCATTAACTTCCCCCACCGTACCCTCAAAGAAGCCTGCGAACAGGCTAAACGGGAAAAGTCAACCGTAAATATGCCCCCAATCGAATTCACCTTCAAAGATGAATTCAAACAACATCTGAGGGCACAGTTTAATAAGGCAGTATATGAAACAAAAAATCCTTAATCTAGTCACCTTAGACCAATCGCTCCGCTCCAAAGTTGACTCCTGGGACGCCGAAGATGGGGAGCTAATTGACTTAAATAAGGAAATTGGCCTGTCACGCTCCCTAAGTGTCCCATATTACCAAACTCCAATGCACGCCATTGGTGACGGGTGGCGGCTTATCGCCCCTCCCGTCTTTATCAAAAATTACATAAACGATATCAACGCCTATGAATGGTGGTTTGAAAAATGAAAAATTATCACTACCATTGGCTCCATATCCCTACAGGGAAATCAGGCACAAGCACAGTCGCTAATATCGACCGCCTAACATTCCTCGAATACCTCAATCGCTGGAACCAAAGCGGGTCCGATTGGAAGTATTGGGAGATACCTTAGCTGTACCAAGGATATCATGTTCAAAATCCTAAAACGTACCGTCAAAAACAACACATTGGGCAATTGGTTCCCTATCTGGTCCTCCACTGATGGACAAGATACCGCCAATTACCTCAAACAATGCGTCGAAGCTCAACCCGATGCCCATTTCAAAATGGTGTTTGAATGTTTACCAACGAACAAGCCCAAGTAATCGCTGAATCAATCTACCAGTCTTGGAAATGGGGCGATACCTCCCTTGAACCTAATGACTGGTTCATGGTAAAAATGCCCCAGGATGTTCAAGACCTTTGCCACGAAAGACTTGACAATGAAGTACACAAAATCACTGAATGAGGCTCTGCAAAATGCCCATCTTGAAGCTCTGTGTTTGAAAGCATGTGCCCTTACGTTGGAAGATGCCGATAGCCATAACCTTTTTCGGGAAATAGCAGATAAAATCAAACAGTGCAGAGAATTACTCAATAAACACGAATGGAAAACTATATGAAAGTCCATGCAGATGATCTGTTCGCCGCCCTTGTAACCGCCATCGGCTACCAAACCGATAATGAAGTTAATTCCCAAAAACAACAAGGGCCGTTCCGTAAATCCCAATTTCTCAAGAATTTAGAGAAAATGCTGGATGCCGTCAAACGTGGCGAACAACTACAACTGGTCTACCCCGATGACCTCAATGAATTAGGATAAACTATGAAACCAAACCAACTTAAATGGGACATGAACGACCCAACTACTGACCCAATGACCTATCTGCTCGATGCAGCAAATAGAAAACAAATGATCCAGGTAGATGCCTCTACTTTAGTCAAGTATCTTACCAAGGCTAAAGAGATTGCAGACAAAGCTACCAATATCGGCGGCGATCAAGCTGCACGCTTGAACTATCTCATGGAGGATGTTGTCAACTCCATTCCCCAAATGTTTCGCGTTATGGCCGATCCCCCCGATTACCTCGTTGGCATCGGCCCCGATCATGAATTCACCGTCACCGCAAGAACTCTGTCCAAAGAACGCGCAAAACAGATTGCGAACCTACTCAATGGCTAAAAAGAAATCCAAAAAAGATGAACTCGCCCAACTAGAACAATATGTCAGCTTCCTAAAGAACGCAATGGAGTCCGAAAACTTCAAGCAAAATGACCCCGAACGCTACGAAAAAGAAAAAGCTAAATACCAAAAAGCTAAATTCAGACTGAAATGCCTGAAAGGGAAACCTTAGCTGTACCAAGTAAACTGCCCAAACCAAAGGAGATTATCATGAACGCCGAAAATATGAACCCCGATGCCTGCGGCGAACTCTACCCCAAAGGCTACCTAACACTCATCGACACCATCGCTAATGATATCTGCGATAGTAGCGATAACCCCGATAACCCACACGAAAATGAAATCGAAGCCTACTTTGAAGCCCTCGTAGGTGATGTTAAAGACCTACTCGAACGCCGTAAACTTACCTCAAGTCAGGAGTAAAATGGTAGAATTATCCAAGGCCCAAGTCGATGCAGGGGAATTAAATAACTTTAACCCCGAACGCTATGACGCCAAATGGAACCCCGATGGCAGCGTTACCCTCTATCCGCTCCTCTGGTGGGATGACCAAAGCTATATAAGATACCAAACCCAGGAGTAACCAATGGCGGCTAGTTTTCAATATCCCTGTCACCCCTTCATGGACCCCAAGAAACGCTACCGTGTCCCTGTTAGATTCGGACAAGATAAAATTAGACATAGCCGCTGTAAAACCTGTGGGAAACGATACTCAATCCAACTTTCACCCAATGGACCTATTATTAAACATGAACCAAACTCAATACGGTAAATCCATTGGCTATGAAGACGCCTACCGTGAAGGCTATGCAGCAAAATACGAAGAATGGTTAGTACGCACTAACCCCTACCCAGAAGATACCGAAGAATTCCGTGGCTATGAAGATGGCTATTGCGAAGCTGTCCTGTTCTCCTGAGAGGTAATAACCTATGTGGCACCAAGACGATAAAGATAGTTATACCATCGAATCATCCATGATGCAAAATGGTAATTGCCCCAAATGTAATCTCCCTATAACCAAAACACACCTGACCAAAACCGATACCGATGCAGCAGGTGAAGATGTTTATGGTTGGCGTTATTACCATCCCTGCGGGGCTTCCCTGTTAATCATCAATGATTAACTAAAAGTTATTAACGTCACAAATCTGCATCACAAATTATCCAGCTTGTGATGCCTAATCCTGTGATGCGTATGCACATGTGCGCGAAATTCATGGTTGCGTTAAATGGTTGAAAAACAATAATTAGGTTGTGAATGGGCTTGTGATGTGCGTGCGTATGCACATGAGGGGTCTAGCCCCTCCTCATATAAGCCCCGCAAATCATTGTATAAAGCTTTAATGTCAATTAAATAAATGAAACTAAAGAAAAGTGACCCTAGCCCCGTCTGTAATCTTTTCCTATTCAAAATAATCATTAAATTGATATTTAGGAAAAGATTACATTGTGATGGGTGCGTGTTGTGATGGCGTGTATCCGCGTGTTGTGATGCGTATGTGCGTATGTGCGTATACGCACACATGAGGGAGGGGGAATTAAGATGAAATTAAGGTTCAAGGGAACTGATACTTATTTGAATCACGATGGGATTATAATTGAATTCACCGAGTTGGTGGCTGAATGGTTATGTAAAGATTTCCCTGACCTGGAAATCGTTTATCCTCACGATTATCAAATCTAGTTTTGTGACGCAGGCACGCTCACATGTGTACATACGCTCACATGTGCCCTCGCGGGAGCGTATGTACACATAGCATAGGTACATAAAAATAGACCAGGAAGAACTTTCGTCCTTCGCTGGTCTATTGAGAACCAACTCTGTCGCCCATCAGGTTGGTCCTACACTCTTATCCTACCACATCCTCCACCATTGTCAAGCCACTATCCCCATTTTCTCCCAATTCATGCCACACCTCAACTTTCATGGCGAATTGGGTGGTGGAGTGTACAGCGTATGGTAGGGGGTGGGTAACAATATAGATGTGTTAAAATTTGCGTCAATTTAATTTAGCTTAGCTGTACCGAGTGGGTTGAGGCTCGACGGAAATCTAACTGGAGGAAGCAGATGCGGGATATGGAGGGGAAGAGTTACGCTGACAGGGTTTACGCTACTGGTACGGCACAGAAGAGGAAGCGTGAGGCGGCAGACAAGGTGAGGGTGCGGCGTACCAGTAGGCGGAAGGCGAAAAATAAGCTTAGCTGTACCTAGTCGGTTGCGGTTTGACGCCGCAAGGTGGTGTCCCGTAACGTTTTGGGTCTTGGGGGCGGTTTATTCTGGACTAGAAAAACTGAAACTAGATTTACAAAACGTAGAATTGGGCTAGAATAAAGCTTAGCTGTACTGAGTCGAGTGGGTCGAGAACACAACTTTTCAGGAGAATGACAATGGTTGCAGCACTGGAACTGAACGCCAACGGGACCGCGAACATGGCTTATGTTGGTGAGACGCCGTGGCATCGTTTGGGTACGGTGGTGGATGAGGCGGCGGCGTATGACGCTGAGGGTTTCATCAAGGCGGCTGGTTTGGATTGGGAAGCGGAAAAGGTGCGGTTGCAGACGTGCGACACTCAGGAAGCGGTGGACGCCTATATGGTTCGTCGGACTTCGGACAAGAAGAAGTTGGCGGATTCGGTGGGCGCACGGTACACGATTCTTCAGAATCGGGATGCGTTCAAGTGGTTCCAACCGTGGCTGGACGAAAAGGCGGCTGCGTTGCACACTGCGGGCGCTCTGTTCGAGGGTAGTCGCATCTGGATTTTGGCCAAGTTGAACCGTGATCCGATGGAGATTGCGGCGGGCGACATTGTTGAGAAGTATGTGCTTCTCAGTCATTCGCACGACGGTACGTTGGCGATTCGGTGCGGTTTCACGCCGATTCGGGTGGTTTGTTGGAATACGTTGAGCATGGCTCATTCCAACGATGCGTCGAAGCTGATTCGGGTGAAGCACAGTAAGAACGTCATCACGAATTTGGAAAACATTCGTGAGACGATGAACTTGGTGAATGCCGAGTTCGAGGCGACTGCGGAGCAGTATCGCATGTTGGCTTCCAAGTCGATCAATCAGGCCGACTTGAAGAAGTACATCAAGAAGGTTTTCTCCCTGGACGGGGTTGAAGACAAGGACATTAGCACGCGGTCCAAGAACATCATGGATGAGGTGATCGGGCTTTGTGAGGCGGGCAAGGGCAACAATCTGCCCTCCGTTCGCGGAACCTACTGGTCCGCGTACAATGGCGTAACTGAATACCTCAGTTACGTTTCGGGCCGCAACGAGTCCAACCGAATGGATTCGCTGTGGTTCGGGAAGGCGAACGGCACGAATGCCGACGCCTTGGCCTACGCCGTGGAAATGGCGATGGCGGTTTAAGGGATGAGGTGAGGGGGAGTAAAATCTCCCTCACTTTTTTTTGGGTTTAACTCATTTATATCTTAGCTGTACCTACAGGAGATAGAGATGACGACAATCCATTATGAATACCAATTGAGCATTCTTTCAAAATGCGGTTTAACGCAAGGGGCTTATGAGGCGGCGGTGACTGCATTATTGACTCAACAGTATCCAGGGGCTACGATTGAAATAGCCATAGGCACTGACACCTATGGGACTTCGGACGAAATGAGGATATCGGACGCTGACATAATTACAGTTGCTGACAATGCGATGGGTGAATTATGTTCGATACCTTAGCTGTACTGAGTGAAGCATGAAGACAGAACAAGCACTTTTGAAGAGGATTGACGAATCGCCGCACAAGCGAACTTGTGTATTATGGGGATATCGGACACATCGCAAGAGGGGCAGTTATGGTAATCGTGAGTTCAACGCGATGATTAGGCTGCGGGATGCTGGGATTATTGAGATTATCAATAGTTCAAAGTATCAGGATTGCGGACGCACTTCGACTGACAACTGGCATGAGACGATTATACAAAGGAAGCCCATTTAGCTAAGCGCTTAGTTAGATTGGGTTTAGGGATAGCATACTCCCCTTTCAAGGGAGGGGTGGGGTGAAAGACCCTACGGGCCGAATGTGCCTAATGGTGTAAAAATCCCCTTTGTATATCTTAGCTGTACCGAGTCAATTCTTTGGAGTTCAAAAATGCTGACGGGCAAGGACTATCCTCATCTATGTTCGGCGTGTCAAGCTGCCATTGATGATATGGCAAGTTTGTATGGGGATGGTTTGATGGAAGACACGGACAATGAGGAAGCGGCTTGTGATGCCGTATACGATCATCGCATGTTTTGCGGTGGTGGGGAGTGTGTGAACAAGCCTATCAAGTATGTTCACGCACCTTATTGTCCAGGGCCGATGATGTGCAACTGTTACCCAACAAGGTGAAAATGGAAAATCCAGTTTATCATGCGTGTCGGGTTGCGTTCAACTGCGGTACGGATGGGGTGCCGTGGCACATGGTATGTCACGCACTGAGGCAGGGTTTAGGATTGAAGTCTGCAATGACCTATACTCTTACTGAGAAGGACTTTGCAGCATATCCTGATTTACGGGAACTGGTGGATAGATTGGGCCAGACAGGTTTCGACAGCGACCCTAAGTGACAGGCTTGACCGTGGTAGGTCAGACGCGAAAAGATGCCTCAATTCAAGTAGCGTAGTTTGTCAGCAAGTCGTCTGGAATCGGGTTCAAATCCCGACTGGTCCACTTAAAGCTTAGCTGTACCAAGTGGTTTGTGTCGGGGAGGTGACTAAGGAAGTTTGCCAGTAACTCTCCAGTACCGACATTAAATAAATTCACGGAAACTGGTATGCGGACACTGTTCCATACGTCCAGCTGTAACCTGGATGCCATTAAGATGTATGGTGGTGGCGGTGGGTTCGATTCCTACAGTGTCCATTAAATCTTAGCTGTACCAAGGAGTTTGTGATGATGAAGGCATTGGCATTGGGCGTGGTGTGGGAGAGTGGCGAGAACAACTCGATGGAGGTTGACGCCGACCTTGGTGCGCAGGAAGTTGCGGACCTCATGGAAAATGAATTTGGTTGTGAGTTTGACGACATTTTCATGGTGGTCAATGGGGATGGTTGCCCTGATGTGGAGCATCATTGGCGGCGTGGCAAGCACTTTAACAGGGGATAGCAATGCAACAGTTTCGGGTTGAATTGGTGGTGACGGTGAACACTCTTGATACGGTGAGTGAGGCGGAAGTGCAGAGGCACTTGGAGGGCTACCTGGAAGATTTCGACATTGGGAATGCTGAGGTTCAGGAGTGTAAGGAAATCTAAACCTTAGCTGTACCAAGTCAGTTGTGAGCTAAGCATGACGTGCTAAACATGCCGAGTACCGCCGCGTTAGTGCGGGCATTTGCCGCATTCGACTTCTAGTGAGGTCATCTGGCTTTCACCCAGAGTAGACGGGAGCGTAACCCGTATGCGGCACTAAACCTTAGCTGTACCGAGTGAATTGTTACTTTTCTCTTTCTAAGGAGTTTGGAATGGGTCGTTACAACAGCAGCAACATCGGTAACATGCTGGAAGAACTCATCAATGATGCGGTGGAAACCGCGATCAACGAGACGGATTTCGAGGACAAGATCAACGATACGCTGCCCAATTTCGAGGACATGATCGAAAGGGCAGTCGATAACATCGACATTGACGACAAGGTGAACGACGCGGTTTCGGAAGCGTTGGACGAGTACGACATTTCCGAAAAGGTGGAGAAGGAAGTTGAGGCGGAACTGACCGCCCACCTCCACGAATACGTTGAGAACGAATTCGATTCGTTCTCCAAGACCGACAAGTTCAAGGAACTGGTCATGGCGGAAGTGAATCGGGTATTGGACGCACGGGAAGCGGCGAAGCGTGCGAAGCTGGTGGATTACGTCAAGTTTGGGCCGCTTCGTCGGTGGGTTGCGGCTTGGGGTAGCTGGTACTAAGAAACAGGGAATCGCCCTCCCTGCTGGAAAGCTTAGCTGTACTGAGTTAGTTGTGTCACTTACTTTTCTCTTTTTGAAAGGGTTTCGAGCAATGGTCAAGAACGAACTGGTGCATGTTTGCGGCAACGAGACTTCCGAGGGTTTCAAGGTGCTTCCGCTGGTGGTTCGCAAGCCGCGTAAGGCCAAGGTGGTGAAGGCCAAGGGCAAGGCGGGTCGTCCGCGAGTGTACAACGGTACGCAACGTCGCATCGTGGCGGCGGCGCTGAAGAAGCACGGTCTGACCAAGGGCTTGGAGTTCTTGGCCAAGGAACGCAAGCTCAAGGTGTCGATGACCTTGGCGATTGCGGTTGCCAAGGAACACAAGATCGAGTTTCAGCGGGGCCGTCCCAAGGCCGCGTAAGGGCTACAAGGGGGGACTGCAACCCCCTTGCCTGCGAGATTTCTAAATTCTAATTGGGGATTGCCATGAACCGTGAACGCATGATTGACACGATTTGCCTTGACCTGGAGGGTTGGCTTGAGCGTGATCGTCAAGAGTTCCTGAATCATGTGGAGGAACTGGAGCGGGCTTATCTGAAAACGAAGTCCGACAAGGAACTGACGGAGATTTACGAGGCAAGCGTATAGCTTAGCTGTACCGAGTGTGATGTAAGATTTCTTTTTCTCAAAGGGGATTTGAATGGCTCGTCAGGAAACGACTGCTGGTTTCGAGGTTCTGCCGTTGCCGACGTATCGCACTTCTGCCAAGGAGTTTGCGGAGAAGGCCAAGGTCGATTATGCCGTGGCTCAGGGTTTCATCAAGTTCCTGGTCAGTCAGGGCATTGCGAAGGAAGTGGAGAAGCGTAAGGTTGTCGGTGCCAAGGGCAAGCCGACGAATGTGTATGAATTGCCGACTGAACTGCGGCTCAAGTTGGCGGCGTAAGCCAAACAGGGGGGAACAAACTGTTCCCCCCTTGAGGGCCGCGTGGTGGAATTGGCATACACAAGGGACTTAAAATCCCTCGCCTTTATCGGCTTATGGGTTCGAGTCCCATCGCGGCTATTGCTTAGCTGTACTGAGTTCTTAAACGGAGGAATTTCGATGTACGTTCTGAATGGGTGGAATCGGCGTGATGGTGAACTGGAGCAGAATTTCACCAAGAATGAGGGTGAGACTGCTTTGGCGATTGCCCGAATTTGGCTGAGTAAGGGTTGGCGTCCTGTCTTGAAGTCTTACGTTGGCGGGATTCATCTCGTTCCTCTTTCTGTTCCGCTGCGTAAGGCTGCGTAGTGCCAGGGTAATCGCCCACCCTGCATAACCTTAGCTGTACCAAGGAGAGCATGACATGGAACCGCTGCCGATTGGGACTGAGTATGATGGCAACGTAATTGTCGAAGTGGTCGATATGGACCCTTCTGACACTTATCAACCTTTCAGCTATCTCTTGGACAATGGTGAGATTGTTTGGATTCCTCAAGGGGAGGAACCGCAGTATATTATCACCGAACAAGGCAGGAATGTATTGCGTGCCAATCTGTAACCTTAGCTGTACCAAGGAGCTTGTGATGTGGTGGAAAGTTTTCGCTGACGGCTCCGAGTACGACATTGTTTTCGCCGCAAGTGCCGAAGCAGCGATTGCTTACGCCAAGTGGAAGCATGGGGAAGCTGTTTGGACTGCACGTCTCTATTAGGAGCAGCAATGCCGAAGATTGATTTCTGTTTTAGTGGTTGGGTGCGTGGCGTCAACGTCACGGAAGCGACGGACGATGAGGGCAACACGGTTGACGTATCCAAGATGGATGCAGGCGACCTTGCCAGGGACTTGGAGAATGGCAAGCTATTCATTTCCCTTGGCGATTATCTCTATCAGAATCGCAAAGGTGAAATTGAACTGACCGACTTCGAGGCGACTGACTATCCTCATTTACCTTAGCTGTACCTAGTTCATTGCCCAATCATTCAGGAGTCAGTCATGGGTAATCCTGTTGTGACGCCAATGGACATTGCGTGGAACGGTGAAATCATGGAAGATGTTTACGGGTCGATGGAAGAGTATTGGGAGGAACAAGATGACGTGGCGCAGCCTGATGCGGGAACTCAGTCGAATGAGCGACAACAAGCTGGACGGGCAGGCGATGATCTACCGCCCTTCTAGGGAGTTTGGGGCGGGTGAAGCCGAAGTTATTGCAATCAAAAGTCTTACGACCATTGACGGCGATATGGCTGAGGAATTCGATTTGGTGGATGGTGATCCAATTGGATTAGCTTAGCTGTACCAAGGTGGATATGAAAACACGCAAGTTCAAAATCACTGGAATGCCTTCTGAGCGTGAGTACAATGCTATGCCATTTGGCAGGCAGCTTGAGTTTGCTCAAAAGCTCAAGGACTTCAAGGCAACGGCCAAGTCAACGTGGCTGAGTCAGAAGCGACAGACGTACCAAAAGGCAATCAAGGAAGCGATTGCGTTGCGAGACGTAAAGGAATACTACTGCGAGTTTTACAACGAACCGCAGTGCAAGGACGACGTTTTCGAGTTCTGGTATAAATAACAAAGGAAACTAACTATTAAGACCATACGAGCGCCGCCCGCAAGGGTATGAATTTACCACTTAATTAGAGGCAAGAGGGGAAAGTAAACCCTCTTGCTTTTTTTGTCTTTTTAGAATAAGATTAGCTTAGCTGTACCGAGTGAGTTGTGTCAAGGATACAATTCATGGAGAGAAACATGACTCAACGCGAAGCGGTTTTTCAGGCGTGTGAGGATTTGGATGTGCGTTCGAGCGTGCCGACTTTGTTGAATGCGGCTGAGCGGATTTACGGTGGGGACATTACCTATCAGGCAGCGGTGAGTTATCGGTGCGAGTATCGCAAGCTGCACGGTATCAAGACGGACTGCCGCAAGAACGGGAAGAAGGGCCAATGGCGTCGGGACATGAAGAATGACCATACTGCTTCGTTGAAGCAGGTGAAGCGGCTGCATCACTTCCTCAAGTTGAAGCGGCCATCGGTGTCAAGTCTGGTGGCTTTGATGGGGGATGGCAGTGAAATGTTCCATAGCGTGGAACAGATCAAGAACGCGATTGCGGAATTCAACGAACTGCGAAAGGTTGCTTAACCTTACAGGGTTCGCCCCCTGCTTTGGAGAATTTAAGATGTGCAGTGTTAAGGGATGCGATAAGCCATGTGCTACAAATCGCAAGATGTGCGAACAGCATTTGGAAATATATCGTAATCGCTCAAAAAAAGTAATACAACAATATATTGCAGATGGAAAATGCAGATATTGTCCTCAATTAAGGTTGCCTAATTTCCAAGTATGTGAAATGCACCTTTTGAAAAATAGGGCAAAATGTAAACTTCGTGGTGAAAAGCTAAGGCAAGAAGTTTTTGACCACTATGGAAAGCAATGTGTCTGTTGCGGCGAGTCAGAAATTAAGTTCTTGACCATCGACCATATCGGGAACGATGGCAGCACTCATCGTAAGAAGGAAAAGGTTGGGTCGGGAGGCAGTTTCTATGCTTGGTTAAAAAGAAATAATTTTCCTTCTGGCTTTCAAGTTCTTTGCTGGAATTGCAACGCGGCCAAGGGGCTATACGGTTCTTGCCCACATAACTTAGCTGTACCGAGTAAACATATGAACAATAAAATTCTCGTCATCATGCAGGGGCACAGTGGTTCAGGTAAGTCTACCTTGGCGAAACAAATCGCCAAGGTAATTGACGCAGAAATCTTCTCCACGGATGAACTTTTCATTGTAAACGGAGTTTATAAATTTGACCCTTCAAAATTAGGATTCTTCCACAAGAAGAACCTTGATAATTGCATTGCAGCAATGAAGAGGGGCGTGAATGTTGTGTGCGACAACACAAACATTCGTCAATGGGAAGCTAAAGGGTATGTGGAAGCTGCCCTTGATTTGGGTTTTGAGGTTAAATTCATTCGAGCAACTGGAAACTTTCAGAACGTGCATGGCGTGCCGAATGACAAGGTTGAGCAGATGCGTGCGCGGCTGGAAGACTTGACGGTGGAAAGTGTCATGGCGAGCAAGAAGCCTTTTTAGCTTAGCTGTACCAAGTCAGTTGTGAGATTACTCTAACTGGAGCGACCGATGAACGACCTGGAAAATGACGGGAACGAAAAAGACCTGTTGGATGAACTCATGGAAGAGACGCCGACCAAGGGCGCGCTACTGCAATTCGATGACCTGGAAGCTGGTCAGTTGATTTGCGTCCACAGTATCAAGGGCAGCAATGATGCTGCTCCGATCATGGGGCAGGCGATGACGGTCAACGCCGTTTGCTTCCCGTTCTTCGTGGCGTCACTTTACGCGAATGGGGAAGTGCTGACGCTGGACGTGCGTTTCCTCAATCTCATGAAGTGCAACAAGGAATTCGCGGAAGCTCAGAAGAAGGCTGCAATGGCCCATAAGCGTGGGCCACAAGCCTAAACCACATAGGCATTTGTGTCCTGTGACCTTCATGGTCTATGGCACAATGTAAGACCTATTCTTGCTTATACCTTAGCTGTACTGAGTTGAGTGTAACTAAACTTGGGGGAGCTATGGAAACGAACTTCTGCGATTACTGTCATCAGCCGTGTGGCCAACGTCGCTTCTGCGATGAAGTGTGCTATGAGGAGTATGAGAACGAGTACGCTGCATTCATGGAATGCGTGCGGGAAGAGAATCACGACACTGACGATTGAATCATGGTCCCTGTAGTGTAATGGTAGCACGGGTTTAACCGTTTTCTAATGGTGGCTATAGACGCCATGTAGAACGGCATAGTGCGCACTATGTTGCGAGGTGAAAACCAAGTGTGGCGTCGAAACCCACCAGGGGCAGCCTATACCTTAGCTGTACCAAGTCCATTGTAATCGCCCGCGTGTTGCTCCGAGCGAATCGGAGCCTATTTGGAGAATGGCCATGCGGTACGCTGATCGTTTTTGTCAGTACACGGAATCGTTCGAGAACGGTCACGTCTACATTTTCACTGGTCCGTGTGTGGTCACGGGCAAGCCTGTTACGGTCAAAGTGCCCGCCGAGGGGCTGTTTGCCTATCGGTCTGGTGCCCACATTCAGGACGCCTTCCCCACCCTATCCTCTGATGACCGTGAATTCCTCATGAGTGGGATAAGCAAGGAAGCGTGGGATGAGACTTTCAGTGGGGAAGAGGAGTAATCCTTAGCTGTACCAAGTTCGTTAACTAAACTCTGGAGAACAGCTATGTCAGTGATCGAAAAGATTCAGGCTGATTTCGCGGCTGCGGGCTATCAGTGGCAGGAACACATCTACAACGATGGTTTGCCTGGATGTAGCATCATGTTCACCAAGGACAAGAATCCTCACTATTTCGCTGAACACCCATGCGGTGATTTTGGGTGGGGCCGCTTTGAACGCTGGTGGGCATGGGCACAGGCTCATGAATGGTTGCTGAAAAGGCAAGCAGCATAGCTTAGCTGTACCAAGTCTTTTGTAATCACCTTTACTGGAGCAATCATGTATCAGCAGTATCCGAGGGACTTGGTTGTTAGCACGCCGTTGGGTTCGGTCAAGGTGGCTATCACTGATGATAAGCACGCCTACGTTGAAAGCAATGACGTGCTTATCATCAGTGGCAAGCCGATTCGGGTTACGCTGCACATTTTCCTACGGGATGGGCAGTGGACCGACAAGAACGAGAACGGGCGCAGCACGATCTACGCCAAAAAGCCCGACGTGTGGACCAATGATGAGGCAACGCCACTCCAAAAGGAAAAGGCAATCAAGGCAGTGGTGCCGACTGTGGGCAACTTCATCAATGCCAATGCCCATTTGCTGAAACAGGCACAAGCGGCACACGTTGCTAACGCTGTGGAAACGCTGGAAGGCCGCATTGCCGACAAGCGTAAGGAAATCGAAGAAATGGAAAAGGAAATCGCTGACCTGAAGGCGACTCTGTAATAGCTTAGCTGTACTGAGTACAGTGTAACCTTACTACGGAGAACGAAAATGCAGGTCATCGACACTCCCGAAGGAATTCGTGCCTATCGTCTGTTGGCTTTGCGGGCCGCTTTGGGACTGGAAGTCAAGGGGCTGAAAGGGCGAGTGAACGCCTACGCCACAATCAAAAAGGAATTCGGCCTCAAGGGAACCAAGGCAAAGGTCTATGCCTTGTATGAGGCCAAGTTGCAGGAAATGGGGATTCTTAGCTGAGCGGAGGGCAGAAATCCTCCCAAGACGGGGAACCATAGGGTAAGAGCGGTGCTGGCTTAGGCCAAGAACCTCTATGGTTCCCCGTAATTAGCTTAGCTGTACCAAGTAAAGCATAACCCTGGAGAAACCATGTTGGAAAGCTGGATTCTGGCTCGTTACGATCTGAATTACGAGATTGCTGTTGATGAGGGTCATCAGGAAGAGGCAAGCCGCATTGCTTGGGAGTGGACTGAGAAAGAGTACACTCGGATGTTTCATCGGGTCAAGGGCCAGAAACAGGCGCAGCAGCAGGAAGAAATCGCCCTCCGCGATTAGCTTAGCTGTACCAAGTTCATTGTAACCTACCTTTTGGAGAATGGTCATGGATACGCTGGAACTTGCTTCGGCCCCCGTTGGTGAAGAGTGCGCTCAACTCGGTAGTCCCGACTATTACGAGCGGGCAAAGAAGGAATGCAACGCTTTCATTGGCCAACTTCGCCGTAAGTTCGGCAAAGAGCCAGTCGGCGCAAGGCTTTACGTCAAGGCCAACGCACATGACTTCGGGAGCTATTACGAAGTGGCGTGCAAATTTGACGGAAGCAATCAAGAGGCAATCGAGTACGCTTTCGATCTTGAGGCCAATCTGCCCGAAAATTGGGACAAACAGGCCAAGAGCGAACTTGGGTTGTAGGGTTCAGGGTTCGCCCACCCTGCTTAACCTTAGCTGTACTGAGTTGGTTAAATCCCAAGGCTCGGAGTGTCTGGCGATGATTAACACGGCGGAAGAAATGATTCGGGTAGTTCTCGATGAAATCGGCCTTCAAAGCAGCTTAGCTGAGATTCGGAACCGAGTGGTCCAATCTCTGAACGAAATTAGAAAGAAATCGGCAACGGAAAGGATATTGCGTGAAATGGCTAAAGTTTGGGAGAGTTTTGCAAGAGGAGAACAGACATATGAGGCATGTCTGAAAAAAATCGAGCTATGGGCTGCGTTTATTTGGCAGGCCAATGACGACTCTGGGTATCTGTATGAGGGTTGCACATTAAACCCCGACCACATTTGGCATGAGTGGTGTGCCTGGATTTATGTCGCAAATCCAGAAGGGTATAGTGTTGGTTATCCGAGTCTGGCATATTGTTGCCAGATCAGGAAGAAGGTGCAGAGGGAACGTGGCGAGGAATACGACTGCCGTACCTATGAAGGTCAACCCGACCGCAATATGATTCTGGTCTGACCAACAGGGTTCGCCCACCCTGCTTTACAAACCTTAGCTGTACCGAGTACATCATGAACACTCAAGAATATCTGCGTAACGGCAAGACGTTGGAAGACTTGACCTCTGAGTTTCACATCAACGTCACGAAGCACGATACGTTGCCGTTGGTCATCCTGAACTACGATCAGATTGAGTCGCCTAAGACTCATCCGATTGTGCGGGAATGCCGTGGTTTGGTTCTCAACTCTGAGGACTATTCGCTGGTGGCGCGGGCTTTCGGACGGTTTTTCAATTGGGGTGAAGTGGCGGATGAGATGCCGTTGTTCGATTGGGATTCGTGCGTAGCTCACGAAAAGGTTGACGGTTCGCTGGTTCTCATCTACTACTTCGATGGACGTTGGCACGCGAATACGCGAGGCTCGTTCGCTGGTTGGCCGCTGTTCAACGATGAATATGTGGCGAAGTATTACGGTTTGCCGACGACGTTCAAGTGGTCCGATGGTTTCCTCAAGGCTTTAGGTGTCAATTCCCTTGAAGAGTTGAACCTTGACAAGTCGTTGACGTATGTATGCGAGTTTTGTTCGCTCTGGAACAAGGTAGTTCGGACGTACAATGAACCGTGTATGTATATGTTGACGCGGTTTGCGGGCATGGAGGAAATCGGGCCGACGTATCATCCGAACTTCAAGACGCTGGGGGCTTATCCGTTGAAGTCTGTACAGGATGTGCAGTCGTTTGTGATGGATCATCCCGAAGCGACTTTCGAGGGTGTAGTCGTCAAGGATGATGCGCACCGACGTTGGAAGTTGAAGAATCCGCGATACGTTGCGTTGCACCACATGAAGGGGAACGGTACGGAAATCTTCAAGCCTAAGAACTTGATGCCGTACATCCTCAAGAATGAGGGCGACGAATTGCTGACGTACTTCCCCGAAGTCAAGGATGTGTTTGCGGAGTACAAGGGCAAGGTTGACGATGCCTACAACGTCCTAGAAACGCTCTGGAAGGCGAATAAGGATATTCCCGTCCAAAAGGATTTTGCGTTGTCTATCGTGGGCAAGACGCCGTTTACTTCAGTTCTGTTCAATCTCCGCAAGCAAGGGGGAACGTTGCGGGATGAATGGATGAAGCACGGGGATGGCATTCTGAAAGTGTTGTTCAAGTAGTATCGAGGGCAGGGGAAAGCCAACCCTGCCCATTACCTTAGCTGTACCAAGGTGAATATGAAAACCAAAACAGTTTACGTCTGCGTCAAAGTCAAGGTGGAAATACCCGACGTGCTTCCCGAAGACGTGGAGGATGCAGTCAACCTTGTAGTCAATGAACTTGACTACACCATGTCTTACGATCAGGATGGCATCAAGATCGTGGGCACGGAAATCATGGGCACGGTTGAGGCGGATTCAATTATCTAAGTCAGGGTATCGCCCACCCTGCTTAACCTTAGCTGTACCAAGTCCAATGCAACCAAACTCATTGGAGTCAAGTATGTTTAACTTGATCGCAATCGCTGCCAGGTCACTTGGCCACCCGACCACTGGTGACTTCGCTTTCGCTCTATGGGAAATGTGCAGCGGCAACCGCCTGGACGTTCGGGACGCCAAGGCGTTGTATGAGGCGTGCGGTTATCTTCCTTTCAACGGGTATCCACTAACAAGGGCAACAAATGGGTTGGCAACGGAAACAGAACGACAAGCGTAAGCTGAACGGGCAAAAGGATTGGACGCGAGAACAAAAGGAACAGGTCAAGCGGTTTCTCAAACAGTATCCGCAAGGAGCGCAAGATGAACGACAGCAACGAAAAGCTGGATGATCTTTGGATTGACATTGGCGGCGAAGGCTAAATCTTAGCTGTACCAAGTAGAATGTAACTCAAGTGAACCTTAATGAAAGGAAGCTATATTGCGTATAGTTTAGCCCAGAAGTAGCTCATTAGTTGGAAGTGGGACTAATGAGTGTGGGGCCTTACCACTACTAGCTTTCTCTTACCTGGAGCAACCATGTTGAAGATTTACACTCAGGACCACGGTTACAGTGGCATGATTGTTGCAGTCGCCAAGAATGAGGCGGATGCAAGGAAGATCATGAAAGCTGCCGCCAACTACTATGAACATACGCCAGTTGAGGAACATGAAATCAAGGAAGGTTTCATGGAATACAATATGGGTGACGGCTAAACCTTAGCTGTACCTAGTTAATTGTAACCTAACTGGAGCCAACACATGGCGAAGCTGACGAATGCGGAACGGGAACAGTGGATCAACAACGATGAGGGTCTGTATGACTGGAAACGGTCGTCAAGGCTCTCAATGCGGGAGTTCATCAAGCAGAACAAGGAAGAGATTGACCAGTGCATCAACAACGTGCTGGGCAACAAACAGCCTGCCCATTACCTCAAGTATGGGCGCTACCCTACATGGCGGTAGCATCAATCCCAACGCTTGGAGTTCATCCCGTGGAAAACGAATTCGATCTTTACATCATCATGGCACACGCTGAACATTTGCGGCGTCAGTTGCTGAACAACGAAAAGCCCGATGCGTGGCGTATCAAGCGGCTGAGTGAATTGGCTCAAAACATCGAACGCGAGTACGATGAGCAATACCAAAAGTGGTGCGATGAGCAAGAGCTTAGCTGTACCGAGTGAGTTGTGATAACTCAAGCGGAGAGTACCATGAAGCTGGACCCGACTGGTTGCATCGACACGAACAACGGCAAGGGTTACTTTCAGGTCCGCGACAATTGGGAAGGCAACGGCTATCGCCTCTACTTCGGGGGCGATAGGTATGTCTCTCAGGTGGACGGTGAAATCAATGGCAAGGTTTACCGTACCATTAAGGCGGCAAAAGCTGATTGCTTCCGTCGCTTCAAGCTAGAAGCGAAGCGTGTCTATGACTGATGCCTTCAAGTCTATAGATAAACTCTGTAGACTTTATGGCACTAACTTCTACATTCAAGTTTCCGAGTGTTCCATTGGCATCTACAACGTGCCAGATGATGACTTCCATATCTTCACTTGGAGCGAAAATCGCTATGTTCTGACCAACATACAAGACTATATCCCCAATTGGCTATCCAACAAAGTGGGGATATAGCCTAGCTGTACCAAGTCCATTGTAATTCAAATCACTTTGGAGAATGGTCATGACTGACAGCGTTGCCAAGATTGCCCGTGTCAACCCGACCTTGGCCAACAAGATCAACGCACAATTCACCTTCCTCACCAATGAGGACATTGCCGAAGTCGAGAAAATCGACCGCATGATGATGGTGCTGGTGCGTTGCGGCAATGGCCGATTCGTCTGCCCCGTTCAGAACGCACTACACTTCTGCAACATCATCGACAAGGAAGGCACCGACTACGTTCGGGATATGAGCTTCCCAAGTAATGGGTAGAACAGGGTTCGCCCACCCTGCTTAAACCTTAGCTGTACTGAGTGTAATGTAACTCATTCAGGAGGACTTCAATGGCTCAGTGCTGCGGCGAAGAAATGTACAAGGACTGCAACGGCCAACCGCGTTGTGAACAGTGCCAACCGCCGTGTCCGTGTTGCTATGATGGCGGCATGGATGACCAAGAGGAAGAAGAAGAATTTTGGCTGACGTGTCTGGATGAGATGGATGCACGATACCGTAAAGGAACGAAAAATGGAAACTCCGCTCCAGAAGCTGCCATTCGATGAAGCCCTGTACCAGACATTCAATTTCGTTAGCAAAATGTCTGAGTCAATGGATGCTACGTTTACTGATGATGAACGGGCAGCTGTCAAGATCACTTCACGCATACTCGCCCAAATGGTTGTGGAAATGCACGACGATACCTTAGCTGTACCTAGTAAGTTGTAACCCAACCCCAAACGGAGAGTGCCATGTACGAAGTCATCCACAAGGGTCGCAGCTTGTTCCGCAACGTCAGCATCGAGCGTTGCCGTCAGTTCATCGCACGGCACAATCTCAGTGGGGCTATCATTCAGCCCCTCAGTCAAATGTTGGCTGCTTAACTCCAGGGTTCGCCCCCCCTGCGCCACATCTATTAAGGAGCCAAACATGTATGAGGGTGAAGCCGATTACGTTCCCTACTTCTGGGAACGCAAGACACCAGTGCAGACCGTTGGCAAGGTGCGTATCTACCTTGTCCAAGACGAAGCTGCACAATTCGATGATCTGATGGGACGAAGCCAACTCAACTTGGCCGAATGTTCCAACGGCAAGGTCATGGAAATAGCTTAGCTGTACCTAGTTAATTGTAACCTTACTCTGGAGCAAACACATGCAGGTACATCTTTACGGCAAGCCTCTGGTTGAGGGGAAGACTGTGACGCTGGACCATACGGTTCAGAAGTTCGAGATTCTGATTCGCTCCATGAGTGGGGTTCATGCACAACGCTTGAAAGACCTCATTCAGAAGCAGTTTGAGGTCGTCAAGATCAAGGAAGTGGACAGCATTTCTTACGTCATCTAAGGGGCAGGGTCGCCCACCCTGCTTAAACCTTACGGAGTCCTACCATGAAGATCATTGCTGCCTACAACAAGTACACCAAGGAAGCCTTGACCAACGAACAGCGGGAAGCTGACATGGAGGCACTACTTGAGGCACATGAAGAAGAAGTGAAAACCAACCCCACATGGAAGTATTTCGGGGGGCATCATCGAGCTAGGCGACCACGAATACCAAGTGTGCTAAACCTTAGCTGTACTGAGTACAGTGTAACCCCAACACTTGGAGCAAACATGGACAAGCATTTGCAAGAGCGTATCGACCGTTTCGTGCAGGCCGCTGATCGGTGCGTGGAAACCTACTGGACGAACAGTGGCTACACCCACATGTCACCGCCCAAACATCGCGCCAACGAGATTAGCGACAAATGGGTGCGAGTTGTGACGGTCGAAGAACGCAATGGCGTTTGGCAGGATTCGAGCGTCTACGCCTTCATCTGCCTCAAGGACTATTCGACCAAGGCTTTAGGTCAACTCAAGAAGGGCGACATTCACAAACCAGCGACCTACAAGGCCGCTGCGAAGCACGCAAGGGGCAACGTGTTCGACAACGATTTTGAGAAGTGCCTGACGCCGTGGGGTATCGTCTACTTGAAGTAAGGGGCAGGGTCGCCCACCCTGCTTAAACCTTAGCTGTACCGAGTAGAGTATGAACAAACAAGAATACGCTGAGTATGAGGCACGGGTAGCCGAGTTCTTCAGCCACGGTTTGGCTAACTTGTCAACCAAGTCGGATTGCCATGAACCGTTCTTTTCGTGGCGTCCGTGTCAGTGCTGCGGGACACACTTAGGCGGCAATCGCTATGAGTGTGACGGGTACAATGAGAAGACAAAGGAAGTCGAAGAGTACGACAACATTTGCGAAGACTGCGTATATTACGCAGAATACGGGCAGCTTGACGATACCACTATGGCCAATCTGGAGTAACCATGAAACTCAGCGAAGCTATCCACAAGCTGCAATATACGCTCAATCTCCACGGCGATAAGGAAATGAAACAGTGGAAGTATAGCGACGGCAAGGTACAGTCTGTGCCCGTCAAGCTGGAAGTAGCCGAAAACCCCGAAGATGATACCATCGGCGTCATCCTCAGTGCCGAATAACCTTAGCTGTACCGAGTAAAGCATGAACACATCACTTGAAAAGAAGATCAATCATAAGCGGCGTTTGCGTGTGCTGCGTGAGAGACTTCGCAAGCTGCTGCTCCAATACTACGTTCATTCGGACGCGGGCAAGCTGGAGAAGCATGTTCGTGTGATGAACAAGCTCCGCAAGGCAATCAGAAAGCTTAGCTGTACCAAGTAGGTTGTAATCACCCTTACTGGAGTCAGCCATGCAAGACCACGTTCTCGACAACTGCCTCATTCATCAGAAAGATGCCATTATCGACCTCATCGACAGTGGCAAGCACGATGAGGCGATAACGCTGCTCAAGTTCGTCAAGGAACTGTGGGAAGCCGCGAGCTACGACTACAAGTACAGAGAACTCAAGGAGCGCGGCGTCAGAGCGGCGGATAACCGAGAGAACTGCCGCCACTGGAAGCACGTCCAGTCACTCACGGCCATTCAGAACAAGTATCGTTCACTGTAAGGGGTGGATAGGGGAGAAAGCCAATCCCCTTATCCTGCTGATACCTTAGCTGTACCTAGTGCAGTATAACCCTTACTGGAGAAGACACATGAAGGTTTGCCAGAAGTGCGGGGATGAGATTGGCACCAAGGACGGGGACAACTATTGTGGCAAGTGCCACAAGAAGAAGGATGCGGCCAAGAGACGGAAGGAACGGGAAGACGTGTTGCGTAGTTGTGGGTTGGTGAAGGTGCGTGGGGCAATGGGTGGAACCTATTGGGAATAACCCAATAGGTCGCCCAACCCAGCATAGCTTAGCTGTACCAAGTGCATTGTGACAGTCAAACCCCTGGAGTCAGTGCAATGCGGTATTTCATCAAGTTGGCCAAGAAGAACGACCGTGGCGAACCCGTCAACACGGGTTGGTATGAAGAGGTGGATGAGTACACGTTCAAGAACGCCAAGTATGCGCTCAACGATTGCGGCGATGGTCCGCGTTACACGAACGACGCTGTGATGGTGGACGGCGATGAGGTCACTGCACGGTTGGTCGCAGCCCCAATACGGGACTTGGCCATTCTGACGCGATACTTTCAGGCGTCGGAACCGAACAAGGTGGAAGGCGGTTTCGTCCGCGAGCAACCGAGTATCAAGTTCAACATTCGCGGCAAGATCAAGCTGCGTGAGAAGGACGGTAGCATCTGGAGCAAAGCAGCGTAAACCAACAGGGTCGCCCACCCTGCTTTACCTTAGCTGTACGGAGTGGAGTATGAGCTACCTTCGTCACATGCGGACTACTGCTGAATGCCGCGCTGAAAGCGGGGCCGAAGAACAAGGCGTCAAGGTGCGTGCGAAGCGTAATCGCCGCAATATCCCCAACGCTTGGGACGACGTGCCTCATGCCCGTCGCCACAAGTGCGACCGCCACAAGGATCATCGTCGCTAACGGGCGGGTGTACGGTCTGGCGGCGGGGGCCGTCAGCGTAAGGTAGGCAAACCTACACCGTACACCTGCCCAAAAGTACAAAGCTTAGCTGTACCTAGTATAGTGTAATCACCCTTACTGGAGACAGCCATGCACGCTACCACCGAACGCAAGAAGTCCAACAAGAACGATTTCACCGTCACCACGACGGTCAAGGATCGCGCCATTCACATCCAGACCATCATTATGATGGCAGCAAGGTCCAACCGCGAACCCGATAAGCGCCGCAAGCTGCGGGAACGCGACGACCGCCGCATGAGGGACTGATGAGCGAACAAGAAATTGCCGACTGGCTCGCAGAACTACGCGAGTCAGTCGGCACCAGACCCCAAGGATAGCTTAGCTGTACCAAGTAGGTTGTAACCAACACCCTTACTGGAGAGTACACATGACCGCTACCGTGTCCCTCAGCTGCGAACGCTACTTCCCCGAAACCAACAAGCGGGGCAAGAATGGCAAGCTGCAACGCATTTGCATCGACGTGCGCAAGATGCAGATTCGCGGCGACTTCATCACCACGACGGGCTTTGAGGTCAACTACCTCAAGCGGGGCGGCGAATTCCGCTTCTACGTCAAGAGCATCGTCAAGCCTGTCAAGTCGATATGGCAGGAATTGAACACCCGTCCGCAACCCATTATCCCGAAGTGGGAGCGGGAAGGCAACTACAGTCGGGATGAATTCGTGGCGTGGCTCAAGGCACGCCGTATCCAAAACGCCGAAAGCCTTGTCATCGCTCTGATGACGATGCCCCCCGAAAACTTGGCAGCGTAGCCAACAGGGTCGCCCACCCTGCATAGCCCATAGCTTAGCTGTACCAAGTAGAGTGTAACCAACACTCAGGAGTCAGCACATGCGGGCCAAACATCGTAACGACCACAATCATGGCAAGAGCGGTTGGGTCGGTGGCAATCCACGTTATGGCCGTAAACGTGGCTTCCGCAAGTCCGATCAACCCAAAGACAAAGCCGCCTGGAAACGCGAAGTCAAGTAAGGGGTGAGACAGGGGACTGCCAACCCTGTCTTTTTTCGTTTCAACCTAAACTCAGTACAGCTAAGCTTTTACACCTCCATACTGTACAAAGTGCTTCACCTCTCAAATGCGATTAAATGCGTTTTAAGCCACTCTGAGGTCAAGGTGACTCTCGACCCACTTAACCCATTTGAATCGCTTCTAGGGCCATCCTAGCGTCAGCAAATGGCATCCGCGAATCCAATCCCGAATGTTCAAAGACCGCACCGAATCCTACCCTAATTAAGCTTAGCTGTACCGAGTATATTGTTCTAAACCACCCCATACTGGAGAACACGAACATGCGTTGCGAAGATGCCCCGTGCTGCGGTTGCTGCCCGTCCTACTACGATCACGACGCCTACGATGACATGGAGCAGTACGACGACCGCGACGACGCACGGTACGACGACGTTGAGGAAGACCACATCCTTGAGCAGCAGGAGCTTGAGGACTTCGAGCAGGCCGACGAATACTTCGGCCACTACAACGATTGGGAGTAGGGGGAAGGGGTCGCCCACCCCTTTATAATAAGTTTACCTTAGCTGTACCTAGTCCAGTGTAACGCTTCTTACTGGAGTGCAGCAATGCTGACCGTCACCGAACTCCGCGACAATCTGATGGCCCTGAAGGGCGCAGCGATCATCACGATTGAGGCCGAGACGGAGCCTCAGATGCGCAAGACGGATAACCCCTACGTTGGCACCGTCAAGGTGTCAAGCGTCAACGGCGTCATCAACTGGATTTACGAGATTGCCGTCAACAACCAACGGCTGCGGGAAGACAAGGAAGCAGACTTCGTTGCCTTCCCCCGTAAGTGGGGCAAACGCATCAAGGGCACCCCACTGGTGGAACACAAAGGCAAGTTCTACCTTGAAATGAAGGTGCAGAGCGCCAAAGCCAAGTACGTTCACGGCGATGCCGAGATTGCCGTAAGTGAGCTAATCCCCTACTTCTACGAACGGGGCAAGTCTCGTCAAGGCGTCGATAAGGAAGTCATCCTACGGGACTACGCTCTTGAGAACATCAAGGGCATTCGCTGGGGTGGCGAACTCATCAAGGTAGGGGCATGATGCCCTAATTAGGATAGCTTAGCTGTACCTAGTACAGTGTTCCTCAACCCCTGGAGACGCACATGACTCTACACTGCATCCTCTGCGGCGAAGAAGCGGCCTTGACGCTGAATCTGCAAGATGGGGAAACCGTGTCTTGTCCCGAATGCGGGAACGACTTCACGACCGCCGACGTGAAGGAACGCATCGAAGAGTGGACGCAGGCGTTAGCCTGGATCAACAACATGCCCAAGTAATGGGCATGGTCGCCCTAATTAGGATAGCTTAGCTGTACCTAGTAGAGTGTAATCACCACCACCTTACTGGAGAGTACACATGGGCGTCCGTCTCTACCCGAACACGACCAACGCGGCGAAGCTGGAGAAGTTGGCTGGTGTCCCCGAAGGGACGCACAAGCGGATGGAAGACATGGCAAAGCGGCACGCGGAGGAACGCGCTGCGGCCACCAACTGGAACGAGTACGAAGACGGCTACCGCCAATGGAAGGAACGGGACAACGACGGTCCTATTGGCGACTTGGACGCCTTCCTTACCTTCGGGTGGGGCAAGTTCCGCCCAATCGACGGCATCGGGGAGGATTACGCGGGCAACGAGAGCGACCCACAACGGGCCGCGAAGCTGCTCCGATACAACGGTATCGGGGTGGACGTGAGCCTAACGGAAGGCGTCCACTGGTGCTAGTGGACAGGGGGCGAAAGCCCCCTTTTCTTTTATACAACCATTACCTTAGCTGTACCTAGTGGAGTGTCCCCCCTTCACTACTGGAGCCGCACGATGACGCTGAAACAGCAGCTGGAAAAGTTCGATGCGCAGGCCGACACCTACGCCAAGGCCACGAAGGAGCCTTGGGAGTGCGAGAGCTACGCTGAATGGGTGGCTTCGCTGCCCGAAGAAGAACAACCTTATGAAAATGAGTAACACGGGCATCGCCCGCCCTAATTAGGATAGCTTAGCTGTACCTAGTAAGTTGTTCCAACCAACCCCATACGGAGACACGCACATGGCCACCGTCATCGCTTCCAACCTCACCGCCGTTGTCGTCTACCGCGTCGAGAAGACGCTGGGGCCGAATGGCCGCGTCAAGCAGCTGACCGACGTGACGATCAAGGCGGGGCCGCTCACGGTCGCCACCAAGACGCTCTGGGGCCGCTACAGTCAGAGCAAGGCTCTGGTGGAGTTCAAGCGGAACCCCAAGGGCTGGACGGTGCTGGATGCCGCCGCGTCCAAGTTGCCGATTGCGGCCTAACGAGAAGGGGGCTTCGGCCCCCTTTTTTTATTCCAACCTAAACTCGGTACAGCTAAGTTTTATGTAAAGATTACTGTACATAAGTGCTTCATGGCTAGAATGCGATTAAATGCGTTTTAAGCCACTCTAAGGTCAAGGTGACTCTCGACCCATTTGAGCAATCTAAACGCCTTCTAGGGCCATCCTAGTGTCAGCAAATGGCATTCGCAAAGGCAAACCCAAGAGGCAAACCGACTGGCCCAATCCTACCCTAATTAAGCTTAGCTGTACCTAGTAAGTTGTAAGATTCACCCCCCTTACTGGAGAGACGGCCATGCACACCAAGGAAAGCATTGCGGCGCTGTTGGCCACGAACGACAAGGCCGTGTATCGCGCTCTGGTGGTGCTGTTCGAGCGGCAGACCGCCGACGAACGCGACTCGGAGCAGACGAATCACCTCAACGGGATGGGCTTCAACGGGCGGGACGCCAAGTTCGGCACCTCGTTGGCCAAACAGGTCATCCGTTGGCAGGACGGGTTGACCAACTACCGAACGCCGTTGACGATGGCGCAGACGAGCGCCGCACGCAAGATGCTCCGCAAGTACGCGGGACAGTTGGCCAAAGTCGCCAACGAGAAGGCCGCAGTCGGGGTCTAAGGGGAAGGGGGCTTCGGCCCCTTTTTCCTTTTATAAGGATTAGCTTAGCTGTACCTAGTACAGTGTAACGACGACTGGTCTTCATCATATAGTGGCCCTTCCCTCACCCTGTTCTGGAGTCGGCAATGAAGTACGTCTATGGTGACTTGGTGCTGAGTGCGGTGCATGGCTGCTACGTCCGTGTCAAGGAACAACAGGGCTGCTACTTGGTTGTCATGGATCGCAATACGCTGGTCGAGTTGCCCGACCACATCCACATATCGCAAGCCACGTTCGCCAAGTAGCATGAGATTAGCACTAAGCTATTAGGTATAGCTTAGTGCTAATCATATTGAATAGCTTAGCTGTACCAAGTAAGGTGTAACATAATTAAGAATGGAGAAATTAATTTCAAAAAAGTTTGAAAAAAAGAAAATAAAAAGGAGGGGGCTACCCGCCATACGAGCCTTCTTATACATGAAGACAAGAAAAAATTCCACAGGTAGGTTTTCAAATTTCAAATTATAGAAAAAAATTCCCAATTTCGTGTTTCAAAAATTGGGAATTTCAAAATTTTCATTTTCCGTTATTAGCTCAAAACTTTACCAAAATCCGATTTCCAAAAATAGCATTGCTGGATTTTTAGCACTGGCCTTCAACCCATTTAAAAATCTCTATACCCTTATCAATTTCCAGTTTATACCATTCATTCTTTTTGTCTTGGAAGACCGCCGCAGGTTGTAATATGCTTTTCAAGAGATTTTCTGCCTTTGTGCGGTTATCAAATACTTTTGATTTATAATGTCTTTTATAATCTCTAAAAGGCGCGCCAGTTTGATAACTATCTACTCTTTCCTCATAATCAAGTGACTTACCAACTTTAAAATATCCTGGCCATGCAGGATTAGTTAATAAATATAAATATCCTTTTTTAATACCACACTGTTTATTTTTCAATGTTGCCAGTATTGCATCTCGTTCTTTTCTTATCTCATCTAATTCTTGGTCAAATTCTGTTATTTGTTTAGGAACTATTTTACTAGCAATAAAATTTCGGTCTTCGGCAGATAGAGGTAATACTACAGGCCGATCATAACAATTACTTACGTTTAATTTTGCACCCTTTCCAGTATCGTAAACCACTAACTTACCTTGGAATAATTTTATAGATGGAGATGCATCTGGATAGAGTTTTCGGAATTCCTCGACAGCAGGCACCATTGTATTCAAAAATGTCTGGTAGTCTATGCCGATAGATAACAAAGTATGCTTCATTCTTCTCCAGCATTCCTTAACTCTACCTAGCACAGTTGAATAAAGTTGGCGGTAATTTTTCCTGTGGCATTCAAGACAAATACTGTCTCGGTCATAACGGTGTCCATATCCAGTTGATTTTTTGAATTCATTGAGTAATTTTTCGTCCCCGCAATTTCTACATTTTATTTTTTCAGTAATCATAAATTTAACCCTTTGTTATTAATGTCATTTGTCATTATAGTATCTTGGTAACAAAAATCAATAAAATATTTTCATATATAACTTCATGTTATTTAGTCAATGGTTAGAGACGGAGCTTAGTCAAGCTGAGCGAGAAATGCTTGGCAAGCCCAAAGTAGGTAAATCTGGCAAGCCGAGTGCATATAATTATCCGAGTGAGGAGGAATGGGGCAAGCTTCGTCCTTACTTGGTTAATAGAAGTAAGGCATCTAATCCAAATTTAGATCAAGATTTAACGGCATATACTCCTGGTGAAACTTTAACCATATTAAACAATCCTAAGATTAGGGCATATCATGACAGGGTATCGCATTTCAGGGTGCCCGACAATTTTGATACGATAGTATTGGTGCCATGTGCGAAGAGTAAGCCGTGGGGTGCTGGGTGTAAGAGTAATTTTTACAAAGCGTATCATCAATTGATGGGTGATCCTGAGATGGGTAAAGTCTACATGGCGACTATATCGGAGCCATTGGGGGTAGTCCCTAGTTCGGATTGGGAGAATTTTCCTCAGTATGACAATCCTGGGTTATTTGATGATACGGCGATGCAGAGTAGTTTAATGACGAAGGATTGGGGTAAGACGCCTGTGGGGTCAAAGAGGATAATGCCATTTGATGTTAATTCGTACAATCAATCTATAGATGTATTGTCTAAGGTGATAGCATCATTTATGAAGGTGAATAGTGACAAGAGGTTTGTGGCATTTGTGGACGATCCGAGTGGGAAGTTGACGACGCATGGGGACATGTTGAATCGGGCATCAAGTTTAAGTGGGATACCGATTACTCGTTTTTCGAAGAAGCCAAAGACAGGTAGGGAGAAGGGGACGGTATATCCATACATGAAGAGTAATATTAGGTTTAAAGAGTGGTTGATTGAGCAGACGTTTAACGAATTTGAAAGATGGTTGCAGGTGAACAATATTGATATGGGGGATTTAATAAAGCAATTACAGAGTAAGGAACCAGACGGGCATGGGGGTAATGCGGTATTTTACAAGATACCAGGGACTCAATTTGGGGTAAAGATTATTAAGGGCACGAAGGGTATTGGTCAGTTGAGGGCGGCGGATGATGAATTGGGGGATGAGAACTACGGGCAGGCGATTGCGCATTATGGTTCAAATATACAAATATTAAAATTGCAATCTGGGATTCCTGCGGGTCATCCTTACAAATATGATAAGGATGATATGGAAGGTGCGAAGGCAAGGTATTTGGCAAATTTGGAGTCGGCTGCGGGGATGCCAGTGTCTGAATATGAGCGTTTATTTAGGAGTATAAAGAAGTTAAATGATAGGGGTTGGGTAATTGATCCGAGCAAGAGTGGGAATTTATTGATAGACAGGGGGCGGTTTAATTTGGTGGACATTAATAAGCATGAGGGGGATTACAGGAACAATGCGGGTGAGGTGGTGAGTATGTTGATAGACAATTTTCATTTTGGCAAGTATTTTACGAATGACATGAGGGTAAAGGGGTTGGCGAAGCAGATAATAGAGAAGGCGGATGAGGCGGCGGCGAGGGTAGGATTTCCTTACAACAAGGAATCATCGACTTCGCAATATTCGCATCAACATGCATATGGTCCAGTGGAGGAGCCTTGGAAAGCAGTGGTGAATAATGATAAGGAATTTGGTTGGGATCATGTATAAAATTGGTAGAAGTTAATAAAAACGGGATTTAGGTTAGGTAGGAGATATATAGGGTTATGTATAAATTCAGAGAGTATGTTTCTAAAAGGGATGAGGTCAATTACAATCCTAATTTAGGGAAGGTATTGCCACAATCTGTTCGTGGGAACGTAGATTTTTCGATACCTACGGCAGCGATGAAGACAGGGGCGGCGGCATTACAGGGAGTTGGGACATTGGCTGGTGGTATGGTGGCGGCATTGAGTGGGGTGCCCGTAACGATTCAGGCGATGCAGGATGCGAAGACAAGGTTTGAGAGGGCACAGAGGTATATATTACCTTATTTGGCGAAGGATGAGGGAATGAGGGCTAGGGTATTACAAAAGGTAGATTCGGCATTGGCATTTTTGCAGAGTAATCAGGACAAGGGAGTTATTAGTGGTGGTGAGGGTTTGCCTGATGTAGGGATGGGTGGTGTACATGGTGGTGTTGGGTCGGCATTATGGAAGGGTTTGAGTGCTACTTTCAAGAATTTATATGATACTTTATTAAACAGGAGTAACAGGGCTGGTCCGTTCTTGGAACAGTTTAAGGTTATGTTTGAGTCATTGGGGGAAATGACTAAGGAGGTAGCTTACGGCAAGTTACGGGCATTCAAGCAGGCTGCTGAGGTAGGCAGCACATATATTGATCCAGATACGATGAGATAAGGATATATAGGATATGATTACATTTACTAATTGGTTAAAGATGAAGGAGGCATCTGCTTTTACGAGGAGTAGGACTGCTGCTGCTTTAGGTACAGGCCCAACGATTCCAGATGCACAGATTAATAGTCGTAGTACAGCAAGACCTTGGGAGGCCAAGGCTATCAAGAAGAGAAACAAGAAAAAGTGCAAACCAAAGAAGAAAATGTGAGGCTGATGGTTTATTGGTTAGTTTAGCCAATCCTCTGATTTATAATTTCCTAATTGGTCACTTTGTTCTAGTATTTCGATAGTGGAGAAATACAGATCATCATCACTATTAGAATCAAAGCCAGCTTCACTTACCATGACAATGGAACTTAAAGATGAAACTGGCTTATTTTCTAGCATTTTAAAAGCATCAATTGCTGCTTTTTTTGGAGTAGGTCGATCAATAATTTGTTTAAAGTCGCCTGAAATAACATAATATTTTGCCATTATTTATCATTCTCTGCTAATTGGTTGAAATGTGCTGCACCCATTTGGAGCAGTTCTGCGAGTTCGCTTTCTGGGATATTACGATAATTGATATCCCAACCTTTGTGTAAGGGGCTTTGTTCACCTTTTGCTTCTATATTAGAGTGGAAGATTACGCCTGCGAAGGTTGATCTTTCGATAATTTCTTCGATTAATTCTTTGGTTGAGTAAAATTCCAGCGCATTTGATCTTCGGACAATTTCATCGACTAATTCTTTGGTGGTATATTCGTTCATTATAAACTCCTATGCAAAATTATGTTCAACAGTTATTTTCAAGCTAATTTCTGGCAAGTGTATATGGTTACACAGTTTATGTTTTTTGGCTTCTTTTGCATTAAGGAACCATTCAGCGTGGCTTTTTTGGTGGATTAGGTCTAAGAAGTAGTTGGGTGGTTGGCCACAGTTTTTGGCTAGTAGTGAGAAAATATGTTTGTTAAGGCGTTCGGTTTGTCCTACATCGGCTTTAAGTTCTTCGATTTTGCCGTAGGTGAAGTTTGAAACGTCATGAAGCATGATGGTAGCATGTTCAGACATAAATCGCAAGCCATGATTTCCGAACCCAAAGAGAATTGCGCCTGCGGACATTGCCTTGGATTCGCAGATAGTGGCAACTGGCAATTTGCAATTTTGGATTTCTGAAATCATGGACAGTAGTGCATAAACTTGTCCACCGTAGGAATCTACGACGATGGGTACGACGGTTTGTCCTGAATTGCAGGCTTTATTGATATCTTCTGAGAAATGTTTTGAGCCATCTTCGTCAAATTTGGTGATTCTAATTACGATAGGGAGGTCAATAAGGTCTTCAGCTGCTTTTATTTTAATTCTGGGATCGACTTCGATTCGTCTATGCATTGTATTTCCTTTGCCAGCCAAATAATTCTATTTTTACGGATATAGGTAATACTACAATTGGTTATTTTACCTATACTTGATATACAATGAGTAATCTGAATAACATTTTGAATAAAATCCGTATGTGTAATCAGTATAGACTTTTCTGGGATGGAGTCAAGGGTTTTTACAAGTCTGTCGCAGAAATCTATTTCATTTTCTTGACGTTTGCTGAGGTTGTCATATGGAGCAAAATGTACTTTACAATTTTGTTCAATGATTGCAGAAGTTTCTGCACATCTTTTATAGGGGGAATGGAGTCCCTGGAAGTTTTGGAGGTGCATGGTGGATAAAAAGTTTGCGACCTGGAGTGCTTGTTGGCGTCCACGCTCAGTGAGTGGGCCATTTTCTTGTTCTGTAGCTTCGCCATGACGTAGGATGATAATTTCTTTGAGGTAGATTACTTTATCTTCATCGGTGATGAATTTATGGTTTTTGCAATCGAGGAAGCCAGAGATTAGTTTTCCATCTTTTTCGGTTTCATTTAGCTTACCGAAGGCTTCGCCGTGATGAGTGCCAGTAACAATTTTATCATCCGTTAAAATAGCTGGGACCATAGTAAAGCCTCCATTCTCTATTTATTTCTCGGAAGATTTTTTATATGAAGTAATTACCTTGCCGACATAATCCATTGCTTTGTTTGCGTTATACTTTAGGAGTATATCATATGGGTCGCCCATGCTGAAGATGATTGGCGGCTCAAAGCGGAACATGTTTTTATTGAAATAAGGTGGTAGACCACGCTTGTAATGAATAAGGTGTTTCAGTTCATTATCCATCAAGGTATTTTCTATACCAACTGTCCCATAATACGTTAAATGTCCGTAATATTCAAGCATTGTTAATGCCCAGGCAGTTTTTTCCGCATCTTGCCAGCCTGGATGGGTTTTGGCTAGATAATCAGCTAGTTCAAGGACTCTTTTTACAAATTCATCTGGTAATTTTTCGAAACAGATTGTGGCTCCTAACGGGAGCCACAATTCATCTTCAATTTTTTTTGCATCCTTCACTGTTTTTACAAAATCTTCTGAACGACTTTTCTGTAATGTGAATTCTGGGTCCATCTGGAAGGTAATGTCGATAGACCTATTTTCTATAGGTTTCACCAGAATAGTATCAGGATGAATGAGTGTGAAAGGTGGTTTGATTAAGCCTTTAGTGATGGCAACATAGAGTCCATAGACACGATTAAAATAAGGACAGCCTTTTTCCTTACCGATATTGTCATGCACAAAGACATGTTTATGGGAACGAAGATTAACTGGTTCCGAATAGATTGGTTCGGTACTATCTGCAAGTCCTACGACAAGGGAATCTTGCAGGTTGTGCATTTTGAAACTTTCTATAAGGAGTTCCAATTGCCAGTGATGATAGGCTATGTTTTCTGCGCTTACGAAATACTGCATTTTAATTCTCTATAAAGTTTTCTAAGAACAACCGATATACTTTACTATATGCTCGGCCCCAATTTGGTCCATGAACGTCAACATCCTTATCCCATGCAACGGCGTGGGCGACTTCATGAATCATAACATCAATTGAGTAATTTTCTGACAAAATTCTGTTTATTTTAACGAGGAACACGTCATTCTTAATTTCACATTGGCCATCCAATGAAGCTTTCAACCTAACTCTTCTGATAACGATAGGTTTTTCAGCTAGATTGCTATTTTGGTAAAACTTTGCTACACGCCGATAGAGTTCGTAGTTCAATGAACCCCCTGAAGTTGGATGTATGATTATTTAGCTTAAACTGAATAGTTTTTGTTACTACGAACGTCGTGGACTAATACAGCCTTTAAATTTGGCCAACTTTCCTTTAAATTTCTACCAAGTTCCAAAAATTTATTAACGTGGTCTGCTCTATCGTCAAATATCTCTACTGTTTCTATTTCTGGGGACATTAAACGCTTAATAATCACGAAAGCCTTGTAATCAAACGTATCATTAGATTTGGGGTATTCTGGGTGTTTTGTTAAATCTTTTTGTCCTTTGAAGTAATATTCATCTGCATGGACGCCATAATGGGCAAGAATATCTTTGACACTATCGCCCAAAGCGGCATGTCTGCCTGTCATGATAACTGTATGGGTTTGTGGATCATCGTGGAATGATTTTAAAGCGTTTGCCACATTTTGGTTAAGTTTTTCTGGAGTGCGGTCGAATTTTAGGGTTTCAGGTCTTCCCCACCATCCTGTTCTTCTGAATTTAGGATCGAATCCATGTTGAACGGCGGTTTCCTTATCTTTAATCATCCAGGGTTTGCCTGTAGTTTTTTCATATTCTGGGATACCCTGTTCAGGCGTTGGTGTATACACAAGCGTATCATCAAAGTCTATAATGGCGATACGTTTAATGCCTGTTGGGGCACTTTCCATAAATTGTTTAAAACTCAGCATTTTAATTTATACCAAATATAAAACCCTACAGCACTGGCTAGGCAACTCCAGTAATCGACATAACCTCCGTACCAAAACATACCTACGCCGATAGCGATGCTATTGACTAAGGCTAAAGTAAAAGCAATCCATGCTACAAAATTTCTAACTTCATGTTTGGGGCACATATTTACTCTTGTTTGTTATTAAAAGACTTACGGAACTTATCAGTTTCAATATTCTTAATAGCACTACCGAACTCTTCACCTTGAGGGATTCTGCCGCCAAGGTGTTGTACGATTTCTGGGTTTACTACTCTTCTATCGCCATCCTGAACATAACCTCTTGTCTGCATATCGTGAGATATGAACTTGTTCATAACGTCGTCTGGAAGTTTATTCATCCTACCCCATTGCTTTGCCAAGCTTGGGACGATGCCTGTTTTGTGGAAATTTTTCTTCATATCATAGAACTTATCGAAGAACGCTTGTGGATTTTGTTCATGCGAAGAAACCCACTTAGCAAGTTCGATCAAGTGTGTGATATCACGAATTTCGTCATTGGTCCAAGTGCCTTGACGAAGTGCTTTTTCAATTTTAAATGTTGGGTTGTTTCTCAACAGCCAAGCGATGGCTAATCTCTTTTCTTTTTTATCACTGAAGTCTTCAGGTGCATCTAGTTTGAATTCCAAGTCTGGGAATACAGTATTCAGCATACCCAATTCTTTGAATAGTTTTACATAGTGTGCTGGATCAACGTCTGGATGTTGTAGACCCTTCAAGAATTCATCCCTAATACGTTCACGGCTTACAGATGGCAAGTCCTTAATATCTGTAATTGCTTCCTTTACGTCATCTGGAATTTTGGTGTTCTTACCATGAGAAGCTACGAAGCGAAGGTAACGCATAGCTCTTAGCTGATCTTCTTCCAATCTTTCTCTTGCATTGCCGACGAATTTTACTTCTCCGCTTCTGATGTGGTGAGCGCCACCGTGAGGATCAATAAGTTTAGCGTTTGCACCATCTGCGGTTGTAAGTGGGATATACATAGAGTTCATGGTGAAGTCACGGCGTTGTGCATCATCATCGAGTCCAGCGAATTCCATGCGATCTGGTGTTCTCCCGTCACCGCTCTTGGAGTCTTTTCTGAAAGTTGCGATTTCAAATTCTTCGCCGTTGACTCTAGCGCCGATTACGAATTCTTTACCACTACGGTCCCAGCCCTTGGCATAGAAAATCTTGCTTTTATTACCAGCTTCTGGGTGTTTTTCATATTTCTTATCAATAGGCGCATTCTTTCCAGTCTGTGGTTTAGTTTCAGCGAAACCTGCACTTCTTAGAATTAATCTGATTTCATCTGGGGTTGCGTCTGTAGCCAGGTCATAGTCTTTAGGAGTTTTGCCTTTAAGATGATCCCTTACTGCACCGCCGACTAAGTATAGACCTTTCTTTTTCAATTTAGGTGTGGTTTCACCTTTAGATGGGTCCATAGTTGTTAATTTTTGTGGATAGCCATCTGGACCAGGCAGACTAACTTGGCCACTATCAAGGAATGCCTTGATGATGGTTCTTAGATTAGGATGACGTTCAGCGTCAACTGTAAATGGCTTGAAGTCACTGTCATCACCGAGTTTAACTTCGGATGGTGCCTTCTTTCCACCTTCTACATTTTCTTTCAAGCTCAAGTATTCTAAAAAAGTTTTTCTCATATCTTTACCTTATTAACTATTTATGGTTGACACTCGGTTTTTCAAGGTTTGATTCCGAGCTTCCATAAAATAATAGCTCCAATTACAACAGTGGCAACTTTGTACAAGAAGTCTATGACATTTGCCCACTTATTATCTTGTTGTCCAATACTCTTTTCCATCATATTTATATCTTGTTCTATCTTAATAGATTTACCAGATAAATATTCTACTTTTTCCTGTAAAGCAATGATATCGCTCTTAATGCTATCCACATCACTATTGCCTTCAAGTATACTTAATCTAGCTACCAACGTGATTTGATTCTCGGATACTTTTTCAAATCGCGCTTTGAATATGTTATTGTCTTCGACAAGAACTTTAACTCTTTCATCAATTCTTGCGGTAACGTCTGAAACGCTTTTAAGCGAGTTACTTAATTCTTTGTAGGCAATCTCATCCATGACTCTCCTTTAGAAATTATATAGACTTAATACAGATTGGTTCTATGAAAAACTCAAATTTACTCTAAATATAGATATGGAAAATGAAGAATTAGAAAAGCTGTTACCACAAATTAACGTAACTGTTCCACAGCAACTACAGCAACTACAGCAGCAACAAGAAGAAAAAGCAAGTATTGTTCCTCCTGAAATGCTTTTAGGCTTAATTTCTGAGGCTTTAGACGATATCAGAAAAGAAAAAGAACAAGTCGATGGCCTGATCGAAACCTTTAGTGATATGGTTTTTAACGAAGGAGATTCTACCACATCTAGCAAAGAAGCTCTAGTAAATTTGGTCAAAATCAAAACAGACACGACCAACAATAAGACAAAAATCATAGATTTAGCAACAAGAATCCACCTGAAGGAGAAGGACACCTTCCCAAGATATTTGAATTTACATGCTCAACAAACAAATAACATCGCTGGGCCTTCTGATAAGCGAGAGCTAATCAAAGCGATAAACAAAATTAAAAAGAAGAAGGAATTGGAAAGTGGCAATTTATAACATATATATTTCACAATGACAGATATCATAAATTTAGAAGATTGGCTAGAGGCATATGGGACTGGTACTGACACTATTGATACTCCAGCGGGCACTCCCCCTGGCAATCCAGGCGGAATGAATCCTGCTGCTGCGCCCCAAGGTGATCCAAATATTGCTAATATGCCGCCAGAAGAAATGGACAGTCATCCAGACGAGAATGATCCGTCTTCTGATCCTCAGACTCCAGACATGCCAGAAGAAAAAGAGCATCTGGACTATGAACAATGGAAAAAACAATTCCTACTTGCGTCCGTTAAGGGCGATGTTCAAGAGATGAAAGAACTGTTAAACGACGTTAAAGACCGTGATCTTGACTCTTATCAAAGGAAATTTGTAGACGACAACATGCAGATTGTTGGACTTCGTGAATTTACGAATATTGAAAAAGCTTCGAAGGAAATCAAGAAGTTAATCAAGGACAACTTGGACCATAACAATCCAGGCACTTCTTTGGCAGAGTATATCACGCAGGTTTTGGATACGATTCCTTTATTGAATCCTATTTTCATTAAATTGGCTGGTATGCATGGCATCAAAGCAGACTTACATCGTAAGTACATTGCTTCTTTAACAGGGTCTGTTCAGGTTGGTAGTGGCAGCAATACAGAAGACTTGATTTACAATGACAAAGATTATTCTATTCGCATTTCGACTAGAATGAATGCTAGATTTGGTGATGTTTATATTGGCAGTTGGAATTTAAGGGCTGATGACCCAGAGAGATATTTAAAGCCACCAGAGCTTCAGCGTCTTCATGAAGGCAGTCCAGAAGAAAAGGATGCTTTGAAGAAAAGAGTTATTATCGAATCAATATCTGAAACATGGAAGACCAGGGCATTTATCATTAATGTGGTTGATACAGATGGTACTATTTACACGATTGGTTGGGACATTGCCACGGCTTTGAAATCTGCATTTACTGAAGGGAAGCTTTTAGTAAAGACTAAGAGTAACGATGGTTCTGAAGCTATGATTGATAAGGATGGTGCTATTGTATCGTTTGATGATATGAAGATTGTGTATGTGAAGGACACTGGTGAGATAGACGAGGAAGGCAATACTTTCAAGAGAGAGTCTGAGTTTATCAACAAGAAGAATGGTCAGTTATATTTGACTGCTAATTTAGGGACGATTAAAGGTGCAGCATCTAGTTTCCCTGGCATGAAGGTAAAGGAAACACCTTGGCAGGGAAATCCAAGTGACTTGAAAACCCTGCAAAGGTGTGTTCCATCTGCATCTGAAATTCTTATGAGAACTTGCGGTTAACGAATGCCTAGATATCCATATTCAATTTTAATTGAATTGACCATATCTTTTGGTATTGTCATTGGTGCAAAAGACCCTAATTTTTCTAGGTCTTCATATGCAGCTACTGTCATAATGCCTCTATGGGCTTCCGTCTTTGTTTCAGGTGGTCGAGTATAAATCTTGTACAACTCACCTTTTTTTGAAACCTGATTAAGGTCAAGAACTTTGACAATTAACTCTCTAAGGTCTTTTGTGTGATATATTCCAAATTGGGCTTTTGTGATGAATTTGTTTTCTTCATACACCATAAGTTGTGCAATTAATTTGTCCTTAAACGCCCATCCAGACCCAATTGCGCCATTAGCCTTTGCCAATTCAAGCCAACTCGTATTTGGTGGAATACGGTTCTTTCTTGCTTTTACGTCGATTGGTCTGCCATCTAAGTAACCATCAGCCCCAGCGCAATCTTCTTTGAGACTGCTATTCAAGAAGTTTTGCTTACGCAAACGACACACTTCCTTGAATAAGTTTTCTGCAAATTCACCTTCCCGCCCAGCACCACGATTGTCGTACCTATGTCTCATAATACGATCCTCAACATATATTAACAACCTATTCCTCCAATGGCATTGAAATGACGCATTTCAGTTTCATTTGATTTGTAGGTTACTAACGAAAGATATAGTATCTGATGCTAAAAAATAAGTCAATGTTACTAAATACTCTCAATGTCAAAGTTTTTCGAATTTATTGATAAGAAGGAAAGAGAAGCCAAGCATCAATTGAAGATAATTGAAAAAATCCTTGGTGGTCATGGTTTTGTGGTTAAGGACCACATTGGCAATGACGATCCGTATGTTTTTGTTTACAACCCAAAGAAAAACACGTTTTTCGATGGGATTAGAATCTACAAAGTGGGGGATCAACTTTCTTTCCGTGTTCAAAAAGAAGAAAAGACTCATCCATTTGGAAAGGCATATCCATTGGCGATTGAGGATATGTTTACGGATTTGGTATCCGACTTTAAACCAGAAGAAGCTGGCAAGAAAATAATAGAAGCAGTTTTAACTGAGGTGAAGAAGTTTTTTGAAAAGAGTTCAGAAGCTGAAAAGGATATTAGAGACAAACAGTTTGATAAAGACCCATTCGGTAAGGTTCAGGTAAGGTCAAGTGATTATGGAATGGATTACAGTAATCTTACTTACATGAAGGCGTAATATTTCTGCCGAATGTCATATTTCTTTGTAATCTAATTTCGGGGTTTCTGAAGGACCAGCATTCGCCTGTTTCGTCAATGAACACAATCCAGATCATTTCATGTTCCTGCGAGTAGTCTAGTATGAAATGTGCAAAGCCTTTTCCTTTGGGTGTTTCAAGAGGGATTGTTGGGTTTAATTGAAGGATCATATATATAATTTAGTATGGCTGACATTCAATTACCGCCGAATATAAGTAAACTTTGGCAAGCTACAGAGTTCCCACAGAAGAACAGGACAAAAGTAGTTCATAAAGGAAGTGTGATTAACTTCTTTTATATGGGGCAAAGAAGAACACCAATTCATGATCCTTATCCTCTGGTATTGGTTTCGGATATTTTCACAGATGCAGTAAGAGGGGTTAATTTGAATTTACTAGATGCGCCATACGTTACATCACTAATAAAAACTTATTTAGACACACCTTTTTCTTATGTTAATATAAAAACAGACAATTATATTACTAATGCATTTAGAACTTATAAAAGAAGTGGTATTAGTAGTTTGCGAATGATGGATGGTGATTTCTTGAAGGGGTTGGCGGCGGTAGCAAGGTCGCTTGATGTTAATGAGATTGAGCAGATTAGGAGTCAGATTGAAACTTTAATCAGGCAGGCATCGCAGCAACCTGTAGCAGAACCAGGAGAAATGGATTTTAATTCATAAATTTAATAATAGATAAGGTAACATGGCGCAAGATATCTTCGGCAGAATAGTCAGCATTGATGATAATGTTTCAGCTATTAAGGCACAGTTATTACAGAGTGTTGGCGCAAAAACTGCCAATACAGGGAGTACAGACGATAAGCCTGTAGAGAAACTTATCAAGCAAATTGATACTATTACTGGCTATAATCTAGACCAAGAATTAAAGAAGTTCAAAGATTCGCTTGAAGATATTAGAAAAATATATGACGACATGGCTGCAAAGAAGGCTCAAAGGAGAAGTTCGGGAAGTGCTGGCGTTACTTCCGCATCGGAGAGCTTGCAAAAAAGTTTGACCAAAGTGATTAAGCAGACAGAAGCTAGTCTTGTTGATTTTGGCACTAGAATAACTGAAGCATTAGATAAAGTGACAAAGCAAATTTCTAAGGCTGCTGAGACTGGCAAGATACCAGGCGCACCAGCGGCGGCTAAGAAAAGCACAAAAGATTTAGCTGATCGCATTTGTGAATGTCTCAAAGAACTAACAGGAGGTCGTGGTGGAAGAGGCAAAGGACGGGGACGTGGACTTGATGGTGATGATGATGGTTATGGTGGTCGAAGAGGCAGAAGGGGTTGGCGTCCACCACCAAATCGTGAATATGCAAGAAGACTAGACTTAGCCAAAGCTAAAGGTGATGAATATGACAGGGGTAGAGGCAAGGGGGGGTATCTCCCAGGCAGGGCTATGGCAGGATATGATAGATTGCAAGCGTATTCAACTGATTCGGCAGAAGGTAAAAAAGCAATTGTCAACGACATAGTAACAGGTGTTAGTAAGGGCGTTGGTGGAGTAGTAGGCGGCTTAACAGCTTTACTTGCTGGACCTTTGGCGGGAGGTTTCGTTGGAGGATTTGCCGAAGGTCTAATCAGTCTTATTTTCAAACCATTGGCAGAGCAATTTGAGGCACTGAGTCAAAGAGCAACTTTGATTTATAGTCAAATCGGGTCAGACGCCGCAGATGCAGCATTAAAGCAAAAAGCATTACTGTTTGCTAATGAAGATGTTTTAGAGGTTGGTGTGTCTCTTAGTAAATTAGAGAAAACAAGGAACAAAAATGCTAAGAAGGGCATCACAGATGCAAAGGTACTAAGGGCTGTAACTAAAACTGGTTTACAGTTATCTTCACAAATAGGTTCAAACGCTGAAGAAACGGCTGATATGTTTGGTGTTTGGAATACGCAACTAGATTTAAGTGCTAATAAGCTTAATGTTATATCTCGTAATATGTTGACCGTTTCCAGGCAAACAGGTTTAACTGGAGATAATCTATTGAAAGTAGCACAGCAGTCTCAGAGCTTTATGACCAATATGAGAAATGCTGGTACATTTACCGCTAATGCTGCAAATAACATTATAGGTTTCTTGGCGCGTGCAGAGAAAACTGGCACAAGTGCGGGTGCGAGGAACATATTAGAGGTGTTGAAAGGTAGCGTTCTAAATGCTGGCGATCAAGATACTGCAAATTTATTACTACAAGCTGCTGGACGTGATATGGACGTTCAAGACAAGCTTACAAAAGGAACAGCGCTTAATGATAAAAGGAGTCTGAAAGTATTGGGTAGTGGTATGCGCAACCTGTTGCAACAGGTTCTAGGAAGATTTGGCGCTACTAGCATGAAACAATTAACGCCTGAACAAGCAGGCGAAGCAGACCTTGTTATGAAGGGACTTACTAGAGGTAAATATGGTGCTAAGGAAATAGAACTTATTAGTGAACATTTAGAAGATTTAGGTAAGAACTTTGGTGAACAGATAAAGGATATTGAGAAGAGTAAAAAATTAACCGTAGGCGAGAAACAAACACAGATACAAGATTTAACATACAATGCAGCAGCGGCGGCTTTGAGTGATTTCACTGATATATTAGAAAGAAGGGGAGGTAATGTAAATGCTTCATTCGAAGAACTAAATCGAAGGTCTGCGGATTTAGCACCTTTGCTTAAAACCCTTGGTGTGGATGCTAACAAGAGTGGTGATGCTATCGGTGCGCTGATTGATTTGCAACACAAACAGTTAATGGAGGATGCTAAGAAGTTTAAGTTAGAGAGTAAGTTTGGGGAGTTAGGCATAACAGATGAAGCGATTAAAAAGGCAAAAGGCGGGGACAGAGAAGCATTGTCAGCACTTCAAGAGGGTTTTAATGAAATCCAAAGAAGAATAGCTGAGGAAAAAAGAGCAACTACTGATCCCGCATTCGCAGTACAAAGAAACTTAGAACTATTAAGGGCAACAATAGACAATGAAATTGCTAAAGTTCTTGCAGCAGAACTGCCAAAAATAAGTAAATGGCTTACCGAGAAAATGCCTGAATTCCAAGAATGGATTAAGGCCAATGTTCCTAAAATTATTGATGGTATCGCTGAGTTAATCACTTGGGCAACCAAGAATTTTGATGTTTTGGTCAATATAGCAAAAGCATTGGGCATTGCTTATGTCGCAACAAAGGTTGGAGGATTGGTTGGTGGCATGGGAGGTGGAGGTGTAGGTGGCGGAAAAGGTGCAGGAGGAAATCTGCGTGGTGCGGCTGGAGCAACGGCATTGACAGGATTAGCTTTAGTTATAGCAGATCAAACAATGAGCCTTATAGAGTTCAATAAAGGCGTGGATGAGTGGCGTGGCAAAATTGATGAACAAACGAAAGCAACAATACAAAACACAGAGAATTTAATTAAAAATTCTGGCGCATTATTAAAGAAAAGTCCAGAAGAACTTCAGGCGGATATAGCCGCAGCAAAGAAACAACAAGAAGGTTTAAAACAAGCCCAAAAACAACTTAACGAAGCAGCAGATAGTGCAGTGGTACGCATTGCCGAAGTTTTACCGTGGACTGGCGATCCAGCAGCAACTCGAAAAGCGCTGCAAGCTCAAATAGACGCAGAACAAAACCTGGCACGAACGAAGGAAATAGAAAATAGAAGGAATTTGGCTATTAAACAAGCCCAGGCCAGACCAATTGAAACAGAGAGGAGAATTACAAGCATTCAGTCAGGAATAACAGATCAACAGACTAGAATGAAAAAAGAACAAGAAGCTATAGACAAACTAAAAGAACAATTCGAAGCAGAGAAAGAAAGATTGGGATGGCGAGTAGCAGACCCTGGTATTGTTTATTTTCCTAGCAAACTTTTCGAAAATTTGAAAAGAGAAATCTATCAAAGAGAATATGGTATGTCTACAGGGAAAAATGAAGCTGGAATTAAGAGCTATGGTGAACGTGAAGAAGATTTCCGACAATTAGCGATGGAAAAAGCTGCTTTAAAAAAGGCTAAAGCAGATGCGATATTTGAAATGAACAAAGATAAAGTTCCTGAAAGATTTCATGAGACATTAAGAGTAGCAGCAGAAAAACTTGCAGATGTTGCGCCTAATTTCGATACCCTTGATGTAGTGAGTGGTAAAATTGCGGATGAGTTGTTGGAGTTCAATTCCAAGTTGTCCCAGATGGCTGGAAAAGCCATAAATTTAATGGATGCTAATAAAGACTTAGTATTTCAGGTTGCTGCTGCACAAAAGAAAATGGATATGAATACAGCATTAAAAAAAATGGCGAGTTCGGCAGCTAGCGATTTCATTGCCCATGCATCCCAGGCAAAAAGAAAAGAATTTGAAACATATATGAAAAGTGTATTGGGATTAAAGGCCGCGCCAGGAACAACTGATTTTGGTAAAGAGCTTAGTGAAGCAGACCCAGAAAAGTTCAGAGATGCTTTGAAAGGGTATATATCAGAATACAAAGATGATAGTTCGTTAAAACATGCATTAGCCGAATTAACAGAAGCAATTAAAAAAAGAAATCAGCAGGAGACTGACCCAGCTATTATGTTCAAACAAGCTTCATTACAAAGGATAAATGATTGGTTTAAGAACAATGCAATGAATCCAAATGCTCCTGCTCAACAAAAAGCTTACAACAAAATTGCTAGAGGCGATGTTGCTGGCGAGACACTAGACCAAACACTACTAAGAAAAAGACTTGCTCTTACAAAGGAACAACAAAGTCAACTAGGCATTACAGACAGTAGCAAATTAGATATGGGTTTATATAACGAGTTGGCTAACGTTTTATATTCTTGGGAACCAGGCGGTGAAGGCACTAAAAAGTTCCTTGAAGAAAATGCAAAAAGGCTTGATGAAAACATAGTAAGAGAAATGTTTAAATCCTTTGGGCAAGTTTTACCAAAGACTTTAGAAGATAAAATAAAAATTGAGCGTACAGCAGAGGAAAAAAGATTAGGTGCTGAATTACAAAAATTGGCACAAAATGGCAATAAAGGTGGGTCTATATTCACTCATGACATGAATGTTGAAGAATCATTAGAGTGGATTTGGGAATCTATAGAAAGTATCAGCAGCAACTCAGCAGCTATCATTGAAAGATTAGATACAATGATAGAGTTGCAAAGTGAAATTGCAGCGGTGTCTGCTATGTTGCCTGGCATTGATGTAGAAGAGGAAATTAAAAAAAGGCAAATGAATGCAGGTACTGGAACAAGTGAAATTGTTGCTAACACTGGAGAGACGGCTGAAAACACTCGTAGGACTGCAATCTTGATGGGTGCCCTTCTAAACTGTTTTAGAAGGGCAGGCAGAGGTCGTGCTACAAATAATATTGCAGGTGAAAACCTAGATGAATCGCCATTTTTCGATCAATTTATAGATTGTGAATGGGTTGACACCACTGCAAGATCAACAGCATATGTATGGAAACAAGGTAATATAGGCAAGAAAAATTAAGGAGATTGATGCCAAGAGGTACAGAGAATGATGGGCGTTTAGCAGTATTAAGTAAGTGTAAGATCATTACGCCTTGTGGTACAATTTGTTTAAGAATATTACCAGATATTTCTGACAGTAAAGCCGCACATTATGCTCCAGAAAACGCAATAGGAAGAAGTAATCCGTTGATTACATATGCCTATTCTGAGCCAAGAATGATTAACACTGAACTACACTTCATGACAACAAAAACAGACGACATTAATGATAATTGGAGGGCATTAAGAATAATACAAAGTTTAGTATATCCTGGCACTGCTCTTTTAGATGGTGCTGTGCCGTTTACGCCACCGCCTGTGGTAAAATTTATATGTGGTGATTTATTAGATGGCCCTAATGGATTGTGTTTGATATTAAAAAGTTACAACACAAGGTATCCAACTAATGTTGCATGGGACGAGCAGACCTATTTGCCTTATCAATTTTCAATAAGTTGTAATTGGGAAGTGGTCTACGCTTGTAAGAATTTGCCATCAAATAATTGTGTGCCTAGTAATCCATGTGGACAAAGTGGCCCGCAATCTTGTCAACCAGTCACGGGCGTCGGTATTCCTTATGTTTCACAAGGCAGCAATCTTAAACCTGTAACTGGATAAATATTATGGCAAATGAAATAAGTTATACTAATTATGGTACTCAAAACCTAGTGGCTTCCACTAGTCGTTATGCATCCAGAAATGTTATTCACTACGGTAGTGATAAAAAAGCTGCTTTTACGGTTAATAGCAAGAAAGTTATTGGTATTGTGCCAGGGGACAAATTCTATGAAATCCAAAAAGACATGGAGTTTAGACCAGATTTAGTGTCAAACCATTTTTTTGGAATGCCAGATTTATGGTGGCGAATTATGGAAATTAACGGAATGAAAGATATCATGGAATTTAGATCGGGAAGAAATATAAGAATACCTAATAGCTTTTTAATGTAAGGAGTAAAATGGGAGCATGTCCTGGTATAAGTGGTGGGATAGATGTATTTACACAATGCTCAAGTGTTCCAGTAAATGCCGATAACATGTATTGTTGTTCTGGCATAGAAAATAAATTCATCAATTATGATGATCCTTATCTATTTGTTGCTGCGCCTAGTTGTGTAAATTTCAGTTTTTATTATAAAAATGATGACAATCAGCCGATGTTGAAATCCCCTTTAAACGGCACTTCACAATCCCCTTGGGTAAGGGTAGCTTTTCAGGAATATTGTGTTGAGGGCAATCGTTCTATTGGTGCTACGAATCAAACTATTATCACTACTGGAAATGTATCACAGTATGGTGGCGACAATGCCGAAAAATGTACCGCCGCAATTAAAGCATTCCAATATGGTTGGGGAACCGTTGACTCTGGGAACCGTTGTAGAATAACAATTATTGACGAAGAAGGTGGCGGTTTTGAGACGTGGGCCAGAAGAATGGCAACCAACGCAGAAGGCGCATCAGCACCAGTAAAAGGACAGTATAAGATGAAGGTGCAATGGGGCTGGTACATTGCAGGAGGAGGTCCAAACGATCAGTGTGGGCAAGGTGCGGCCCCACCTCCAACTGGAAACAACACATCTGACCCACCTCCTGGGCAAAATACTTCATATAGTATATGCAGCCCAACCTCATGGTTTTTGCCAGATGCAATCACAGTAAATTGGGAAAATGGCAAGTTTATATACACTTTAGAGGGCGTTGATTTACTAGTTAGAGGGCAAGAGCAAAGATTGAATAGAGTATTTGGGCAAGATGGCGGTAGCAATAACCCTTTTAATGTGCCGATGTTTTTTACGGATGCGGTCAAACTTTTAGGCACTTACTCAATGCCTCCTTTCAGACCAAGGTTTTTATCCTTAAATGCTAGCGGCAAATTAGTCAGCATGAAATTCGCAAGAAGAAAAGGTCCATTGTTAGATGACGAGTGTAAAGGTCCATTTGCACAATGGCCAACAAGTGAGCTACCGCCCCTGGATATAATAAGAAGGTGGCTTAATGATTTTCCAGTATTGGCGATAGATCAAACAGGTAATATAGAATCGCCAGACAAAAAAATAGGCATCACATTAAATTATGACTCTATATTGGACCTTACAAGCTCAACTGGTAAATTTCCAGTAGATAGTTGTGAAAAAGATATACAAGGATGCGGCAGCGACGACCCTACGTCATGTTGCGATCCTAAACTGCCAGAAGTGGGTTCTTTAATTTTGTGGGCTTCTAATGGCGTACCTCATTGTCAATCGAATGTAACTGGCTTAGATGACAGAATGAAAGCAGTTTATATTGTTAATGGGGGAAATTGCGTAAATGGAAGTAGTGAAATATTGACAGAAGATGGATGGCAAAGAATAAACAATATTGTTAAAAATAAATATGATGGAAAAGTAGCATGTTTAAATCAAAGTAATGAACTTACTTGGTCAAAAATAAACAATTGGTACAGAAATAAAATCAACGATAGAAAATTAATAAAAGTTCATTTACATAATAGTCGTCAAAGAAAAGGTAGCATTAGTGGAGCTATTTTCACTGATGACCATCCAATACTAACTGACAGAGGTTATGTAGAAGTAAGACATTTGAACTTAGTAGAACATAAAATCAATTCTGGTACTTATCAGCCTTCAAAGGAAGTACACCAAGCAATATTAGGCATGATGTTAGGTGATGGATATATTCGTAATAAAAGTTACAGTTTTCATTGTGCCCATAGTGAAAAACAAAGAGCATACATTGAGCATAAAGCGACTATGCTTGACTTAAAAGTAATAAACAAGCCTACAAAATATCCTACTGTTAAAATTACATCCAAGTCATCTCCTTATTGGAGGTCATTAAGAAAGTTATTTTATCCTAATGGCACCAAGATAATTAATGGATATGTGTTAAAAGATTTTAGCATTATATCTTTAGCTTATCTTTTCATGGATGATGGGCATTTGAAACTAAACAAAAAACTAGCAGAAATAGCGACTTGTGGATTTACGAACGAAGAAGTTGATTTATTAATGGATAAAATCCATGAATTGGGTATTAAATGTTATAGAAGAAAGGGCAGCAAGTATCCAAGAATTCATTTTAGTGTAGATCAAACTAAAGTGTTGTCAGAAAAGATTGCTCCATATGTGATTGAGTCAATGAATTATAAAATACTAGACCAACATAGATTTGTCAAGAAATTTAAACTAGATACAAAGCAAGAAATATTTTATGATACTTTTGATTTAGTAAGATGTGAAAAACTAGAAAAGGCAACAAAATTAGTTTATTGTATAGATGTAGACGATCATCATAATTTTATAACTCATTCTGGGGTTGTGCATAATTGTTCGCCAGTTCTTTCATTCAATCCAGTAGTCAGATGGCATTTCTTGTTAGGTCTGAAAGCTGGTGGTGTATCATTGCCAATATCTGGTAAACAAAGAAAGCAAACAGAAGGGTTGGCGGGAACTGGTTGTAATGTTCAAGGTGGACGAAGCGCACTGAGTCAACCTAATCCAAGTCAAGCTGTTGTTGGAACAATGGATCAGCCTGAACAGCAAGTTGCTGTAGCAAGAGTTTTGCATACGGCAGGCAATTTGATGGTACACGCTATTGAGGCAGAATTAAGGGTACAGGGTGATCCTAGTGCTTGGCTATGCTCACCTATTTCTGGGTTTGGCAAATGTGTGGGCATTATATTTATTAATCCATTTTTCTTAAAAGAAGATGCAATAGAGGGAAATTGTCCTGCTTTTAAACAAACTACTGCTAATGTATGCAATAATTTTTTAACAAATAAGGGGTGGTTCATAAAAGGTGTAGAGCATCAAGTTAAAGAAGGTAGTTATATTACTACTATAAAATTAGCTTTGCCTGCGCCTGGGGCGGAATTAAAATTCAGTAGTGATGGTGGTGTAATTACTGGTGTTGGTGGATGGCCAGGTGGCGCTAAAATGAATTTTGGTGGAACAAACGCAACTATTAAGCAATACCCACAAGGAGATGTGGCGGCTAATTGGCAAACAGTGCCATACGATAATCCTGGTCCTGATTGCCCAACCGTATGTTATCAGGGCGGCGGTTCAGGCATACAGCCTCCAAATGTTGATTGTCCAGAACCTGTCGGAGGATAATGATAAAAGAATCTTTAGAAAAAATATGGAAGATGATTAATCGTCATGAGCAACGATTAAAAGAAATGAACTTCAATGAACAGTTTAATGCTCTGTTCAATAAAAAATTCAACATTTTACAGCAAATGAACAGCTATTATGGCGTTCATTTAGCTCTTTGTATTGATACGCGCGATCCTTTCAAACAAAATCGAGTAAAATATTTTAGTCCTGTGTTACATACCCCGCTTGAATTTAGCGGACTTGGTTTGCCAGGAGGTGGTACTGGACCTAGCCAAGTTACTAAGATATCAGAATTAGAATGGGCTTGGCCGATTTCTTCTATGGGTGGCTTTGATGACTGTGGTTTGAATTGGGTGCCACCTCCAGGCTCTATGCTAGCTATTATGTTCCTTAATGGCGATGCCAATCAAGCATACTATATCGGTACTACATGGTATAGAGATAAAGGCCCAATACAACACGATAATTGGAACTATCAAATACCCGAATATTACAAAGTATATGAAGGTCATCGTCAAGGTTACATGGTTGGTAAGAATGATGAGTCACAAGTTTTCCCACCACAGAACACTGACAATTACCAAGGTTTTGATGTAGAAGGCAATATAGATATAGATGTAAACCCTGACCCAAGTATATTAACAACTTATCCACACATCTACAGCATCAATACACCAGAAAAACATCGTGTAATAATGGACGATGGCGATCCAAAATGTAATCGTAGGTGGAAAAGACTTGAAATAATTTCCAGTATGGGCAATCTATTTTTGATGAAAGATGACCCATATCATCATTGTGGGGAATGGTTAAATCCGCAGTGCTTCATACCAGCAGTAGATATTATCCCAGAAGTGTGCCAAATATCCATTACAACATACGTTCCCGATGGTGGTGCAATATCTAATATTATTACTTTTGAACCTCAAGGCAGTCAATATCCTTGCCCGCAAGGACCAGATAACTGCCCAAGACTTGGCGGTGATGATGGTAGTGGTTTACCAGATTATACTTTAGATCAAGAATACCTTGGCACTGAGTTCCTGTGTCCTTCTAAAACGCCATTCCCAGAAGTAGTGCTGCCTCAAATACCAGAAGATTGTTTAAACGGCATTATCAATGGTTTAACGGATATTTGTTTCACTTTTAACAACCTTGGTAAGAACAAATATCAAAAACATAGACAACAATGTTTCCCATATTATTGTCAAGATTGTGGTCTATTACAGTCTGGTATTCAAATACGCTCACGTTCTGGGGCAACATTGGTCATGGATGATTCGGTAGAAGAACCAAGAGAAAGAACTGAATGGGAAAGAACACTTAAAGAATTTGATATGGATGGCTGCACAGGCAACTTCAAGGGCAGAACTTACTGGAAGTCTGCAACTGGACATTATATAGAGATGGCAGATATAGAAGTTCAACCATCACTGAGAAGTGAAAGAAACGGCATTAATATAGTGACTGCTTGTGGCAACAAAATTTGTTTAAATGACCACACTAAGCCTGGTTGTATCGCTGGAGAATTGCGTGGGATTCACATAGAAAGTACATCTAAACATCAGATTGACCTCTGCGACAATACGAACAAGCAGTGTAGTGATATTAGAAGAGGGTGCGAGAAGGGCGGGCCTTATGCTAAGAAGGCATTTGTTAGGATTAGAAGTGGTTATGGTTTGACAATGACTTTTGCTGATGCTGACGATCAGACCAAGACAGATCAGCAATACATTCAAATTATGTCTCCTCAAAAGGATAATTTGATTAGGGGTCCACACGTTTTCCACATGCAAGAGAAGGCAGATGGACCTGGGCAGGTGTTTTTAAGAGCGGGTGGTGATTACATTGTTTACTCGTATGACCAATTTGTTGAGGTTGTAGGTGAGGAAAAAGACAATCCATCTGATAAGATGGAATTCATTTCTCGTAACAAGTTGGTTAGTGTAAGAAATGTTTATTACAACAAATCGGGCACGCATGTATTCTGGGCGGATGACTATATATTCTTATTAGCGGGCAGGGATATTCCAAATGGCCCTGTGGGTAAAGGCGATCCTGTAATATATCCTGTTTGCGTTGCTTACGAACAAATTCCTGAATATGTTTCACATGTGACTGGTATTAAGGCTAGTGAACATGTATTCGCTTCGGCTTTGAAGGAACCTGAAGAATGTGAAGGAATTGCAAGTGATTAATAAGGAAATCCATGCTTAAATATAAAGGAATAGTATATCCATTAAGCAAACACCACCAAGGTTTCTTGCATAACGCAAGCTCTGACTTGGAGCAACTGAAATGCAATATGGCTACTATTATTTTAACAGAGCCTGGGGAAAGGGTTTGTGAACCTTATTTTGGTACTGTCCTGCTTAGGGTTAATTTAAACCGTCCTGAAGAAGTTGTTAAAGATTCATTTAGACAAAATGTTGCATATGCTTTGAAACAGTGGGAAAAGCGAGTGCAGGTTCAAGATGTTAAGATTAATCTAAATGTATATGAAAATAATTTGATAGTTATGGTAAGTGTATATTTCATCAATCCTTTCAATTTGAAAGATATAGAGGAATTACACATTCAGAAATCTCTTGGAGGAATTGATGGCCGACCTATGCCCTTTTGATGTAACACCATTGGCAGTGTCAAAAATGATAACACAAACTCCAGTTTATAACTTAAACTATACGAGTCAGGATTATCATTCAATGAAAGCAAGAATGCTAGAACTTATGCATAGTAATTTTGGCAATGAGTTTAACGATTTTGCTGAGTCAAGTATGGCAGTGATGCTCATTGAATGCTGGGCTTGGTTGGCTGATCTACTGTCATTCAAAATAGACCAGATTGCTAGAGAATTGTTCATTGACACAGTTACAGAACCTGAAAATGCTTTTAGACTAGCAAAACTGCTAGGTTTTAGACCACAGCCACCATTACCAGCTAGAGCTATGTTCATGGCATCCAAAAATAGCCCACACTCTTTGGACATTTCAATACCGACACCCGCAGTAGTGATATTGGAGACAGATGCTAATGAAATACGTTATGAATTATTTGCAGCAGACGTAAACAACAACCCTATTTTTGGGCAAAACATAATTATACCCGCTGGGCGTACATTCAACAATTCGATAGTCGGATTAGAAGGTTCGAGTCATAACATCAGGCATGTAAGTACAGGCAAAGCAAATCAAGTTGTGAGTCTGCCATATGCATCTGTTTTTTATAACTCCATAAGTATAACTTCAAAAGATATTATTTGGGAACAAGTTGAAAACTTCACGGAATCAAGAGCTAAGCCAGAGTATATTGTCGAGTATGATGCAGACTATAAACCAACCATAATATTTGGCAATGGCAGAACGGGTATGATACCACCGCAAAACATGGAGCTAAAAATAAGTTTCAGAATTGCGAATAGAACTACGACTGAAATTATTACTGGTGCTTTTGAGAACAAGTCTTTTATCACTGTGCCTGGGATTCCTTATGGGATAACAATAGATTTTAAAAACTATACTAAAAGTGATTACGGATATCCAGGTGACTCTATCAATGAAATCAGAAGGAAGTTGCCAGAGTTTTTGCGGACACAAAACAGAGGTGTAACAGGTGCCGATTATAAAAATTTAGCTAATGGTTTTATGTCTCCATATAATGGTTCAATAGGCAAGGCTACAGCCGTACTAAGAAATCATGGATGTGCAGGCAATATCGTTGACATTATAGTATTATCGCAAACTGGTAATTACAAACTAGTGAAGGCCAATGATAATTTAAAAACGGAACTTATTGAACACTTAAATAATAAGAAGATGTTTACAGATTATTTATGTGTGAAAGATGGAGAAATAATCTTAGTAGATATTCATCTGGACGTTGTGTTAAATAAGATTAACAAGAAAGCAGAGGATGCCATCAGGAGAAAAATAATAGATATACTGGATTGGTTTTTTGATTTACCTAATTGGGAGTTTGGCCAGTCGCTTAAAGACACAGACGTAATAAAGGCTTTATCCGAAGTACAAGAAGCAACAAGTTTCGGCGTTACTTTTATTACACCACAAAATATCGACATGTTGGATAATGCAGTAAACCCTAAATATAACGAGATAGTAAGGCCAGATAACATCAATATAAATTTCAATTATAAATCTTCTGGAGAATAAATGGGAATTAAAAAGTATACGGATAATCCCACTATAAATGATACCATTATTTTCGATCTGACCACAGAGAGTGATGATGGTATGTATGCAGACCCATTCTCCGTTGAAAAAATAACAATATTTTACTTAGAAAAGAGAGCAAATAACAATAAGAGAAAAATAGAAAAGAAATTCTACAATCCAGACCTGCAAAAAAACTACGAGGAATTTAAAGAAATAGCTTTAAATGATCCTTCACATGGTAATATAAAATTACTGAAAGATATTAAAACAAAGCTTGATACGACTGCTACAAGTACAGACATTTATTATAGAGAAGCACAGTTTGTCATGTCAACGCTTGCTCCGATCTGGACGGCAGATGGCAAAGTAAGAAATATTGTTAATATTACAGATAAGAATAAAAATCCTATTCCTGGCAGGTTCTTTTTTGCATGGATGCCTAAAGGCATGAGAGAAGGCGATTATATTATTAGATGGGAATGGTTTAATGAAAACAATGGCAATATAAAATCGGCAGAAAAAGTGTTTAGTATAAGTCCAAGTCAAGAAATATCAACAAACAATGTGAACTTGGTGCCTAGAGACAAATACGATTTTTTGTTAAGGAAATATATTCCAGCGATGTATTTCGTCAAAACCAAAGTAAACGATTTAACCCCAAATGTTTTGGAAAAACTGAACAAAACAATTGGGCAATGTTTTATTGAAATCGAGGACATGGTAAGTAATCTTTTTACGCTGTCCGATGCAAACTCCATCAAGGCAGATTTTTTGCCGTTGTTAGCTAACAATTTCGGCCTCACCTTAAGGTCAGATAGCACAGATGCTTGGAGAAATCAAATAAGATTTGCCTCTAGATTATACAAAAAGAAAGGCACTTATGAAGGTCTAAAACAGGCTTTAGACAAAGCTGGGATTACTCTTCTGAAGCTTACTAATCTTTGGCAAGTCGTTTCTAAGTGCAATTGGATGGACGGATTTTTAATAGATAAAGACATAAACTTAGACACACAGATTATAGGATATTTGTCTAAAAAGCCTATTAATGACGATATAAGTATTGATATTAGGTCTTCTGATAGTGATGAGTATCTTGTGCTTCCTAAAGACATTATTAGTTTTCAAGAGGTGCAGGCACCTGAAACAAAGACAGCAATTGTTTGGCAGGGCGGCTACACAGACCCACAGATACCCTTGATTAAGGGTGATATTATCAGGATCAAATACCAATATAACAGGGTTTCAGACAATGACTTAGCTATTGAAAAATATATAGAAGGGCTATCCTTAGCCGACCAAAGAAATGAACTGGAAGTAAAATACCCACTCAAAAACTGGAATATAAAGCTCATAGAGGAAGACGATCCTTTGTTCGATTTATTGGTAAAAGAAAGAAATCCTTTCTATCCACAAACTGTGTTTGGCAAGATCAGAACCACGTTTCTTTATAGTGAAAAAGTATTCAATATGGACACCTATAATGGTAGTTTATACAACTCCAATAATCCGTGTGATATTGACAAAGATTTCGTAGATACTTGCAGTGGTGGACGAAGTAGTAAATTTAATGTATATCTAGAATTCGATAAAGTGACTGACGATAAAATTAAAGAAGCAAAAGAAATCATTATAGATTATTCGCCATTCCATGCTATTTTACATAATATAATCATAAGCAGCAAAACAACCGATTATGTTTTGCCACCTGTTGAGTCAATCAAAAACGATATCAAAGAAGATAAGAAGAAAGAAAAAATAAGTTTTGGTGAGGCTATTAACTGCAAAATAAAATACAAAGATGGAAGGGAATTGGAGGGAATAATATGAATGAATTATTAGTACCTAAAGGATACATTCAGGCTAGAATAAAATACAAAAATGACAAAATTGAAATATTGAGGTTTAAAAACCAAGTATTAAATAACGGGAAGAGTTTTCTGGCGAGATGTTTGCTAGAAGAAAATAAAAGCACTGTTCATGTCGCAAACATGCTTTTTGGAGATGGCGGCACTGTAAACGGTAATCCAAAAGAAGTTTCTCCAAGTGCGCAACATTTAAATGGTGTGACCAGGATTAAGAAGTCAGTGGTTTCACAAATTGATCCTGAGTCACCAATGCAGGCTATTTTTACAGTCATTATTGGCGAAGAAGAAGGTAATGATTTCACCATGAATGAAATGGGCCTTGAGCTTAGTGATGAAAGTCTTTTTAGCTTATCAACTTTTGCAGATTTCAACAAAACAGACCAAATGGAAATTACTTGGAGTTGGTCCATCGCATTCATGTAAGAGGTAGAATGTATAAATTATATAAATACAAGCCCATAAAAATAGGGTTTGTAATCCTGTGTCAAAATTGCAATTTTGCACACCTTAAAAACACATTAAATTCAATAAATGTCTATTATCCTACTGCCAAAACAACCTTGGTTGTCCAAGATAAATGTGAAGGCTACCCAAAAGCCATAAAGGGTGGGGACACACTGATATCTATGATGAACAAAGGTTTGAAAGAACTGTCTGCCGAATGGAATTTAATTGTATATGCAGATGGATGGATTAAGGATCGGTTGGATATTAAGTATTCTTATTTCATAGAATCAAATAAAGACATTCTCTACCCAATATCAAAAAGCAGAAGCACTAATTACAATTTTATATCCCATGATAAAGGAATGATGATACATAAAAAAGCATTTGCAGATATAGGAGAATTCCCAGATGAATCTACGGAAATAAGTAGATTGGCGTGGGCGGCATCAGCTTTGGATAAAGGGTACAAATTTAAAGGGGTGGTTGGCGGCAGGTTTTTTTAAGTTTAAAATTGATAGCATAACAACTATTATATCTTTATGCCAAATATAATTCAAGATTTTACTAATAGTATTGGAATTGCCATTACTTTAGACAGTTTAGCGAACGGTAGTTCAGCTGTTTCATCCGCCATTAATAATAGCACAACTAGATATCTTTCAGGAAATATTCAGGTCAAAATCAGAACAGGTATTGGCACATCTGCAACTGGTACTGTAACCATCTACATTTTGAGAAGCGTAGATGGCGGTGTAACTTATGATGATACTAATGCTAATGCTGAAATCATGGGTGTATTTAATGCTAATGTAGACGCTACGGATTATAGGTTCAGTGTTGATACTAACGTTGTAGGCAGTTTACCTGATTATTGGAAGCTCGCTGTAACTAATAATAGTGGTGCCGCATTTGATGCTACACCTGCTAATTTCAGTGTAACCATGTTGGCTAAATCACTATTAATTGTATAAAAAAGGAAGCATGATTGGGATAGAGCCAAATTCTATTTATCTGGGAAAAAATACGTCAGATGGTACACCTGTCAGACTTCTTCCTTTTAAACCATCTCCTGGGCGCACTAATCAAGGACGCAAGTTATTTAAGGCTTTAAATAACAATGCTTTAGTTGTAGCAGATCAAGCTGGGACTCCATACCAATTTAGTTTTATAATTTCTTTAGCTAATGCTATAGGTGCTGTAAGCCTATACAACAATACTAATGCTAATATAACTTTTGATGCTACGCTTGATGCAGGCGGCACAATAACCTTTGATGTGACAGATGTAAACGGTACTACCAGCATAACTACTACCCAGGTTTTAGAAGTAGGATGGAGTTATGAACTCACGTTTCAATATACTTATAATGGCGAAATAGGTTTTAATCGTTCCGATTTCATGAGAATCTTCATAAATGGGACATTGACAACTTGGGTTATAAATTTTGATGGTTTAGCTTCAGTTGCTCCCACCTTAGCCGCATCTACTTTGACTATTACCAGCAGTGCAAACACTTATGTTGCGGCAATCGCTCAGTGGTGGTATGCATGGTGGGTTTCAGCGGGCGTTGCTTTTGCATGGTGGTGGTGGTACTACTGGTGGTATGCATGGTGGAGAAGTTGGTGGTGGTCTTATTGGTACTACTGGTGGTGGTGGTATGTCTGGTGGGATTGTGTTATAACTGGTTGTGATCCAAATGATTGCGGGCCAAACGCTTGCCATCCAGCCGCGCCATTTGACACAATATATCATTATGAAACCCGTAGGGGTGATATAGATTTTGTATTGGCTGGAGCGGGTATAAGAGATTTTGACACTAATACAACTCCAGCGGAGATAAACATAACAGTGCCTGGGCCTGTTGTTAAAGCTTATCTTTATTGGAATACTATAGGTGGACCTACGCCGCCGTGCCCCGATACTGCAATTTTTAATGGCGATTCTGGTGCTGGTGAAATTATTGGGTGTTGTGGGAACACTTGCTGGTCTGTTTATTGTGTTAACAGTGGCCAAGACACGGATAACACTGTGCCAGATCAAAACCTGTTAAACAAGGTTTGGTTCAGAGATGTGACCAGTCTTGTAACTGGTAGTGGTATGTACACTGTTTCAATTCCAAATGTTGTTCCAGGTGATTTTATAGCATACGCTGCGTCTGATTCACCGTACTATCCTGGGTGTCAAGGCGGGCAAGGCGTAGCTCTATTGGTTATTTATGAAACAGAACCACAGATAGTTACCAGGCAACGTTATCATTGCTGTAAACCAATTGGCGAAGAAACGGTGCTTGAAAGAAAATCAAGAGAAATTATCATATATCATGGTGCTAAGCTTCTTTCTTTCCAGCCACCTGAGCCACCTACAACTGGTGGTAGTAGCAGTCATAGTATTACATTTCAAACAAAATATTCATTTGAAGGCAAATTAGCCAATGGTGTTGGTGATGCACAAAGTTCATATGCGGATAGTTTTTCGTTTAATGGTGTAGCACTTCCACCATTCCCAAGTTATTTTAACCCAGATGCAGGTAATTTATTACATGTGAGAACAGAATACTTGCCTAAGCACTCAATAAAATGTGGATGTGGCCCAAATGGTTACAACAATACAGTCACAGCATCAACTCCAGACGATTGTTTGTGTTGGTTCTTGTTTGTATTCTCTGGCGCACAAATATGCGTTACTAAATTATAATTAAATTAGACCATAAACATACGACCAACGATTGTTATGCATGTGTTTACCAGCATTTACTTCTCTTAGATACTCATATAAATAATCCCAACTGTCAAACATGAATTCATGTGGAATAAATCCGTAGTACCACAATGGGACAAATTGTTTCCCTTGTGGGCAAACCAATAAGGTGGGTTTCTTTGCATTATTGCTATTAATTATTTCATGGTGTGAACCACAAGTTGGGACTTTATAAGGCAAATTGGCAAAAACAATATCCGCACGATCCACCATAGACAAGTCTTTTCTGACAAATCCTTTGGCTATCCTGGTAATCGTTTCAAAATTCCTTGAATCTCTTGCTTCTAGCAGTTCGCTGGTAAGAGTTTGTTTTGGGTCTGCAAAAGGATCAAACACATTGATGCCAAATTCTTCTGTCAGAATTCTTTTAGGTTCAGTACGCCAATTATGTCCAGAATCATCATGTTCGATAGGGCCAGACATGTAGCCACGCTTATCTTTAGTATACATTATTAAGACCTCACTATTATAAATAACAAAGGAGAAAGTAAATGTCAAATACAGAGTTTCAAGAAAAAATGGACAGATTGGTAGAAAAGGCCCCAGAAAATAGGCATAGTTATTACCAGTTGAAATATTTTGTCATAGGTAAGCAGCCTACCACACAATCACAATTATGGCAATGCTTAACTGAATTACAATCAAGAAAAGAAACAATAGATAACATTCAGATGCAGGTTGAAGATTTGGAAGATGAGTTGCAAATTCTTGACCTGCAAGAGTTAAAAGATACTGCGACTGAAAAGAACATCAGGCACGCTTCCGAAGAACTTGAAGAAATATTTCAAAAAGAGAAGGATATTAAAATAAAGAGGTTAAAAAGGAAAAAGGAATCAATAAATAAGAATATAATTAAATTAGAAAAACAATTAAATTTCGTAATCCAAGAAGCAAGATTTTTCGTGCAGGCTTTTGAAGCTTTAGAGAAAGTAGAGCCATTAAAGGATTTTGATGACTATGAAGCTCAGAAGGAACTATGGGAAGCTAAAGTTTCAGAGGAAATTAATTTGAGGCTTCTTTTCCACCAGCCATTAAGTCCAGACACTTTAAAAACAGCACTTTCTCTGCATGATAATTCTATGGTTAAACAAGAAGTCATAAAGATGATGGGCAACTTAGAAAAGGCTAATGTGAAGATGATAGAAGAAAACAAACTTAAAATGCTAGAGAATCAGGTGCCAAGACTTTCAAAGAACAGGATGCAAGAAGGAGTAAAATGAAAAATAAATTTTCCTTGGACAAATTGCACAAGGACGGCACGCTGTCCGTATTCCCAAAAGGAAAAGATTCTAAATTAAGTCTGCACGAAGCTAAAAACAATGCTGAAGATAAATTAAGACAGACACTGGCCATTAATGGAAAGTATATCATACTTCATGATGCAAGTAAATTTCCTGATAGCGGTATTATAAAAATAACTCCAAGCAATTCAACTAATCTTCTCGATTCTTTTGAGGTTATTTTCTATGCAAAAAAGAGTGGCAACCACCTGATTATGTTGCAAAGAGGCTATGGTGGTTCGCCAATCAACACTTGGCCATCTGGCAGTAAAGTTTCTTGTCCATTAATGGCCGAACACCACAATGCACTAAAAGACGCAATTATACAAATCGAAAAAAAGATTGGTTTGGAAAAAAATCCTTCTGCTGATTCGATTAACGGAATATTAAATTACTTGGAAAACAAATGGCTATCGCCTAAACCAGTTTTTAGAGCTTACCCAAGGATGGGGCCGTCACCTTTAACTGTAACTTTTCATAACTTTTCTACTGGTTATGGTGGTAGATACCTGTGGGATTTTGGGGATGGCACAACGAGTACAGAAAAGAACCCAATTCACACTTATCAAGATGAAGGCAAATACGCAATAAGACTTACAGTCATTTCCACAAATGGTTCACAAGGATTGACTGAAAAAGCCGATTACATAGAGGTGAATAACGAACAACTTCCTTCGTTTTTTTATGTCACGCCATTACAAGGCTCAACAGAAACTGATTTTGAATTTGTGGATCAAAGTGACGGTGATATAGCAGAAAGACATTGGTTTTTTGGAGACGGCACAGATGCAACTGTGAGTAACCCAAATATTCATACAATAACACATCGTTATGGGCAAGCTGGCAATTATATCCCATCATTGATGATAAGACTCACTAACAACAAGACAAGAAGAGTACATTTGCCAGAAGGAATTACAGTAATATGAGCAATTATCCTGCGACGTTTGACACAAACAATAACCTATACTTGGTAAGAGATGCTTTAAAAATTCCATTAGGAATGGATCATCATCCAGGGCAAAACGTTATTATTGCAGATGGAGATATTAGTAATTTCCCATCAAATGGCATTATTACTCTTGTGGATCAAGATAGTCCAGCACACGAACGAGCAGTATCATTCCATTATAACCGTAGAACCAATAGAGAATTTTTGGACTTAGAACTACTGAATAGCTCTATAGATTGCTTTAAGCCTAAAAGACTTACATTTATTACAATGCAGGTAATGTCTGACCATCGTGAAGCTTTAAAAGAAGCAATCATGTCTATAGAAAAATTCTTGGGGCCTAAGCATATAGTAGACAATCATCCTCACGGTGAAACTATCTTTGGAAGGATAAATTTTTTAAGAAAGATTTTGTTTGAACCAAAAGCTTGGTTTGAAGCAGATAGAACTACTGGAGCTTCGCCATTTACAGTCAATTTCACATTCACTGGTACTGGCAATACTGGTCCAGTTGGTGAAGTCGAATATACATGGAAATTTGGTGATGAAGATGAATTAAAAACAACAGAACCGACTATACAAAAATTGTTCTTAGACCCTGGCAATAAAACAGTTTCCCTAACAGTGAAAAATCAATATGGGGAAGATTCTGTATCATTCCCAAATATGATTAAAGTAAAAGGACAAGCGCCAGAACAAGCACTCATTAGATTCTCCCCACAACAACAGCAACTTGGGTTCATGCAAAATGATGTAATGCCTAAAATCAGGGCACAAGTAAGACAGCCAATAGCAATAGAAATACCACAGAAAATGGTCAGTGAGAAAAGAACATTTGCTGGAGAGCGGATTGACCCAAATACTTCACGAACCAATGATGTTATTACCAACTATACATGGAATCTAGGAGACGATTTGCCACATGCCAATTCCCCAAAAACAAAAGCTATTTATAGCGTGGGCGGATTATATGATTTGGTTGTAAGAACCGATACGGCGTCAGGCACACATAGGACTACCGTTTACCCTAATGCAATTGATGTTATTGAACCAGTAAACGTTTGGTTGTGGACAATAAACGACAAGCAGATCAGATCATATGAATTTGGTTTATTGAGTGAAGTTTTCAAGACTTCCAGCAACACGACTGAACTTGATATCAATGATTCCTTTATTGATGACAATCATAAAAGAGAAAAATTTGAATTCTGGCGTAACAACAACTCTGCCAAAAAAGGAGACATTAAATCTGGGCAAGGTGGCGATTTGTTAATGTTTTGGGCAAGCGGCAAAAGTGAAAATTCAGTAGGTGAAAGAATTAATTTCAACGAATACAATGGATTCTCTGATACATATACATCTAAAGACTCAATAGCTGGCAGACCTTGGAATTGGGCTTCATTAGCAAATAACAGTAAAATATATTTCGCTTTTGGCAATAACAACGATGGGCCATTACCAACATTGTCAATGACGAATCAGACCAAGATTACTTACGACATAGGTAGTTCTGCAATCTCCTATGATGAAATAGAATACAGGAATTATAAGAATGGAGCGCATAATCTTATCCAGAACCCTGATGTTTTCGATAAAGATTATAATGCAGAAGATGGTCATTTTTCAGCTTATAGAACAGTTTGGAAAAACAACACTGGATACATACTTAGAAATGCATTTTTAGGAGACGATTTTTCTTTCCAACATTTCTATAGGACGGAAGGTACGGTGGGGCAGCCATTTTTAAACCTTGTGAGGTTGCCAGACTTGCCTGGCGAGAATCACAAGGATGGAGATTTAGCTGCACTAAGTAATGGGGTATATTTCTTCAACAACTCAGGCATGACATACTGTTATGGTAGTTCTACTGGAACTTGGGAATTAATAACGCCACACAATAAGGTCGCCATCAATGATTTGGATGGTCTAATGGCAACCTCTGATTCGGATACAAAAGCCTACCTAACCTTGGATGGCATGAACAATGGTTTTATTAGATTCAACGAACTAGATATGTCTTACACGACATTGAATCAGAAACCAGCAGGCAAACAATGGCATATAACACTTTTTTAAGTTGGCTATATAATAGATAAAGGAGAAAATGCCAAAGGCGATCCCAAAACCAGTATATCCAATAGCTTTAGATTCTAATTACACTCTATTTAGCACAAATAACAGTGCGCAAACCGCATTATCTGCGGACTTAGACAAAACAAGCGATGTAATTGAAGTCTATCCTAAATTTGCAAATAATTCTGATATCTGGGCGGATAACGGGTTTGTTACCATCGAAAAAGAAATAATCTATTACGATAGCGTAACCAAAAATAAAGATAACAAAGTAACCCAATTAAAAGACTGTATCAGGGGCGTCGAAGGGGAAGCACAATCCTATCCTGCTGGAACACCTGTATGTGCCAATGTTGTAGCACAACTGCACAATCAGCTAGTTGATGCAATTGTTGCTATCGAAAATACCATTGGTGATATCTCTGATATGCTAAAGGTTGGTACAAATCTCAAGGCACAGCAAAATGTAAGAAAAAACCTTGTGCCTAAAAACAACGCAATGACTGCTGTGGATACAGCCTTCACAGCGTCTCTGCACCAAAACTTAACGACAATGTTAGGATGTGCGCCAGCCCCTGATGACGCTTGCCCTGATGTTGAATTTGAGTTTAATATTCTAGGAGCTACGGCAGAATATTGTGTAAGAATCTTCGGAAGTTATACTGCATTCCAAGTAGATTTTGGCGACGGTAATTTCACCAATACACAACTGTCTGGCACAATACAATATAATGGAGGCAATCCAACAGTCACAGTAACAACCCCGACTTGTACTTTAGTGCAAATGCCAACAACTCCTAACGAAGGTTGTGAGGCACCGACATTACCAAATCCTTCTATCCCGTTTGTAATTGCTGTGCCTGAAGTACCAGAATGGCCAGGTTTTATACCACAAAAGAACATATGCCCTGGACCATTATTGAATCTGCCACCTATAATATTTCCTGAATCCAGGTTATGCCCAGCAACTTCAACGGTGCCATCTTGTTGTATGCCGAGCATTATAATCTCAGTTATTGAGGCATGTAAAACTCCGCAGATCATAAGGGTCATAAGCCCATGTAGAATAAGCATCATATCATTGGTAGGATGCGAACTACCGAGCCAAATATCCCTTATTGGGTGCTGCCCACCAAGCATAATTAGTATAGTAGCCCCAAGCTTAGAATGCATAAGATTCTGTGACCCGCCAAGCTTCCAGTGCATAAGCTTCTGTCCTGTGCCAAGCTTTGATGTTATTAGTTTCAGCAAACCACCAAGCTTCGACTTAATTAGTTTTGCCCCATTCCCAAGTATAGGCAAAGTATCATTTGATGTTGGTGTAGCTTTAAGCCTAAGTCCTGTGTGTTTCTGTGAACCACCTAGTTTTGCACCAATTAGTTTTGCAGCAGTACCAAGTATTGGCAGAGTATCTTTTGATGTTTTAGTAAACCTAAGCCTAAGTCCTGTAAGCTTTACTTCACCACCGAGTTTCCAGTGCATAAGTTTCTGTGCATTGCCGAGCTTCTCAGCAATTAGTTTTGAACCATTCCCAAGCATCGGGAAAATATCTTTTGATAGTGTGCCAAACTTCAGCTGTATAAGCTTTTGCCAACCACCGAGCTTTGACGTAATTAGTTTTAGTAAACCACCGAGCTTCGACTTAATTAGTTTTGCACCATTCCCAAGTATAGGTAAAGTATCATTTGACGTTGGTGTGGCTTTAAGCTTAAGCCCTGTGTGCTTCTGTGAGCCGCCAAGCTTTGATGCAATTAGTTTTGCACCATTCCCAAGTATAGGCAAAGTATCATTTGACATTGGCGTGGCTTTGAGTCTAAGTCCTGTGCATTTTTGCGAACCACCGAGCTTTGACCCTGTGTGTTTCTGCGAACCACCGAGCTTTACAGCAATCAGTTTTGTAGCACCTATTTTTGACCCTGTGTGTTTCTGTGAACCACCGAGCTTTGACCCTGTGTGTTTCTGTGAACCGCCTAGTTTCCAGTGCATAAGCTTTTGTCCTGTGCCTAGTTTTGATGCAATTAGTTTTGCACCATTCCCAAGCATAGGCAGAGTGTCATTTGACGTTGGCATAAGTCTCAGTTGCATAAGCTTCTGTGCTGTGCCTAGTTTTGATGCAATTAGTTTTGCACCATTCCCAAGTATAGGTAAAGTATCATTTGACGTTGGTGTAGCTTTGAGCCTAAGCCCTGTGTGCTTCTGTGAGCCGCCAAGCTTCCAGTGTATAAGCTTCTGCCCTATAAGCTTTACGGCAGTCAGTTTTATACCACCTAGTTTTGACAAGGTGTCATTTGACCGTGTGCCGAGTTTCCAGTGTATAAGCTTCTGCACGCCACCGAGTTTCCAGTGTATAAGCTTCTGCACGCCACCAAGTTTTGATGCAATCAGCTTTGCACCATTTCCAAGCATAGGCAGAGTGTCCTTTGACGTTGGTGTAAGTCTAAGTTGTATAAGTTTCTGTACACCACCAAGTTTTGATGCAATTAGTTTTGCACCATTTCCAAGCATAGGCAGAGTATCCTTTGATGTTGGTGTAAGTCTCAATTGTATAAGTTTCTGCACACCACCTAGTTTTGGATGCGTCAGTTTCTGTACACCTAGCTTTGATAAAATATCTTTTGATACACCACCTAGCTTCCAGTGCATAAGTTTTTGTGATACGCCAGTTTTCCAGTGCATAAGTTTTTGTGATACACCAAGCTTCCAGTGTATAAATTTCTGTGAACCACCAAGTTTTGGGTGTGTCAGTTTCTGCCCAGCACCAAGCTTCGATAAAGTATCTTTTGATAGTGCCCCAAACTTTAACTGTGTTAGTTTCTGTGAGCCACCAAGCTTTGACCCTGTGTGTTTCTGTGAACCACCAAGCTTTGCAGCAATTAGCTTTGCGGCAGTGCCGAGTTTTGACAAAGTATTGTTTGACACACCAAGTTTTGATCCTGTGTGTTTCTGTGAACCACCAAGTTTTGATCCTGTGTGTTTCTGTGAACCACCAAGTTTTACAGCAATCAGCTTTGCAGCAGTGCCAAGTTTTGATCCTGTGTGTTTCTGTGAACCACCAAGTTTTGATCCTGTGTGTTTTTGTGAACCACCAAGTTTCCAGTGTATAAGCTTCTGTGCTGTACCTAGTTTTGATGCAATTAGCTTTGTTGCGCCTAGTTTCAGCAAAGTTTCATTTGGTGAAGTGCCTAGTTTCCAATGCATTAGCTTCTGTCAGCCACCTAGCTTTAGCTGCATCAGTTTCTGTGCGCCACCTAGCTTTAGTTTGGTTAGTTTTGCTGCACCTAGTTTTGGTAAAGTTTCTTTTGACACTGTGCCTAGCTTTAGCTGTATAAGTTTCTGCCAACCGCCAAACTTTAACCTTGTTAGCTTTGCACCATTCCCAAGCATTGGGAAGGTGTCATTTGATGTTGGTGTAAATTTGAGCCTAAGCCCTGTGTGTTTCTGTGAACCACCAAGCTTCCAGTGTATAGATTTTTGTTCTGTGCCGAGTTTTGCACCTATTAGTTTTGCTGTACCTAGTTTCAGCAGAGTATCGTTTGGCGATGTACCAAGCTTCCAGTGCATAAGCTTCTGTCAGCCACCAAGTTTCAGTTTAGTAAGTTTTGCACAAACACCGAGTTTTGCACCTATTAATTTTGCACCATTCCCAAGCATTGGGAAGGTATCATTTGACGTTGGTGTGGCTTTGAGTTTAAGCCCTGTTTGTTTCTGTGAGCCACCTAGCTTTGCTGCAATTAGCTTTGCTGCATTTCCAAGTATAGGCAGAGTGTCCTTTGACGTTGGTGTAAGCTTAAGTCCTGTAAGCTTTACTTCCCCACCTAGCTTTAGCTGTATAAGTTTTTGTGTGCCGCCAAGCTTTAGTATGGTAAGTTTCGCACCACCGCCTAATTTCGCACCAATTAGTTTTGCACCATTCCCAAGCATAAGCACGGTTAAGTTTGATGTTGGTGTAAATCTAAGCTTAAGTCCTATTTGTTTCTGTGAACCGCCAAGCTTTAGCTGTATAAGTTTCTGTCCACCGCCTAATTTCAATGCCATTAGTTTCACGGCAGCGCCGAGTTTTGATAAAATATCATTTGACCGCGCACCGAGTTTCAGTTGTGTGAGCTTTTGCACACCACCTAGTTTCAGTGCTATTAGTTTCACGGCACCACCAAGCTTTGGCAAAATAGAATTTGCACCATTCCCAAGCATAAGCACGGTCAAGTTTGATGTTGGTGTAAATCTAAGCTTAAGTCCTATTTGTTTTTGTGAGCCACCTAGCTTTAGCTGTATAAGTTTCTGTCCAGTACCAGACTTTGGTAAAGTATCGTTTAGTGAACCGCCAAGTTTCGGGTGCATAAGTTTCTGTCCACCGCCAAGTTTCGACAAAGTGTCATTTAGCACACCAAGTTTCGGGTGCGTAAGTTTCTGCCCACCACCTAGCTTTAACATGGTGAGCTTTGCTACACCACCTGTTTTTGCACCAATTAGTTTTGCACCATTCCCAAGCATAGGAACAGTCAAGTTTGACGTTGGTGTGGCTTTGAGCCTAAGTCCTGTGTGTTTCTGTGAGCCGCCAAGCTTTGGCTGCATAAGTTTCTGTCCAGCACCGAGCTTTGACAAGGTGCTGTTTGATACACCGAGCTTTGGCTGCATAAGTTTCTGTGCGCCACCAAGCTTCAATGCTATTAGTTTCGTGGGTGCGCCTAGTTTTGCAAAAATATCTTTTGATAATGTACCAAGTTTCGGGTGCGTAAGTTTCTGCCCACCACCTAGCTTTAGTGTGGTGAACTTTGCTTCACCTCCTGTTTTTGCGCCAATTAGTTTTGCACCATTCCCAAGCATAGGAACGGTCAAGTTCGATGTTGGTGTGGCTTTGAGCCTAAGTCCTGTGTGTTTCTGTGAGCCGCCGAGCTTTGGCTGCATAAGTTTCTGCAATACACCAAATTTGGTGAGTTGTATTAGTTTTTGCAATGTGCCAAGCTTTGGTTCTATAAGTTTTTCGACACCGCCGAGCTTTGGTTGCATTAGTTTTTGTCAGCCGCCAAGTTTTGCACCTATAAGTTTTGCAACACCGCCGAGCTTTGCGAAGATATCATTCGATAATCCACCAGTTATTAGTGTAAATTGGGGAACACCGCCAGTTGTATCTTGTAATGTCACGGTAACTTGTCCATCATCTTCATCTTGTACGCCAACACCAGCACCATTTGCACCGTTTGGAATGAATGCTCAGGATTATGATAATGATGAGATGAATATTCCAGTGACTATTAAAGATTTGGGTATTCCAGAAGAAATCAGATTAATTGGGCCTGATCTTCCTAGAGAAATATTCATTAGGGGCACAGTACCAGAAGAAATAACTATTAAGGGTGATATTCCAAGAAGTATTGAAATTAAGTCAGACATACCACATACAATTATGTTTGACGCAACCAATGTTCCTAGAAAGATCATGGTGGAACTAGCACCTGACTTCCCATCTATACTTAGGATGGACATTACCTTACAGGTTACTGGAATTCCTAAATCTATAGAGGTCGTGGAAAATATACCTAGAACTATTCAATTATTGATGCCAGAAAATCCAGTAATAGAACTCAAGTATAGTGGTGCAGCCATTGAATTAAAACCTAGCGCTGATCTTGAAAAGATGTTTGCTAATTTAATGATACAGAAATGATAATAAAAAAACACAGAAATAGAAATGATTATGCCCTTGCTAAAAATGGTACATGGGTAAGAGATTTCACAAAACCATTGATAAAAGGCGTGGACATAAACAATATGATTTCCATTCCAGACATGCAGATCATGTTGGAGAATGAATTAAAAAACCATGATAAGTTGTATCAAAAAATAGAAACTGAAGATTTTAATTATGAAAAGATAATAATTATAGGTGATGGATACAAACATGAGGAAAAACAAAAGCTTGTAGAAAATTTGCCGAACGATGTATTGATTATAGGTGTAAACAAAGCTTTTGCTACATGGAACATTGCACGCAGATTAAACTACTATGTTGTCAATAACCCTTATGATGAATGTTTATTTTACTATCCATCTACAGTGAAGTCTTGGCCCAGATGTGTAGCATCAACTAGGACTTATCCAGATTTCTTGAAGCATTATCGTGGTACGGTTTATCTATATCATCCAGTAACAGATGAAATGTATAGTGGTACAAAAACCGAGAGTAATTACTTTATAGATGATTATCGCAATCCTGTTTGTGCGGCAATTTGTTTAGCTTATAAATTTAAAGTAAAAAAACTTATGTTAATGTCTTTATTGGATTTATATGAAAATGAGCGACCTGGAACTGAGAAAACTAAAGATTTGTGGATTTATCCGCAGCAAAAAGCAGCACATTCGATAATTGACGCTAGTTTATATTGGTTGCAAAAAGCAAAAATCAATGTAGTTTATAATGATAGTGGTCCAGATTATGAGTTTGCAACATACATAAATGATAGTGACGTTAAAGGATATTTCAATGCCAAGTAAAGATGAGGGAAAAGAACCTAGTTTTTCATTAAATGATTTTAGAAAGTGGGTTGGCAAGCAAAAACGCGAAGCCAAATCAGTAAAATCAAAATACAAAGGTTCTATTGTTGAATCTAAACTAAGTATCAAGAGACTTGTGACCAAAATGGATGTGGATCAAGGTGAACTCTTTGAGATGGCAAAAGACTTTAAGCGTAGAGGCGGCACTATATTGGAATGTGATGGAGACAACATACTGTTGATCGAAGTAAACTCAGGGACTTTCAGAATCCCTAAAATGTTCGTTACAATTTTGTCTAATTTTGGTGGATGAGCGATCCATCAACACCTTGAAAAGAATCTCTATCACCAATTTACTATGATAGTCTAATGGTTTAAGTTCGTCCACAAAGCTACAAAAACTTTCGTGGATGCTTTTATGGTTATTATCAGGGATTTTCATGGCAACACCTTTATCAAATTATGTAGCTATCAAAGACAAGTATTGCATTGGGTATTTTGGCAGTGACAGGTCGCTTTTATCAGACCTTTTGAACGCCAGGAAGTTCATAGAGAAAACTTTTCCAGGTTTACAGATTTACATTGCATGTAAAAATGAAATGCAGGACTTAGTAACTGGAAATAAGAACGTCATACTTGAGTCAAATATGCCGAGTTTTACTGGTAAAATGGCATATTTTCGTATTTTGGAAGAAAAAAGTGATCTAATTAAGCTTTTAGAGGAATCAAATATTAACATTGATGTATAAATACATTCAGACAGACTACCAGCACTTAACAAGGAGTTAGTTTAAAATGAGTGTATTTAAAGTTAAATTACAGAACCCACCATGCCAGGGTTATTTGGACCTTGATCCAACAAACGCAAATTCACAGACAAATTACTTAGGCGCACCATTCACTGTAAGCAAGCAGCGTACAATGTTTTGCACAGGCCCAAATTTAATTTACCGTGAACTATTTGACGGTATGGTTTTCACAGATTGCAACTATTGGCTAAGATATGACGTTGCAAACAACCCATGCTACGGATTCATTGAAGTATTGTATAATGACGGAAGCATTTACTCAGATGTAGCTTCTGAAAATACTTTCCCAACGATTTACTCTCCATACAACGTTCTCATTGCCGACACATTCGCAACGAATTACATCGACATTGTGGGCACTCTTGGTGGTGCAGCTATTTTCGTAGAAATGACCAACAATGGTACTCTAGCAACGCAGGATATACAGGTTCAGTTGAACGGTTCTGCAACCGCAGTTATGACCCTAAAGGCAGGCGATACTCAGATTTTCAACTCTGGTGATCTAAAGGTCACTAAGCTAGCCTTCGATGGTGGCACTGCAAATACTACTCTACAGATTATCTTGTCTGTAAACGTCGTTTGCAACAGCTAAACAAACTTGGCATCGCACAAGCAGCAAGCTCCCAATTGGGAGCTTGCTTTTTTTATTGCCATACTCTTTTATTCTATGTTCAAAATCAAGAAACCAAAAAAGCCCTTAGATTATAATATGCCCATAAAAGAATTCTATGATAAAAGAAATAAAGTCTTGTTAATCAGGAATGCCAGAGGAATCGGGGACATACTAAATTGTAGGATGTTATTCAAAGAATTCAAAAAAATAATGCCAGATATGCATTTGGTTTTTGCTTGTTTTGAAGAATATGCACCATTGGTAAAAAATCATCCTTACCTGGATGAAGTTGTAGATGTAAGAAAAGTAAACAAGGAAAACTACCTAATATCTTATGATATAAGCACCTGCTGCATATATTATGAGTCTTTAACAACCACCAAAAATGACACGCATAGAGCAGATATATGGGCTGAACATTGTGGTTTAAATCTCGCTAGTCATGATATGTTTCTACCTTGCATTAGTCCAGATATCATTACTGATGGACGGTTTAGATTACAACAACTCAAGCAAACAAGCTTATCAAGCAATCGGCATGGACCAACTGTCCTTCTGTGCCCTAAATCTTATGATGTACAAAGATCACTTACTCACCAGCAGACCATAGCGTTAGTGGAGATATTAAGAAGAAGAGGATTGTTTGTATTTTCGAACTATCCAGCCAAAATATCTACGCTCGAACAAGTTGATGTGCCTACTATCACAGACAGTTCGTTGGAAGAATGGATGAGCTATATTCATGCAGCTGATTATGTAGTCACTGTTGACACAGGCACTTTCCACTATGCGGGAGGTATTAAAAAGCCATTAACTGGAATATTCACACATGTTGATGGAAAATTAAGGGGTAAATATTACGATTTTGTTTTAGTGCAAAAGCACAGAGATAATGGTAATTGGCCTTGTGGCCCATGTTATAATTATCTCGGTTGTACGAACTCAAAATGTAGTAATCCTAGTTCAACAAGCAGTTTAAGACCTTGCTTGACAGAGCTTACTATTGAAGAAATGGAAGAAGGAGTTAATAAAATGTTATTGCGTTGGCCTATATAATAAGTATGGGAGATTTAATTAGACCCACAAGAGTAAATGTAATTACTCAAGACGGGGAATGTAAATTACATATTGTGATAGATTTGAACATAAATCTAAATACAAATAGCGTAGAAGTCAAGTCAAGGCAGGCTGATAATACTCCAGAGATTCAGGAAGAAGAAAAAACTGAGTGGGCAATCCCTTCATTTAAGCCTGGAGATAAAGTAAAGTTCGGAAAGAAAGAATAGGAGTCAATTATGCCAATAGGTGCAGACATTGGTACTTACAATCTCGTAATGTGTACCAGAAATAAAGATGGTGGGTATTTTTATGACCGAGAAGTGAATGCATTTCTTGAGATTGCCCTGGAGGATCGCATGGTTTTAGAAATGATGAAAACCTGCGAAGACCCTGTGCCAGTTATCGAAAGACCTAAAAAAGCATACGCACTTGGCGAAAAGGCAGTTCGTATGGCGTACACGCTATCTCAATTGGAACTTAAAAGACCAATGAAAGATGGCTGTGTAAACCCAAAAGAAAAAGATGCCTTTGAAGTCATGTGTTTAATGTTGCATAGTTTGCTTGAAGGTAATGTTAAACAAGACAATGAAGTTGTCTATTACAGTGTACCAGCTAATGCTCTTAATGAAGAAACAGATGCTGATTATCACTCAAAAGTGTTGGAATCCATGCTTGCTTCCTATAAATCTGATGAAGGATTTAAAGTAAAACCATTCCCTATTAATGAAGGACTAGCATTAGTGTATGCTGAACTAAAAACCAATAACTACACAGGTATTGGCATTAGTTTTGGCGCTGGCATGGTCAACTTGTGCTATGCAATGTTCGGTGTACCTGTATTTCAATTTGCGCTAGTAAATTCAGGTGACTGGATAGATAAGATGGCTGCAAAGGCTACTGGAGAAAGTGTAACTTTCATTAACCAAGAAAAAACTAAAGTAAACTTATCGCAAGAACCTAAAGACTTAGTTGAAAGAGCGATACAAACACAGTACAGAATTATGATAGAAAAAACTGTAAACGGTATTAAAAAGGGTTTAGGTGAGAGTGGTAAAAAGGCTCGTTCAGACAAGCCTATTGACATAGTAATTGCTGGTGGAACATCCATGCCTATTGGTTTCGACGTTCTGTTCAGAGATGTAGTCACACAATCAGATTTACCTATTAGCGTCGGGTCTATAGTAAGACCTAGCGACCCACTGTTTAGTGTGAGCCGTGGTTGCTTAATTGCAGCCGAGAACTCACTAAAGTAAGATTGAAGCATTTTGTTAATTAGAAAGGACAAAAATGGAAGATTTTGAAGATGGACTAGGACGGGTGGAACCCGAAGTAGTCATTCTGGGAAACCAGACTGCTGAAGAGGTGAAAGAACTTCTTGACAAAGAAAAGACTTGTGAAAAAGAAAGAGTAGAAAGTTGTAAACCGACATACTTTAAAAGTCCCATTACTGGCGAAGTAATTAAGGAAATTAAGGAAAATATACAACAAGCCGCAAAAGCCAAATTAGCTTTTGAAGACGCGCCAAATGTAGATGAGTGTTTCCCAGACCTTGGGAAAATGAATCACGGAGTCAAGATTAAGAAGGATTTAAATCTTTTCCACACCTGGAGAAGGTTGGCAGATGTAGGAGATGTTTGCGAGGATGGTGGACCTTGTTTACCTGACGATCTAGGTCCAACTCAAGAACTCATGGAACATATTATAGTTAGACTCAGAAGCAAGTTCCCTAAACTTGACTTGGAGTGGAGTCAGGGATGGAATCCTTGTTTATTAATCAATTCCTGTCCAACACAGGTGTCTATGGATAAGTTGTCTTTTGCACACAATGGCTTGAAGCATATTGTGGATGCTGCAAATGCACAACAAATAATATCCAATATTGTTTTGAAAAAACTTGAAGGGTTATTCATTTAATGTAAGTGGTTTATGCATTTGGGGTTAGAAATAACCCCAAATGCATTTATGAAAGGAATAGAATGAGCGTAAAGATTGAATATGTGAACGACCTTGGTGCAGCAGCTTATATAATGATGCACAAATATAAGGTAATAGGCAAGAAAAGCAGAGCAATCTGTTTTGAAATAAGCAACAATCCAGAAGAAGTCGAGGAGTTTGAAAAACTCTATCGAGACTATCTCAATAGTGAATTCCATAGATTCGATTCATGTTTAATGTCTTTGAAGAAAATAAATGAAATCAATACAGATCGCATGAGCGTGTCTGTTGAGCAGGTGAACGACCTTGGTGCAGCAGCTTATATAATGATGCACAAATATAAGGTAATAGGCAAGAAAGGCAAAGCTATTTGCTTTGAGAGTGATAGCCCAGAGGAATTTGAGAAACTTTATCGTGACTATCTCAACAGTGAGTTCCATAGGTTTGATTCTTGCTTAATGTCTTTGAAGAAAATAAATGAAATCAATGACTAAATAGCTTCATGAATACTTGGTTAAAGATAAAGAATAAGATATACGCAGAAAAATTGAGCGAGATTGATGGTCTGTTTAGTTTAACAGAGTCCAATTCATCATGGGGTGCTAATCTACAGTCGTGGGCATCAAACCAGAAATTCAATAAATACAAATCTTTAGCTTTGAGCCTTGGCGAATACCATGAGGTTAATAAGAATTTAACCAGGATAAATGAAGAATTATTCCATGAATTTAGAAACAAAGAAGCTGTTAGCTCCTTCAAAGAAGAGTTCAAAAAATACTACAAGATATTGCTAAACCAAAAAGAAAATGGTTTAAAGTTAGAAGTAGCAGCCGAATTAATAGAAGAAAATGAACTGTCATTAGAGGCTTTGTCAGCTTGGTATTTGGAGAACAAAAATCTTCCAGAAATTGAATTTAAAGAGGCTGTAGGTGAATTTTTAGGAGACGTATGGAAGGGTACTAAGCGAGGTGCTGGATATGGTGCATTAGGCGGTGCTACTGTTGGCGGTCTGTCCACTGGTGGAATGGGAGCTTTAGCTGGTGCTGGTTTAGGTGGTGCTGCGGGTGCGCTAGGTGGTGCTGCGCTAGGTGGTGGAAAACATCTTCTAAACAGATTCTTGAATTGGCAGAAAACAAGAAACACACCAGCCTCACCAGCTAGTGGGGATGAAGGGTCAAGTAGTTCTCCTAATTATAGCACTTTACGAAGCGGTCGTGGTGGGTTAAGAGGTAGTTCGGGCAGCGACAGTTCTTCCAATACTGAAACACTACCAGATTATAAAAACCAAACAGAATTTGAGAAGGTTAAGAAAGAAGCATTGGCGATATTGCAAAAACTGAAGCAGTATTCAACCAACCTAGAAACTGACACTAACTTTCATCATTTATTAGACACAATAATAGAGAAATTGGGTGGAGATAAAGCCCCAACTGTACCAGTTCCAGATAAGAATTTCCAAGCACAGGTGGCACCTCCAGTAGGTGGGAGTTCCTTTGATACAGGAATGCAAAACACAGGTAGCGTAAGTTCTTTTGACACAGGTTCAATCCACGCATTGCCAGGTGCGCCACCAGCAGCTACAGTAAGTGCTGCTACACCAAAACCAAGTGCTGCTGCCCCAAAACCACCAGCAGTCTCAGCAAGTGCTGCTGCCCCAAAACCACCAGCAGTCTCA